ATCTATTGTCCGAAGTTGTGGACTGCGGACAATAGATTAAGAGATGATGTTAAACTAAGATTGATTGACATCATTGAACAGTTTGTATCGACTTGTGATATTGAATTGAATATTGTGGATGCTCATCTTGTTGGAAGTAATGCTTCATATAATTACACAGAGTATTCAGACTTGGATGTACATTTGATTTCAAACTTTGATTTGATTGATGCTCCAAAAGATATTATTCAGACAATGTACAATGCCCTTAAAGCGAAGTTTAATGCTGATTATGATATTTCAATTAGAGGTGTCAATGTTGAAGTTTATGTTGAGGACATCAGATCAACATCAATTTCAAACGGTGTGTTTTCGTTATATGAAGACAGGTGGCTAAGATTTCCGAAAAAGTTAACAGATGTACCTCAAGTTGATATTGACGATGAAGTTGCAGAGTGGTCATTGAAATTTACTCAGGCAATCGATTCAAACAATTCAGAAGCAATCACAAATGTTATCAATGATCTATATATGCTCAGAAAAAATTCACTGGACACAGAAGGTGAATATGGAGCAGGAAATTTAACATTCAAGGAAATAAGAAATCTTGGATTGTTAGACACAGCAAAAGAAGCATATAAGAAATTTAGATCGAAAGAGCTTACAATTGAACATCTTTGTTTACATGAAGATTCGAGAACAAGTTTACTTGCAAAATCAAAAAGAAGCCAAAAAGGTTTTGAGAGATTTAAGAAGCGTGTAAAATCTCGTGTTGCAAATACAGTTAAACAGTACAACAGTATTGACATGAATAAATTATTTAAAGATAATATTCTAACTGTTGATGTTGTTGTAAAAGGTGAAACTGATACATATACTGTTAAAATAAGCTACGGCGGTTTCATTGAGTTACTTCGTGACCAAATGAAAGTAACAAATGAATTAAATCTGAAAGCTGTTACAAGAGCATTGATAAATGGATTTAATCGGGAAGACGTTTATATAAAATGTTCTTGCCCAGATAATCAATATCGTTTTGCATATTGGCAGTCAAAAAATCAAATCATTTCTGGCGATCCAGAAACAAGACCTTCAGACATAACAAATCCTGATGACACTCTTGGATCAGCTTGTAAACATATTCTTTTAGTATTGTCAAATACAAGTTGGTTGTTAAAAGTTGCATCAACGATACTTAACTATGTAAAGTATATGGAAAAACATTACAACAGACTATATCAAAAGATTATTTACCCTGCAATCTATGGTAAACCATATGAAGAACAGCAGCTTGATATATTTGGTGATGATGAACTTATGGATACTTCAACTGATACAATTGATATTTCAAACAAGTATGCAATTGACAAGAATAAGTTCCAAAAAGGTAATCCGTATAGATTTACAAAACAAGATAATGCAGAAGAAGATGGTAAACAACTTACAATCGATGATGTAGAACTTGACGATGAAATTCAATAATTGAACCTAATGTTTGGCCATAAGTTTTCTCCATAAGCTGTGGAGAAAACTTGGTCAAATACTGGCTCAATCAACTTTGATTATAAGTTATACCTCTATAGGTATATCAATTGTTTAACGCCTTGCGCTAAAGAGAGTTTTCAACTCAGTTTAATAATAAACATTCTCTGTAAACATTGTTTTAATGGGTATCAAATTGTATATATTTTATATACTACAAAGAAAACTCAAGGAGAATTTACAATGACTGAGTATACTATTGCTCATGAATACACTCTGCCAAGTAATGGCGAACTTTACAACGAACAAGTTAACCCTCAATTTAAGTTGAGGTCGATGACCACTGCGGAAGAAATGAAAAGGCTAAATCACACTGACAGACCATATAGTGTGATGGCTGAAATTATTGATGATTGTTTAGTAACTGATCTTGGTATATCAGCATATGATCTTTGTCTTGCTGATTATCAGTACATGTTGAATAAGTTAAGAATTGTCACATATGGCCCAAGTTATAAGATTACAACAACTTGCCCATTTTGTGGAACAACAAATAGATCAACTCTCGATCTTGAAACAATGAATGTAGTTCCATTTGACAAAGATTATATTACTAAATATTCTGAATTTACTCTTCCGTCAACAGGTAAAAATATCAAACTTAGAATGCAGACACCTCGTATACTTGATGATATTACATACCGTTCTAAAGAAGAGCGTCGTAAGAATCAACAGTTAAAAGGTGACCCTGCATTTTTATTATCTTTACAGTATCTAATTGATACAATTGATGGAGAGCATCTCGAAGAATTCAAGATTATTCCATTCTTGAATAAACTGCCAATGATGGATACAAACTACATTCTCAAATGTGCTGAACATCTTGTTAACGCATTTGGTATTGATTCATCAATCAATCATACCTGTCCGATTTGTAGGTTAGACTACAAAAGCAACTTTCGAACAACAGCTGAATTCTATGGACCCTCAATCGACTGAGGATGGAAAACCATACGGACCACAAAGATATAAAGAGATTGCAAAAGAGCGATACTTAATTTCTAAACATATTCATACTTCGTATGAAGATTGTGCAAATGTATCGCCAACTGAACGTAATTATTTACTTGAATTTATCATCGATGATCTTGAACGACAAAAACAGATGTATGAGAAGATGAGAGCAGAGCAGGAAGCGAAACGTCGATGATGGAGAGGAGAACCTCAAATGCCACAAGGCTCATTTGATGAAATTAATGTAGCTCAACATACAGCATCAATACGAAAACAAATTGCAGCTCAAGTTGAGGACGAGATACGAAAAATTCAAGAAAAAAACACAAAAGAACTTAATGAATACAAACGTTCCGAAGATATTGCTACTCATCGACGTGCAATTGAGCTGATCAATCTTCAAAGTAAAAGTGAGATTGATGCTATAAATGATAGAATCAAAACTCAAAAACTCGAAGGTAATGAACTTCGTAAAGCTCAAAAAAAGATTGCGAATATAAAAATAAAAGCTTCTCAAGAAATTGCTGCTAACGAAGAAGAAGTTGCCGAAAAAATTGCAAAAAAGCAGCAAGAACTTGAGAAAACAGTTCAGGAAAAGCGAGTTAAACAACATACGGAAGCTGAGGAAAGATTACTTTCAATAACAGCTCGCAGAGATGCCGAAGTTGCTAAATCAGGAACAATAACGGCTCAAAGGAAGTACTTTGCGCAACGTGCTCTTGAGGAGAAGGCAATAAAGGAACAACTTAGTTCTGAAATTGAATCACATAATGTAAAACTTGCCTTAATTGAAGAGCAAAGAAATAGTAATCAGATTAGCGCTGATGAATATCTCGAACTGAAACGTGATGAAGAATCTATTATAGCATCATTAGCTGCTAAACGTCATGCTGCAGAACAGCGCGGAAATGCAATGCTTCTACAAAATTCAAGATTATTGATGGCTGAAGCACGTGCATATCCAGAATTTACTCAAGAAGCAACAGAACAGCTACAAAACAACTTAACAGAGCTTGAAAATAATGCAAGAAATTTAGAAGCTAAAATCTCAGTTACAACAGACACTGCTGAATTAGACGCATTACAAAAACAACTTATGGATATCAATGAAACACGTGCTAGTGTTGAGGATATTCAGAAGAAGGGAGTTTATGCAGACACTACTCCTGGCGAAGCCCTTGGAATGTTTACTAAAAGGCAAGGTTCTCAACTTCTTGATAAAATAGGTTGGAAAATCGGTGAGTCTGTCGGAAACAACATTAACAACACCTTAAAAACATTCATTAGCACTTTTGCTAATCCTGATCTTATTGAAGAGAAAATAAAGAGTTTTTATCAATATCAAGCTAAAGTAAATGCGCGCTTGCAGGGAACTGGTCAAGATTATTCAGATGTACTTGATACAATAGCTGATAATGTTGGAATTAGTCCATATGTTAAACAAGCTAATGTGGTTGAGAAACTTGTTGAGTTGTCTGATAAAGGTGTAGCATATAATCTTGAGCTTCGAGCATTTCTTGGTGAAGTTAGTGAAAGTATAGCTTCAACATTTGATGCGTTTGATTCAAATCTTCTTCGCTTAATTCGACTACAACAGGCTGATACAACAGCAGCACGACTTGGTATGGAAGCATCATTAACACAGTTATTTAACAAGTATTTTACTGATACAAGTTATTTAACTGATATGGCTCAAACAGTTTCAGCTGCATTGATTGACGCAAATTCTCAAATGACTCGTGATATGTCAATTGAGTTTGAATATATTGTACAGAAATGGTTAGGTGCACTGTATTCTGTTGGTATGGATCAGAATACAGTAAGTTCAATTGCAACAGCTTTTAATTATCTTGCAACAGGTGACGTAGAGAATTTGAGTAATAATACTCAAATGATGAATCTAATTGCAATGAGCGCGTCACGTGTTGGCGAAGATCTTGGTGACATTTTAACTAATGGGCTTGATCCTGATACAACAAACACATTGCTAAAGAGTGTTGTTGAGTATCTTCAAGAAATTGCGGAGGCTGAAACAGGTAATATGGTTACCAAGTCAGCATTTGCAGATACTTTTGGATTCTCAATTGCCGACTTAACGGCTGCGAAAACTTTAGCTGCAAATACAGCTGCACTTAGTGACTTAACAAGTTCTTACAATGATGCAATGTCTGAACTCAACAAACAGTTTGGACAATTATCCGATCGTGTTCATATCACTCAGTATGTTAACACAATAATGGATAATGTTGTAGCTGGAACAGCTCAGAACGTTGGTTCAACTGCGGGTGGTTATATTGCGTGGAAACTTGCAAATATGATTGCATCTTCAAATATGATGTCTGAAATTCCGCAAGTTCTCGCAGGCGGTTTCGGCCTGGATTTACATGCAAATCTCGGTGACATAATGTATAACCTTGCCAATGGTATTCCATTAGCAGGAGCGTTACTTGGAGCTGCATTTAGTGGCAATGGTATGGGATTTAACTTTAATGTTAATCCTAACGGTGGCGGAGGATGGAATTACACTCCATTCTTATCAGAACAAATATCTGCATCAGGAAAAACATCGAAGAGAACATCAATATCTGATATGGTGGCCGGTGTTCGTAATTCAAACTTCAATGATGTGGAGGATCAAACACTCTCAGACGCTGCTGATACTGCGAATGAGAATGAAGATATTGTTAATCAGCATGTCAAAGGCCACGAAACAGGCACGTACGATGCTCTTGTAACTGAAGACACAGATGTTGTTACGGAAGTAATAGCAATGAATGAACGACTTGATAAATATCTTGATTTTGGACGTGTATTCATTACAAGTGGTGGAGGTGGAGGAAGTGGTGGAAGCAGCAGTTCAAGTTCACCTTCTCCAGGCATCACATCAATACCTTCTCCTGGCACCGCATCAACACCTTCAAGTAGTGGATCTCAAACAACGAATCCGACCCCTGTTGGCTCTCAGACTTCTTCAGGTCCAACTAATTCTTCAAACAGAACACCTGTTGATGGTTCACTAGTTGACAACGTAACGGTAGATCCATCTATTGAGCTGTTGAAGGAAGAGGTGTCAACAATGTCTGATTTCCTCGAGACTGCACTTGCGCAAGATCGAGTATTTAAGATTGAAACAATCTCAGTAACACCTTCACGTGATGGGCCAATCTACAGTACATTACCAGCTACACCATCCTACTATGAAAAATGGAAGAATATGTTCTTCTATCAAGCGGATAAACAAAAGTGGTTGGATGTTGAAGAGAAAGAAAAGGAAACTCAAGAAACAATTAGTAGACTTGAGAATCTTGTTAGTGAACATGATTTAGAAACAATTTCTTCATTGATGACTGCAACAGAACTAGCACGTGAATATGCAATGAGTAGTTCAACTACAAGTGAAAAGACTGAGCAAATAAAAGTTAGCTTAGATCAGATGTCACCGGAAGTCAGCTCATATCTTGCAGCTGCAATGAAATCAATGATGACTTCAGCGTTGCTTGGGGCAGAAGGTTCAGGTTCTCTTGTTGAAGAACTTAAAAAGATGATTGATTCTTTACAGGATGTGCCAGTTAGAGTTACAAATGATAACTTCGACACAACATTGCAGAAAATTTCATTTACATATTGAATTTGGAGGATAACTTAAGTGTTTCAAAAATTCAATACTGACACATTAGTAGGTCGTTTTATAAAATGTCTTTTATCAAAAGAAGTTCAACCCCTTCTGGATTGTGTCCAGAAGGGTGATATCATAATCAAAGATTGCATTTATATCTTTGACCACTTTATTATTAAATGTTATAAAACAGGTAAATTATACATAGATGATAATGTAGATGAACTATTCCCCTCTGACACATTATATCCTTCAGCTGTATTGTATCCTGGCACAGGTGAAGAACCTGCCCAGTTTAAAGTCATTGATCACTACGATGAGTCGATTGCGGACAGGAATAATCTATATACATACAACTCAAATGTTCATTGGTATGATAGTGAAACTCATAAACAGCTTGGTAACTATCTTAGATATATTAAGAATAGAACTTCAATTGATCTGATGCCTTATTACAATTGTTTCTCTGCAAAAGAGCTAGATGATGTGCATCTTTATCAGGTGTCAAAAGATGTTCTGTATCCCAGCAATTTACTGTTTCCAGAACATACTTTGTATCCACAAGATGATACAAAAGACTTTGACTATACATATATATTTGGAAATTTACCAACACACACTGTTTACGCTATTCCAATTAAATTTGACAAGATATATACTATCGCGCTTGATTGTGATACACCATTTCAGATGAGATGTTTAATTTACGGCAAGTCAGGTATGGTAAAACGTAGTGGTAAATCTTCATACTACTCTGATTATCTTGAAGGTACATTTCAAGAAAAATCATTTGCCAGATTTGATAAACCATTTTTATTTAGTGTGCAAATCGGCGACCATAAAGATGATTTAACAATTGATAAAGAATTATATCAGCAACAGTCAAATTTGTATTTAGTTATGCAAGTTCCAAAAAATTTAACATCTTCAATTGTTGTTCTCGAAGGTAACTATGCAGTTAGAAATAAAATTGCAACAGATGTTAATTGTGTAGTTGATTATAAATCCGCATTATCCGCATTAAGTTTACTAAGATCAAATACAAAAGAATCATATGCATTTAGTGACAGATTAATTGAATATCTTTTATGGAATGTTGTTTCTCCGCGTGATAGATTAACAGGCAATATCGCAAGAATGCAAGAAACTATTGGTGCTCTTGATCTTGGTTATGCATCATTCCGAAGCCACAATCAAATTAGTAAAGGTGTATGGGATGATGAAATTCAACGTGCCACATTAAGGTTGTTGAATTCAGCTTCACATGAATTTTTCATGGAAGACCAAGATGGTTATGGCAATAAAGATGTTGAAAGAATCTTTGAATATTTGAAATCAAGAAGGGTGGTAAATAGATAATGTCAAATACACCAGTAAATAAAGATTATCAATATAATGGTTCATCAACAAAAATTTTTTCAATGATTGACAATTATGTGTATTTGTATCACACAGATACATTAATTGCAATTCCAACTTATCCTGAATCTATTTCAGACTCAATGAGTGCAACATTTACACCAACAACTCCGTTAGCAAGATCTGCACCGATTTATTCATATTCCGCTTCTGGCCCAAGATCTTTTACTGTTGATCTACATTTACATAGAGAGTTGATGAATCAGATTAATACATCCGCTTCATCACTAAATGTACCGAACCTTGATTCTGAAGATTATGTTGATATATTGATTAAACAGTTGCAAGCTGTAACATTACCTCGTTACGCAGCTGCCGAAAAAATGGTTAATCCACCTATCATCGCTGTTAGATTTGGTACTGATATTTTTTGTAAAGGTGTTGTTGCTGGTGCAATTACAACAACATTTAGTGGACCAATTCTGAGAAATGACAAGTATGCACTTGTTGATATCAACTTTCCGATAAATGAGATTGAACCATATGATGCCGATTCTGTTATGACTTTAGGTAGTTATCGTGGTTTAAGTACTGATCTTGAAAGAAGAGTTTGGAAGTCATCAGGCAGCGGACCCAATAGCGGTGGCGTTAGAGCAGGTGGTTGGACGGGCAGTCGAAGTCAAGTTGCAACCACATCATCAATATAAGAGGTGAACTTAAATGGATGTATTAACTGATAAAGTTTACAAATCTTATACAAAGTTATCAAGATATAGCCCCTTTCCGTATTATTATCACAAGTTAGACGATAAATATATTTATGGAACTACAGCATATCTTAAAGATACAACAACATACACAACATATAAAGTAAGTAAGGGCGACACATTCGACACTCTTGCCCTTGAGTTTTACAATAATCCAACGTTATACTGGGTTATCTGTTCATTTAATCATATCCAAGATCCATTTTCTGAATTAAAAGAAGGGCAATTAATAAAGATACCTTCAATTTCAACTCTTGAATTTGATATCTAATGGAGATAAATTATGGCTGAACTTAGTTCTTTAGTTTCGGGTGAAAACTTAATTGAATCACCATTTATTATTGTTACAATCGGCAATTACACATTCGGTTATGCAAGTGACATGTCCTCTAAGCAACGATTGTCTTCAAAGGTGACATTCCCAGAGCTTGTTCAATCACTGAATATAACAAAAGTAAACGGAACAGTTAATCAATATTCAATTGTTCTTGAATATGGTATCACTGAAGTTGATGATCCAAATTTAATTGAAAATGTATTTAGTTCAGTTTCTGATACTCGCCGTTTGAAGATTTCTTACGGTGACTGGGAAATGCCTTCATATATTTATAAAGAAGAAGAAGCATTGATTACAAAGGTTAGAAGCAATACAAACTTCTCTGAATCTAAAATAGTATATACAGTTAGTTGTGTTAGTACATGTTTATCATTGCTTGCAGGTACAAAATCTTTCAATAAAAGAAAAGCAAAACCTAGTGATGTTTTAAAAGAACTTCTAAATGATGTTACAACAGGTTTACAATCAGTATTTACTGGAATGACAAACAAGACAAAAAATGCAGCTAATTCATTGATTGCTGGTGATGATAAAGTTGTTGAGATTGAAGCTAAGCAATCAATCAGTCCACTGGATTATTTGAATTATCTTGTAACATGTATGGAAAGTGTAACAAATACAAATTCATCAATTAAAGATTCAAACTATATGTTAGCTGTTTATGATGACACAACTAATGAATATGGTGGATCATATTTCAAAGTTCAAAAAGTGACAGCTGGTACATCAAGTGACTCCACATACAGTACATATGAAGTTGATGTTGGTTTTCCAAGTCCAAGTAATGTTACAAATTTTTCTATTGTTAATGATGACACATGGTCTATACTTTATAAATCATCAAGTGATATGAAACTGCCTGAATACTCTTATTCAATTGATAGACATGGTGAAATGATTACATCAGCATCTTCATCAGTAACATCTTCATCAAGATATCTTAAGACCACAGCATCAGACAAAACTTGGTGGACAAAGATGACTCAGTTTCCGATCACAGCAAAATTGGAACTAAAAGGTTTAATGAGACCGACAATATTGATGTCATATGTTAAAGTAAATGCTTACTTTTATGGACACAAGCATGTATCAAGTGGATTTTATATCATTACAAAACATGAAGATGTAATTAACAGTAGTGGTTATAAAACAACATTAACATTGTTAAGAGTTGCTGGAGATGATTAATACAAAACAAACATTATTATCATGTGACAGTTTTATTGATAATGAATATCTAGATAAGTATTGTTTGCTTGTTGATAGAAATACGAAAACAAATGTGCGACACGGTTTAACAAATGCTCATCACATTATCCCAAAATCATGGTTCAAATTAAATAATTTACCTATTGACAATTCATTAAGTAATCTTGTTAACTTGATTTACAGAGAACATGTTTTAGCTCACTATTACCTTTGTTTATGCACAAGTGGTAAATTACAGTACACAAATGAACTTGCTCTTATATGTTTATCCACAAGAAAGAAACTAAATGTTGTTGACAAACAGTTAGTAACCAAGTTGCCATTGTATAATATAATATATGAAAATTACTGTGAACATAAGCGCATGTATGTAAATTTTTATGAGGATGTGGATAAATGATTACAAAAGCCATTGTTGAACAAATAGTTGATCCGTATCAAATTCGAATCAGAATACCGAAACTTGATCGAATGCCCCAATCCTCACAACACACAAAAACAAGTGACTTAAACATTGCGCTTGTTTGTACATTACCAGGCTGTGATCCAAACATACAGATTGGTGATATTGTTTATGTTGCACTTGATGAAAAGAATGAAGATGAAGCAATTATTCTTGGGTATCTTTACAGGTCAAAGATGACTTCAACTCAATGTAATATGTTGTTCAAAGATTTAGCTGTTTCAATTCGTGCAACATTACCTGATGCTACAACAATAGGTGATGTTACTTCTACTGAAATACAGTGTTTGAGTGGTATTAGTGACAATATTCAAGATCAATTGAATAGTATTTCTCAACGAGTTGCACTATTGGAAAAGGCTGTTCAACACTATTTTGTTACTGTGACTCATACATACATGCATCAGGGTGCAGTTGAAAATACAGTTGAGGAAACAATTGTGGCTAAGTTTTATAATCAGCAAATAACAGTGGCTGAACAACTTGAGAATAACGAGTATACATACACAAGAATAACTTCGGATGATGAATTAACAATAATTGTTAAGGATGTTGAAAATACAATCAACATTATATATGAGCGATAAAGAAATGGAGAATAATCAATGTATTCATTTAATTTTCCAGATATGCTCAGTAGCGTAACAGCTCGATTATTACCTGATAAAGAAGCTGTAAAATCAAATATGAGATTAGTTCTTATGTCTGAACAAGAAACATTGTTCGGAGATCCATATTTTGGTTCAACATTGAAAAAATCACTGTTTGAACAGTCAAACTCAATAGTGGTGGATCTAGTAATTGATAAAATATACACAACATTGATTACATTTATACCACAAATATTTTTAACACGTAAATCTATAAAGATAACAAGTGACAGAACTGATCTATATGCACATATTGAGTATTGGTATAGATTTGATAATACTTCAGATCTATATGTTATTAAGTTAACAAGTTCTGATCTTGTTTAATGAATGGAGACCACAATGACACAGTACGAGCGTTGTTTATCGAACTTATCATATACAAACAAGGACTTCGGTCAAATTTATCCTGAGTTACTTGATCTGGCAAAGAAGATTTCGTACAAGTGGGATCCATCCTTGTCGGACGAAAGTGACCCAGGTGTTGTACTACTGAAACTTGCAGCTCTGATGGCTGATAAAAATAACTACAACATTGATAAGAACATTCTTGAATTGTTTCCTCTGTCAGTTACACAGGATACAAATGCACGTCAATTATTTGAACAATGTGGATACTATATGCAGTATTATAAAAGTGCAACTGCAACAGTATCATTTGCAATGAAGTCAGAACCTGAAATCTCTCAATCTGATTTGTCGATACTTAGCCCAAACGACCTTGAAATTGATCTTAGTTTGCAGGCAAATCATAGAACGTATGTTATTCCAATGTTTACAATGATTTCAGATATTGACAATGAAGTTATCTACACAACTTTAGCTGATGTAATGTTGAGAACAGATGGAGAAACCAAAGATGTTCCTGCAATTCAAGGTATTATTACTGACTTTACAATCAATGGTGAGACAACTATAACAGTTAATAACATTGATTATAATAATAGATTATATCTTTCTGGACTAAATATTCCTTCAAACGGTATTTTTATTGCAGATGATTCATCAACAACTTCAGTCTTTAATCTAAACGATTGGAAGCAGGTTGATAACTTAATGCTGCAACCTGTTGGTACTAAGTGTTATAAATTTGGTTTAACAGCTGATGGCTCTTCATGTTACATTGAATTTCCTGATGACATTGAAAATATTATTGGTAAGGGTATCAGAATTAAATATGTATTAACAAATGGTTCTGATGGTAATATTGGTAAACAAAGATTAAAACAGTTCTATGCAGACACAACTGTTAAAAGATACATTAATTCATTTAATGTACAAGATGGTGTTTTGTTAACATCAGATAATGTTTCTATTACAAATGTTGAAGAAGCAATCAATGGTTTTAATCCTGAATCAATTGATACTGCATATAAGAATTATCAGAAAGTAAAAGAAACATTCAAGACTCTTGTTAGTAGACAAGATTATGAAAATTTCATGTACTCAGCAGAGTTATTATCAAATGGATTTGTATGTGACAGAACAAATGACCCTCAATCTTCATATAAAGTTATCGATGTTAATACTAAAAATGATGTAACTCAACTACTAACAACAGTTGTGAAGACAACTTCTGATAATCAAAGTCATGATGAAATGACTGCCTTTGATTTACGTCTTTATGGTTTTTCATACATCGGTATTCCAACAAATGGTGAGCAGTTTGAAAAAACATTTACTGTTATCAATCCGAATGATGAAAGCCCAGATTGGAACACAGTTCTTGCAGGCATCGATGATGTCAAGTTTGTTCAGCACAACTTTATAAAATCAAATCATGAAAGAATCATGATGATTAAGAATAAGTTTCCGATCAACTCAAGAATTATTCCATTAAGTAAATTAACAGCAACCGAAGAAATTGATGTTCTAAAAAATATTGTAACAGCCTTATGTAAAACATTGAACTCACGAGTAATCAATTTTGGTGAGAGTGCTGATTATTCATTAATCTATGACACAATCATGGCTGCTGATTCTCGTATTCGAGCTGTTACACTTGATGAAATATCATATGAGACTTACGCAGTGTATATGGATCAAAATGATAAGATTCAGGAAGTTCAAATTGACCGCAACGCGATTGAATACGAACCAGTACCTGATCAAACTGTTAAGCCAACCTCAGGTGTAGTTTATTATGCGTTTGATCCAACCAAAAAGTGCTATACAGCTGTTAATCTTGTTGATGGAAAAATAACAGATCTTAGTGAATTTAATACTTTTGTTCAGTATTTTACAAAAGTAGTTGGAGCTGATCTTATTGATAAATTCCAGAATGAGATTTTTGTAAAAAATGTTCTTGCTGGTAAAACACAGCTACTTGAACCAGATACACAGTTCTCTCATTCATTATATCAGAATAAAGTTGATGTAGTTAATGAGATAACGCATCTTACAACAGAAACCAGAATTGATGCACAGTTGGTTGTGCTTGATGGTAAAACAGAAGAGGGTTCAAGTTCTACAAGTAAAATTACTGAGTTGAAGTATGATACGACAATGCTTGATGAGAATGAAAATTTAATTTTCTTAGCCCCAAATACAATAGAAGCAGCAGCTCCTTTTAGTTCTTATGTAAAATATATTCATAATATTGGTCAGGCTGGTAAGGAAAGGCCTGCTTATAGCAACAAAAAAGATCAGTCAGTTCTTATTCAAATTGATGATGAATACACAATGAAGGATAATGAGTATATTATCTTCTTTTGGAAAGATTCAAATGAAGATGACGCTCCTTACCTGTATCATAAGTTTGATTCAAGTTCATCCTCTCTTGGTAAGATTGTTCAGCCTGGTGGTTTCTCATTAAAGAAACAGCCGAATCCGGATCCATATAGATTACCGAAAATTCCGGATAGTATTTTAATGAGCTTGCCTGCAGGTAAAGGGTCAACTGAATATATAACTCAGCAAGTTACTGGTGAAGTTCTATCACATTCTACTAAGGAAGAAAATGAATCATATTCAGCATCTTTAACGGAGTATATTGCGAAGTTAACAGGTGATGGATTCTCATTAACAGGATCAACAAATATCACAATTAGAAAACCAAATAAGTTAATTTTCAATACAAAAGATAATCAGGTAAGAAATATCTATTGGTCATTATCTAATCCATCTGGTAATAAATCCGTTCTATTCCGAGACGGTGAAACTCAAAGAATTTTACAGACTGGTGAGCACCTTTTCTATGCAAACCCAAGTAAAACAACTTTTTATACACTTGGATATGGAACAATCATTGAAAGATCAAATGGTGATGGTGAGTGGGCTGTTAGACCCATGGATAATGATAAATTTATGTCTGATGGCATTGACTATTTTAATGCTTTATGGTTTGTCATACCTGAAGGAATTTCTCTCAGTGTAACAGAAACAACTTACTATCAAGTAGGTCATGGTAATACCGTGTCATTAACATATGTTGGTGAGATGGATCTTGGTGACGAAAGCGTTGATCTTAACAACTATAAAAAAGATGAGTTACCTAAAGATATTCCACCAGCTATTAATTTTAGAAATTTCTCAACTGTTAAGAGTACTGGCACATTTGTTAATGATGAACCATATGAATTAACAAATTTCCGCATTACTTATCAGAATGATGAAGGTGATGTGACAACTCTACCTATGCGTAGTGATCCTGAAACATGTTGGAGAGGATATTCATTGTTGAATATCAATATGTCTTCAACAAAACCACAGGATCTTACATCGAGACAAAAGATTTACTACTATACTGATGAAGATAAACTCACTGATCCACCGAAAGAAGAAAATGTATTTGATGGTACTGGTGGTTTATCATTGCAATCAAATATGAGTTTGTCTCTTGTTGGAGGTGAACGATGCGATGTTAGATACAGAGATATTTTAACAGAAAAGTTAACACCTGTAAACATATATTCTTATGAAACACAAAAGTTACCTGCTGGAACATCTCCTTCAATGTTCGCAATCAATTGGAATGTTGCTAGATATGTTGAGTCCGGAGATAATGACGCATATGATAAACAATTCTTCATTAATCTGATTGAAGGTAAATATATTTTACCGATAACATTCGGAGTTGATATTCATGGGTTTGAAGCATATTATTGTACTTCAGACAGAGCTGATGCTACAAGAATTAAACTCGATACAGTCAATAAGATAAAAATAGATGAAATGGAAAAAGTACTGGCTGGTACATATTATTTTGATATACCGAGTGATGCAAAATCTCTTATTTTTAAAGCAATTTATTCTCCAACAGAGGAGGAAGTTGTTACACCAGAGAACGCAAGTACAACTGTTACGTTAGGTCAGCTATATAAATACAACATAACAATGAATGGTGAAACTTACAATAAGAGACTTGATCTTCTTATTGATCTTGATACTGAAAATAGATACAATTATACATATGTTGTTCCAACATCGTTGCTTGTGGCTGATCCTTTATCTGCAAGTTCTTTCTTTGATAAAAATCACGTATACAACAAATATTCAATTGCTCAGTGGGTACCTGATACAAGTGACGTAGCTGTGTCATCAAATATAAAATAAGAGGTATCATTCATGTTGTTTAGATTACAAAATAATGTACCTGAAGTATATGTCAATGAGTCACGAGATTTTCAGTTATTCTGCAGACTATATGACTCTGCATTTAATAGTACAAAATATTCAATTGATTCGTTACAAAGAGCAACATCAACAAAAGAATGTGATGCAACACTTTTAGATCTTCTGAAAACAAAATTAGGTCTATTTAGTACTGTTGAAGTTCCTGATGATTCTTTGAGGTACATTTTAACTGCATTTCCAGTTATTATGAGATACAAAGGTTCAAAAATTGCAATTGATTATATTCTTACATTATATTCAAGACTATCACATTCAGAAAATGCATTTGCAACATATGATGAAGCTGAATTAATAAATTCAAGACTTATTCTTACATTTGCTTCAGCTTTCAAAGTTGATGAACTATTGTTTGAATTACTTCAATATGTATTACCAACTGGCTTCTTAATTGAGTATAAAATTGTAAGTGTTGATTCTTATAATTCATATATCCGATTTTGTGATAAACTTACATATAATGTCAGCACTGTTAATGAACTTAGTGAGGTTCTTCCTGAGGGTAAAGATAATCACGAGCTAAAATCAAATGTTGGATTAACAGTAATTGCAGAAAATGAGGCTACATCATGACACAAAAATCATCATTAGTATATAGCGGTAAACTTTATCTGACGGCAAATGACAAAACATTTGTTACATATAATTCCGCATCAAAATATTTATTCAAGCTAATTGCATCAATTCTTTGTGTAGAAAATTTTAGTTCTTCTAAACTGCCTACATATGTGATGTTATATCAAGCTACAAAAGATGCGCTGATACAAAAACCAGATGTACGGTTACATAAGAATTCAGAGTTGTTGAATCGCTTTGTTGACATAACAAGGTACACAACGGATAGTGGTGACACAGTTGATTCAAATTTTATTTCAACAATTTATTCCTCAATGTTATTATCAGCAACTTATCAACCTGTAGTTGTAACATTAGCCCTTGTGGGTCAAGATAAGTCAGAAATTCTTGCAGCTGTTGAATTTAACAAAGATGTGTATGATATTATCCGAAGTGGTAGTCAGGCTCAATTGAAGTGGGTATTGACAATATCAAATTCTTGAGGAGGGCAATTAAGTGTATCTTAGTTCAAACAAAGTTCATGTTTTTCCGCTTGGAACACATAGAAGTGAACAACTAACTGACCATCTTCTATCAGAAGTAAATTTAAGAAATATAATTAGATCAACAACAGAAATTCCAAGTTTTGTTATATCAGAAACGTTCGATCCAACTGGATCATTTGAGTTTGTTATTGATGGTTATTACTTTGTGTTAGAAGGTTCAAAACAAACTCCACTCAAATTTAGTGGAAGTAAAGTTTACGCTGCAATTGTTATTAATAAGATGAGTCCATCGAATCCATTATTGTGTGGTGCAGATACAATTGATAACAATGATCAAACAGTGTTTACAGGTATACAGTTCTGTTCATCTGAATCCGAAACATCAATTGAAATACCTGAATTAGTTACTGATTATGAAGTTAAGTATTTACACATATTGAATGAACAAAGCCCTGTTGGTAGCGGAACTTATTCAATCAATGAGAATTCAAGAGCAAGATTTAGTAATGCAACAATCAATAATTCATTAACTGAAGTTGATGGTGGAGTGGTATAATAACAAAAATTTTTAACTAAATATTTTACAGTTTTCATTGATTTAACCGTATTGAAATGTATATAATAATATATAGAGCTATAATATTTTTCATAGTTCTATATATTATTATTTTTATGTTTGAATAGAGAAGTATATAACATGAAGCCAAGAAAATTTGAGATTATTGAATGTCCACATTGTGGTAGAGAATATTTACCAGCTGAAATATTTGTTCCTCATCCGTTTTTTGGAAGACCTCGAGACATTGTTCGAGATGTATATGGTCATATTTTAGACTTTGAAGGCAATTCAATGGATGTTATTGATACATATACATGTGACAATTGTAATACAGAATTTCAAGTTCGTGCAAAGATTACATTTGTTGTTGAGCCGACAAAATTAGAGAATTTTGATGAGCCCTATGTTTCAAAAATGCATACAAATACATTATTTTTGAGTGAAGAATGATTCGAATATATGAACGACCTACTGTAAAAGTTCCTGGTCTAACATCCCTATTTGTATCGTTTGATTTTAATCAACTTATTGTTGATGAAATTAAGTTGTTACAGAATACGTTCTTTAACCCAGAGACAAGGGAGTGGGAAATTCCGTTGACTGCGTTAAGTGAGTTTCTGGATCGTTGTTGTAAGATTGATTCAGTTGACCTTAACTTACTTGAATGTGATCAGGATGTTAGTTTTGATGTGACTTTACAATCTTACAAGACAACACCGTTTGATTATCAGCTTGACGGTATTAAATATGGATTGCAGCATGACAGATTTCTTCTTTTAGATGCTCCTGGTCTTGGCAAGAGTTTACAGCTTATTTACCTTGCTCAAGAGCTTAAAGAAAAAGAAAATCTACAGCATTGTTTGATTGTTTGTGGTATTAATTCTCTTAAAACCAACTGGAAATCAGAAATTGAAAAACATTCAAATCTATCATGCACAATTTTAGGTCAGAGAATTAACAAAAAGGGCAAGTTTGTTGTTGATGGTATTGACAAGAGACTGGAACAGTTAAAAAATCCGATTGAGGAATTTTTTGTTATTACAAATGTGGAAACATTAAGAAATGACAAAATTATTCAAGCTTTGTTAAAGAATAAACATAATAAATTTGATATGATTGTTGTTGACGAAATACATAAATGTAAAGGTCAGAACAGTCAACAATCAAAAAATTTATTGAAGTTGAATAACGCAAAACATCGTGTTGGTGCCACTGGAACATTAATTATGAACAATCCACTTGATGCGTATGTTCCATTAAAGTGGTTAGGACACGAGCATTCAACATTTAGTAATTACAGATATTACTATTGTTCTTATGGCGGGCCTTTCAATAACATGTTGATTGGCTTTAAGAATTTAACTGTTTTACAAGAACAGTTAAAAAAGTATTCTCTTAGAAGAACAAAAGATATTCTTGATCTTCCTCCAAAAACAATTATACCTGAATATATCGAGTTAAATGATGCTCAATCAATCTTTTACAATAATATAAAAGAGGGAATTGCAGCTGAAGTTGATAAAGTTAAGTTAACAACAGCTAACACACTTGCAATAACTGTTAGATTAAGACAGGCAACAGCTTGCCCCTCAATATTAACAACTGAAAGTATTGAGTCATCAAAGATTGAAAGAGCTGTTGATATTGCTGAACAGTTGATATCATGTGGAGAAAAAGTTGTTATTTTCTCAACATTCAAACAAACTGTTTATGAATTATACAAACAGCTATGTAACTATGGTGTTGTTCTTGGAACAGGTGACCAAGATGATGCTGAGCTTGAATTATCAAAAACAAAATTTCAAGATGATCCCTCAACAAGAATTTTTCTTGGAACTTGGCAAAGATCAGGAACAGGTATTACTTTGACAGCTGCAAGTTATATGATTTTTATTGACACACCCTTTACAGCTGCAGAGTTTGAACAAAATTCTGACCGTATACACAGGATTGGTGCAAAAAATCCAGTATTTATCTATAACTTGATTGCAAAAGATACAATTGACGAACGAGTTTGGGAAATTGTTAATGATAAAGAAGCTATTTCCGATTACATTGTTGATGAAAAGATTTCTGAAAAAGGTCTTAACAGTCTCAGAAAATATATTGAAGAATTTATCTAGTTGAATAAATTATCTATTTCCATTATACTTAGTATTGTAAAGTGTGATGGAGTAAGTAGGCGTCACATATCAGTGGCGCTTTTTATTTTCTAGTTGATTAAACTCTTAGTATCATTTATAATATAATTAACAAATAAGAACCTAAGGGAGGGAGTAAATTGACTGAATGTTAGACGAATATAAAGAACTCTATCGTCAATGTGCGGATCTAATTGACGATTGGCAGAAGTTATCAAAAAATGATTTATGTCGTGAATATGTCAAGAACGCTGGAAGACCTGATATACAAGATTCATATTTTGCAGCAATTATGTATCGGTACTGGAATTTAATTCCGAAATATTATTATATGAGTCAGAATGTTGCATCTCCTGAAGATTGTTATGAATGGCTTGAAGATTCTGTTTATGGATGTCTGAAAGCAACAAGTTGGGACCGTGAAGACAGCTCAATCTATAAAGATCCAAATGGACCAGATAAAGTAATTAATCGATGTATGAAGTGTGCTCGATTAACATTTTATCAATTTATCAATCGTAAAAAACGAAAAGATAATTTTGGAATGTTAAGTCTCGATGAGTTAACGGAATTATTTGGAAGTACTGTTGAAGAACCTGCGTGTTCTGAGAATGTCACTGATGGTATAACTCAATGGGCACTTGAATCATACATAAGAAAATTATTTAGTAAGAAGGATTACTTTGTAGCAGTACTGATTGATGTTATATCTTCTCAAGATGTGTTTGATGTCTCTGTTAATTCTGAAACACATGTAGTTACTACAAAATTCAATGTTAAAAAAGTAACAAAGTTCATTGTTAATATTGATGATACATATATTAATTCATTTTCTAAAAAATATAAGATTGATATAGACACTGTTAAGGATGGTTTTTCTTATTTTATGTCGCTTAGATCTCCTACAATTCGTGCAAAAACATTAACATGTTTAGAACGGTTGCAGCATGATTCATTTTTCAAGTTGTTACATGAGGGTGGTGAATAATATGCTTATCGATCTTTTGAGCATGTCGAATTATGCACAATTTAATGTTAAACTAGCTCATATGATTGGATTGAACCCATCCATATATGTGTCTCAGTTAATTGATATTAATGAGAAGGCAATTCGTAAAAATAAGATTGACGGTGATTACATCACAGTAGATCGAGAATATATTACATCAAGAACAACTTTAACTGAAAATGAGCAGATCGCTATCGATGAAACTTTAGCTAAGATTGGTGTAATTGAAAGAGATGTTGATAATCCGTCGAGGTTACAGATCAATCTAACAGTTCTCACTAGCATCGTAATGTCTCCTGATGAAGATCTTGTAAAAGATATTTCAGGAATTGTTAAAAAGAAACAGCCAAAGAAGAGCAAGGCTGAAACAATTCGTGATAATCTAAAGACAAATATCATTACACTAAATCCAGAACTTCATAGTGCATATTGTAACTGGATTGACGCTGTGTATGAGAAGGAAGGTTGGATGACAAAACAAGCTGTGGTAAGTGCTCAATCGGCAATTGATCAATTTTCAAATAGAAATCTTGATGTAGCTCTTAAAATTCTTGAAATTGCATCAATTAATGGTTATAGAGATGTGACCTGGGCTATTAACAACTACAAAAAAGATTTTAGAATTGATGCTTCTCAATATCAACCGCAAGTAGTAAATAAACCTCAGCAACCTGTTCAACCTCAGTTGAGAAAAAGATTAAGTGATGAGGTATTTTGAGAGGTGGTGATTAGTTGTCAGGTATTCAGCTAAGTGATGAATGTTATCTGCAGGATCAGTGTTGGAAATATCACAACACTGACGCAGAATGTAAACATAGTGCAATCTATTGTCCAAGATTTTTTCGCATCAACTATTTATATGACGAATCATTAATGTCTCCGAAGCAGAGAAAATATCAATCTTTAAGAATTGATGATGATGGAACAGATAGAGAAGCATTCATTCAGTTAAAGAAAATTGAAGAAAATATTGAGAAATTTGTTGAGGATGGAACAAATCTGTACATTCATTCCTCAATCTGTGGAAATGGCAAAACAGCTTGGTCATTAAGATTACTTCAATCATATGTTGGTAAGATTTGGCACAAGTCAGATTTAACATGCAAGGTGTTGTTTATTAATGTTCCAAGATTTATTCTTGCATTAAAAGATTCTATTAGTACTTCAAGTGATTATATAGATCATATTAAGAAAAACATCTTTACAGCTGATCTAGTTGTATTTGATGAAGTTGGTACAAAATCTCTTACAGCGTGGGAACATGAGCAGATATTGAATCTAATCAATACACGAATTGATATGAATAAGTCCAATATCTACACATCAAACTTAACTGGTAATGAACTTCGAGAGAAAGTTGGCGACAGACTTTACAGCAGAATAATGAACTTGTCAACAAATATTGAGTTATTCGGCAGTGATAAAAGAGGTCTAACTCATAGATAAGTACTTATTATTTTGCAGTAGGAGGTGATTAAAATCGTTCAGTTACAGTTTTTGAACTATTTACTTCAGACGGGTGATAGTTCACTATTGATGGTAAATAGTCTGGATGAGTCATATTTTTCAGATTTTAAAGATGAATACAATTTTATCAGAGAGCATCTGTCAACTTATGGTCAGATACCTGATAAATTTACATTTGCAAATAAATTTGACACTTTCGATTGGATCGAAGTAGCAGAAAATCCAAATTATCTCATTGATGAACTTTATAGAGACAGAAACAAGAGAGCTCTTGCACAAATCTTTAATGGTGTTCGTGATAGAATTAATTCTGGAGATGTTGAAGGTGCTATGGCTCTATTTACAACATCATCTCAAGAAATTGTTTCTTCGACTCATATTGATTGTGTTGATATTATTAGAGATCAATCTCGTTACGATGCATACATAGAACGCACACAAGATTTTTCAAAGTTCTATGTTAAAACAGGTTTCACAGAGCTTGATGAATTAATCGGAGGTTGGGATAGACTTGAAGAGTTAGCTACAATTGTTGCAAGACCTGGTGTTGGTAAATCTTGGGTATTGTTAAAGTGTGCAATTGCGGCAGCTGAGCAAGGTCTAAATGTGGGTCTGTATTCTGGTGAAATGAGTGAGCTGAAAGTTGGATATAGATTTGATACTTTAGCGGGGCATATTTCAAACAGTGGAATTATTCATGGAAATGCAGATTTGATGAATGTATACAAATCGTTTTTGGAAAAGATTCAATCACAAATTTCTGGATCATTAAAAGTAATAACTCCAAAAATGATTAAACATTCAGCAACTGTTAATGATCTTGAAGCATTTATTGAAAAGGAAAAGCTCGATATCTTATTCATTGACCAACATTCATTGATGGAAGATCAGCGTAAAGCAAAAGATCCGGTAACAAGAGCAGCAAACATTTCAAAAGATTTGAAAAATCTTCAGGTATTGAAAAGAATTCCTATTATTGCTGTTTCACAGCAGAACAGAAGTTTGCTTGCAGAGGGTTCAGGACCTGATGTATCAAACATTGCACAAGCTGATAGAATTGGTCAAGATTCCACAGTTGTTGTATTTCTTGAACAGAAAGATCATGTACTAACAATGCACTTATCGAAAGCTCGTGACGCAGGAGCTGGTGCGAAGTTGAAGTACGCAATTGATTTAGATAAGGGTGTTTTTCAGTTTATTCCTACTGAGAATGATCCTCTTAGTGGAAATCAATGTGACGAACTAAGAAATGAGTTTGAGCCCTCATATGGTGGAGGAAATCCGTTCTAATGCACATTAAAATAAAGAATAAGTTGATAACTGAGCCAATTATAAATATTCTTTATCAGATTCAAAGAGAATTAACAAACGGTAAACTAAAGAATATTGATAATAGAAATAAATCAAATATTCTTATTTCGTGTCCGAGCCACAAGGATGGATTCGAAGTACACCCAAGTTGTAGAATTCTTGCAGACACTGACTGTGCAGAACTTGAGGCTGGTTATGCTTATTGTTTTAGTTGTGGGTATTCCGAACCTTTTGTTAAAGTTGTAGCTGATTTGTTTGATCAGGACATCGCTTTTGCGGAGGAGTGGTTAATTCAGCGATATGGAAATACGTTGATTGAACAGGAATTATATTTACCAAAAATTGAAATTGATCCAAAACCACAAGTTCAACAAAAGTTTCTTGATGAATCAATCCTACGTCAGTATGATTATTATCATCCATACATGTGGCAACGAAAGTTAACAAAAGAAGTTGTTGATGAATTTCGTATTGGTTACGATAAAGCTCGAGATGCAATAACATTTCCTGTTTATGATGAAAAACGTAGATTAGTGATGGTAACAGCTCGAAGCGTAAAAACAAAACGATTTTGGATTCCTGCTGATGTTGATAAGCCTGTTTACTTATTATATGATCTGCTTGAAAAGGGTAGTGACACAGCCCTTATATGTGAGTCTCAATTGAATGCACTAACAGCGAGAACTTGGAATTACCCATCAGTAGCATTGTTTGGAACTGGCTCTCAAAAACAATTTGAGATATTGAGAAAAAGTGGAATTAGAAATTATATCTTAGCATATGATGGAGATGAGGCAGGTAGAAAAGGAGCTTATCGATTTAAAGCAAATATGCCGAATGATATCTTTATAACTGATGTATTATTACCTGCGGGTAAAGATTTGAATGATCTAACAAAAGATGAATTTGATTACTATTATAATTTAAGTTGAACAATAAACAAACTTAAATTATAATATTGATGTAAAAATATAAATAAAGGAGCAAATAAAATGGCAAAGGTAAACTTCAATAATCTCGATGAAGCAGAACAGAATACTTCTTCAAGTGGAGGAAATGGTAGTGACATTGGATTCTTCACTCTTAGAAATGACAACGATGAAGCAATTGTAAGATTCATGTGTGATAGTGTTGATGATTTTGAAATTCTCACTGTTCATGATATCAAGGTTGGAGATAAGTTTCGCAAGGTAAATTGCGTTCGTGATCCTCGTGAACCTCTTGATAATTGTCCTCTTTGTGCAAATGGTACAAAGATCAGTAACAGATTCTTTATTAAGATGATTCAGTATGATAACGTTCAGGATCAGTCAACAGGAGGTTTTAGAGTTGTTCCGAAAGCTGTTGTTTGGGAACGCTCTACAGCTTACGCAAAAACTTTGAAGAGTTATATTGATAACTATGGACCTCTTTCTGATATCATTTGTAAGATTATTCGTCACGGTAAAGCGGGTGATATGCAGACTACATATGAAATTGTTCCCAATCTTAGTAAGATGGTATTTAAGGATGAAATCTATGTAAAGGATCCTTCTTTGTTTGGAACGTTTGAGGCATTTGGAACTATTGTGATGGATAGATCAATTGATGAAATTAATCATTTTCTGGCAACAGGTGAATTCCCAGTAAGACCAAAGGCAGATAATACTCAGTCTGCAAGTGAGGCAACTCCTCGTACAAATGATCAGGTTACTCAGCAGCCTATGCCCAATCAGATGCCTCAGTATCAGCAGCCTGCACAGCAGCCATATCCCACACCGAACTATCAGCAGCAATATGCTCAGCCTCAGTTCGTACCTGTTCAGCCGACTAACACAGCACCTCAGGGTCAATTTAACCAGCCGATGCAGCCTCAGCGTGTTGGTGGATTTGAGCCTGCTCAGTCATCTGGTGGATTTGACAGACCTCGTAGATATTAAGATGAGGTAACAATCAATGGCTGATTCTTTATGGGGCGACGAGTTTCTTGCCGCCCCAGTTACTAAACAACAAAAAGTATCACAGCAAAAATTGATTGAAAAGGTAACAAAACCAAAAAAGGTAACAGTAACAAAAAGTTCAGCTGTTAAGTCAACAAAATTAACAACAGTTGATAAGCTTGAACTTATAAGAGCTGAAGTAATGAGAATCTTAGGTTCTTATAAAGATAAGACTGTCACAATAAGAACTCGAGAAGATTTACATAAGTACATTGATGCAGCGATTGTTAACGGCGAAATTGCAATTGACACTGAGACAAATAATAGTCTTGTTCCAATTACATGTAAGTTGATGGGGCCGTGTATTTATACACCAGGCCAAAAGAATGCTTATATACCAATTAATCATGTTAACATAAATACTGGCGAGTTACTTCCTAATCAATTAACTGAGCAGGATATAAAGGAAGAATTTGAGAGATTAAAAAATACACTTATCATCATGCACAATGGTAAGTTTGACTTTGAGGTAATCAAGTGTACAACCGGTCTTGAACTTGATATTTATTGGGACACAATGATTGCTGCTCGAATTCTTGATGAAAATGAAAGAGCAAATCTTAAACAACAGTATATTAATAAAATTGATCCGTCAATTGAAAAGTATTCTATTGAGGAACTTTTTGAAGGTGTTGAATATGCTGTTGTAGATCCTGATCTTTTTGCACTATATGCAGCGACTGATGCATTCATGACTTATGAGTTGTATCAGTGGCAAAAGAAACAGTTTGCTATACCTGGTAATGAAAAGTTGTTTAATCTTTTCATGAATATTGAAATGCCGATAGTTCGTGTTTGTGCTGACATGGAACTAACTGGTATTGAAATTGATCAGGAATATGGTAAACGGCTGAGCGCCAAGTATCATAAAAAATTAGATCTTGTTGATGCTCAAATTGAAGAAGAACTTCACAACTATGATAAACAAATTGCGGAATGGCGTAAAACACCAGAAGCAAATCATAAAGAGAAAAAGATCAATAAGAAGGGTGAAGAGACTTGGTCAAAATCAAAAAATGAACAGTTATCTGATCCAATAAGTGTAACAAGCCCGACACAGCTGGCAATATTTTTCTATGACGTATTAAAACATCCAGTTGTAGATAAAAAGAGTCCTCGTGGAACTGGAGAAGAAATTTTACTTAAGATGGATTATAAGATAGTAAAATTGATCCTTGAAAAGCGTGGACTCGAAAAAATCATTGGTACATATGTAGATAAGTTACCCGAATGTGTTTTACCTGAGACAGGCAGACTTCATGCTCACTTTAATCAGATTGGTGCTGATACAGGTCGTTTTAGTTCGAGCGATCCAAACCTGCAAAACATTCCTTCGCACAGTAAGGATATTAGAATGTTATTCAAAGCTGGTAAAACAGTTATGAAAGCACCTGTTGATAATAACTCGTTTGAAATGAGAATCAATGATGAAGTTAAAACACGAGATGGCTGGAAATTACAATCACAACTTTGTGTTGGTGATGTAATTGTTGATAATGATGAATCAGCGGTTATAACTGAAATTATTGTTGCAGGTAATTTTGCAAAAATCTTTTTACAAGAGGAGGTGATTGTATGATAAAGTCAGTCAATATAAGAACAAGAAATAAGCTTGTTGGTTCTGACTTTTCTTAGAAAATCTCAGCAAGAACCTCGTCTTCTTTGCGCAATGGCTAATGATGAGACAATGATCAATGCGTATAAAAGTGGTAAAGATCTTTATGCAACAATCGCATCAGGTGTATACAACAATGATTATTGGGACAACATGGAATTTCGTCAAGATGGTACTGCAAATCCTGAAGGTAAGAAGAGAAGAAGTAACTGTAAATCAATATTATTGGGTCAACAAACATTAGGCTCAATTAAAATTGCGTGAACGCGTAACTCAGCGGTGTACAGTTTATGAGCTGTGCTAACGGTAGAAGCAAACTAAGACTAGCAACAATGATGATGTTGCTCACTGACCGTAGACGAATAAGCTTCGTAAGAGACTCTAAGGTCCACTTTTGTGGATAGCTCGAGAATACCGTGCTGGTTAAATATATTGTATATACTACTAAGACTGATGCTTGGAAGGTATATACAATGACATATGAATTATATCTAGTAACAAACAAAATAAATGGTAAGCGATATGTTGGTCAAACTCAATCAAATATTGGGTATGAATCAAGATGGCGCGACCATTGGCAAGAAGCATTGCGTGGTGAAGGTCATCAATGTGTGTTTCATTCTGCAATTAAAGGTTATGGTGTTGATGCGTTTGAAGTTAAACGTATTATTCATAACATTCCAGAATATGACATTGATAGACTCGAAGTATTATGGATCGACAAACTGCATACATTCTACATTGATGGTCATGGCTACAACATGACTCGTGGTGGTCAGGGTGTTCACGGGTTTAGACACACTGAAGAAACAAAGCAGAAAATATCAAACACATTAAAATGTCGACCAAGTTATTGGACTCCGGAACTCATTGAACAAGCAGAACGTAAGAAAAGAGATTCTGGTTACTATGAAAAACGGAGACAGTCACAGTGGCGTGAAAATATATCAAAAAGTCAAAAAGAGTATTACAAAACGCACAGTGGTACATTTCATGGAAAAACACATACTGATGAGACACGCAAGAAAATCTCAGACTACAGAGTGGGACAAACTGCTTCTGAACAGACAAAACTAAACATGGTTTTGCAGAGAGGTACTCCAGTAGCGATGCTGGATACTTCAACAGGTAAAGTACTCCAAATATTTGGTGCACTATCGCTTGCTCAGAAGTATTTATTGTCAATAGGTGCAACTACAGCTCGTTATGCAACTGACACAATCAGGTCAGCGTGTAGAACAGGTAAGGTTGCTTACGGATATAATTGGAAGTTTTTAACTAGTGTAACGACTAACCCCGATGAATGTAGGGGTGTAGAGGATGAGATGAGTACATCCCCCAAGCGCGCAACAATCAATGAATAGCATCGTTGATTGAAGAGATAGTCTATATGATGTGGAAACGCATCAGTGAATATGCTAATGTATGGACGCGGTGCTCCGTCAATTGCAGAACAAATTGGTTCAACAGTTCCGGAAGCTCAAAAGATTATTGATAACTTCTTTTCAAACTATCCACGTGTTAAAGATTGGATTGATAAAACTCAAGCAGATGCAAAGCGACTTGGATATGTTGAAGATCATTGGGGTAGAAGAAGACGTTTACCAGACATTCTTAGACCATTAATTGATGTAAAATATACTGATAAATCAAAAGTTGTTGTACCCGCTGACTTTAATCCGCTTCTTGGTTCAACAGGTAAATATAGTGGAAGTACGAAATCAGATATTGATACTTATCGAGAGAAAGCTCTTGCAGCTCGCGGTCGTAAAGAAATAGAAGCTATAAAAGCTGAAGCTCTTACAAAGGGTATTGAAATTCATGAAAATGGTGGTTTTATTGCACAGGCTGAACGTCAGTGTGTAAATGCTCGTATCCAGGGTGGCGCTTCGAGCATGACAAAAATTGCTATGGCTCGTGTAAATAACGACCAAGAACTTAAAGACCTCGGATTCAAAATGCTAATCTGCGTACATGATGAGCTAATTGGTGAATGTCCTGAGTACAATGCGGATAAAGTTGCCGATCGTCTTTGTTACTTGATGAAGACATGTGTTGAAAATGATTTAACTGTTCCATTTAAGTGTGACCCTACAATTACCTACTCATGGTATGAGGATGAGGTAGCACATAAACTTCAGGAAAACTGGAAGAAAGCACAAGATAAAGATGTTGATCTTGAATCGTTCATCATAACAACAATTGATGAAAATCCAGAGTTAACACATGATCAGGTAATTGATTTGCTTAACTATGAGGATTAATGTAACTTCAACAACCCGTTGAATGTGGTGTTTAATTCTTCAATCCATCACAACCAACGTTAAATAAATTAATAAACAATAAAACATGAGGTAAAAGAAATTGAAAACTTGGATTAAAAATCAGTGGACGGAAATAAAAATATTATTAAGAAGCATTCCATCAGTTGTAGTTGTTGGGTTTGTGATTGCTCTCATTGCAATGAATCTGCTTGCAAATAAAAGTATCGAACTTGGCTCATGGTCATATACAGCCAATGGAGAACAGTGGCTTGCCCTTGATTGTGCAATTATTGTTTCGTGGCTTGCATTTTTGTGCATGGACATAATCACAAAACGATTTGGGCCTAAGGCAGCAACGATTGTTACAATCGTAGCGATGTTGTGTAACTTGTTGATGGCAGGTTTACTTGCTCTTGGGTCAACATTTACTGGCACTTGGGGTGCTTATTACGATCTTGGAATGGTTGATGTAGTAAATGATGGATTAAATCTAACAATGCGTGGCACACCGTTTGTCTTATTTGGTTCAACTATTGCATTTTTGGTAAGCGGAATCATTAATATTTTTGCAAATTATGGAATTGGTAAAATATTCAAAAAGAACCCAGATGGTATTAGTGCTTACATATGTAGAAGTTATGTATCAACTTTACTAGGTCAGTTTATTGATAACTTGCTATTCGCATTTATTGTTTCATACACACTTTTTGGATGGAGTGCATTACAGTGTGTAATGTGTTCTGTAGCTGGTTGTGTTGTAGAGCTTTTTTGTGAAGCAATTTTTTCACCTATTGGATACAAGATTTGCAAAAAGTGGGACAAGGAAGGTATTGGTAAAGAATATCTTGACTTTGTAAAAGTTCCTACAGGAGACCCAATTAAATGACTGAATATTTTATAAATTTAGTAACTGATCCAATAGCCCTCATTGGGCTATTGGCCAGTTTGATAGTTCTTGTTTCTATGTGTTTTAACACACGTACTAAGCGAGGAGCGCTACTTATGAGGTGGTTTAATCTTATTGGTAGTGTTGTATCAGTTGTTTATGGTGTGTTACTCGGTTCACTTGGAGCTGGTATGATCTTGTTAAACGGTGTATTAGTATTTGTCAATATTTACTATATAATTGTATGTATGAAACACAAATAATTCAAAAGCGGGCATAATTGAAAATATTATGCTCGTAATTATTTGATAATATTTTTATTAAAATAAAATTATTAACATTGTATAATATAAGTGAAGGAGAAAATCAAATGATCTATAAAGATAAGATGGTTGTTCAGACATACATACCTATTGAATTGTATGAACAACTTAAGGCTCTTGCCGACAAGGAAGATCGCTCAATTTCGAACTATGTAAAAAAACTTATTGAACAGCATGTAGCTGAAAAAACAGAAAATAAACAATTAAACAAATAAGTTGATCTTCTAATAGTTTCATTATATAAATATATAAATGGAGCAACTACAATGCTAAGTTATAAAGATATAACAACAGATATAAGACAACTTGTTATTGAACAATATCTATTGGGTAACAATCCAAAACAGTTTGCACAGTCATTTGATATGCACCCAGATATAGCGTATCAAATACTGTATGAAGCTAATCTTGTTAAAACTCGAGAATATGTACCACATTACAGAAATAGATGTATTGAGTGGAAACAAGCTGTTGCTGATTATTATCTTGAGCCACATACACGATTTGAAACAAAAAACTTTTTTCGCACAAGTGATCGAATTGTGAGTATGGTCATCGAAGAGTTAAACTTACCAAAAAGAACTCAGGCTGAAGAACTTCGAATTGTACATACACATACTTTTGGTTCTCATGAAGCGTATGTTGAGCACATGGTTGCTGAGCAACGGAAAACAAGCACTGAAAAATATGGTGTTGATAATTTTGCAAAGTCACCTATGTTCAATAAGCAATGTGAAGCCACTTGCATGGAAAAATATGGTGTAAAGAATCCAATGCAAGCGCCTCATATAAAACAACAGTTAAGCGACAATTGTCTCGAAAAATATGGAGTTCCATGGCCATGTATGCGTGATGAAGCACGTACATCTGCTGGTGGTAAAAACAGTGGTCCAAATTGTGCATTTAATAATGAACTTCTTAAGGTATTTTCAGAGGATCAAATTCAGCGGGAATTTAGACTTGAAAATTATAGTTATGATTTTAAGATTGGAAATGTGTTAATTGAAATTGATCCGATTCCAACTCATAATTCTACATGGAATCCACATGGCGGTGATCCGCTACAAAAAGAATATCACAAAAGAAAAAGCGACACTGCAAAAGCTCATGGTTACAGGTGTATTCATATTTGGGATTGGGACAAATTTTCATCGATTATCAAACTTTTGCTTCCAAGGCTGACCATCTACGCTCGTAAATGTACAATCAGTTCTATTGATAAAACTACAACAAAACAATTTTTAATTAACAATCATCTGCAGGGCTATGCACAGAGTTCAATCGATATCGGATTATTTTATAACGATGAGCTTGTATCAGTTATGACATTTGGAAAACCTCGATACAATCAAAGATATGAGTATGAACTTATTCGATACTGTTCAATTTATAATGTTATTGGTGGAGCAGAAAAATTGTTCAGCTATTTTGTAAAAACATATCGGCCAAAAAGCATAGTTAGTTATTGTGACGAATCAAAGTTTGAAGGCAAAACATATGAAAAACTGGGGTTTACATACAAAGATTCATCCATAAGTAAACACTGGGCTCATCCAAAAGATGCTCGTCATATAACTGATAATTTACTTCGTCAGCGAGGATTTGACCAATTGCTTGGTAAAGAATTTGGTTGTTATGGTAAAGGCACTCGTAATGACGAATTGATGCTGAAACATGGATTTGTTGAGATTTATGATGCGGGCCAAGCCACATATGTTTGGGAAAATTAAGTTGATTAAATCAACGAACCATATTATAATATAATTGTAAATAATACAAATAAAGAAAGTGAGGTTAATGTATAATTGAGTTGTCAAGTATATTATTACTCTGGTGCATATCATCCAACGCTAAAGCGTGAAATGAATTGTGACCAGCTGTTTACGGTTTATCACGAAAAAAATTTAATTATTGACACCATCAAATATAAACGAGAACATCCAGAATATACTGCGAAAATAATGTGCGATTCTGGTGCATTTACTCATTATCAGAACTCCAAGAAGAAGGGCATTGTTCTAACTGATGAAGACATGTACGCTTACACTGATACATATCTTGAGTTCCTTAATGAGTGGGGTGACGGACTCGAATGCTTTGTTGGAGTTGACTCCGTCCCAAATCCTGATGATGTGGATCAGTCGTTTGCCGAAAAAACATGGAAGAACTATCTTTACATGTGGGAAAAACTTAAACCTGAACTTCGTCATAAGTTAATTCCTGTTTTCCACTATGGTGAGGATTGGAAGTGGCTCAAGAAGTATCTCGAACATGTTCATCCAGACGGGTCAAAAGTTGCCTATATGGGTCTTGCTATTTCTTTGGAGGGTACAAAGAAGGTAAGAATTGCATGGGGTCAGGATGCCATGAAAATTATTTCTGAGAGTAGCAATCCTGAAATCAAGACTCACGCATTTGGTGTTGGTGTTCGTTCTGTACTTGAACACATAGATGTTTATTCAACTGATGCAACCTCTTGGGTTAAACGTGCTGCTTACGGAATGGTTGCGATTGAAGACAAGACAATCTATATTAGTGATGTTCAGCGTGAAAAACTTTGTGGTAATTATTACGGAGAGCGTTCTTTAGGTTTTCAGAAGGCTGTTGAAGATATAATCCGTGAAAGAGGCTATCTTGTAAATCCTCTTGAAGCTAACTATCGAGTGACAGATGTAAATCAGATTGAATTTACAATTGATGAAACCGATTATGTAGTGAGAAAAGATAATGATCAGACCATTCTTCTTATTCATGGCAATGCTGTTGATGAATTCAAACTTGATAAAGTTGAACTCATGGATACTGATGAAGATGAAGTAGTTGATGGATTTAAAGGCACGTGGACCTTTGGTGAACATCATCTCACATTTGATGGTAAGGATAAGGTTACATACGATCCAGGTAATGTTCTTTCTACAAACTGTTATGCTCGTGCGAGATTTAATATTGAGGACACTGAAATCTGGATGGAAAGAATTCGTAATATGAAGCCCATTGTTCCAAAGACGAAAGTTGAGCTGTGGTAAGAGGTGACTATTATGGAATGTTATCGTGGTAAAGTGCTCATTACTGGTACAAGTTGTGGTGTCGGTCGTGCAGCAGCTATTAAGTTTATTAATGAAGGTTTTCAGGTAGTTGGACTTGATTGGAAGGACTCCACAATTGATTCAACTTCTTATACTCATTACAAATGTGATGTAAGCAATTCTCATGAATTACCCGATGTCACTGATATTACATATATTGTTAACAACGCTGGTATTGTAACTCCACAGAAGCTAGCTTTGAATGTTAATCTTATGGGTTATATCAATGTACTTGAGAAGTATGGAAATGATGAGATGCTTAAGAGCATTGTTCAGATTGGATCAACAGCAAGTCGAAAAGGATATGACAACATCCGCTATTGTGCTTCTCAGGGCGGTCGAGATGCACTAACTATGTGGGCTGCAAATAATTATGGTAAAGATCCTCGTCATGTTCTTGTTAACGGTCTTAACCTTGATGGAATTGTTGCAGCTGATCCTGAAAAAGGCATTCAGGGTACTTCTCTTGAACCTGAACTTTATGCACAGCCTGAACTTATGGATAACATAGCAAATTTGAGCGTATTAAAGCGTCTTGCAACTGTAGAAGAAATCGCAGAATGGATATATTTCTTGCTTGTTAAAAATACAGTTATGACAGGTCAGATTATTTCTATTGATGGTGAACTTGTTGGAGCGTACAAGTTTATTGAATATCCTGGTTGGAATGATTGATGGAGGTTGTCTATGGCAAAAATCATGGCTCTTATTCCGTGTTTGATGTTGCCAAACAACCGCGACATCAACAAAAAAGCACTTCAATATAATTATGAACATCTAAAACTTGATAAGTATGTTATCTATGATCAATGTTTTGAAGAATCAGATTTTGATGATAGATTTACATATATAGGTCACGCAACAGAAAGAATGGGTTGGGTACTTCCAAGAAATAAACTTCTTGAGTACTTTTATAATTCTGATTATGATTATGCATTCTGGATTGATGCAAACTCGATGGTTTCAAAAGCCACTTTGAATGATGTTACAACAATTATTCAAGCCATTCAAGCTGACAAGCTAAATCAGTGCGATGCAATTTTTGCAACTCTTGGAATGTGGATTTCACAGGAAAGAATGCAGTTTAAGAAAGCTGAAGATTTCTTTGATACAGTCCATATTGTTCCGACAAAAAATAACAAGAGCTACAATTGGATGCACGGATTGTTTCACAAAAATTTTAAGCGTGATTATAATCAAGAATATTACATTGATGATCGTTGTGATACAAGACAAGGAACAGCTGATGATGTTTATTTCGCTCGAACATTACAGCGTTTTACCAATTCTTATCTTGCTCCAACTGTTATTATCAACAAGCCATCTTCAAAGATGTCATGTACATGGGCAAATGAGAAGGGCACATATGAATATCCGCCCACACTGTTTGATAAGATTGATGAATATATTCTTGAAACAGCTGACAAAATGAATCATCATCATGTTAATCCTTATGAAGTAAGAAAAGACATTTGTTTACCTCGTAATGATTATGAGCGTGACAGAATCAAACCATACGTTGCTCGAGGAGCAAAAAGTTCTATTGTAAAAGAAAATAATGTAACAAAGGTTAGTCTATTTTAAGGGGAGGTTGAACAATGAATACTTTAATTATATCAGGTGGTTCCGGTAATGATTCTCTTGTTAAGGGCATTGTTAAGATGTATCCTGAGGTAAATCTTAAAGTTCTTGTCAACGCATATGACAACGGAAAATCAACAGGTGTATGTCGTAAGGTAACAAATACTCTCGGAGTGTCCGATATTCGTAAGAATCATTATCGAATGTATAAAGCTCTGTATGATATTCCGAATCAAAATCTCATTGAGTTTTATGAGGGTCGTTACGATTTTACTCCGGGGGATGAGCTGAAGGAAGTAACTCAAAAACTTGTTTTTTGGGGCTTAGAATATCTTATTCTGTATGCAGAAAGATTTTTTGCTCGTCCTGAATCAAAAAATTATACATACAAAGACTTCAGTGTTTCTAACATTATCTACTCACAGATGTATTCTGATCATGGATATGAAGAAACTAATAGGTTCTTTTGTCAGCTTCTTAAACTCAATGATTTTGTAATTCTTAATTCATTTGATAATGTTTTCATTCAAGCTCAAACTGCTCAGGGAAAGCTCATTGAAGATGAGGGTGAAATTGTTGAATTTGCAACTAAGGATGACACAATTACAAACATCGTTTATGATAATATGCCTGAAAATGTCACAACAAATCCAGCTGCAATTCAGGCTGTAAAAGATGCAGATCTCATCATTATCTCAACAGGCACCTTCTGGGCCTCTATCTATCCAACTCTTCAGTACGATGACTTCTATCGTTATATTAATGAATCAACGGCAAGAAAAATCTGGATTCTTAATAATGAAGAAGATAAAGATGCATACGGAGTTACTAGTAATCAGATGATTCATAGATTCCAGAAGCTTGGCCTTGATCTTTCTGATTTTATAATTCTTCAGAATAATGATGCGGTTGAATCACTCAGACAGGATAATCCCGATGTTAATATTTGTAGATTTGACATGGGGAACTTGAAGGGTGGTAAACATGATCCGAATGCCCTTGCAACTGCAATTTATAAGATCTACTTCGGTATTATCAATGTTGAAAAGTATAAAAAGTATATCTTTGATTTTGATGATACTCTTTGGGCAAGACCTGCAAACAATTCTGATATTGATAAATTTAATTATCTTAAGTCAGTTGATAACTTAAAGTTGCTCAATGAAGTTTATAAGAAGGGTTATAATTCTGTTATTGTTTCAGGAAATTCATACCATAGTATTTCTGAAAAAATTTCCTACATTTATGGTGGTGATTTAACTGATTTCAAGGTGCCCATTTGGGCTGATGCAAATGCTGTTCAGATTATTGGTCGCAATGTTGTTAGTTGGATACCTGAACTGCTTATGGACACAGTAAAAATTGATAATGTTGTTAACATACTTAATGATAAGTACAATATTAGTGCAATAAAAAATTCTGACACATTTACCACATGTGTTAAGATTAAGCCTCTCTCTAGTTTTGAGCAGACACTTTTGGCTGACTATCTCAATGATTATTTGCTTCCTAAAGAAGGTCTTGATGATTGTGTTGCACGCAAGACAGGAAGAACAACAGTGGATATTGTGTCAAAGAAAAATAATAAAACTACTGTTATGAATCAGTTCGAAGAGGATCCATCAACAATTCTTTACGTTGGAGATGAATTTGATGGAGGTAATGATGCAGATATTTCTCGTGTTGTTGCAAATGCAATTCATGTTCATGATGTGTACGAAACGAATTTACTGCTCAGACTTTTGAACGAAGATAAAAAGTGACATATGGTATACGGATTTATAATTGCAGCAGGAAATCAGTCAAGATTCAAGAATAGTACACCAAAATGTTTAATGCCAATCAATGGTGAACCTATGTTGGATATTAACATTAGAAATATGCAAACTGTTTGTGATGAAGTGTTTGTTGTATGTTCAAACAGCAACAGACACTTATTCACTAATTATAAAACACTAACAATTCAATCTGGTTATGGTTGTGGTGATGCAGTTTGGAGAGCCATCGGTAAATTGATAATGCTACGTGGCATTATTAAAAAGGATGATTTATGTTTTATTCAATGGGGAGATTGTTTCCATGATACATCAATTTATTCAGTTATTAAAAACGCTTATAACGGCAAGATTGTAATTCCTTGCGTATATGAGAACAATCCATATGTTCAAATTGTACCTGATGAAGACTCTGTCAAAGTATTATTTTCCAAATATAAAGAACCGATTACAGCAGGTTGGCATGACTTAAGTCTCTTTTTCGGTAATGTTTGCGATTTAATGATTCATTTGAATGATTTTCAAGAAAGTATTTGGTCTGATGAACTTCAAAAATACACACATCAGCACGGCAATGAATTCACATTCTTGGATGTATTCAATGAAACACCAATCAAGGCTGAAGTTCTTGAAATTAAGAATTATACAACAAAAGATTTTAATACAGTTGAAGAATATGAACAGATGATTTCAAAGTTATAAGTTGATTAATCTGTTCATTTATACTATAATATAATATGTAAAAATAAATTTTGAAAGGAAAATAAAAGATGATTGTTCGTATTGAAGAACTGCAGTCTGCCGCTAGTAAGATTCTTGCAGCTGTAGACTCAAACGCACTTTCTGTTCTTACGGAAACTCTGCAGCTTAAAACTGTGGAAGAAGATCTTGTTATGTCAGTAACTAACAGAGAGTATTTTGCAAGAGTAAGAATTCCGATGAAAGAAAAGATTGATTTTCATGCAACTGTAAATGCAAATCTTTTCCTGAAGCTCATTGATCAGATTACTACTGAAACAATTGAGATTAACATTGTTGGTAATTCTCTTGTTGTAAAGGGAAATGGTACATATAAGCTCCCCCTCATCTTTGACGGAGAAGAGTTGATGGAACTTCCTGAAATTGATATTAATAATCCAACTGTTAATTTTAATATTTCAAGTGATATTCTTCTTTCTTTGATTCAGTTTAATAGTAAGGAACTCACCAAGGGCATCATTTCAAAGCCAATTCAGAAGTTATACTATGTAGACGAAGAGGGTGCTATTACATTCACTACTGGCGCATGTATTAATTCGTTTACGCTTGCTCAGCCTGTGAAGCTCCTTCTTAATGATCGTCTTGTAAAACTCTTTAAGTTGTTCAAGGGTGCTCAGCAGGTTGCATTCACTCTTGGTTATGATTCTCTGAGTAACGATATTATTCAGACCAAGGTAAGATTTGAAACATCAGATATCTGTATTACAGCCATTCTTTCCTGTGATGACAGTATGCTTAGACAGTTCCCTGTAAATGGTGTACGAGGTCGTGCAAATGCGGATTATCCTTATTCCATTAATGTTAATAGAGAACAGCTAATTCAGACTATTGGAAGACTTCTTCTCTTTAGTTCTGCTAATAGTGCAAAGGATGTAATCAAACCTATTAGCATGTTTGAATTCAAGAATGATCGTGTTATCATTTATGATACAAAGAAAGAAAATAAAGAAGACATTTACTATGCAAACACTCAGTGTGATATTGATGATGCATACGCAGCTCTAATTGACCTGAATGACCTTAAGGGCACACTGGAAAATTGTACTGAACAGTTTGTAACTCTTCATTTCGGCGATAGTCAGGCAATTGTTCTGGCTCGTGGAAATATTAAGAATGTAATTCCGGAATGTAGAATTGACTGATGTCCAAATCATACGGCAAGGCATTTGAACAAAAATTCAAGGAAGACTTCAGTAAGCTATCAGGCAGCTTTGTCTATAGGCTGCCTGATCAGCTAAGTGGATTTCGTGGAGCTAGTTCTAATATAAGTGATTTCTTATGTTACATCTACCCGTTATTCTATGTACTTGAAGTTAAATCAATTGCAGGTAATACATTTCCGATTACAAATTTTACTCAGTACGATAAAATGAAACAATATACAGCTACTCAGGGTGTAAGAATGGGTGTTGTAATATGGTTTCACGAGAAGGATAAAGTACTATATGTACCGTTGAAAAGTATTGAAAAAATGAAACAAGATGGTAAGAAGTCTGTTAATATAAGAACCATTGAAAATGAAGAATATGAGTACATAGATATTCCGTCAAAAAAGAAAAGAGTTTTCATGGATTCTGATTACAGTATATTAAAGAGCTTACCTGAAGGTTGGTAAGGAGATCAAATAATGAAACAAAATGTTTCTGCAGCTCTCGATAACATTGATATGACATACGATGAACTTGTTGTAGTTGCTAATGATATCATGAAAGAAGTTGTTGGTGACCTTGATGCAATGATGGAATCTGCTTATAACGATGTTGAGCTATTGTCAAACGAAGCTATTAGACAGCTCATGTTGAAGCTGTCTTTAAGATCATACTCTTTTAGTGAAATTAAAGAGAAGTCAATATTCAAAGCCACCCTTGGTGAGACATTGAGAAAAGAAGCGTATGCGACTAATTTTAATGCAGCCGAGGGTACTGTTGCAGTTCGAGAAAATAATGCAATTTTGAATACATCAGCAGAAATTCTTGCAGAAGAGATTTACACACTTGTGTCTTCATTGTTTAAGACTAAGCTCGATGAAATTCACAGGATTGTGGCTGCCCTTCAATCTGTACTTATGTCACGCATGCAGGAAGCTAAGTTGTCAAATGTTGATGGTATTTCAGAGTGAGGTAATTGATTATGGCTTCAGTACTTGAAACAGCAAAGAAAATGAACCGTGAGTACAAGGACGATAAACTTGCTATCAAAGCTGATATCACGCCAACATACGAACGAATGGCGACTGGTGCGTTTGGGCTTGATTATCCTCTTTATGGCGGATTACCTCTTGGAAGAATTATGACCTTTGCAGGTCTATTCCATAGTGGTAAGACAAGTGCAGCTTGTGTAGCAATGGCTGCATATCAAAGAAAATTTCCGGATAAACTTTGTGTGTATTGTGACCTTGAACATTCTCTCGATATTAAATTTCAGTCAAGAATGACAGGTCTAGATCCTGAACGAATGATCTACTTCAATCCTACAACTCTTACTGGTGAGCAGGTTCTGGATGCAATTCTAGAATTCCAAAAGAGTGAAGATATTGGAATGATTGTTCTTGATTCTATTCCAGCACTCTTACCTGCTGAATCAATAGAGAAAGATATGACCAAAGACCCTGGTATGCGTGGAACTATTGCAAAGCCTCTGCATAGATTCTTGATTGCGATGAGCAGCCTTGTTAATCAACAGAATAATATCTTTATTATGGTAAATCAGGTTCGTGTTGCAGGTACAACGTTTACCGGAGCTCCAATCTATTCAGAACCTGGAGGACAAGGTCCTCAGTATTATTCTTCTGTAAAAGTTAGATTTGGTTCTCGTACATTTATTAAAGGTGACAGAGTTGATCTTTCTGATGGTGAAGGTGCAGAAGGGTTCCGACTTAAGTTTGCAATAACAAAGAATAAATGTGGACCTATTGCTCGTGGAGGAGGATTTATTTCATTTAATTACGACAGAGGTCTGATGTGGCTTGAAGATCTTCTTGAAATTGCATATAAGTTTGATTTCATTCATCGTGTAAACAATATTACTTACCAGTTGATTAATCTTGAAACTGGTGAAGTTTATGTTGATGAGAATGGTAGAGAGCTTACAGGTAAAAGAAAAGATCTTGAAGAGTACATCAAAACAAATATTGAATTCCAAACTCATTACATTGCAATGTTGAATAAGTATATCTCTGCAAATGATAATTCTTATGGTAACGTTCTTGATGCTCGTGAGCAAGTTGAAATAAAAGATCAAGAAGATGCTGTTGAAGCAACTCTTCAAAGAGCTGTGGTACCTGAAAACAAATGAGTTTACTAAATATTGCTCATAGAGAAAAAGATGGAGAAAAACAGCCCACCAGGTATTTTTCAAAAAAACAAGAAGATGCCGTTGCAAAAAAATTTGGTGGGCAACGCGCAAAAAATAGCGGAGCTACTATATTTGAAAAGGGTGACGTCTATCTTGATAAATTCTTGTTGGAAATGAAAACCAAGACAACTCCATCTAAATCAATAACAATACAAAAAGAGTGGCTTGAGAAAAATCTTAAAGAGATGCTATTCATGGGAAAAGAATATAATGCACTTGGATTTAACTTTGGACCTGATGAGCCAAACTATTATATCATTGATGAATCATTGTTTGAAACATTAGTGAATATGCTAAATGAGGAATAATACATGTTGATTGAATATAAAGATTTACTTGAGGCTGTTGAAGAAAATGAACAGTATGAAAGATACTTAACAGAGCATATTGGTAATGTTCAGAAGGCTTACCAATGGTTGCAAGAAAATATTCCCGCTGTGCTTGATTCTGATAATTTTATTGAAGAAACAGCATATTATGGTGAGCTTGATGACATCATTGCAAATCATGACAAGAGTAAGTATACAAAGTTACCGGATGCTGATAATTATTATGAATTAAAAATGGAATACGATGCTTATGCCGATTATTTCTACGGAGAAAAGACACCTGAGGTTGAAACCACATTCGATAAGGCGTGGCTAGCTCATATTCATGCAAATCCACATCATTGGCAGCACTGGGTTCTTGTTAATGATGATGACGGGACTAAAGCTCTTGATATGCCATATGCATTTATTATTGAAATGATATGCGATCATTGGAGCTTTTCTTGGAAGTCAAATAATCTATATGAAGTTTTTGATTGGTATGAAAAGAAAAAGTCAAACATGTTGTTGAGTGATAAAACACGCAAGACATACGAACATATTCTTAAGTTGATTAAAGAAACGCTTGGAGAGATGAAATATGAAAAGAGCTGATTACGATAAGGAAATTGCTGACGCAAGGGCTCAAATTATTGAGCTTGAAGATCGTGTTAAAAAATTAGTTAAGATGAAAGATGAATGTTTGTCTCAAGAGATAACAACTGTTGGTGATCTAATTGAACATGGCGGCAAGGCAATTATTTCAATGAAAGATCCTTACTGTTTTGGCAAAATGTTTATATTGATTTCAGTGGATCCTGAGGAGTTCACTAAATTATCTTCCGCATTCAAAGCTCAGATTTGTACTTACAACTATATGGATTATGAATACCAGTGTGATGTTCGTAATGAACATATTTCATATAATAATTTTGAGACATATGTTGACAAGAACTACAATATTTTTTGTTATTTAACAGATGATCAATATAATGAAATTAAGAAGCTTGCAACAAATCTTGAAATTACACCAGCGTCTTTTACATCATTTATGAAGAAATTAAGTTGAATAAACAATTAACTTCATATATAATATAAGTGTAGTAAAAAGAAAGGGTGGTTTACCACATATGAAGTTGTTCAAACGTTCTCCTGCACCGATCGATCATACTCAATTTAGTGACGCTGAAATCGATAAGATGTTCAAGATTAATGGTACGCAGTTTGATCGAAGAAGAAAATTGACTGATGCTCAGATTGAAAAGATTAGCAAGATGTATCAAAAGGGTAAAACAATTGAATTTCTTGCAAAAAAGTTTCAGGTAAAGCCTCAGACAATTCGATATCATGTGGACAAAGATTTTAGGGCAATGAAGATTGCAAGTGTTACATATCATCCTGATAGTATTGATTATGCAACAAGAACTGCAGAACGAGTTGCATATAAGCGTGAACTAATCGCAAGTGGTAAATTGCAGTAATTGAACTAGAGGTACTTTGCAACTTGTGAAGTACCTCTTTCTATTTTTATATTTGGAGAAGAATTATGTCGATTGAATTTACTGATGTTGAAATTGAAACTAATAAGCAGCGATTTTTGGAACTTGTAAATGGAATTACAAGAGATGGCGTTGATATGAATAGACTTGTTGCACAGTTAACAGGGTCTGATTTCTTTGAAGCACCTGCAAGTACTGTGTATCATCTTGCTGTTCGTGGAGGTCTTTGTGCTCACTCATTGAATGTATATGATACTCTTACAAAACTTGTAAATGATTTTTACACTGAAGAAACAAGGCCAACTGAAGATACAATCCGAATTGTATCATTGTTTCATGACTTTGATAAGATGAATAAGTATGAAGTTTATTTCCGTAATCAGAAAGTTTATTCTCCTACAGGATCAAAGTTTGATGAGATGGGTAAATTTGATTGGGTAAGTGTGCCGGGTTGGAAGTACAAAGAGGACAAGGATATTTTCATTATGGGTACTCATGGTGAAAACTCTGTTTACATGACTGAGACATTCATTCCTCTTAGTACTGAAGAGCATTGTGCAATACTCAATCATCATTCTGTTTATGACAATCCCAAGTTAAACACAACAGGAATCTATAGCAGATATCATCTTGCTTGTTTATTGCACGTGGCTGATATGATTTCAACGTATGTGAAGGAATCATAAATGAATCCAATTATCAAAGCTCAACTTGAAAAATGTAGAGTTGCAAATATTCCAGAGTTTGATGATACTACAACTCATTTAGCTATTCCGCAAGGATCCGAAATGACTGTTACTCCATATCAAGTAAATAAATGTTATCTGATTGAATTAGCGTCATACATAACAAATCCACCAGCTGATTTCACCCTTGCGGATAATTGGAATAATGGTCGTATTCCAACTGCATCTTTCTATAATGCACAGATTACAAACATTATGGGTAAGATGGTAAGGTTTATCGGGTGTGTATATGACCCTGTAACAAAACAGTCAACTAATGAAATGTGGGAAGGCTGGGTACCTCAAAAGGGTATCAAATTAATAGCTGAATTATAAAGAGGTGAAAATGTATGGCTGAAGCGTTGGCCTCGAAATATAGGCCTCAAACTTTTTCAGAGGTTTGTAGTCAAAGTTCAATTGTGAAGATTCTTCAAAGACAGATTGACAAGGAAGAATTTAAGAATGCATTGTTATTCTGTGGGTCAAGTGGCTGCGGTAAAACCACATGTGCTCGTATCTTTGCAAATATGATTAATAAGGGTGTTGGAACTCCAATTGAAATTGATGGTGCTTCTAATAATGGTGTTGAGAATGTAAAGAATATTATTCGAGCTGCACAGGAAAGAAGCATTGATAGTAAATATAAAATCTATATCATTGATGAATGTCATGCACTAACTTCACAGGCTTGGCAGGCATTTCTTAAATGTATTGAAGAACCACCGAAGTATACTATTTTTATTTTTTGTACAACAGATCCTCAAAAGATTCCGGAAACAATTAAAAACAGAGTACAGAGGTACACATTTAATCGAATTCCAACTGATGTAATTAAAGATAGACTTGCATATATTTGTAGACAAGAAGGTTTCACAAATTATAATGAATCTATTGACTATCTTGCAAAAATTAGCGAAGGTGGGATGAGAGCCGCTATCGCATATCTTGAGAAGTGTGCAAGTTACAGTACTGATCTAAACATTAACAATGTTCTTGAAAGTCTTGGTAATTATTCATACGAAATCTTCTTTAAGTTGATCAACAATATGATTGATGGAGATGAAGCATCTGTTCTTGAAATTATTTCAAAGTTTTACGATGATGGTAATGACCTTAAATTATTTGTAGATCAGTTCTTGAACTTCTGTATGGATGTTACAAAGTATGCTTTATTCAGGACAACTGATGTAACAAGAATTCCAACAAGCATGGAAAATTTATTGCAATCCTCAACAAACTTCGATAATGCTCCGAAATATTATAACTATGTTTTGGATAAGTTATTGATGTTAAAAAATATGTTGAAAAATGATAATAGCCCAAGATCAACAATTGAAATCATGATGTTGCAAATTACAAGGTGTATGTAAATGATTAGAGGTCAGGAAAAAATATGTGAACGAATTGATAAATCAACACTTGATTCATTTCCAAGAACGTTAATGATTGTGGGTCCTCGTGGTGGAGGTAAACATCTGATTTGTTCATATATTGCAGAAAAATTTAATCTTATGCAGCGAGACATTACTGAAGAATTATCTCAAGAAACTATTGATGAGATTTCAACTCGAGTAGAACCTTATCTGTATATTATCAATGCAAATGCATTGAATGTAAAAGAAGAAAATGTTATTTTGAAGTTTCTTGAAGAACCTCTAAAAAATTCATTCATAGTTCTTGTCGCCGAAACTGATATTGGAATTTTGCAAACTGTTATAAATCGTTGTCAGATATGGTATTTACAGAATTATAATCGTGAATTTTTATCAACATTTATTACAAATGGAAATAATGATGTTTTACAGATTGCAGAAACCCCAGGTCAGGTTGTTGAGTTGATGAATATTAATTTTGATGAAGCAGTTCAACTTGCTGATAAGATTGTTGATAAAATTAATATTGCAAGTGTCTCGAATACACTAACATTAAGTAATAAAGTTTCATATAAAGAGTCAGAAGAAAACAAAGTTAACATTCAATTGTTTGTTGATATTCTTATTTCAAGAATTCATATGAAATGGTCAGCCATTCAGAATTCAATTTATGTTCCGATGTACTCTTTAACAGCCGAACTAAAAAGAAATTTAACCATCAAAAATCTTGATCAGAAATATCTGTTTGAAAATTATCTGATTAGTTTGTGGAGTTTAGTACGGAGGTCATCATGACAATTCAAGATTTGAAACAACAGATTGAATCAGGTAATGTAACAGATGAACTGATTATCTTCAAGGATTCAGAGGGTGGATTTATTTCTAATCAGTACATCAATGCTATTGCTAAGATAAGAAATACAGAAATTACTTATATCGATAGTCCGCTTGACTTACTTAATGATTCTACCTCAATATTCTCCACAGATGTGGATGATTCTTGCACTAACTTCAATGTAATTAAATCAGAGGTATTTATATGGGGGGAACCTCATATCGCCCGTTTAACAAAGTTGTGCATTGTCGTGACAAAATTCGCGGACAAGACACTTGAAAAAATGTTTGAAAAATACATTGTCACAGTTCCAAAACTTGAGCAGTGGCAAGTGAAAGACTACGTCTATTCAATTATTGAGGGTGTGGAGCATAAAGAACTTGATAACTTAATGTCTCTGTGTGGAACAAACTATCATCGACTTCAACAAGAACTCGATAAAATACTTCTTTTCGGAAAAGATGAACAAAGATATCTGTACAGTGATATGATAGCTGATGGAGCTGTTGATGATCTCAGTTCTTATAATATTTTCAATATTACAAACGCACTAACATCAAAAGACATTAACAGTTTAAGATCTGTTTATCGTGAAATTGAACGTGTTGATGTTAATGAATTTGGTTTGTTAACAATATTGGTAAAGAATTTTAGAAACCTAATAATGGTTCAGTTGAATTCAAATCCGACTCCTGAAACAACAGGGCTTGAGGCAAGACAGCTGTACGCCATTAAAAAGATTCCAAAGGTCTTTTCAGCGGAACAACTTTTAGCCATTTATCAAATGTTGTTAGATATTGACCGTAAGATTAAAATGGGTGAACTTTTGACTGAATATGTAATTGATTACATGATTATTAAAATTTTGAGTGTGTAAGATATGAAATTATTGTTTATGACTGATTGTCACTGGTCTCAACATTCTTCAATTGTAAGAAGTCGTGGCGAAAAATATAGTATAAGACTTGAAAACTTGGTACAGTCTATTAACTGGGTTGAACAACTTGCTTGGCAATGTGGTTGTGGAGCTATTGTTTGTGGCGGTGATTTTTTTGATTCAGCAATGTTAAATTCTGAAGAAGTCAGTGCTCTAAAAGAGATTCAGTGGGCGCCGATTACACATATGTTTATAACAGGTAATCATGAAACCACTGTTCGTTCCCTTGACTATAGCACTGCTGATCTATTTGCACTCTGTAAAAACTCAATTGTTATCAGTAAACCAGAATCATATAGATTTGAAGGCACAGATGTTGAGCTGTGCTTTTTGCCATATATATTTGAGAAAGATCGTCAGCCAATAGACTACTATTTTCCAAAACCAACTACAAAGAGGATTCTATTTAGTCATAATGATTTGAAAGATGTTCAGTATGGTCCATTTATATCGACTGAGGGATTTACAATATCCGATATTGAATCTAATTGTGATCTTTGTTTGAATGGTCATATTCATCACTGTGGTTATGTCTCGGAAAGAATTATTAATGGTGGTAACCTGACTGGTCAAAATTTTACAGAAGATGCTTATAAATTTGAACACTGTGTTCAGTTAATCGACACTGATACATTGCATGTTGATTTTTATAGGAATCCACATGCGTTCAATTTCTATAAGTTAGATTGTAGTAACGACACATTTGATCAGATTTTAACTAAATTAAGTAAACTTTCAACAAATGCTGTTATCACAATCAAAGTGAATGAGAGTGTTGTTCAACAAGTAAAAGAACATCTTGGAAAAGCACCTAAAGAGCTTATTGTTGAATATCGTGTTATTGTTGAATATACTGCTTCTGAATTATCAACAGAAGCTATTGTTATGGAAGGTGTGGACCATTTAAAACAATTTGAGAATTATGTTTTAACAACTATCGGAACATCAGAACTTATTAAGGATGAGCTGCAATGCGTAATGAGGTAATCTATGAGAATTGAATTCAAAAAAGTTACATTACATAATTTTTTAAGTTTTGGTGATGCAGTACTTAACATAACAGATGATGGATTTATTAAGGTTAGTGGCATCAATGAGAATCCTGATGATCTTGCTGTTAGTAACGGTAGTGGTAAATCAAGTTTGTGGGAAAGTATTACGTGGGCACTAACAGGTGATACAATTCGTGGAACTAAACAGGTATCAAACATTTATGGTGATGATGGTACTTTTGTTGAACTTGAGTTCTATGTAGATTCAAAACATTATCTAATAACTCGTTCAAAAGACCACAAAGTATTAAAAACAAATCTTAAGATTGTTATCGATGGTCAGGATTGTTCAGGTAAAGGAATTCGCGATTCAGAAAAACTTCTTGCCGAATATCTTCCTGATATTACTGCATCGCTTCTCGGATCTGTTATCATACTAGGTCAAGGTTTACCTCAAAAATTTACAAATAACACACCAAGCGGTAGAAAAGAAGTTCTTGAGAAATTATCGAAATCCGATTTCATGATTGAAGATCTTAAGAACCGTGTTTCAGCTAGAAAGTCAGAACTGAATACACAGCTAAGAGTACATCAAGATGCTGTTGTATCTGCAACAAGCAAGAAAGAAATTTTGTCATCACAAATTGAACAATCAAAAATTACAATTCAATCTTTGAACAAAGAAGATCTTGAATCCGCAGCTGCATCCTATACAGAGCAAATTACTGTATTGAAAAAAGACTGTGAATGCTTGACTCATGATATTAATGAATATACCACAGCAAAAAATCATTTAACTGAAGAGTTAAATAAGATAACAGCCGAATTCATGAATCGAAAACAAACAATCTTTGACACATACAAGCCACAGATTGATGATTTAACAGCTAAATCAAGTGAATTAAATGCAATGATAAATTCATTGCAGCGTGAACTGACTCGACTGAAGTCAATCAAAGATGTCTGTCCCACATGTGGACAACGATTACCCGATGTTATAAAACCAGATACATCAGACATTGAAAGTCAACTTCAATCGACAAAAAATGACCTCGATGTTGTTTCCAATAAATTAGTTGAAGTTAGAAACAGACAACAAACAGAAATTACATTGAATGATTCAAACAAAGAATCAGCTGAATCAGGTTTATTAAAAAGTATAACTGAAAATGAAAAAGAACTAAGAGAGTTAACAAATAAATTTAATCAGCGAAACTATGATTTACAGCAACTAGATAATAGATATCAAACTGTTGTTGTAAGTTTAACACAACTCAATGCAACCATTGAGAGTCATCAAAAAATTATTTCCGAAAATACTATTCAAATCCAAGAGCTTGAAGAGCTTGTATTGTATAACAATACACAAGCAGATCTAATCAAATCAAAGCTAGAGATACAATCAAAGTTTGATACAGCTCTTAAACGAGACTTTAGAGGACATCTTTTATCATCAGTAATTGAATATATTCAAACACGTGCAAAGATGTATTCAAAGATAATTTTTGAGACTGAAAATATTGGATTTGAGCTTGATGGAAATAATATTGAGATTACATATTTAACAAAATCTTATGAAAATCTATCTGGTGGTGAAAAACAAAAAGTTGATTTGATTGTTCAATTTTCCATTAGAGATATGCTATGTGCTCATCTGGGCTTCTCAAGTAATATTATTGTTCTTGATGAGGTGTTTGATGCACTTGATATGATTGGTTGTCAAAAAGTACTTGATGTTATATCTGCCATCAATGATATCAAAAATATATTCATTGTAACTCATAGAAAAGATTTGTCAATTCCTTCCGATAAAGAATTGCTTGTTGTTAAATCAATTAATGGAATTAGTGAATTAAGATGACCTATACAAAGCCAGACGACAAAACCTTTACTGAAATGGCTATATGGATTGATGAAAATGTTTATAAAGATGATTGCCCTGATGACATGCTATATGAATATTTATATCATTTAGCGTTCATGCTTTCTGGGTTAGCTGGTTATTTTTCTTGTGCTAATGACTATGATTCATTTTGTTTGTATACAGCTTCAAGACTATTTATGAGATTGAGGAATAAACAACAGTTTGAATTGAATGAGAATGGTCAGCCTAAAATGAAAATAATTAAGAGTATTCTTAATTACATGAAGAAAATTATTTATCCGTATAAAGTTGATTTTGAATTACAATTTAAGATTATGGATAAGAATATTGATATTCTACCTGTTAGTAATTTTAATCTTGGGACATTTGTTTCAGAGTCAACTAGTATGTTTGATAGAGTTGAATTTTCATTAGCATTAAGTCATGTAGCTGACATTGTTAAAGCTCACTTACTAAAAATTCCGTACAAGAAGAGAAGCTCAGAGTGGACAAATATCTACATAAGTTGTATGTTAACATTGATGAATTCAATTACTTTAACAGCTAATCAAAGAGAAAGGTTCAAAACAAAAATTGATGATTTATCTGTTATCAATGGGTTGTATTCAGAACTACGATTAGATCCGCCAATTTTATATCATTTGCCTGAAAAAATGTCAAACTATGTAAAGGTTCTTGTTAATGAGTTGCGACATGTTCTTGCATCAGAAATAGGTTGGCGAGAACATATAACTGAATCAGCTGAGTCAACAACAAAAAGTTTGATCTGGGCGGCATTTGATAAAGAGGAAGATACCCAATGAGAATAAAAACTGAACTTGGAAAACTTAAAGAGTCCGACCTGTGGAGCTTGATTCTCTTTGTACTATTTAAAGTAAAAGATATTCCCGAGTATTCATGTTTAAGTGAATTAGCATACATTCTTGATCAGAAAAATATGTTAAAGCTCTGCGAATATTTTGGTGGATGTACGATTACAATACCAACAGTCGAAGAGTTTGAAAACATTGTTTATGGATTGTTACTTTATCAGTACGTTGTAATTGAAAAAATCAATTATGACAATGCACTTGAGATGGTGGCACGAAATAATATTGATATGAAAGAAGTTAAAAAGTCGTACTTGAAGATTCAAGAGGTTCTTGAACAATATGAATTTACATCAAGGGTGTATAATGGAACTTAAGTATTTTTGTAACAAAGCCCTTGAAACATTACAACAATATAAAAGAAAAGATAGAGATGCAATTTTATTACAAGCTGTTAAAGAGCGGCTTGACAAATCTTTTGAAACATATAACCATGAACTTGAGTTAAGTTTAGGTTACTTGAAAAGACGTAATGAACTAAATGTAATGAGAAAGATAAATCAAAAGAAACGATGAACAAAATTATTGATGATGTTGCTGCTCTCACTTCAATATCAGTAAATTCATTAGCAATGTTGAACGACAGAACTATTCAAGCTATATGTCATTGTGTGTATGAAGGAATTTTAGAGGGAAATAACCCGATTGAAATGGAGCTGGGGTTCGGTACATTGTATATAAAATATGAAGGTGATGAAATAAAATATAAATTCATACCTTCAAAAAAACTTGAGGAGAGTGTTTCAAGAACCGTTCAAACAAAAACATCCCCCATTGTTCAGGGGCTTGATGCAGCGTTGAAAGAACGAATTGAAAACACATATAAAGATTTGCTATGAATGAAGACCAGACAAAATCTGTTGTTGATAACACTGATTTAGATACAAAGATTGCTGAACTGGCAAATCAAGTGGTAGCTGAATCAGACCCAGCAAAGTCAAAACAACTTGTTGAGTTATTCAACTGGTACATTTCAAAAAAGAATACAGCTCGTGTTGTTAAATTAAATGAACTATATGATGATGTTACAGATCAAATGGTTCTGCGATTTAAGACTCGAGCTGATCAATTTAGTAATTCTGATGTTTTGGATTACATGAAAGCTGTACAAGGTGCAATTGACACATCAACAAAGAATTTAACACAAGTTGAAGAGCCACCAAAAATTTTACAGCAAAACAACACACAAATCAATGTAAACATTGGTGACACATTTGATAGAGAAGCAAAACAAAGAATACTTGAGGCAGTTCAACAAACATTGAAACAAGCTCAAACTATTGTACAAGAAACTCCTCAAGAGACAGAAAATATTGTTTATATTGACCCTGAAAGTGCAATAGAAGAATTAAATTCTGTAACAGAGGAGAACAAATAAAACAATGGTTGTTACCTACAATGCTGATTTAGAAATGTCAGCAACGGAAACTAAAATGGAATATATTCAACGAATATGTGCCAACAAAGATATTTTGAATTTAAGTTGGAAACAACTTCAACAGATGTTTAATGAAAAATTTGGATACACATATTCTGAATCATATTACAGAAAAAACTACATAGCAGGAAACTTTATTAGTATTCCTGAAGCTACAACTACATATGCAACCTGCAATGTTGAAGAATTTGATGAAGTTTATAAATTGAAGTCTGAAAGAGTTAAGCTACGAGACGAAAGAGCTTATGTTAACTCAAAAATTGCAAGAATGTCTCGTGAAGAAACAATTCGCGAAATAGCTCGTGAATATGCACAGACAATGAGCACGAGAAAAAGACTTGAAGAATATGATAACCACTTTGTTTATACATCAAAGAATGAGGGTATTCTTCTTTTATCAGATTGGCATTATGGTATGATTTGCGATAATCCATGGAATATATATAATCCAGAAATTTGTCGTAAAAGAGTTAGCAAGTTACTTAATAAGACTTTTGAAATTATTGAAAAAGAAAGTCTAAAGAAAGTAACAGTATTGAACTTATCAGACCTGATTGCAGGTCGTATACATACACAAATTCGTATTGAAAGCAGATTTGATGTTATTACTCAGGTAATGGAAGTTTCTGAAATACTAGCTGAATTCTTAAATGAATTGTCAGTTTGTTGTGAAGTTGATTACTATGACTGTCTTGATAACCATTCTAGACTTGAGCCAAATAAAAATGATTCAATGGATCTTGAATCATTGGTGAGAATCATTCCGTGGTACTTAAAAGAGAGATTAGCTCAAAATAAACGCGTTCGTGTTTGTGACAACGAATTCGGTGCTGACATCATTACTTGTAATGTTCTCGGTCATGATATTATTGGCGTCCATGGTGACAATGACCGACCTGTTAATGCTCTTGATAAACTAAGTTTGATGACGCACAGACATTATGACTTGTTATGTACTGCGCATCTACATCACTTTTCGGCTGATGAGCAACATATGTCGATGGTTGTTTCAAATAGTTCATTGATGGGTGTTGACCGTTATGCAGAAAAATTAAGAGTAACAAGTGACCCTTCACAAACATTAATTGTTGCAACACCAGATAATGTATGTGAATGTATATATAGAATTGTTCTTAAATAATTGAATATAGCTGTTAAAAAACAGTTGTAAAATAAATTTTTTATAAGGCTGTAAATAGTAAGGTTTACAGATAAGGAGAAAACGAATGAAATACTTTAGTGACGTAACAAAGAAGCTTTATGAGTCTGAAGATGCGCTTAAAGATGCAGAAGCGGCTGTTGCAAAAAAGAAGCTTGCAGAAGAAACTAAGAAGCTAGAAGAGGCAACAACAAAGAAACAATTTGTTGCAAATATTGAAAAAGCTGATGCTGTGGTTGAGGATTGCAGAGCTCAGTATGAACTAGCAAAGAAGAAAGTTGAAGAATTATCGAAGAAATTTTTGGAAGATATTGATGCAATTCTAAAACCTGCTGAAAAAGCTGTAAAAGATGCAGAAGCAGATCGATATGAGGCAATCCGTAAATTCAATGCGGCTTACGGTCCGTACACCAGATACTACACTGGTAAAGATGCTGCAAATGAATTTACAAAAACTCTTGATGAGTTAAATCATATGCAAAGAAACTTCTGGAATTATTTTTTCCGCTAAACATTAAAGTTGTTAAGATAATTTATGGATGAATAGTTAATATAGAATATAAGCTCAATTATACTTGATATAACTAGCATCCGCCAAGTATAATTGAGCTTTTTTGTTGAATCATACTACTAACAAATTGTATATAAATTTATATTAAGAGGAAACTTTTATGTCAGTAAAAGATGTTAGAAACTACTACAATCAGATATGCGATCAATATTCTGAAATGCTTGAAAACATCAGAGATCTTGAAGCAGAGTGTGCAAAAGGTATTGTTGAGCCTGAAAGAATTGACCGATTAAAAGAACAAATTGAGCCTATTAAAGTTAATTTTCAACGTTGGTCATACATGATGTTCTTACTTAATCAGCCAACAAGAAAAGAAAAGGTTGCAAAATACGAATCAATGAATAAAAAATTATTGCAGTCAATTGATAAATCAAATACAGCTGATGCTGTTATTGAGGAAAATAATGAAGCTTTAAGAAATGTGGGTAAGTAAACATGGAAGAATTATTGAAGAGTGTAGGTATTACTGCAAAAGGTGAATACACAAAGAATGGTGTGTATGTTGTAGATATCAAAGATTATGATGAGTACGGTAAATATTTTAGTTTACTTGAAAAGAGTGATCTTGAAGAAGTACAAGATACAAGCCAAATAACAATTCATACAACAAACGTGACATATACATCAGATAAATATCAGGTCATTTTACAAGCTGATTTGGATGAAGATTTATATAAACTTGTTGTAACTCAATATTGAAGAGGTAGAAAACTATGAAGTTGAATCATGAAAAAGAAATCATCACTGACGTTGATACTTTAAGTGAGTGGTGTACTGAAATTGATACTCGTAAAGAGGGCAAGTTACTACAGGAAATTATTCTTGCTCTAAAAGCAACCATGAGAGCTCATGATCTGGAATCATTAACAGCTCCGCAGATTGGTTACAGGTATCGTGTGTTTTGTATTAGATTTGGCAAGAATGACTACAGAACATTTATTAATCCGTTAATTGAAAATAACACAGCGTTCCAGTTCTCCAGAGAAACATGTTCGAGCATTCCGAACAAAACATTCATCATGCCTCGATTTGGTAATGTTAAGTTTTTCTTCACAACACCCTTGGGTAAAGCCGAAGGTGGTAAGTTAGCTGGTAGAGCTGCTTTTGTTTTCCAACACTGCATGGATCATATCAACGGTATGCTAGTTTCAGACATTGGTCTTGAAATTGATGAAATGTTTGATAATGCAACTGATGAGGAACGTGAAGAGCTGCTAAAGATGTATGCCGAAGCGTTGGATATAACACAAAAGCAGTTAACCGAAGACATTGATAACAACGAGGATCTGAAAAACATTGATGATGCTGTAAAGTTTATCGCAAGTGTTAAATCAGGAGAAACAATCTTGGAACCTAAGCAGAAATAAATTATTAAAGGGCTGAGGAATCACAGATATGGCAACAAAAATTAGACTGAAAAGGCGCGTTAATGATAGTTCAAATACTGATGTTAAGATTGACACAGGCGAGCCTTTTTACAACGCAGAGAAGAAAAATCTTTATATCGGTAATACTGAGGGCGAAGCTCTCAGAGGTAATAAAAAACATATTGCCGAGCTTACCAAAACTGTGGAGGACGGGGTAATAAGACTTCAAGTAGGTGAAGATGAAGATAATGTTGTTACATTTGAAGCATCAGATTTCGGAAATGATTTCGGCAGCTCTGGTCTGAAATGGAAAACTTTTAAGTGATGGTGAATTAAGGACATGAATAATGTAAATCTAAAAGGTATACTTACAAATATTGAACCGTCACATGTGATACAAGGCATCGAGTTTGATAAGGCAAATTTACTTGTTAAACGTAAGGATGGAAAAGAAGATATCATCAATGTGAGATTTAAGAAGTTTTCGAATCCTTATGTCGATAATCAAGAGGTAACTCTGTGTGGTAATATTAGATCATATTCGTCCAAACTAGATAATGGAAAGAATAAAGTGGATCTATATGTTTTCACTTATTTTGATCAACCTGAATTGAATGAAAACGATCAGGAAGATATTAATAGTTTACAGCTTGATGGTCGTATTTGTAAGATTGAACCACTTCGTGAAACAAAAAACGGCAAACATAACATTCATTTGATTTTGGCAAATAACTTAATTGTTAGTCAAGGATCAAAGAAATTGAATTCTTATATTCCCTGTATTGCTTGGGGACAAGAAGCAATTGAACTATCAAAATTACCAATTAATACGGCTCTTCAAATTCAAGGTGAAATTCATTCACGTGAATATAAAAAAATTCTTGATGATGGATCTTTTGAATTTAGAATTGCTCATGAGTGTGTAATTAGATCATTTGAAATTATTTAAGAATGAAATTTGATTATTTACAAAGAGTTGTTATTGAAGCTCAACTTGACGTTGAAAATATTGGTCAATGTGTAATTGTTGGTAACAACGATTTTGGAGAAGAGTATTATTTAATCATTGGAACTGACTTAGGTTGGACGGAAGTAATAGAATATGGACCCGCAACTCCTGATCTTGATATACTTCCATTCAATGTTAATAGTAGTTATTCAAGATTTGAATACAATCAGAATAAACTTGAAAGAATAATTGACAAGTTTTTGAATAATCCAAAACGATTGGTAACACAAGCACGTGTTGTTGAGCTTGATGAGATACGAGAAAACATCATTAATCCTGTGGATAAGGTGTTTGTTAAGTCAAGTTTTGAAGGTGACTCAGGTGATGAATAAAAGAGAAACCATTAAAGACTTTTACGGAAAAATTATCGGGTTTGTTGAAACAGACAATCAAGGTAATAAAAGGGTCACAGACCGTTATGGTAGATACTGTGGCACTTACTATAAAAGATTAAATCAAACAAAAAACCGTTACGGTAGAATAGTTGCTATTGGTGACAATATCGGGTTGTTACTAACAGCTCAGTAAGTTGATCAATTAGTTATTTCATATTATAATATATGTAACAATAATTGATCTTATTGTACGAAGATAAAAATTGGAGGAACTCAATTAGATGATCAAATTATATACAAACCACTGCCCGTTATGTAACACTCTCAAAGAGCTGTTGGATGAAAAGAAAATTCAGTATGAGGAGGTTGATGACGTGCAGTTGATGCTTTCTCTCGGTCTCACTCATATGCCAATGCTCGAAATTGAGAATGGTGAAAGATTAAAATATCCTCAGGCATTAAAGTGGGTAAATCAGGAGAGATGAGCAATGGCCAAGATCAATTACAACAAATATCAAAAACACGTTGACTTTATCAATGAATACTCAAGTGCAGGTAATGCTGCTACAAAGAGCAAGTTTGATGCAAATGCAAATATTGAAAACAAAAATGTTGCAACATTGTCATGTGAAATGCACAAGGAAGATGACATTGGAACAAATCGTTTAAGAATGATTCAGATGTTGACCGAATTATATGGAGAGAGTTGTGCTCAAGAATATATTGATCAATTAGACTCACATATTATTTATAGACATGATGAAACACATCCGTTATTTCCTTACTGTGTGTCTGTGACTCTTTATCCGTTTATCTGTAAAGGATTAAAAAGCATTGGTGGACCAAGCGGAGCTCCAAAACATCTAAATTCTTTTGCAGGCAACTTTGTTAATCTAGTTTTTGCAATTAGCGCACAGTTTGCTGGAGCTGTTGCGACTCCTGAATATCTTGCTTATCTTGATTACTTCATTCGTCTTGAGTATGGTGATGATTATTATCTACATATTGAGGATGAAACAAATACAAGAAGTAAAAGAAAGAAAACAATTGGTCGTGAAATAACTGATATATTTGAACAGATCGCTCATTCGTTGAACGAACCAGCGGCAGCTCGTAATTATCAGTCCGTATTCTGGAACATTGCTTATTTTGACAAGCCCTATTTTGAAGCGCTGTTTGAAGATTTTGTATTTCCTGATGGCACTGAGATGCAGTGGAAATCCGTGTCGTGGCTTCAGAAATATCACATGAAGTGGTTTAATAAAGAGCGTTCCAGAAATTATCTTACATTTCCTGTTGAAACAGTCAACCTTGTTTATAGACCAGATACAAAAGAATTTATTGATCAGGAATGGTACGACTTTGCTTGTGAGATGTGGTCTGAAGGTCATAGCTTCTTCTGTTATACATCTGATACAGTTGATTCATTATCCTCTTGTTGTAGACTAAAGAATGGAATCACAGAAAATACATTTAGTTATACGCTCGGAGCTGGTGGTATTGCAACTGGTTCAAAAGCTGTAATCACAATGAACGTAAATCGCATTGTTCAAGACGCCATTAAGAACGGTGTTGATTATAGCGAAGCAATTAGAGAGCAGGCAAAGAAGAATCACAAGTATCTTATTGCATATAATGAACTTCTGAAACAAGAACTTAATAATGGTATGTTACCTATTTATGATGCAGGCTATATCAGTTTGGAAAAACAGTATCTGACACAGGGTATTAATGGTCTTGTTGAGGCTGCCGAATTCTTAGGTATTGATATTAATCCTAATGAGGAATATCATGAATTCTGTCGTAAGATCCTTGAGCCTATCATGGAAGAAAACAAGAAAGCTCGAACGAATGAATTAATGTTTAACACAGAATATGTACCTGCTGAAAATCTTGGTGTGAAAAATGCTCTCTGGGATAAAAAGCAAGGATACAAGTCACCTCGTGCTTGTTACAATTCATACTTCTTTAGACCTGATGATGAAACATTATCAGTATTTGATAAGATGGAACTTCATGGTGACAAAGTAATCAAGTATCTTGATGGTGGTTCTGCATGTCACATTAATTTGGAAGAACATCTTACAAAAGAACAGTATAAGAAATTACTCACGTTTGCAGCAAAAGTTGGATGTAGTTATTTCACATATAATATTCCCAATACAGTTTGTGATAATTGTGGACATATTTCAAAACATTACACAAAGAATTGTCCGAAATGTGGATCAGAAAAGATTGACTGGATAACTCGTATTATTGGTTATGCAAAACGCATATCTAAATATTCCGAGCCAAGACAAGTGGAAGCGGCAACGAGATATTATGATAACAAAACAAATTAAGTACTACACAAAGCAAATTTGTTTTCAAGAAATACCTGATGAAGTATCACTTACGTACTTCATAACAAATTGCCCTAATAGATGCAAAAATTGTCATTCTCCTCATTTGAGAGATGATATTGGAACATTGGTAAGTGATACACTAGAAGATGATCTTGAAAAAAATAAAGATCGTATATCTTGTGTACTATTCATGGGAGGAGACGATAATTTACAAATCAGCAGTTTAATCAATAGCTTAGAGATTTGTAAAAAACATGGTTTCAAAACAGCCCTTTATTCAGGGTATGAATTAGATTATCTTCCTACAGTTCTACTAAAGATGCTAGATTATGTCAAAATTGGACCTTATGTTGATGAACTAGGTGGACTAAAATCGGTAACCACAAATCAACGGTTATATAGACTTAATAATGCAGAAATTGAAGAAGATCTTACATCAAGATTTTGGAGACGTTTGGATGAAAATTACACTTAACACAGATAAAGAGCACGTTGATAAAATACGTGCAAAGTTGAAAGAAAATGATGGTTATTGCCCTTGCGTGTTAATCAAAAATGAAAATACAAAATGTATGTGTAAAGAGTTCATTGAACAGCGAGAAAGCGGTTATTGTCATTGTAAGTTGTATTATAAGACAATTGAAGAATAAATTAAACAGCGGTAACATTTTTGTTACCGCTGTTTTTAGTTGATAAACTGTTATTTTTATATTATAATATATATAACATATATTAGTGGGAGGAATTGATCTATGATACATGATGTCATTGTTATGAGGCAGCTTGTTGAACAATTGAATGAGTATAGAAATGCTTATTACAACGATAATGAGAGTCTTGTGACAGATCTTGAATATGATAATCTGTATGACAACCTTGTTAAGCTCGAAGAAAAATGTGGAGTTGTATTATCGAACTCACCTACAAGAACTGTTGGTTACAAAGTAGCTTCTGACTTGCCTGAAGTTAAACATAATTTTCCACCTATGTTGTCTCTCAACAAATCAAAGGAACTTAAAGACATGAAAAAGTTTCTTGGAACTAGGCCTGCCCTTGTTATGGCAAAGATGGATGGTCTTACTATTCGTATTACCTACAAAGATGGTAAAGTTTGGAGAGCTGAAACACGCGGCGACGGTGAAGTGGGAGAGGATGTTACTCACAATATCAGTTTTGTAAAAGATGTTCCTTTACAGATTCCTGTTCAAGAAGAAGTTATTGTCGATGGTGAAGTAATTGTTACCCGAGACAACTTTGCAAGACTTCGTGAAAAGTTTGTAGATAATAAGGGAAAGAAATACAAGAACGCTAGAAACTTTGCAGCAGGGTCAATAAGACTTCATGATTCGCAGAAAGCCGCAGAGCGCTGTTTGCAGTTTGTAGCTTGGAAGTTTGTTAAGGGAAGTGAATATAAACATTTCAGCTCAAGACTTAACCATCTTGCAGAATATGGGTTCAACACTACTCCCTACTTTGAGTTAGTTAGGGCAATGGATGAATCTGATTACAAGGTTGCCACTGATAATATTCAGGAAATATGTGAAAAATTAAACTACCCCATTGATGGTTGCGTATTCAGCTTTAATGAATGTGAGTATATGGATTCTCTTGGATTTACCTCGCATCATTCAAAAGCACAACTTGCTTACAAATTTTATGATGAAAAGTATGATACAGTAATTCGTGGAATTGATTGGACCATGGGCAAGACAGGTGCTCTTACTCCAACAGCAATGTTTGATACAGTCGAAATTGATGGCACTGATGTTTGTCGTGCAAATCTTCATAATCTTACAATTATGAAACAGTTGAATGTAAGAAAAGATTGCACCGCACGAGTTTTCAAAGCAAATATGATTATCCCTCAAGTTGACTCAGTGGATGATGATGGAGTTGCTGATTTTGAAATTCCTACAAGTTGTCCCGTTTGTGGTGGCAATACAAAGGTAACTAAAGAGAATGATTCGGAAGTGCTTATTTGTTCCAATCCTAACTGTAAAGGAAAACTTTTAGGCAAACTTTGTACATTTGTTTCTAAACAAGGTTTTGACATTGATGGATTAAGCGAAGGAAAACTTGAGTTTCTGATTGATAATAATTATGTAACAGATTTTCAAGATATCTTCACATTGTACAAACGTGGTTATAGACTTGAAAATGAACAAGGTTGGGGTGAACACTCAGTGAGGAAACTACTGGATGAAATTGATAGGTCTAAGAACATTTCAGTTGAAAATTTCTTATCCGCAATGAGTATTCCCAATGTTGGTTTGACTACCGCAAAATCAATTGCAGAACATTTTAGTAATGATATGGAAAAGATTGTAGAAGCACTTGATAATGAGTTTGATTGGTCAACAATTAGCGGATTTGGTGAAAAAACTTCAGAGCAGATTAATAGTTGGTATTCAAAAAACTTCAGTATATTTAACAACATTCTTAGTTATGTAACTATTAAGAAGCCTGAAGTAAAAGAAGTTGTATTAACAAATAGCCCCATAGCAGGAAAAACATTTTGTATTACAGGTAAATTTGAATATCCAAGAAGTGCAATTCAAAAAGAAATTGAAGCCTGTGGTGGAATCTTTGTTAACAGTGTGACAAAGAAGACTGATGTACTGTTTGTTGGTGATGATGCAGGCAGTAAGTTAAAAAAGGCTCAAGAACTTGGAATCACGATTGTTGAAGAAGAACATTTTAGAGCGTGGTTGGATGGAATTGAATGAGAAAATCAAATTGGAATATAAAAGTTAATGGTCGTGGAATACCAGTAAATGAGATATACAAAAAGCTTCTAAAATCAAGGGGAATTGATGATGTCGTTGACTTCGTTGAACCCTCTGATTATCATATTGTTTCAGGAGCTGAATTTAAGAACATTGAAAAAGCAATAAGTGTTTTTGACACACATTTTCATTGCAATTCAAAATTTCTTATTTATGCTGACGTCGACACAGATGGTTGCTGTTCTGCGGCTATTTTAACAAGGTACTTGAGAGATGATCTTAACTGCAGGGTAACAACATTTATTAACAATGAAAAAGAACACGGTGTAAAAGATTATTTCTTTGATAGAAAAGATCAGGATGAAGACATTGTCATTGTTGTAGATTCCATCAATGAAGATGTTGAAATGTATGAACGTATCTTACAATCCGGTAAGGACCTGATCATTCTCGATCATCACGTTCCTTCAGAAGCTGTCCTTAAAAATCAGTCACGATATAATCTTGTCAGTTCAGCAAATGAATACGTTAATCCAAATCTAAGTGGTAGCGGTGTTTGTTGGAAATTCATTAGATACTATGACCATTGTATTGGAAGAAATTATTCAGACAAATATGCAGATCTTGCAGCGACTGGTATCATTGCAGATGTTTGTAGTGTAGGGAAAGACTCTATGGAAAATAGAGCAATCTGTAAAATTGGTTTCCGAAATGTAACTAATCCGGCAATTAAACAACTTGTTGGAAAAGATATTATGAATTCAAAAGATATTGGTTTCGGAGTAGGTCCGCTAATCAATGCAGCTAACAGAGGTGGAGCAAATGAACTTGTTTTACAGATGCTGCTTTCTGACAATGTAACAGAAGTTAAATCAATTATTAAAGATTTAACAAAAATAAAAGAACAGCAGAAAAAGAAAACAGCAGAACTTTTTGAAGATATGAAAAATGAAGCTGAATTACAGCTTAACTATCACTGTATGTTCTTTTTCCCAACTGATTGTGGAAATCTTGCTGGATTACTTGCTACAAAAGCTTCAGACATGTGGAAAAGACCTGCATTTGTTCTTCACACTAGTGATGATGGTTATTACCGAGGATCAATGAGGTGTAACTGGAATGTTGATCTTCGCGGAATCATCAATAATAGTGGCTTTGGAACTTGTGCTGGTCACGAAACATCGGCAGGTGTAGAAATTAAACAAGAAGATTTACAGTCATTAGTTGACTATCTCGAAAGTATCTTTGATGGGATTGATGTCACAGTACAACGTGATGTCGATTTACAGATTGATAGAGCTCAAATAACACCATTGCTATTGCGAGAGCTTGAAAAATTAAATTTCATTTCAGGAGCTGGTTTTCCGTCAATATCTGTTTTCATTGATAATATCAATAATTATACAGTTAAGAAAATGTCTCAGGGCAAACATCTTTGTGTTGAAACATCTGATCTTAAATTCTTGTGGTGGAATTTTAATTCTTGGAATGATGTGATTGAAGATGGAAGTATGAGTGCTGTTGGTACGCTTGAAGAATCGTTCTTTGCAGGAAGAAAGTCAACTCAAGTTATGCTTGAAGATTACAATTTTACTGCAACTCCACAGCAAGTTAGTTTATGGTAAAATAAGTTGATTAACTAACTGTTACATTATATAATATATGTAAGAAGATAAGATGGAGGATGTTTCAATATGAAAACAATGTTAATTTTCAGAAGACAAACAATGGTTGATGATCTGCCTCATACCGAAGTGAAAGCTGTTGAAGTAGAACTTCCGGAATCTATTAAGAAAGGTGATGGGTGGGTTCTGTGGGGTCAAGCTGACGAAGTTGAAGTTTGTATACCTGTATCCACTGTAGGGAAAATTAACAGTGACATTGAGCCAAAAAAGAAGTTCATTTTTGGTAGTAAAATTAATGCAGATATTGATGGAAGCGCGAAATTGGTAAGAAGAAATTCAGAAATTAAAATTGTTTATCGTCGCGGTAAATCAGAATCTACTCCAAATAGCGTGTGTATCAGCGATTTGTACAAGAATACATTTTTTGGTGATTGTAGATCTCTTGGCAAAGCCAACTACTCCATCTCTAGTTTTAGTGAATCTTCTGCGTATGAAAAATGGTCAAAAATAATGGAGAATGAATATCTTCGTCAGCTTAATGTGGCAAATAAGTAACTTCCCCTAAAGCTGTGGAGAAAATAGATACACATACATAACTAATAGTTTATCAGGTATAACTTATTAGTTAACATAAAAACTCGTTAAATCGCGTTAGCACATTTGTGCATGGATGGAGGATTACAATGGTTGGAAGGCAAGAAGAGAAGCTTCAAAGACTTTATATTACGTATCTTGACAAGTTAAGTATTGCTGAAACAATGAGAAAAAATCTTGCAGCTGATATTATTGCAGGCTACAGACTTGGTAATGTAACTCGTCAGATGATTTCAATTGAAAATTATGAAGATAATGTTGTTGCAGCTGCACGTGTTGAATACGAAATGTATAGAAAACTTGTTGCACCTGACCTAAACTATGTTCGATGGGAAAATAACTTTTTAGAAACCTTGAGGAAACATAATGAAATATTTTGTAGTATCTGATGTTCATTCATTTTGTAATATACTTCTGAAAACATTACATCAAAAAGGGTTTGAAATCTCAAACCCTGATCATGTTTTAATTGTTTGTGGTGACCTATTTGATCGTGGTGATGAATCTGTTGGAATTTTTAACTTTGTAACAAAGCTTGCAGAGCAAAATCGATTTATTTATATCAGAGGTAATCATGAAGATCTTCTCAGAGAGGCTGTGTTCGACATCGAAACTCACAATCTAGAAATTCGTCATCATATTAGCAATGGAACTATGAAGACAATTGAGCATTTTACTGGTATCCATGTTTTTGATCTAATTACTGGGTGTTATGATAAAAAGCAATTTAATGAAGAAATAAATTCTATTTTGAAATTCATTGATGAATATGCTGTTGACTACTATGAACTAGATGAATATATTTTTGTTCATGGTTGGATACCAACAATTGTAAAGCAGACAAAATTTTCTGACTACAATCCTCCACTTATAGCTGATTTTCCTGATGGTGATTGGAATGAAGCAAGATGGTATAATGGCATGGAATTTTGGAATCGTGGATCAAGAATTGATGGTAAAACAATTGTTTGTGGACATTGGCATACAAATTATGGTCATTCTAAGATAGATTATAAATGTTCAGAGTGGGGTCCTGATGCAATATTTGATCCATTTATTCATGATGGTATTATTGCAATTGACGCTTGCACAGCATATTCAAAGAAAATAAACTGTATTGTTATTGAAAGGTGATTTGGAGGTGTTTATTTGAAACTTCAGGAAGCAGCTAAGAACGCATATATGATTCGTAATGATGGTAAAGTTTTTGATATGATTCAACATGTTTATGGTAGTCCTCTTGAAGTTGAAGAAACTCTTGCTGCTGCAGAGTGGTTGTATAGTGCAACAAGACATTCTTCAACAAAAGACTTGATTTTGAACTTCATTTCTACTTGGGGATACCAACAGAATCCTGATGAAATGACAATTGTTAATTCAATTCATTCAGAAATTGACAAGCGACCGTATAGATTTCTATCTCATGAATTTATTGATTCAATTGCCGATAAACTTGATGAGTCTAGAGTTGTTGCAGAAATTGAAGATCTCAATGATCTTGTTGTAAACGAACTAAATCAGGAATTCTTGAGAGCAAGATACGGTGGTATGTACAATTCATTTGCTGGAAGCAAAGAACTTGTATTCAGAGTATCTTCAGCTGGCTTTAATTGGTTCAACATTATCTTTCAGTTTGTTTACGATAACAAAAATCGTGTTGATTGTGTAACTATTGTCCATGATGAAGAGGCTACCGGATCAGAGGATGTTTATACACATAACGGTGAAAAGATTGAAAAGATGCCTATTAATGACTTTATCATGATGTCAGGTAATCCAATTATCGAAGAGCTTGAAATTAAATATGCTCTAAAAGAAGGTCTTGTAAAAGGTAACTCAATCATTGATTCAGCACCCTCCAAAATAAACTATGGAAGACTAAATATCAATTATGCTCGTGCACTGTATGCTGAACATCATGATGGAGGCTCGATATGAACAACAATTATGAGAAAAGGTCTGAAAATCCTATTGACAAAGAACTTTTTGAATTCTACTTAGCTAATTTAGATCTAATTCAAGAATATCTTAGGCGGTATGTTATTTGTTTGGGTGATAAGGGATTTGTTGTTGCAAAACCAACACGCTATTCAGCTTATGAAGTAGTACCTGTAACTGTAATGTTGAAGAGACTTACAAAGAGTAAGAAGATATTTTCAGTTGAAGGTAGATGGAATAAGGGAGGCGGGCATATCTATCGAGGTAATTTCACAGAATCTTCTGTTAATAAAACTTACTTCTTTGATGAAGCATGTGCTATTGCAGAATGCGAAAGATTAAATGCAAGAAGAGGTGTAAAGTAATGATGACCTATTGTGAGGGTTCAAAGTGTAAACTTGCAAATAAATGTGAAAAGCATTGTAAGATTGGTCGTTTTCCAAATGTTGAATTTGAATATATTGATTGGTCGAGGATGGGCTCTGGATCTTACACTGATAATAGTTGTGTAATTGAACACACTTGTGGTGATGACTCAAAAGATTATCCACTTTTTGAGGAAGCTATAAAACCGAAGGAAGTTCAAAATCTCGAATTTGCTCTCAGTAGATTCGGCGTGAACTTGTTCGATGAAAATGATAATAGAAGATCAAATGATCAAGTACTTGCTGATGTTTTGATAAAGATTCACAGCAGCTTTCTGGAGGGCAATTAAACAAGTTGATAATCCTCCATTTCTATATTATAATATATATGTAGATAAAAGAAGTGGAGGATCTTATATGTACACATATCTCAATGTTCATCCGAAAGGTTTATCTGTTGGTGATTGTGTAAAGAGAGCAATCACAAAAGCTGCAAACATGGATTATATGGAAGTACAGCGTGAGCTAAATCGTTACAAAAAAGTAACCGGTGCAAAATCTTTCAATAGCGACTATAATCCTCACAAGTATGTTGAAAACGTGTTACATGGTATTAAGTTGAGTTTTCCTGCAGTTAAGGGTCAGCCAAGAATGAACGGAGAACGCTTCAGTAAAGCATATCCAAAAGGCAGCTACATTCTTAATATGGCAGGTCATTGGTCTTGCTGTGTTGATGGTGTGATTTATGATACTTGGGATTGCAGTGACAAGTGTGTCTACACCGCTTATAAAATTATTCCGCAGAATAGAACAACTGTTAAAAAGAATTGTTATGCTGTCACCAATGTTATTAATGGTCCTTCAAGAGTTATTGTTTACGATAAACAAGGTAACGATGTTGTACATGAGATGAACTCAACGTTGGTTAGCGGGTATATTCGTTGCCTTGAAGATATGGGTTATACAGCTGTTAAGTAAAAACAACATTAAGGGCTGTTTTATAACAGCCCTTTTATACATATATAAATGTTTGTAAAGATGGAGGTGACTTTTATGAAGGTTAGAGTAAGACTTGATACCACAACAGATATTGCTAACTTTGTGTACATTGTTAACACAGTGAAAAGCAGAGTATTTCTCACTGATGATAGCGGTCTTCGTGTTGATGGGAAATCTTTTCTTGGCGTATGTCATGCACGTGAATTTGCAAGACTTTGGTGTGAGTGTGATGAAGACATCTACACCTTGATTGAACCCTTTGTTGTAAATGGAGATTAATGATGTTTCCAATAAGAATGATTTATAAAGACCCTACTAGTGTAGTTAATAAACCGCATGAAGTAGATGTATACTATTTTCATGCTGAGCCTACTACTGATAGCTATGGTGACACTTGTATCATAACTGTTGCAACATGTTGGATGTTGGATAATGAATATTGGATTACGGTTCCAGTTTATGAACTAACGCCCATTAAAGAAAAAGAGGCACTGAATGAGTAAATGTTCTTGCTATCATGCCAGGACGATTGTTACATATGATGATATACTCCGTGGTATAAAACAACCAGTCAAAGTAGGGGATATTGAGGGTGTTTGTTACGGAACAAAGGAGATGGATGAATGTTTTTGTAACGGAGACCCACTCAAGTGTACTTTTTATCCTGAAAAGCGTGCTCAAGCTGAAAAAGAACTTACAAAAAACGAACTTGAGGAACAAATTCTACATAAGATTCGGCACGATTATGAGCTAGTAAAACTTTTTAATAAATATATTGAACTTGTCGGAGGTGACTAACATGCATTGTGGTTACATTGTTAAGGTTGAAAAACTTAGACCTCACACAAATGCAGACAGACTTCAAGTTGCAACATTTTTTGGAAATGATACCATTGTCTCGCTAGAAACAAAAATCGGTGACATGGGTATCTATTTCCCTTCAGGATTGCAGCTGTCAGAAGAATATTGTGAACAAAATAATCTTGTTCGTAAGAAAGATGAGAATGGAAAAAACATTGGCGGATATCTTGATCCAGACCATCGCAACATCAAGGCAATAAAGCTGCGTGGAGAAAAATCGGATGGTGTATTCATGCCTCTAGAATCCATTAACTATTGTTATTCAGAGTTGCAGAATAATCCTGATGTTGTTGTAACCGAATTTTCTGTTGGCGAACAAATTGTTACAGTAAATGGTCATAACATCTGTTGTAAGTATGTTCCAAAAACAACTCGACGCTATGGAACATACTCTGATGGAAATAGAACTCGTAAAAAGAGAGTTGACTATGCTCCATTATTTGCCGAACATGTTGACACTGAGCAGCTTGCTTACAATACTGGTGCCTTTAGAGAAGGTGATGAAATTGAAATCACTTTAAAGATGCACGGAACTTCTCAGCGAACTGGCTATTTGCCTGTACATAAAAGTTACAAGAGAACATTTAAAGATTGGTTGCTTCATAAAGAAGGTACACCGATTTACAATTATGATTATGTTTGTGGAACTAGAAGAGTTGTTCTTGAAAACTTTGATGGTAATACAAGTTTCTATGGATCAAATGCATTCCGTGAAAAACATCATAATGAATTTATCGGTAAATTAAACAAAGGTGAAACTGTTTACTACGAAGTTGTTGGATTTACTGATACTGGTGCCCCGATTATGTCAACAGGTGATAACACAAAAGTTGGACCCGAGTTTGTAAAACAGTATGGGCCTACAACTATTTTTACTTATGGTTGTTCAATCTCAGGATCTTCTCTTCAATTCAATGAGGAAACCAACAACGTGGATATCCACACAGAGGAACCGTTATCCGATATGTATGTTTATCGAATGACTATGACCAATGACGATGGATATGTTGTTGAGTATACACCTGATCAAGTTAGACACAGATGTGAACAAATGGGTGTAAAAACAGTACCTGTTATTGGTAAGGGTATTGTTTTCAACAATGAGTTCTGGTTTAAGCCACATGATAAGAATGAGTGGACTGTCTATCAACTTGAAGAAAATGAAATTATTGGTGATCTGATTGTTGCAGCTGCTGAAGATTATTATAGCGGACCAGATCCCATTGGTAAAACTCACACACGTGAGGGTGTTGTTTGTAGAATAATCAATAGGCCTAAATTCTGTGCTTACAAGCACAAGAATTATGAATTCAAACAGCTGGAAGGTATTATTCAAGATAAGATTGCTAGTGATACCACTGCAGAAATTTCTGAAGATATTTTGAGTGAGATGTGATCATGGTACTTAATAACAATAAATCAATCATATGTCTCATTAGACGAGATACACTGAAAAATTTTCAAGATAATAATCCTGTTCTTCATAGTAAAGAACTTGTTGTTGCATATGATGAAGAAAATATGTGTAATAAGTACTATATTGGCGATGGTATTAATCCTTTCAATTATCTTTGGCCAATTGATCTTAACACAGTCAGTCATTTCAATGTGTATACTGACAATGGTGAACGAGTCTTAACAATTGTAACAGATTATAAATGTTGTGAAAAGATAATGCAACTTAATGAAGAACGAAAGGAAACTAAAAACTCGAATGAGTAAACAAAAACTTATAAGAAATTTGATTCTCAAAGCTGTATTCGCTGTTATTACTGTTGCTGCATACGTTGTTGTTCTAAATTTAGAGCCCATAATTAATAACGAGTTGGCTATGACTCAGTTAGAAAACAGTAATGAACTATATCTTATGTATGAGCTTTATAACTTTGTGAAGCCACTTGTTGCTACAATTTTTGTACTTATTATAGCACTTGTGGCTGGGTCTGCTTGTTATAATGTTTATAAATATTTTTCAACTAAAAAGAATGGAGACAATATCAAATGAAAAAGTGTATCATCTTCCTTGTAATGCTCGTGATTATGTGTTGTGCACTGTTTACAGGCTGCCGTAAGCCCTATGACAAGCCAGAGTTCAAAACCATTGAAGCCTCACAGACAGCATTCCTTGTTCCCCTTGTAGGTGACACTGGCAGTCAAGGTGCATTTGATTCAGAAGAGCTGCTGCTTGAAACAAAGGTTGCAACTAAAGAAATTCAGATTCCTCATAGATGGGTACAGACAGGTCGTAAGCACTGGCAAGGTGAATATAGACCTACAGCAACACTTATTGTTGTTGAACGAAAGCCTGTTTCGAGAAGCTGGGAAAGCGGTGACTCGACAGCAACTTCTTCAAACAAGGCAATTTTTGGTGAAACATCAGATAATATTGGTATCTATGTTGGTATGAATTGCACTGCATTGATTGAAGAAAAAGATGCAGCAAAGTTCCTTTATCGTTATAATAACACTCCCCTTGAAACCATCATTGATACTGACATCAAAAAGATGGTTGAAGATAGATTTAACATTGAAACAGCCCTTGTAATGTCCACTGATCTCGGTGCTAAGAAGGGTGAAATTATGGAAGCTGTTAAGAATTATGTTATTGACTACTTCAAGGATTATGGTATCACAATCACTGTTCTTGGTTTGAAGGAAGGTATTTCGTTTGAGAATCCTGAAATTCAGAAGGCACTTGATGCTAAGTTTGCATCTGAGCAGGAACTTGTAATTCAGCAGAATAAGAATGAAGCAAATATTGCAAAGGCAGAGGCTGAAGCTCAGGCCATCATCATTGCAGCAGAGGCGCAAGCTGAAGCAAACAAGGTACTTGCAGAATCTATCACTGATAAAATTCTAACTCAGATGTACTACGAAAAGTGGAATGGTGTACTACCCACTGTAATGAGTGATGGTAACTATCTGCTTCCAAGCAACATCATTGAATAAGTTACATGTAAATACATATAATAAAAAAGAGGCTTCTTACAAGCCTCTTTTTTATTGTAGTTGATAAATTTGAATGAATATCATATAATATAGTTAAATAAATATGCCAACATGAGGATAATAATGGAATTAACTGAATCTTTAGTTCGAGAATACATCAATGAAGCAACAGACATGCTTGTTACATATAAAAAATTTAAAGTGCCAGAAATTGTTAAAATTGAATTTGCTAATGTAACAAGTTATTGGGCAACAATCAAACCAGTTGTTGATGGATGTAATATTGGATGGGCTGTAAAACTTAGCAGAATGTTCGAACGAATAACAGATGCAGAATTATTTCACAAACGATTGTTAAGTTGTATTGTACATGAAATGATACATACTCAAACAAATTGTTGGAATCATGGCAAAAGATTTCAATATTGGGCACAATGTGTTAACACAAGATTCCCTCAAATAACAATAGCCACTTCAACTGATGGAAGAGACTTCGGTGTGGATATTCCTTCAAGACCTGTTAAATATCATCTTATATGCAATAAATGTGGAAAAGTACATGAATTCAGAAGAATGACTTCTTATCTTAATTATCCAAATAAATATTATATGTGTGGATCTTGTGATGCTTCTGATTTTACATTCAAAAAATTATAACTGTTATTTAAGTTGATTATCTTCTATTCTTATATTATAATATATGTGTAAAAAGGAATGGAGGATTTTTAATATGTTGAATAGTATTCGTGAAGAAGCTAAAACAATTTTAGAGGGAATCCGTAAAAAAGCCATCAAAGCTGATTTACACTATGTTGTTATTTATTGGATCGGACCTATCAGCAATGAACTTAGTCATCGTGTTGGCTGGTTTGAGGATATAAATGAGCTAGTTAATTTTAAGAATATGTTACTTGATTATTATGACAATGGCAAATTCTCTTGGTATATGACATCTGATGTTACAGGAATTAAAGATGGCGGTCTTTTTGAGAAGGTGGTGTAAAATATGATTACAGCAAAAGAAGCAGCTAAACTTACTTTGTACACTGAATCTCAGGAAGAGAAGCTAGAAAATCGTTGTGATATTGCTATTACAAATGCTATTAAAAATAAATGCTTTTGGGCTGAAGCATATATCGGAGATATGTATGAAGTAGTAGTTGATCACATCAAATGTATGTTAATTGATCTTGGGTACAGTGTTTCCACAAGATTTCATGATTCTGAAAGATATCTATATATTAAGTGGGGCCATCTTAAATCCGAGGTAACTTATGAAACAAAATGAACTTAACTTCATATTTAACGTTATGGAACTAATGAACAAAGTTCCACAGGCTTCACCAAATCCTTATGACATGACAGGATGGATTCATGCTGCAAGAGACTATGAAAAAGTTCATAATCTTGTAAGTACAACTATTAAAAATTACTGCACATATGTCACATGGAAAAACAGTAAAGATGTAGATGAAGAATATCTTGAAATGTGTAAAGAAAAGTATGAAACATGTTTTGATGAACTTAAATCATTCATTAGTAAACGTGTAAATGAAGGGTGGATATGATATGGAAAAACATTATACTTTAGAGGAAGTATTTACCCTCATTGGTGAAGATTACTTAACACGTAATCTTGGAAGTGGTTCAAAGAAATCCATTGAAGTTGATGGATACACTGTTTATCAAAGATCTTTGAGATATCAAACATTTTATAATAAGGGTGTAAAGTGTGTCTCTTGTGGTAAAGAGGGTACTCATTTTAAGCTTGATTGTGATAGTCACACTGATCCTACAAAAACTAATCGTAGACATTTTAATCTTTATGCTGACGACGGTACTTTAATGACTAAAGATCATATACTTCCGAAGAAATGGGGAGGTAAAGATACACTTGAAAATATGCAAGTAATGTGTGAAGAGTGTAATCGTAAAAAAGGCTCTATATATGAACATGAGATTGAAGGCATTGTTTCTCGAAGCGTTGAAAATCCTGATAAAATAATCAAATATATTAATATAGAAAAAGCTATTCTTGATATTGTTGAAAAAAGAAAAATACTGTCAAAAGGACTAAGACCTGGCATTATAGTAAGAAAGACAATTGAAACTAGTTTAAGTATTCAAAATGCAATAGAAACAGGAAAGCCATATTTTAACTGTATATGGACAAAAGAAAAATTCAACGTGGAGGGCAAATCATATGATGCCTGAAATTATTAATACACGTCTCCTTAATGATTACTATTTTCTTGAGAATCAGGGGCTGGAAGTCCTTGGTGTGTTTCTTTTTGGTTCTCAGAATTATTGTTGTGATACGTCGGCCTCCGATATAGATGTCAAAGCTATCGTTGTACCCTCTTTTGATAATCTGGCAATGGGTAAAACTGAATTTTCAAACTGTTATCAACGAGAGAACGGTGAGTTAACCGTTTTTGATATTCGAAATATGATTTACAATTATAAGAAACAGAATGTTAATTTTCTTGAAACACTGTTTACTAAGTGGTATATCATCAATGATAAGTATAAATCTGTATTTGATCAATTGATTGAAAATCGTGAAAGGATTGCTCATCTTAACAGGTATGCTAACATACAGTGTATTGCAGGATGTGCAAAAAATAAGTCAAAGAAGGTATTCAAAGAAATGCCCTCGAACAAAGAGGCGATTCAGAAATACGGATTTGATAACAAAGCGCTTGCTGATATAATCAGATTTAGAGACATGCTGCATGAATACATGTTTGATACTAAGTATGAATTTTGTCTTGTACCAGAAAATAATACTTATATTCGTGAATTAAAACAAACAGGTTATTTTACCACTGTGTACAATGCAAGAAAAATGCATGATAATCTGATGAAACAGATTGATGATATGTTAAAAGAAGCTGATTGCACACTCGAACTAAATAAAACAGACTTTGAAGTGGTTGAACTTCTTGACACAACTTGTAAAGATATAATCAAACTTCATTTAATGGAGGAACTTAAATGTCAACAGTAATAGTTCTTGTTGGTTTACCTGGTTGTGGTAAATCAGACTATGCAATTAAATATGTAAATAGAACATCTGATGTAAGACAATGGAAAATTTGTTCGTCAGATCAAGTAAGAAAGAAACTTTATGGTGATGAACGAATTCAGGGAAATCCATCTGATGTGTTTAATCAGCTACATAGAGAAGTTAATGAACTACTTACAAAGAATATAAATGTTGTATATGATGCAACAAACATGAATCGAAAAAACAGAAAACAGATAATTGATATTGCTAAAAAACATAATGCAACCATCGAAGCACATGTGGTATGGTGTCCGTATGAAGATTGTATTACACGTGATGCTACAAGATCCAGAAATGTTGGTTCTGAAGTAATCAAGAAAATGCTATATAGATTTGAAATGCCTTTCTACAATGAAGGTTTTCCTCGCATTAAAATTGTACATAATGAATCTGTTGATTTTGATCGTGTTAAATATAGATCTTCACTGATAGAGTCAATGAATATTCCTCATGATAACCCTCATCATTCTTTGCCTGTAGATAAGCATTGTGAATGTGCTGCAAAGTGGTTGATAAATAATTACAACTCACCAATCCTTGTTGAAGCAGCATTTATCCATGATTGTGGTAAACCACTGACGAAATTTTTCAAACGTGATGAAAAAGGTCATAAGTTACCTGATGCACATTATTATAATCATGACAATGTTGGAGCTTATTTGAGTATTGGATGTTATGATCCCGATGTAGCAACTGGTATCTATGTGCCATGGTTAATTTCTTCACATATGCAGCCTTTCTTTAATTCTACATATTATCAAAGTCTTGCAGCTGATGAAAAAGAGATGATTGATAAGTTACATGAGGCAGACCTTATTGCACACTAAGTAATCTATCCACAGCTGTGGAGAAAGTAAGGTCAAATATTAACGATAAGGTATTATTAATATAAAATTATTGCTAAAAATAACGCTTGTCTTATCCATTGCACAAGGTTTATATTTATAGTTGATTAGACTAACTATTCATATTATAATATAACTATAAACAATCAGGAGGTAATTAGATGGATTTACATAAACCAGTTCCAAAACAGTTAAGTCAATGGGGATCAGGTACTGAAATCATTTATATGTGTCCTGTTTGTTTTTGTGATTTTAGAATCTATGGAAACAAAGAGCTTTACTGCCATGAATGTGGTAACATGATTCAGTGGAAGAATATACCTACTCATTGTAGCGAAGAATTTAAGAAACAATATGATGAACTTGTTTACAGAAAATACGCAATGATGGGCAGACCTGAGGATAAACAGACACTCGATGATATTGCATTAACAGAGCTCATGTTCAAACTTTACAAGGGAGAAATTGTGTGATATGTACAATGTTTATGTAATCAAATATAGTGGATGGTACTCTGAGGATTCAACTGTTGTTATTAGTGATGAAGACTACTTTAATGATAAAGCTGCTCTTGCTCGTAGATGCTACAAAGAATTTAACATGGAACATGTTCCTGTTGAAGATGATGTTTCTGCAGAATGGTATGGTAATTATGCACCGTATAATCTTTTTCCGTGCATTAAAATTACAAAAGAAAATGATCGGTGGTATTGGGCAACTGTTGTTGAATTTCATGACGGCCCAAGTGATGCTGTTAGAATCATAACTCATGAACAGGGCAGTGACAAAGACTTTATGAATGCAGTATCAGCTGCAAATGTTTCTTTTCACCAGCTTGAAAAAGAGTTTGATAGTTGAGACAACTACAAATGTGAGGTGACAACAGTTGAAATTTGCTTACCTACCTGATAAAAATGGCGAATGGTTTGAATTTCACGAAAAATCAATGAGACTACGCAACTTTAATCATGGTGGATTTCAGATTGATGAAAATGCAGACTACTGGTTAACAGCTGAAATTTATGAGTATGAATCATGGCACGAATTATACACTGCTACAGATTATTGTCCTTTAAAGCATGGACAATTAACTTACTGGTCAGCCTGGCTTGATTCTGATGGTGAAATCTGGTATGCTGATTCTCATGGAGTTGATGCTGTAAAGTTAGCGAACTACCTATATGGATTTGAGTGCGATCTGATTGATTGGGATGAGGCTGAATTATATCTTTATAATAAGAATTGGATTAAAGTAACAAGAGGACCGATGTGGGAATACTATTGTAAAGATACAAAAATATGGACAATGACAAGTAAAACATTTGATACTCTAGTAGCTTACTGCAACATGAATAATTTAAGAATGCCAAAAATTGAAAATATAAGAATTGTGGAGTAAATTTATATGGAAATAATTAATGAAAATAAACGAAGAGTACCAGTTAGAATTTACAATGAACACTATATTTGTGATTGCGGAGGTGACGTTATTTATGAATCAGGAATGATGACTGTAGCTACATATCCGATACAATATTATCATAAATGTAACAAATGTGGAAAAACTTATTCGTTGACAGAAAAGTTTCCGCGTGTTGTATATGAGGAAGAAAAGATAGGAATGATACTTGATTAAGGAGAAACATATGAAATCAAATATAAATTCGGAAATAAACAACAATAAGATTTGTACATTAAATGTAGAAGAAACAGAAGGAATTGCTACTTTACAGTTAGTTAATAATAATGTAAATACTAATATTGAAACAGTTTGTAATCTACCCTCGGCTGAAGAGTATGAAGAACTAGACAGACAACATAGAGAAAATTATTTTGAATGGTCTACTAAAAAGTTTAGTGCACCATTATACAAGTGTCCGAAATGTAACGACGGTGCAATGTGTCGAGATGAGACAATTGTTCTTACCTCAATTCCTCCGCAGCATAGATACGAATGTAACAAATGCGGACATGTTAGCTATCATACTATATGAGGAGAATTTAACATGAGCAAGTATGAACAGTGTGAATATAGATTACATTGTGGAGTATGTAAAGCTTCAGGTAAAAAGTGCATTTACATTGAAGATGAAATAACTTATCCTCAAAAGATAAATACTCCACAGTATGATGAATTTTTTATTAGACAGGAATACATACCGCCAGCTTGTATTAAATGTCCAAATCATCCATCTAATGGTGGAAATGGTAACTGTAATTGTACGTTAGGTACACAGCAGGTTGTGTATGCAACAGCTGATTACATGAACGGTTATGAGACATCTAAAACAGAGATGAATGTACCATTTACGTACGTTAGTGAAACACAAAATAAATAAAAGAGACGCGAAAGCGTCTCTTTTTAGTTGATTAATTATAACTGTTATTATATAATATTAATGTAAAATAAAGCTGGAGGAAGCGAACAAATGACAAGATACATTATTAAAGAAACTATTGTACGTAAAGAAAATCATCCTTGTTTTATCAATGAATGGTTCTGCGGTAAAGGAGGATGGTGTGGTGAGGCAACGCTTCCTCTAAAGTATGTAGCAAGAGAACATGGTTTTACTAATCGTAGATGGGCAGAACAAAGGATACATGAAAAGAAACTGTGGGACGCTAATATTTTAAGTAAGTATTCAAATATTGATTATACTAAGAATTATGAAATATTAGAAATTTCTATCTAACATTGAGGTGCTGATATATGTTTACTAAAACAGATTTGAATTACTATGTAGATTACGATTATGACAGAACACCATGTGAATGTGATGATTATATCTGTAGATGTACTCGTATTGAAAGTACTCGTGTTGAAAATGTTTCTTTTAATAAGGTGTATTCAATCCTCTGTAAAAAATATTGTAAATCAGCTTCTGAAATTGAAACATACTGTTTTGACAGAATTTGTTCTGTATTTAGACTTTATGATAAATATTTGTATGACGTTGATGTTTGTGGTGGTTACTACGGAGAAGAAATCGCTGGTGTATTCTTTGAAAAAGAGGAAGATATAGTCAACACATATAATGAAGTAACGTTATTAAAAAATGATATTGACAAAATTAAATATGTTCTTGAATTAGAATATGGTTATCTACTCCCGTCCCTCGAATACGCAAAAAATGCTCACATTGAACTAGTTGAAACAAATTTAGTATTTCCGCCACAGCGTGAATACTTGGTAAAGTTGAATAGAGATGTCATTGAAGAATACAAACATAGAATTTTACCCGTTTGTGTTTGTATTAAGAATAATGATCAATATACACTTATTGATGGTTATCACAGATTTGTAGCAAATAAAGAAAATGATGCAATCACAATTGTTGTAATTGAATAAAACTATGAAAGATCAAAATTTCCATTATATCATTCAACTAGATGACGGAACATACTGGGCTGGATATAACACATTTGTCGATCAAATTAGAAAGGCGATGTTATATAACAGCTACAAGATGGCTGAATCGTGCGCTATTGACTCAATTAAAAGAAGAAGACCCTCTCGAATTGGAACAAAGTACAGAATACTAACAATAGAAATCAATGTAACAAGTGAATCAGATTGGAAAGTTGTTGAATAGGTAGGATTAATTTATGATTCAAATTGCTCAAGAATACCGTACATCAAAGAAGGAACGTACTTGTGGATTGTGCGGAGGAAAAATTCATGTTGGAGACAGATATTCTCATCAATTGAACAAAGAGGGATCTGAGTGTTGGGCATTTGATGCTCATTGTGAATGTCAATTCATCTGTTTTGAGCTATGGGAATACATTGATCCTTGGGACGGAGTGTATGAGGATGATTTTATAGATGGTTGTCATGAATTTTGTCATCATATGATTTGTCCAAATTGTACTTCATACATAGCTGAAGATAACGAATGTCTTGAAGATGAAAGCTACTGTGAGAATAAAATTATTGAAACATTGTTAAAATATGACTTCTGCAGAGTTAAATCTGATGATCCAAAGGCTATAGGTAAACGAGTTTGGGGACTTATTCCAAAAGAAAAGCCTCTTGATTTAGTGCCAGGTCTATTTAAGTGAGGTATAACATGATTAAAAAATGGCAATCTACAGAAATGATAGTTCATTATGAATGTCACGCCTGTCACTACACATATGATGATTATTTTGATGAAGATAAGAATCGAGAAATGAACAAAATTGATGCACCCTTTATTGCATTGTTAGAGCCTGCTCTTATTCAAACAGCAAGCTATAAACCTATTACAAGACACACCATCTATATGTGTCCGAAATGTGGCACGCTCGCAATTGACGTGATGGAGGTATAAAGATGGCTCACGATCTTGGATTTGAACAATACACTTACAAAGCAAAAAGTTTTTATGATAACGAATGGGTTGAAGGCAACATTGTTATTAAACCAAATTTGGAATTTGTCATCATTGATTTTGATGGAAATGAACTTAGCATCTGGCCTGAAACCATTTGTAAGCCTACAGGCTTTCAGGCATATCATTATGAGAACAATAAACTCATTCTTGACTGTTTGATCTATCACGGTGACATTGTTGAAGTAATAACTCGTTGCGGTGGCATTTATAAATATATTGTTTGGTTTAATCAGGAAATGAATCATTTTTCTGCTGTTAATCTTGAGGCGGCAATGTTTAATGGTTACGATTATTACAATGAAACAAACTATACTCGATACGAAGACTTTTGTTTCTTGATGCAAGATCCGTGGAACGATGTGAGTAGTGTAACGGTTATCGGTAACACTTGCGACAACCTGGAATTGCTCGATGATGTTGAAGTTCATGTTAATGTAAATTCTGATATTCTTGATTTTTAAGTTGATCATTCAACTGTTATCATATATAATATATATGTAAATAAAAGACGTATGGAGGATCAATTCATGGAAAACAAGATTATTGAACTTAAGGCTGAGCTGGATATGATAAACGAGATGGGTAGTAATATCTATCATAATATCCATGAGGGCTTCAAGACTATTGTAACTGAGATGTTTGTTAATCCCTTTGAGAACGCAAGATTAACTAGACTTAATTATAATGAGTTCGATAAGGAAATTTCTTTCGAAATTGGATTCTTCAATACTGATGAAAACAAAATTGACTTTGGTTCAGATATGTGGTTCACTTACAGTGTTAAGAAGGGTCTTCAAGTAAATGTGGGCACTATTGGTACTTATGGTAAGGAAGACATATATCAGTTTGCTCGTGTTCATCTTCTCCACGCAATCTTTGCAGATATTGAGGCGGTTGAAGCTCGTCTTGAATCTGAAATGACTTGTAATAATCTTCTCAATGAATATGATATTATTCGTGAGAAAGACTGTGAAATTACGTGTGAGATTAGTAAAATCAAAAAGATGATTGCAGCAAAAAAGATTGAAGCAATCAGAAACAATATCATTGTTGGTACTCAAGTAAAATATGCCGATGATGCAAGTGGATCCAGACTGTTTGGTCACTACACAGATAAGAGTGTGTGGGTTATCACAAAGGTAAATAGAGTTACTGTTAATGTTCAGTCCAAAGCCACAGGTGTCAATGGATCTGTTAATAAGGAAGACCTTATAAAGCAGATCAATTTGGGTAAGATTAACTTTTATGAAGAGGCAAACGCATGACATATGATTATGACATTGTAATTGTTGGTGCGGGTCCGGCAGGAATTTTCACTGCTCTGCAGCTTGTTGCTAACAATTATGAAGGCAAGATTCTCATTTGTGAGAAGGGCAAAGCTGTGGAAAATAGAAGTTGCCCGAAACATAAAACAGGTAAATGTGTACACTGTGATCCCTGTAATATTACAACTGGATTTTCGGGAGCTGGAGCATTTTCAGATGGTAAACTGTCACTTAGTTATGAAGTAGGTGGTGATCTTCCTGAACTTATTGGTGAAGATTCAGTTCAGCATCTAATTGAGTATACTGATTCCATTTATCGCGAATTTGGAGCTGATACTCAAATTGAGGGTGTTAGCGATTATGATGCGGTTGAGAGAATTCGGAAATGTGCGATTCGTGCCGATCTGAAGCTTGTAGACTGCCCCATAAGACATTTAGGAACAGAAAAAGCTCAAGAAATCTATAAGAAAATTCAGGATTATCTTTCTGAACGTGGTGTTGATATTCACTACAATGAGTCAGTAAAAGATATAATTGTTAATAAGAAGAATAAAAAACATGTTTGTTCTGGCGTTATTACAGATGATGGTACAAAATACACAGCAAAAAAGGTAATCATTGCAACAGGTCGTCGAGGAGCGGAGTGGTTATTCAATGTTTGCAATCATTATCACATTCAGCATGAACCTGGTACTGTTGATATCGGTGTTCGAGTTGAATGTCGTAATGAAATAATGCAGGAAGTAAATGAAGCTCTGTATGAAGGCAAGTTTATCGGATATCCAAAACCGTTTAAGAATAAAGTTAGAACATTTTGTCAGAATCCTGGCGGGTGGGTTGCTCAGGAAAACTATGATGAAGGTCTTGCTGTAGTTAATGGTCATTCCTTCAAGGAAACAAAATCTCCGAATACTAACTTCTCAATTCTTTGTTCACATAATTTTAGTGTCCCATTCGATGATCCGATTGCATATGCAAAGAAAGTTGGTCAGCTTACAAACAAACTTGGAGATGGTCATATCCTTGTGCAGCGTTTTGGTGACATTCTTGATGGAAAGAGAACTTGGCAGAAGGAACTGAATAGAGGAAATTTGAAACCTACGTTACCTGATGCTGTTGCCGGGGATATTACAGCTGCAATTCCGTATAGAACAATGACAAATATCATTGAGTTTATCTTTATGCTTGATAAAGTGGCGCCCGGTATTGCGAACAAAGAAACACTTTTGTATGCTCCTGAACTTAAATTTTACTCAAACAAAGTAACAATGGATTATCAACTCAGAACAAGTATTGATAATTTACATTGTCTCGGAGACTCAAGTGGATGGACTAGAGGTTTGATGATGGCATCTGTTATGGGTGTTTATATGGCCAATGTTATTCTTTGTGAAAATAAATTTGGTAATCTTGATGAGGTTGTAAAAAATGAAAACATTCATACTAATTCCTGACGGAATAGCAGCAGGAAAGAAACTATTAATCAAGGTTGATAGAATCATTAAAGTTGAAGAACATTCATTTAAGAATGATCTTGTTGGTTCTATGATATATCTTGATAATCATAGTACTGAAGTGACAACACTTTCAGTTGAAAAAGTTTATGAAGCCATAAATGGCTGATTAATAAATTAAATAACTATTAAAATTAAGGTGGTGAATTCAAACAATGGCAAAGGTTGTTCCGAAGCCTAATGAGTCATTTGATTCTATGCTCAGACGCTTTAAGAAGTCTGTTAACAACGACGGACTGATTCAGGAGCTGCGCAGACGTGAATACTATCTCAGCCCTTCTCAGAAGAGACGAGCAAAAGATGACTTGGCAATGAAGAGAATGAAAAAGAAGAAGAGATAATTCGCGAGGTACATGTTTGATGAAGATGATCTATAAAGTTTGTCTTCCTGGGTATGGTAAAACAAAGTGGCTTGTAAACAAAGCAATAAGTGAAAACAACGATGGTACAACAAGATTATATGTGACTTCAAATCTGTATGGTAAAAGATATTCAGATTTTGCGGAGTATTATCATGCAACTTCAGGTCATGTTTGTTCTATCCCGCCTGTTAACATCGACTGTGACAAACTTTCGAGACCAACAACATTGTTCATTGATGATGCAATGTTGTATGAGGGTCTTGTTGAATTTCTGCGTGAAAATGCGGAATATATTAAGACCTGTTACATAACAATAAATGGAGAACTTGACAATGAAAGTTGAACTAATCCGTTATACAACAGCACCAGTTGACGCAATTGAAGAGGCAGCAAGCACATGTTATGATAGTTCACCTACAGGTGGTAAGATCATGAATCATTGTTATAAGAGCGGTCATCATTCCGTTCTTGAGTTTGCTGATTTTACTTTTAAGATTAGCGGAGTAAGTAGAGCACTAACCCATCAGTTGGTTAGACACCGTCTTGCAAGTTATGCACAACGCTCACAGAGGTATTGTAAGGAGACAGGATTTGAATTTGTTGTTCCTCCTTCAATTGCAAAGAATCCTGAAGCTGCTGTTATTTATCAGAAGACAATGGACACTATTACTGAAGCTTATGCGAAGTTGCTGGAGTTGTTGATTCCCGGAGAAGATGCTAGAATGGTTTTGCCCAATGCGTGCTTCACTGAAATCTGTGTTAAGATGAATCTAAGAACATTTATGAACTTCTGCAATGAGCGTCTTTGTTCCTGTGCACAGTGGGAAATCAGACAGATGGCAATTCAGATGGTAAAGGAAGTTCTTAAGGTTGCACCTGAACTTAAACAGTTCCTTGTTCCTAAATGCGAAAAGCATCCTAACTATCACTTCTGTACTGAAACTAAAAAGAGAAGTTGCGGAAGACATCCTCTAATCAGTGAGGTCTTTAGCGGCGGTGGCGGATTAGAATTATCCTGATAAGTAAAAAATAAAGCGGCTATTGTTATGGTAGCCGCTTTTTAGTTGATATAACTGTTAGTACATATTATAATATAAGTGTAAAAAGTAAAGGAGGAAATTTCATGAACGACAACAAGACAGTTCGAGTAAGCAGAGGAATCAGTTTGTCCACAGTGGTATTTATTGTGTTTCTGATTCTTAAACTTACAAACGTGATTGATTGGTCGTGGTGGTGGGTAACATCTCCTTTGTGGATTAGCTTTGGACTTGGGTTAGTTGCACTGCTAATTTACACAATTGTGTTGCTATGCATTTACGGCGCGCGCAAAAGAAAACTTAAAAGAATGAGAAAGTGGGGTAAGAGATTTGGCAACCAAAGATTCACTTGGTGACCGTATGAAAGAGTTCTATGAGAACAGAAGTAAGACGTATCTCACAAGACGAACTCCAGTTATGATTCGAATTGATGGGAAAGCATTTCATTCATTCACAAAACATTTTAAGCGACCATATGATGAAGTGTTTCATGTGGCAATGAACGAAACACTTCAGTATCTTTGTAAAAACATTCAAGGATGTAAATTTGGTTATACTCAGTCTGATGAAATAAGTTTGCTTATCACTGATTATGATAAAATTGACACTAGTGGTTGGTTTGATTATAATCTTCAAAAGATGTGTAGTGTTTCTGCAAGTATGGCAACATTTGCATTTAACAGATTTTTCAGTGACGCTGTTGCAGAATTTATTGACTGCGTATCAGTTGATCCAGAAACAGCTAATTGTAATTCTACAGATGAAAAATTGATTTCAGTTTATAAGAATGCAATAGAAAAAGGTGCATTATTTGATTCAAGAGTGTTTGTAATTCCTGAGGAGGAAGTTTGTAATTGCTTTATTTGGCGTCAACAGGATGCAACGCGTAATGCTATTCAGATGCTCGGTCAGACTTATTTCAGTCACAAACTTCTTGAGCACAAGTCCAGCAATGACATTCAAGATATGCTATTCTTAGAGCAGGGAATCAACTTCAACGATATGCCCACTGAGTTCAAGCGTGGCATCTGTTGTTATAGAAAAGAAGTTCCTTGCGTTGATAGACTTATCGGATATAAGAAGGAATGGATTCTAGATAAAGAATGTCCTATTTTCTCACAGGACCGCAATTACATAGAACAGCACATTCAACGAAAAGATAGTTGATTAAATAACAGTTTCAATATATAATATTAGTGTAATAGAAATTACAAAGGAGAATGTAAAGATGGATATGATGAATTGCTTTAACGGTATGTTTGGTAAGCTCGGTGCCGGTATGTGCCGACTTACGATGAACGGTAGAATCGCTGTAAAGACCAGCGGTGGCTACAAGAGCTACAATGTGAAGACTGGTAAGCTCACTAATTGCTCAAACTTCGTTTTCAACATTGGTGATGACTTCTTCTTCATTATTCCTACCAACAAGGTTGACGTGGGTGATATCATTCTTGATACGTTGAACTACATAAATGAATAATTAAAGATATGAATGAGCTAGTTGATTATTTTAACTAGCTCATTTATAATATTAATAATATTAATAGTGAAACTATAATATGTATAAGATATATTGTAACTAATTGCACAACACATTGTAATAAGTTGTGCAATTAAATAAAAATGGAGGTAAATTATGATAAAGGTAAGACGTAACGTCTTTGAAACTAATAGCAGCTCTTCTCATAGCATTACTATAAAAAATGATAGTCTTGTTGCAAATGAAATTCCTATTGAGGAAGATTATGATATCTGTGACGGAGAACCCACTATGATGGTTGAGCTCAACGGTTTTTGTGGTTGGGAAAATCATGAAACTCAGATGGAAAAATTAGCTTACATAATTATGCAGATCGCGTATATTTTGAATTTAGAGAGCGCAAATGGCTTTTACGGATCAAAAGAAGAAATAGAAGATGCAAGAGAAAAATTATATGAGTCTGAAGAGTTCAAGGAGCTTGAAGACATCATTTGTGACCACGCGGGATGTAAGCACATTCGACTTCGTGATGACACTGAGGGATACATCGACCACGACTCAGTGTGCTATAATATTGAGGAGTTAAAGAATTGGGATATTCCTTATGGAGGATATCTTGCTCTTGTTTATGGCGCTGATACATACATTCATTTTGAACACAACGGTTGAGAGATAACGATATGATTCAGATTAGAAATAATTGTTTTGAAACAAACAGCAGCTCATCACATTCCATAAGCATAACACCCTCTAATTTTTTACGACAATTAAACTATGAACCATCAAATTTAGTTTTAGATGATGAAGGTTATATTACACTTGAAGTAATGGGTTTTTGTAGCACTGATGCATATTACTCACAACGTGAAAAATTAACTTATGTTTTGCAAACAATTGCTGCAAAGAATGAAATATGTCTAAATCATTGTGGTAATTCGGCAGAGTTTAAAGATGCTCTTTCTCAATTATATGACACTGAAGAATTTACAAATATTCAAAATGCTGTTATAGCGCATCTTGGCAATGGATGTCAGGGTATTAGGTTTGATGAAAACTATGGGTGGGGATATATTGATGATAGCTATGATGCTATCGATGAATTTTATACTTATGCTGAATATGATCCAGTTGAATTTATATTTAGTGAAATGTCATTACATTACTATTATGATGGTTAAATAGAGGTGATAAAATGATTCAATTTAGAGAAAATTGTTTTGAAACCAACAGCAGTAGCTCACACAGTCTTGTTGTAAAACCTGGGTTTGACTATTATACTCCCGAAGAAATTTATGAACGTTTCAAGTGGAAGTTACATGAATGTAAAGATGAGCCTGGTAAATATATTCTTGAACCTAGACACTACTGGTTTCAGGATGGGTTTAACCGTTGGCCATTCCAGGTTCTTGATGACTTTGATTCAAAATTGTGGTACCTTTATGCTCATGCTCCTGTTCGTCATCTTAAACAGAAGACAAAAGACGGTTATGATCGTTGGACAACAGAGTATTATAAAGTTACAAACTTCCTCAAGAAGGAATTGCCCTGGCTTAAAACTGTAGATTGGTCAGACTGTAGAGGAGACTATAAAGGAATGCCTTCCTCTGAAGCTCATGAATTTACAGGAGCACTTAAGAAGGCAGGAATAAGTTGGTATGAATATCTGTTCAATAAGAACATTATTGTTATTTGTGACGGTGACGAGTATTGCGTCTGGGGTAGATTAAAGGAACAGAAACTTGTTAAACTTCCAAAGGGTACAAAGGAGTACATCTATGGTTAAGATCAGAAGCAACTGTTTTGAAACAAACTCAAGTTCAACTCATTGTCTTGTTATCAAAGCTGAACATTCTGAACAGGACACTAGTACAGAGGATGTATTTAACAAACAATATATTGTTTATCCTTTTACTGAATCAATTTATAAAGCAGAGTATACTTCCATTGAGGACAAGCTTCGTTACTTTTTGACGATTTATTATCAAGGAGAAGAGTATCATACTTCTTTAATGCAACAGTTATCAAAATTGTTTCCTAATGCATTGTTTATTCGTGACTTCAGAAGTGAAGGTAGTTATGGTCCTCATCCATACATCTTTGAGGATGCTGAATATTATACAGAGGATTTGTCCTTTACAGATGATGAGCTGCGTGATTTCATGCTCAATGGGACTGTATATTTTGGAAACAGAGATAATGAGGATTTTTATGACTTTACTCATTATGATGTTAAGAAAAATAGAAAATTTTACTGTTGTTGGAGCGGTTGATATGATTAATAATGAATTAAGAGACTATATTGCCGAAGAACATAAAGAAGCTTTTGTTTTCAATGTTCCAAGTTATGACAATTCTATTGTAGGTTTATCTGACGATGGCAGAGTCATATATGACTATGACTTGATGGTAAAAGAGTTAACAGAAGAGACAGCCTTAACAGAGGAAGAAGCCATTCAGTATATTGATTATAATACAATCAGAGCACTACCTTACATTGAAGAAAAAGTTAGACCTATTATTATCTTTGATTCCACTATTGTAAAGGAGATTAAAAATGATTCAAGTAAGACAGAATACATTTGAAACTAATAGCTCTTCAACACACTCAATTGTTATCTGTTCAAAGGAAACATTTGATAAATGGAAAGCTGGACTACTTGCGTTTGATGTAGATACTGAAGAATTCATCGATCCATTTACCAAAGAGGTCGAAGAGGATCTTATTGTACAGGCTGTTGATCAGTATAAGAACGTGTATATGAAAAATGATCCATATAAAATACCGTGGGATGATCTCAGTGATATACTCAAACAGAAACATATAGATACTTATGTAACACTTCATAAAGACGATATTCTCATGGAAAAAGGTCTCACATATGATTACTATAGAAATTACTACAAACAAGGTTGTGAATATTCAGAAAAATACCATACAACTGAACATGGTGACACAGTAGTTTCGTTTGGTAAAGGTGGATACGATGGATAAAAATTTCAATTAAGGAGATATATAAATGATTCAAGTTAGACGTAATGTTTTTGAAACAAATTCAAGCTCAGTACATAGTATAACCATGTGCTCAAAAGAAACTTACAAAAAATTCAGTAACGGTGAGTTATTCTTTAAAAAGTATTCAAGCAAGAAGCCATGGTATACGTTTGAAGAAATGCTCGCTGAAATTGATGAAGAAGATCGTGCAACAGTTCTTGAGCTCCGTAAAAATGAAAGTTACAAATTTGAAAACTTCATTGAAGACTATGACTTCTACACTGAATCAAACTTTAGTGGTGAATTTGAAGAGTTCTATGAGGAGTTCGTAACTGACAGCGGTGAAACAGTTGTTTCATTCGGATATTATGGAGAGTCACGTTGATGAACATTATTTGTATTTCAGGTAAAGCGAGACACGGTAAAGATACTACCGCAGAAATGTTAAAAACAAAACTCGAGTCTCAAGGCAAAAAGGTACTCGTTACTCACTACGGAGATCTTGTTAAATATATCTGTAGAACATTCTTTAATTGGAATGGCGAAAAAGATGAAACTGGAAGAACATTGCTACAGTATGTTGGAACAGACATTATCAGATCTGCTGAGCCTGACTACTGGGTAAGATTCATTGCAGGAATTTTGAAATTCTTTCAAAACCACTGGGATGTAGTTATCATTCCTGATTGTCGTTTTCCTAACGAGATTGAATATATCAAAAACGAATTCCCAGATTCAGTTTACAGTTTAAGAGTTGAAAGACCGAATTTTACGAGTGATCTTACAGAGGAACAGTTAAAACATCCATCTGAAACAGCGCTTGATAATTATGAATTTGATGGTGTTTTTGTAAACACCACAATGGAGGTTCTTCAAACACAGGTTGACTTCTTGTTACGAACACAGCTTTTCAAACTTGAGTGAATATTATCTAACAGTAAAAAATAAACAGCAGTTTAAGTTGATTAAACTGCTGTTTTTTATTATAATATATATGTAAAATAAAACCAGTGGAGGAATCAGTGTCATGTCAAAGCTCAATAATGTTCTCGATAATGTTGGTAAGAAGGTTGCTATTTATCAGATTGAAAACAGTGAGTGTGTTGATTATGCATTTAGACCGTACAATGAGAAGCTGTTTAATCCTCGCGATTATAAGAAAGTATGGCAGCATGATCATATTACAGCTTATTCTGTAGCAAATCCTCATGAAGATATTCTTGAAGGATTATTTAATGTGTTCAACGTTTATGAAACACAGCCGGCTGACTTCCGTGGTCATAGCTTAAGTATGAGCGATGTTGTTGTGATTGACAATAAAGCGTACTACTGCGACATGGTAGGTTGGGTATCTCTTGGTGAAGTTGATTTTTTCGATAATTCGGAGGATTAAGTAGATGAGTAATTTTGTATCTTACAAGAATGGTAATTATACTTGTTTCATTGATCTTGATAATGGAACAAAGATTCGCAAGAACAATCTTGATTTCTTTGAGGCGGAGTCTCCAGAAAGCATCGATTGTAAAATAACCAACTCGTGCGACCGCGGCTGTGTAATGTGTCATGAGAATAGTGTACCTAACGGAAAACATGCGGATATCATGAACGCAAAGTTCTTTGAATCAATGCACCCATACACTGAAATTGCTATTGGCGGAGGTAATCCTCTTGAACACCCTGATCTCGAAGAATTTCTGTATCGGTGTAAAGAGCTAAAGCTCATCCCGAGCATGACTGTTCATCAGTATCACTTTTTGAAGTCACTTGACTTTTTCCGTAAGCTTCGGGACAATAAACTTATCTATGGTATTGGTGTTTCTGTAAGTCATGTAACAGATGAGCTCATTGAAGCACTTCAGGAATTTCCGACTGCTGTTGTTCATCTTATTGCTGGTTGTGCATCTGAATCAATTATTAATCGTCTTAAGAATCATAATTTGAAAATTCTTATTCTTGGTTACAAGTATTTTAGACGTGGTATTGATCATTATGACATGAATAGCTCTAATATTGATTTTCTGATTCAGTATATGTATGATCTGTTGCCGGAAATGATTGAAAAGGAGTGGTTCAATACAATTAGTTTTGATAACCTTGCAATTGAACAGCTCAATGTAAAGAGACTAATGTCTGAAGAAGAGTGGAACGAATTTTACATGGGTGATGATGGAACAATGACCTTCTATGTGGATCTTGTAAATGAGGAATTTGGTGTAAGTTCTACAGCAGAAAAAAGATTTCCACTGATGGACAACATCGTAGATATGTTCAGCATTGTGAAAGAGGAGAAGAAAAAGAATGACCAGGAAAGAGCGTGAACAGATCTACGCAAAATATAACGGTCATTGTGCATATTGTGGTAAAGAAATCGAATATAAAGATATGCAGGTCGACCATTTGATACCTCAACGTAATGCCAGATATACAAAATATTATGCAGAAGATCAGATACAATCAATTGAAAATATGATGCCATCCTGTCGCAGGTGTAACCATTACAAACGTGCTCATTCTCTAGAAACTTTTCGTCGTTATATTGAGGAAATACCAATGAAGTTGATGAGAGATAACTATATCTATAAAGTTGGTATTCAATACAATCTAATTGAAGAACACCCGAGAAAAATAAAATTCTATTTTGAGGAACATAATGAAAGTAATATTTCTTGACATTGACGGCGTACTAAATTATAGTAAGTGTAAAACAAAAATTCATGGTATGTACGGTATCGAAGAAAACAAACTTGTTCTTCTAAGGGCAATTGTTAATGCAACTCATTCTAAAGTTGTACTAACAAGTACATGGAAACTAGATTGGAACCCTGACACAAAGTTTGAAGATCTAAATGAGGACGGTCAGTATCTTGCAGCGACGTTCTATCGTGCTGACATTGATATTCTCGATAAAACCACAGACAACGGATCTAATCGTGGGGCTGGAATTGTTGATTGGCTTGATGAACATCCGTGGGTTGATAAATTTTGTATACTTGATGATGAGTTGTTTGACTATGCAGAATATAACCTAATGCCACATGTTGTTAAAACATCTTTCTATGATGGTGGTCTCAAATTGAGTCATGTAAGTGAAGCTGTTAAGATTCTTGGAGGTAAAGAATGACACCAAATATCCATGTGGTTACGGAACTCATTGAAATGCTTGATAAGTATGAAGTAGGCTTAACAAAGTTTGAAAATGCTCTTCAGGTATATATCGATGATAACTGGATGTCTCAAGTATTTGAAAAAACAATTAACGCGCTTGTTCTGATGTTTTTTACTGAGGATGAAGTTGAAGTTATCAATAAATCAAGAATTGCTGATAATGATGAGGAAGCTAAAGAATTTGAAATTATACGGTCACAGTACGAAACTATAAATGAACTGATATATCACTTTATTTGCATTGGGGAATGCGGTAGAAATGAGGCTGTCCTTAAAGGTATCTATAAGTATAAACTAAAGAGTGGTAACATGTGCAAGCATGATGTACTCACTCCAATGAATCTTTGTCAGGTAATTGAGGATTATAGAACTACAAAACATGATTGTTGGTTCAATTTTACAGAAAATAGAGAGGATGAAGATAACGATAATGATTGTGAACCTTGAAGTATTATGTCGTGTAAAATTAAATGAGGCAGGTAAACAAATTTGGAATGCGTACCTGAGTAAGTTGCCTGAAAATTTCAAAGAAGAACATCCTCAGGTATATACTGAATTAAAAAATCGTGTTGATGCTGATGGATACTTTGAAAGTGCGTTGTGGGAAGTAATGCAACTGTTTGGTCCATTCATCAGTCAACATGGAACTCCGTTTGAAGTTAATACGCTTGATCTTGATAAGAATCCAAATTTTGGAAATTATTTTAATCAAGAACAAGTTGATCAATGATTAAGTTCATATTATAATATATGTGTTAAATAAGAGACTTGGAGGTCTACTAAAAATGAGATATCGGTATTACATTGCTCCTAACAAAGTTGTTTGTGTATCTTCGTTTGCAGGTCAGCCTGTTAAGGGCTATGCAAAGTGTGATACGAGCTGTGACGAATTCAACGAAGAAACAGGCAGAAAGCTTGCACAGCTCAGGTGTGACGAAAAGGTTACCAAAAAGAGAGTACTCAGGGCTCGTAAAAGACATCATGAAGCACTTAAAGCCCTCGGCAATGCAAAGGAATATTTGGAAAAGATGCAGAGATACTACGATGATGCATTTAAAGATTTTGTTGCAGCAAATGATGCTCGCATAAAGTTTGAAGAAAGTCTTAAGTAAATTGTATATAATTAACTGAGTGCCACAAAGCAGATTATTTGATTAAGCAACAGTATTAGTGGTTCAATGTGTATCTGAACAGCTCAGTTATCTATGCCCGTGTAGCCGAACTGGCATAGGCGACAGATTTAGGATCTGTAATCTGGAGGTTCGAGTCCTCTCACGGGTACCAGTCAGCTCAGTTTGTTATGTTTACGATTGTATGGCCTGAGTAATTACCAGTGCTGTTATTTCCGTAAAAAACAAGTCGGTACGTAACGATGTTCTTCGGACGCTGAGCATTTATATATTGGGATATCGCCAAGTTGGTGAAGGCACAGGACTTTGACTCCTGTATTCGCTGGTTCGAGTCCAGCTATCCCAGCCAGCTGTAGATGTTGTTTATTAGTTTCTTCGGTCAGAACAAAGTCGAATGAGAACTATTACTGGTTCTTTGCATCACCCAGTTAACAAAGTGGTGCAATTTTTATCCTTGTCTTAAATAAAAAGAGTATTATGAACGAAATTATTGATTTTATAAACAGAAGATGGTCAATTGATTGTAAATGGCATGATGGAAACTGTTGGTGGTTTGCATACATTCTTATAACAAGATTTCCTGAAATGAAAATGTACTATTTGCCAAAAATCGGTCACTTTGTTGCGGGATTATCATCCAGTCAACTATTTGATCATCGAGGCATATATGAAACAGATGAAGAACCCATTCTTGTTGAAAAAATAAAAGAGCAAGATACTCTGTGGTATGAACATTTAATGCGTGATTGTTTTATGTAAAAGAATGCTTATCAAACAGCATTCTTTTTATTTTTAGTTGATAAAACGTAACAGTTATATTATAATATTAACATAATAAATAATTGAGGAGAATCAACTATGTTTAACTTCAACGAATATGTTCCTGCAAGCACTATCTGGGCAACTGCAGTTGATCATGAAGATAGAGGCTTTATTAGAGGTCTTGTAAGAGGATGGAATATTGAGGTAACAACTCGTGAAGGAAAAACTGATTGGTTATCTGCATGTTACTTTGAGGAAGATCCGAACAACTACTTCAATGATGAGTTTCATCAGTGGATGTATAATGAACATGGTTTTACACCCACCGGTCGTATCTGTTTCCGTGGTTATGGCATCGAAGAATGGTGTGAAGAAGAACGTGAATATTTTATCACACCTATCAATGATGAGGATATAGATAATTACATTGAAGCAGAAACTAATGAGGAGGAAGAGTGGTAATGAAATGTGTACTAATGTCAATTAATTCTATTCATAATTGCAATATCGAAGATGGTACAAAAACTTCTGAGTTGAGAACAAAACCACCTAAGTTAGAACCACCCTTCAAAGTTTACACCTATGAATCAGGAGGACTTGGTCGTCACAAAGTCGTTAATGAATGGATCTGTAATAGTATGACTGAGTGGCTTATGTATATGGGTTTACCAGGTCATCTATCCAAAGTTGCAAACGTATCAAATGATTATATATGGAGCTATTGTGACAGGGGTAATAAAAATATAACTGAAATGAAGATCAGCAATCTTAAGATTTACAAGAAACCAATTTTCATTCATGAATTTATTAAACCTTCTGCAAAAGAATTTGATGAAATGATGGATGATTTGTGTCCATACTGCATACCCACTGAACGTGGTGAACGTGCGACTGTTGGAACTCCAAGCGGACCTATCTGCTGTGAAGGATCATTCTGCAATGAAGCATATACAACATATCTTGAAGAGAATAATTTAGTTATTACAAGAGCTCCACAGAATTGGTGCTGTGTAAAAGAAATAGACACATCTAAGTATATGTAAATTCATGTATGAATATGTATATTATTTTCGTTTACTAGTTTGAGGTGACTAAATGAATTCAATAATTATGAACATCAGACCTGATATCAATTCAAAAATTGAGTCCGGTGAAATTACAGCTCTTATTAAGAATAATATACCTAAGAAAACATGCCCCTTCAAAGTGTATACTTATGATGAAAAAAGAGGCGGAATTGTTAATGAGTGGATTTGTACAAAAGTTAAAAAGATAAAGGATGGCAATATAACCGATAAAGAGCTTGAGGCTTGTGGTTTAACATCCGATGAATTTAATTTTGTAACAAAGAATGGTAAACGTGAAGTTACATTGTTGACAATTAAAGATGTTATTACATATGTTACTGAAATGTCATTGAGTAACTTTATCGTTGCAGAAGCTCACACAAAAGAAGAACTTGGTATCACATTATGTAATGAATACTGTAAAGAAACAAACTACGGTAAAAGACGATATGCTGCAACAAAATGTGGTCATGTTGTATGTAAAGATGTGTATTGCCCAGCAGCCTATTCTAGATACCTTAGAACAGTTGAAATAAAAACAGTTCCATCAAATATAATCGATGTTAAAATTAAATAAATAGGAAGTAGGTAACTTACAAATGGCAAAAGAAATCGTAACTAATGATGATCTTAGATCAACGCTCATTCTTCTTGATGCTGCTGCAAAAACTATGTGCAATGAGAAAACACAAGAAGGTGTAAATAAACAATTTGCAGAAGCAAAAGATTTGCTTATCGCATTGTACAGGTATAATTCCTCCAGAACTACAACAAAGAACTAAACAAATTTAGGCTCAAGTTTAGTCCATATATAAATTATAAGATAAATATAATCGCCTTGCACAATTAGTTGTGCAAGGTTTGCAGGTATGAGGTTATAATGAATAGAGAAATAAAAGTTTTGAATGTAAACAGTACGCGATCTCCAAATGAACTAGCTGAAGCTATCAAATCAGAAATTTCAAAAATTGAGCAGGGCAAAATTGTGAATCTCATAACAGTTGAGTTTAATCATAATGTTCCCGTCTCAAATATTAAGGCGTACTTGAGAGGCTTGAAAAATTCTCTTGATACGATAAAGGGACTTGATTACATTGTGGTACCTGTTGGCGAACGCTTTGGTGTAAATATTGAAACTCATGTCTGTATTATTCCTGAGGAGAAATCAGATGTTTAATACGCAATTTACAACTGAACAAAACAAACAACTTGTTTCTCTTTATCCATACCTGATACCACAAAATCTATCAAGCAATAAAACATCAGATGAGTATGATTATACATATATTTGTGGCAATGAATTGCCTAACGGATGGTTCAGGTTATTTCTAATGTATTGTAAATATATCAGACCTCATCTTGTTCAGGCTGATTATTTGTATGATTTTTCTTTTTCACAACTAAAAGAAAAATGGGGTATGATGTGTCTTTACAATATGGGCTACCCTGAATCAATTGAATATTTGACTCGCACATTCGAAGCTTACAGCAAATATGTTTGTAGTATATGCGGAGATGCAGCAACAGTTGAAACCTTCGGTTGGGTAAGACACTTGTGTAATGATTGTTCGATTCGATACACAATTATAACTGTTAATACTGGAAAAATCAAATTGCCCAAACATTATAAAGTTACAATATATGAAAAAAATTATTTTGCAGATATTTATTATTCCTACAAATGGATTGATAAAGAATATCAAAAAGTGAGAAAAATGACTGATGAAGAGTTCTGGAATTATATCATTGATGTTGAGTAATGGAGATACCATTTTTACCATGTTACAGAAAAACATTGATAAAGAAAACCGAAAAAACAGACCAATGTGGAATGGTTATTACACAAGAAAAACTCCAACAAAGAAACAGTTGAAAGATAGAATCGATAAGAAACATAAACAAACCACTTTTCAAACTTGATAATCAATGATTCTCAGGTGAATACTGTTTTGTTGTATAACTCTTACTTATGTTGAAATATTTCTAGATTTTCATATAATAAATGTTAAATATATTTATATAATATATTATAACATATAACAATTGTAAATAATTGTTAATAATTATTTATAGTTGATTAAATGTTATAAATAATTTATAATATTAACATAATTAAACAATGAGGTGTTTATTATGAAGATGATTTGTGTTGAAGGATATAAAGCATTTCATGGTGACATGAATATAACACCAAAAAATCCAAAATTTGAACCCTTCTGTATTGTTAATAAAGACTGGCTCTATAAACCTGATACAAAGTGCTGGTATGGCGCTGGCAAATCTTTTCCTGAGGACATTTGCGAAGTAATTAACAATGACAACATTGAAAAAGATGAATAAATCAAGTTGATCACTAACAGGTTCTGCTTTATAATATTAGCGTAAAATAAATCACATAGTTAATCATAAAGGATGTTTCAATTAGAGCAACTACATATCATAAACGTTGAGGTGAAACATTCAATGATTAATAACACAACTCGAATTTCTACCGTTAAGAAATATATTGCTCGTGTACTTGATGAGTCACAACTTTATTGTGGAGTTTATGGCATACGTGTTCAAACTGTGCAAGATAATCTAGTTGATAGATTTGTTAGTAATGCGGATGAGATTCATTATTTCAACTCATTTGATGAATTTGAAAATTATGAACAGTCACTAATCTATAATCTACAACCAGAAAAATTGATTAAGATACACACAGTTGTAAATAGTAATATTAGAGTGAAAGAGTTGTACAAAATATGATATCCGGCAGCAGCTTAACTGGTTTCAAGCCACGGCCTTATAAGCCGTAGACCCTGACAAGGCATAGTGTTGGTTCGACCCCCACCTGCCGGACCACTTAACAAACGCACACTGATGGGGCAGTGTAAATTAACTTATGCAGCAGGTCGGCATACCAGCAAGGTCAAAACAGTCTGGAAGTTTGCGTTTAGAGACACCTTGCAACCTCCTTTTCCTCCTTGATAAAAAACTTTAATAATGATGAAGTTTCTTGTTACGGGTCAAGTTTTATACTCATTATTACATATATAACTCTTGAATTAATAATTTAACTCTGCTGTGTTAAATTATTAATTGTGGAGTTATATCAGGCTTCACAATTGAAGAATCATACATGCGAAACTGCATAGGGGTGCATTCCCTCCAATTAACAAATCCTCTTTAGTTAACTTTCGCGAAGGCTGCTGTGCAGTGCTGAAGGCCTTTTATGATTCTCAATCAAGATAAGGGCTCACTTACTCTATTAACGGTGAAATGATATATCTGTTAATGGTACTGATACTTATCAGATATCTTGATTGCGTAAAACTGTAGAGCTACGTTAATGCTTCATGAACTATCATACAGTTATATTGCGTTCTGAGTAATATAAAAATTTCGGTTAATTAGTGTGAAGGCATTCATGATAGTTGAATGTAGGATATGTCTCAGACCTCACTACACACTCATTAATTCGCAGCAAAATCAATGTTCATTTATAATGTTAATGAGGCGAGCTCATACGAATATGAGTGAATGTCAAAGACCCTCGAACAGATAGCTGAAATTAAGACTGTAAAACAATTCGCGCTTAAGGTACTTACTTATGGCATTAATTTTTCAAGAGTAAGTCAAGGGTTAGGATGAGGTGTGGCTACGCAGACCAACTAACAATGTAGCTCAGTAGGACAGAGCACGTCCCAGTTAAGGACGAGGTCAATGGTTCGAATCCATTCATTAAACATAGTGTCTAGGCGTAGAGTAGTTAACAGAAATAATGAACATTGAAACTAGTTGATTATTACATCAATTTAATATATAATAATTCATGTAAAGATAACTAATGGAGGAACTTATTATGGCAAATGATCCGAATAAGATGTCGATTGGAGAACGTGCTAATCTTAACAACTTAAAAAGATCCTATTTTCAGGCTGCCGATCGTGCTGAACGATTCAAAGATCGTTCTAGTGCAGATGCTTATAGATCTATCGAAAAACGTGCTTATGCAAATTACATGGAAGCACTTATAAGAACAGCTGGTAAGAAATGAACAAATTTATGCAAGCTGCTTTCAATGAAGCATATTTCGGTTAGTATACTTTGAGAAAGAAAACTCGTATAAAACTCGCTCAGACAGCTCTAATTCGTATACGGTGAGCAAGTACAAATGGAATCAATTAAGGTAGTTAAATTCTATCCTCTGCTGCAAGCCAGCATATGTATTGTTAATTGATTTGAAAATAGTTATAGTTGCAAGTATAACGAGCAGGTTGTGCCAACAAAGAAAAGTTGATAGTAAACTCTGGAAGGAATATCTAGTATCCGTAACCCGTTTTTCATATCTGTTGAGTAAAGGCTCAAGTAGTCGTTAAGATATGAGGATCCGCTCGTGTAACAGAATTGGCATATGTGCATGACTCAAAATCATGATTTTGCGAGTTCGAATCTCGCTACGAGCACCAATAAACTTTACAATGTACTGTATTTTGCATAAAATCTTCGATGAAATAGAATTAAAAAATGATCTTCTATTAGATTAAGTTGAACAATCCTCTATTTTATATTATAATATAAATGTAATAAACGATGGAGGTAGTTGATCATGTTCAAGATTGGTGATATTGTTATGGTACAGGGTTGTAAAGATTTGGAACCCATCAAAGCAAAGATTATTGATATGGGCCCTGATGAATCTGGTACAATCTGGTATATGTGTGAACCCGTTGAGTTTCAAGCTATAGCCAGAGAGTTTACAGCGAATTGTTTAACAAAGATTGACTAACATGTTTGATTTTTAGTTGATTAATCAACCGAGACATATTATAATATATGTATAATAAAGAAGGACATAAAGATGTACTATATAAGGTCGCTAGAGATTGATTCTAGTAGATGTATATAGAGTCTAATATGTTACTCAGCTGAGCTTCTTTGTTATTATAAAACAACACATAACTAATAAGTTGCATCAACAGGGATATGAAGTCGCGCCCGTGAATAAACAATAAGTTTATCAGCGCTAAAAAGTAGATAAGGTTTCTTGCGCTACTACTTGTTATATGTGTTATAAATGAAAGAAAATCATTAAAAGTTGAATAGTGAGTAAAGATCCATATCGAGTATGCCACAATGTACAAACTCAATGAAACAAACAAGTGCTACTAAAATTGATGGTGTGAGGCAAGGACTAATGCAGTACAGGCATTTAAGTAACACTATTTGAAAACTGCGATGTAGTAGTAAATGGAATTTGAGGAACAGCTTGTTTGATTAGCCATCTGTACAATGGTTGAATTGAGAGTGGCAGAGATTAGTCCAACGATGGTGTAAGTAGGTAGCATGGCCGGCGCATTAGCCGACGGATCCGTTCGAATCGGATGAGGATGACCAAAAAGAAAATCTCTTAAAAGTACAGGATATGAAAAAGCAAGGTAAACGAATTAAATGCTGGTCACAAAGGGTTATTGACCGTTGGAAGTGGGTGCACACACGAATCCAACCCTTGCTCCTAAAGGTGAGAGACCTTTAGTTCAACTTTAAATAAGCACCTTGTCCTCGACGGTTATTGAGGGCGCGCCTTATAAGCGCGTACACAAAGTTCGACTCTTTGGGGGTGTACCACATACTCAAGTCGCTCAAAAGGTTGTGAAGTTATGAATGGTATAAACTTAACTTCAAAGCTCCGGTAGGTTAGGGCAGCGGACAATAATCCGAAAGATACAAGTGCGAGGCTTGTCTTGAGTACCAGAAATAAATATTCAAAATCACAAGTAATCCTTAGCGGTGAGTGTGGTGTAGTTAACGGTCCGTTCGATTCGGATGTGAGACTTGTGGAGCTTATTTAGACTACATGAACGAATAAGTAATATTTATTTTACCTGTTGAAGCAACGTGACAATCTGGAGAGACAGATATTCATATGTGAGCAAAGTTGCAAGTGGAAGCAATATACTCTAAGCGTTGGCTGGGTAAGGTTACAGGTTCGAGTCCTGTTGTTCACACTTAAAACTAAATCATTAAGTGCCACGAAGCTAAGAGAAGCCATAAGCGAAACTGATGTATAAAATATCAGGTAGCTGCTGATATTTTATATGACGCACCACCCAGAGGGGGTGGAGAGCCGGTAAAATTCCGGAAATGTAGGAAGTCTTGGATTATAGAAGCTGTGGTAAATGGAGTGAGATGAACAGCTTAATGTTTTTAGTTGATTATTTACATAATGTATATTATAATATTGATGTAGAAGACGATTAAAAATTTTATTATGCCCCAGTGGCGGAACTGGCAAACTTATAAGTAAATATGCGGCTATGGTGGAATTGGCAGACACAGGGGACTTGTTAGAGGTCCAGTGACTATCGTGGAAGGTCAGCACTTCCCTCTAGCACCAAAAATCCCCTGCTGGAGACAGCGTGTGGGTTCGAGTCCCACTAGCCGCACCATTATAATTAGTACGGTATACATTTAAGACTTTTATTGTATGTATTACTATTATCGTGAAGATGGTCGAAGCATCGAGACGGACATGAACATAACATGTTGACAACGTTGGAAGTAACTCAAAAGGTAACTCGAGTAGAATATGAAAGTGCTTCCTGAAGCAAATCATGCGGTAAACAAGATCCCGAAGTAGTAGCAAGTTATAAGTTGGTTTAAGTCCAACCTTCACAACCAGTGGCTTCCCAGTTACAGGATATAATTGCGCGACTAAGACAGTGCCACAGCAGCGACGGCGAGATAACCGTGAGTAAACTCCCTATCGTTTACTACTTTTGAACTGGCTTGTAAGGTAAAAGTAGTGTGAAAGCTACGTTAGTGCTAACAGATAAATTATGATCACAAGAAAACTGAAAATGACACAGTGGACTTGTTAAAGATTGTCATTCATAGTTATATCTAAGTGAGTTATGATGCCCGATGTAAAGGATACTAACTAGTAAAATAGTTAAGTACTGAGAAGATAACGCTCAGCGAATGCCCCTGTGGTTAAGACATCATAACAATAGTGGGTGGTACCAAATCCGTAAGGTTGGGATAGACAGTCATTTCTTGATCATTGATAGAGAGACGTAAAGACCCTGTAAAAAGTTCAGGCGGCGAACAAGGGCCCGTCCAAACCCCCGATCAGGTGGAAAGCCTGATAATTTGGAGGAGTGGGTGAGAGGTTTAAACCAGCACCCTGCTAAGGTGCCGATCGACTTAATTCGGTCCGACAGTTCAAATCTGTCCTCCTCCGCCAGCTGTCGTACAGATACCGCGACATTAAATCCGAAGAGGACACATGAAGGTTGGTATTGTGTTTAAGTTGTTTTAAGAATTAAAAACAGCGGTTCTAAGCAATCCAAAACTTAGCGTAAGTAGAAACATTGAGCTCATGTTAGATACAAGTAGTACGATAAGCTACATTACGGCGGAGTGCCCAAGAGGTCATAAGGGCGCAGACTTGAAATCTGCTGTGTCGGCCTTGATCCGACCCGGGGGTTCGAATCCCTCCTCCGTCGCCATTCACGCAGTACTTAAAAATAGGAGGTATTCATTATGCTATAACTACTTTAAAGGAGTATAGAATAATGAAAAAACATCACAAGTATTTCCGAAATCTTCGTTACAAGCAAAAACTTGAATCAATGGTTAGTACTTCTACTACATACTGGGATCTCGTATTCTTTATTACTAAAGATTCCGACCCTAGATATGTAAGAGAAAATCAATATAGATTTAGTTGGCAAAAACGAGGTTGGCCGGTTGATGAAAAACAACCCGGTAAGAATTATTATATTTATTGGAGTAGACCAGAAGTTGATTATTCCATTCAAGAATATTATACTCGCCCTAAATATAGTAAACTAAAGAAATACTATAAAAAATATTCTAACAAGATTGTAAGACAAGAATTTAAACAAAAAGGATACATTTACAATAACTGTTCCTACAAGAAACAGTTTGATATCAAATGGACACTTGATTAAGTTGATCAATCAAAACAAACATATTATAATATATGTATAAATAACGAGTGCCTGTAATAAGTTCAAGTTCGACTTATTACAAAAAACCTATGAGTAAGGTCAACATATTGAACCTCCGGATATGTTGAACGGTAAGAGGATAAAACATCGCTCAGGTTTGGCTTATTGTCACCTCTTACATAATTTCGAGATGTTGGGGAGTCAGGTTACCCCGCCAGTTTTGGGAACTGGAGAACTCGTGAGTTCGAATCTCACCATCTCGACCACAGGCAGATTACATAACAAACTAAGGCACTGCGAAAAGAAGCCAACATAGTATGGTGACTTAATCAAATAGCAAGATGGGTGGCTTGGCGAGACCTTATCGTCACTTACAAAAATAAATAGGTGCCACGAAGCATTAGATTGCGCGTTGAAGAAACGTAGAAGAGCGGTTATGAAGTACAAGTAACTTAATTATGCTCATTGTAAGAACAAGCAGTGGTAAATGGAATTTGAGAAACAGCCTATTTTATATATTCTCCGTTAGCTCAGTCGGTAGAGCAGTATGGTGTCGTTGGTTCGAGCCCAACACGGAGAGCCAAAGCTTATGGTTTTTGAAATAACAGTAATAGGGTTTTGAATTGTGCTTACAGCTCAAGACGTTGAGTAACAACATAAACTCAATATCTGGTGACTTTGCTGTGTGGAATAGAAACACGCTCGTTGCATGCTGACGAACTCATTTGGTACGTTTATGAGTATAAATAATGGCGTACCGTCCGAAAACAATATCAGTTTATCTGATTGTTTATACATAATGTTACAAAGTGAAACGGTAAGTAGCTGAGTGATGGTGAATAACAAGTTCAATTCTTGCTATTTGAGTAGTTCGACTCTACCCAGGGCTGGTCTGCAATATACATCACTCGCGTAACATTTCAAACTTGATATGTCAAATGGTTGATATATACCAGGCCTAACACGTGGAAACAAGTGAAAAACCTTGATAACAAATCGTGGTGAAAATCCATACATTTGCCGTATGTCAACAGGTAGAAAAGCTGTAGTCTTGATTCCGAAGACTTTAAGGAACTGGATAGTAATGCAAAACAACGATAAAGTTTAGAAGTGCGATTTAGACAAATTAGCGGTTTGCGCCAAAACTAAACCGATATTATGGCGCCTTCGACAAGCGGTCAAAGTCACAGCCCTTTCACGGCTGCATTCGGTGGGTTCAAATCCCCCAGGCGTCACCATCGAAGTTCTGTTGTGGAACAAACTTAATGACTCAAGTTATCGCAGAGTGTTTGATGTAAACACGATCTTAACTGACAGAAGCGGATTAAAGAGTCAACTGTTTATGCTCGTGTAGCTCAGTTGGTAGAGCACATGACGTCTGACTCATTCAATGGTAGGAATTCAAGGTTAATAACCAAGAGAAATGGAAGTTCGAGTCTTCCGTCAGGCACCATTTTAATCATGTGGTCGAGAGTTCAAGTCTCTCCACGGGCACCAATTTCATTACCCGATATATTTATCAGTTTGAATCAAAAGTGAGTAAACAAGAACAATGAAGTTCAAACGTATTGATGATTTAGATGAAAAATTTTCATCGGATCTTAGTAGAGAAGAGCATCATAAAAAACATGTAGTAAAAGAGCGTCAGTTTCCAAAAATTTCACCTGATGAGTATGAACATATTGGTGATACCCTTGCAAAAACACCTGTTGATCATAAAAAGATACTTGGTTATGAAACAACACCAAGTGAAAAAGATCAAAGAACACGTTATGCAAAATATAATGTTGAGACAGGCGATTTTGTCGTTTATGGATGGCGCAATGCAGAGCCAATTCTTATAACAGTACATAGAAAAACATTAAGAGAGTATAATACTGATAAAGCAGTAAAATACATGGGTGAAATTCCTGAAGGAAAATAAGTTGAACAATTCCACTTTACATATTATAATATATGTAGTAAATGGTGGAGGTAATTAATCAATGAAAAGATTAACTGATGTTTACTCTTTGAATGATATCAATGAACAACTTGATAATGGGTACCGTATAATCAAATGTCCTGTTTGTGGTAATGAAACATTCAATGATTATTCAATTTGTCCACATTGTCAGTGGGAACAAGACGGAACGATCAACGAAGATCTTTATTCAAGTTGTAATAAATCTACTATTAAAGAATATAGAAAGATTTACAACAACACCATTAAAACAACGTAACTATAATGTATATAATATAGTAAACAATATCGCGGAATAGTGTAACGGTAACACATTTGGCTCATAACCAAAAATTTATCTGAAGTTCGAATCTTCCTTCCGCAACCAGATAGGTGCTTAAAGGTATAGTCTTAATTGACAAAGCGTTTTGACCTACCAAACTCGAAACGAAATGAATTTGCTCCGTTAGCTCAGAGGCAGAGCGCTCGCCTTGTAAGCGAGAGGTCAAGATATCGTAATTCTTACGGAGCTCCATCAATTACCATAGCTTAGTTCTTGGCAATGAGCGCATTGCTAAGTTGCTGAGAACTAGATAAGGTATAAATTAACATAAGTTCATTGACAACTTCATAATAGATTATATAATTGTTAAATAACTCAGTGTATGACATCTTGCGTGATGGCTGAGACTTAACCACGAAATAAGAAATGTATGCGATGGTGTACAAAGTATTAGAGACCTATGAATAAGTTTTGAATAAATAGGTTTACTGGCTCATAAGGAAAAGCACAGCTGTGGTTAATGTTGCATAACGATTATTTGCATAAACAACAACATTCTTGGCACGACAAGAAGCTCTGTAGTAATACATCTCACCAGCGGTTGTTGGCGTGAGAAACTAACGACCCGGTTCTCAAAGGAAGTGTTCCACTTGATGTCTCGTGAGAGGCTATAACAAGAATTGTTGGTGAAATTAGCGGCATGTGGATTATAATAGATTAATTTCTTTAACAGAAAGTTTAGTTAAAGATTCTTATCAAATCTGAAGCTCCGTGAAATTTCCTACATATTGATTGTAGGTGCTGTTCGATTTTATTATTTAACTGAAATGTACATGGCGGCCATGGTTAATAAAATCCATTTGAAAAGCGTGAGGTCGCTCCTCATTGCTCAGATTCAAGTGAGTATATGTTAATAATGTTCTTAATAAGTTATGTATGATGAAGGTCAATTTGCAATTGTATGATCTATTATGGAGTTGTCCTTTCCTCCATAATCAACCTGCGTTTCGGTATTGTGTTGCGGGTTTTGACCTCCTTTCTTTTGTAATAGCTATTGATGCCGTTTCATCAATAGCTATTTTTATTTTATAGTTGAAAAATCAAACAACATCAATATAATATATATAAGGAGGTACTGAATATGATTAAATTTGCTGCTATTAAAGCAACACCTGTTGAAACAGTTGATACTAGAATTGTACATGCTTATGATCATACCACATGTTACACATATTATGCCGAAGCTTATGGTTGGTATCTTCAGGCTCAGCCAGATAAATATGAAGTTGAAGAGGGATTCTTACTTGATGATGGCACATTTGTTGACCGAACGACAGCGCTAACTATAGCAAGGAAGTGTAAACAGTTGAAAAGTATGTATGATTACACAGATGTTTTGTATAGTTACATGATTGATTGGACGAGGTAAGCAAGATGGAGATATTACAGACAAAACGGTTTGAGAGATTTGGTAATGATTGTTTAATAAATGTTGAAGTATCTCTTGTTAAAATTTTTGATACTTACAATATTTACAAACATACAAAATATCATGGCTCATGGGTTCCTAAAGAAATTACAGAAGAATGTTACAATTTTATTAACAAGGATCAAGCTGAATTGGCATATGAACACCTCATTACAACTATGAATAAATAATGGGAGGTACATTTTGTTTAACTTACCTACTGGATGGTTATCACCGACAGGTGATTTCTATGAATGTGCTGTTTATGAGCACATCGCAATGGCTCGTGAGTTGATTCACACTGAACATAGAGCTGATGAAATTCTTGTAAACGGCGGATGGGTATCAATTACTATATCTCAGCTTGGCAACAAAGAATATTATATTTGGTGGAAGAACTTTTTGCAAGATGAACAAAAGAATTTTTTGAAAAAATACTTTGAAAATGAATCTGTTCCTGTTAGTTATATGTCAAAAATGAGGTGGAACGATGAAACTTGATAAAAAACATATTGTTAAACTACTAAGACGTGGGTTGTTTAGTGACACACTTAATCAAGAGGCAGCTGAACTAATTGAAGAACAACAACAGTTAATTGAGCAGTTGAAAGATATCTTGATTAATTTTAATGGTGAAGATTATCTTAGATCAGAAATACATCATGGTGATGAAGTTTACTGGTTTGATAACAGTAAATTCGAGGAATTTGTAGTAAGTAAGGTTGGTAATATATATGAAACTGTGGATAGATGATGTAAGACCCGCACCTGAAGGATATGTTTGGTGTAAGAGTGTTGAAGAAGCCAAGACCGCTATTAGTCGTAGCGTATTTAGACTAGCAAAGTCAATTGAAAGTGGGAATCCTGATTGGACACTAAAAATCGAACTGATTGACCTTGACTATGACGCAGGTGACTATGCTTCTGATGGTGGTGACTACATTAGACTTCTCGACTGGTTTGAGTGGTTATGCGGTGGAGAAGGTACTGATACGAAATTTCATATTCATTCAATGAATCCTGTCGGCGTAGAAAATATGCGAAGAATAATTCAGAAAAACGGATGGACCGAAGTATGAGTATATTTGACTTTATAGATATATTTGATGCAAAAACTTGGATTCGTGTTGAAAAGCATGATGATAGTGAAACTGCAACTATTTTATTCAATGGAACAATTCTTGATTTTTTCATTGAAAATTTTGAAGTAGAATACACTGTTAAAAGAGCATTTGTTGTTTCTGGTGTTGTTGTAATTGTTATAGAGGGATTAAAATGAGTAGTAAGTGTAATAAATGTGGTTATAGTAATCCAAGTTTAGTTACAGAATGTCTAAATTGTGGTGAGTCATTCTTTTGTAATGTACTCGGTAATCTTACAACAAAAGAAAACAAAAAGCCATGCGATTACATAATAGCTTGTGACATGGATGACACGATTGAATACCTATTAAGGTCATGGATTGAGTGGTTGAATAATCAGTATAATGTTTATGTTGATTACAACGATGTTCACGATTGGTATATTGGAACTTACTATCCATTCTTAACAGATGAGCAAATCTTTGCACCGCTGTTTGAAGAGAACATGTGGAAAACAGTTAAGCCGATGGAGGACGCTATTGAGTACATCAAGAAAATAATTGATGAAGGTTATCAATTTTATATTGTAACGAGTTCACACTATAAAACACTTGCTTACAAATTTGAAAATGTTCTATTCAAATATTTTCCGTTTATTGATAAAAATAATCTTATTATTTGTAACAATAAACAGTTAATCAATTGTGATATTCTCATAGATGATGGTCCTCATAACATTGTTGGTAACTATACAGGCATATTGATGACAAGCCCTCACAATTTGAGCTTTGACGTTGATAATTATAAAAATATTTATCGTGTTGATAATTGGAAACAAATATATGACTTAATTCATAAGATTACAGGCCAGTAAACAAACCGGCCTTTAATTTTAAGTTGATTATATTTAACTGTTATATTATAATATGTATATAAAAAGAAATGCAGGTGTCAGGTATGAGAAAAACAATCAAACTGAAGGTATTCTTCAAGAGTGGTGCTATCGGTAAGTACAAATTAAAAGTAGATAAAGAAGAAATGGTAGTAATCAATGCGTTACGTACCGAGATGGCAAATGGCCTTTGTGATGATACACAGGGAATGATTACATTTAGGAATTTTTCAGTACGAATGAACGAAATTGCTGGTTTTATTATGAAGTAAGTTGAATAAATAACAGTTTCATATTATAATATTAATGTAAAATAAATCAATTATTTTTGGAGGAAAATAATATGGCACATGAGGTCGAAACGCTCGCATACGTAAGCAATGAACAGAATGGACGCTTTGTTCCGTGGCACGGTCTTGGAGTACCTGTTGCAAACTACATGACTTCTGCAGAAGCTCTTAAGGCTGCCGAACTTGATTGGCGAGTTGAAGGTCGCGAAATTTTTACAAGTGAGGGCATCAAGATTCCTGGTTATGTTGCTAATACACGAGACAAAGACAACAGCGTGCTCGGTGTTGTAACTGATAAATATCGTGTTGTTCAGAATGAAGATGCTTTCTCATTTACTGATGCACTCATCGGTGATGACGTTAAATATGAGACAGCTGGTAGTCTTCGTAATGGAAAAAGTGTATTTCTTCTTGCAAAGCTTCCTGAACGAAAGATTCTGGATGACACATTTGATAATTATATTTGTTTCACTAATACATTTGATGGCAGTGGCGCTGTTAAAGTAGCGATGACTCCTACACGAGTTGTTTGTCAGAATACGTTGAATCTTGCACTTAGTAGTGCAAAAAGAATGTGGACCTGCAAACACATGGGTAAGATGGAAAATAAGCTCCATGAAGCTCAGGAAACTCTCGGACTTGCAGAAAAGTATATGGACGAACTTGCAGTGGTTGCAGAAAGACTTGCAAATGTTTCTCTTAACAACGATGAGATTAGAGATATTGTTAATGAGATGTTCCCCATCAATGAAGATTCTCCTGAAAGAGCAAAAGCAAACATGCAGAAGGCAAAGACAGAATTCATGGTTGCATATTATATGCCCGATATTGAAAAGTTCAGAAACACTGCATGGGGTGTATTGAATGGTGCAGCTGATTTCATTGATCATAGTTCTCCTCAGCGTAATACTTCCACCTATCAGGAAAGAAATTTTGAAAGAATTATTTACGGTCATCCTATTCTCGATGCACTTTTGAAGCGTGTTGGAGCAAATGTTCAGTAAATAGTAGATTTATAGTTGATTATCTGTCAATGGTCATTATAATATAACTGTTGACAGATAATTTTATTAAGGAGTAACAGATGTCAAAAGAATATACTTCCGAATCAATTCAAGTGTTGTCAGATCTTGAGCATATGAAACTTCGCCGTGGGATGTATATTGGTGAAGGTAATGACCCAAGACAACTTCTAAGCGAAGTATTTGACAATGCAATTGATGAAGTTCAAGCTGGATTCAGTGATGAACTTGTTGTAAGAATTGATACAAAATTAAATAAATATTCAGTACGAGACTTTGGAAGAGGAATTCCTCATGGTAAAAAGAAGCTAGAAAGTGGACAAGAAAAAGAAACTCTGGAAATTCTTATTACTAAAGCAAATAGTGGAGGTAAATTTGATAATTCCTCTTACAATTATTCTTCAGGTCTTAATGGTCTTGGATTAACTATTACAAATGCTTTATCTAATGAAATTAGATTAGTATCTTATCGTAATGGTAATGTAGTTGAAGCACAAGCTTACGGTAACGATGTTGTTGATATTTCCTATGAAAAAGGTTCTAAGGAACATAACGGAACTTTAGTTGAGTTCATTCCTAACCCAAAAATGTTTCACAGTAAAAAAATTCCTGTGGATTTTATCAAAGATAGATGTCGTATTGCAAGCGCACTTGGATTCAGAGCAAGACTCATTGTTGATGATGAAGAAATTAAAACTGATGCAAGTATGTTTGATCTTATCAAAGAAGAAAGTGATAAGTTAAGCACATATGTAAGTGTACAACCCATCGAGGTTATTGCTACAACTGCAGAAAAAATGAAGGTTGCTATAAGATATACCTCAGATACATCAGATAGATATTTTGGATACACTAATTTGCTAAGCAATTATCTGGGAGGCACACATGTTCAAGAATTATCAAGAACTATAATTCAAACATGGAAAGAATTTATCGAATCTCATAAAAACATTAAACCCTCTGTTGAACTTCATAACAACGACTTTCTTATCGGACTTCGTGCTGTATGTGCAGTCTTTATTGCACACCCTGAATTCTCTTCACAAACAAAAGAAAAGTTAGTAGTAAATAAAAAATATTTCGAAGAACTAATGGGCTTATTCAAGTCGCAATTTAGTCGCTACCTGGAAGATAATATTGTTATTGCACAGCAACTTATTAAAAGATTTGAAGAATATAGGGTAGCTCAGAATACTCTTTTATCTCGAAAAGAAATCAGTTCTCTTATCAAAGTTAACAATGATGGAGAAGACAATATTCGTAGAAGATCTGTTGTATCTAAACTGGTTGAATGTACTTCTAGAAAGAGAAAAGATACAGAGCTATTTATTGTGGAAGGTAACTCCGCAATGGGTCCATTCTTGTTTACACGAAACATTGAAAAACAAGCTGTTCTTCCTTTACGTGGTAAGATACTAAACATTACTAATAAGTCTGTAAAGGACGCAGTTAAGAATGCTGAAATCTGTGATATTGCAAATGCTATGGGTTGTGGAATTGGGGCTGCCTGCGATGCAAGTAAATCAAGATACGACAAGGTTGTAATCGCGGCCGATGCTGATCCTGACGGGGAACAGATTAACTGTTTGATTCTTTCAGTATTTATTAACATGTTCCCTGATATGGTTAAACAAGGCAGAGTATACATTGCACTTCCGCCCTTATATTGTTGGGGAACGAGCGAAAAGAATTACGGATGGTGTAACCGTGTCGAGGATATCCCAAAAGGTGTAACTCCTACAAGATTCAAAGGTCTCGGAGAAATGCAAAATGATCAGTTGAAGCACTTCCTTGTTAATCCTGAAACAAGAAATACTTTACAGATTCAGTATCCCAGTGATGTGGAAGAATTTAACCGAATCTTAGGTTCATCTGAAGGTAAACGAGATCTGTTAACGGATCTTGGAATTATTGAAAGAGGTGATTGTTGATGGCTGTACTTGATACAATTGATGCAACTGAACTTGCAAAAAAGAACTACACACATTATTCTAAGTATGTGGCCCAAGGAAGAAGCTACCCTCAGATTTATGATGGACTGAAGAGTAGCTATAGAAGAGCAATTTACGGGATGTATCAGAATGGTACAAGTAAAAAGGTAAAAGTTGCTGAGCTTGCAGCATTTGCTCTTCCATACCATCCTCATCCTACATCCGTATCTGGAGTTATTGTTCAGCTTGGAGAGAATGGTAATAAGCTGAAAATGATGGATACTCAGGGTAACTGGGGAGACAGTTCTCGTAATATTGAGGCATCAGCTGACAGATATATTGAGGGTAAGTTATCTACTCTTGCAGAACATCTTCTTTGTGATGGTGTTGAATATGTTGAAATGGTTCCTGGAGAGATTGATAAGCCAGAGCCAAAAGCTCTTCCCGCGTTGTTACCTCTTTGCTTTATCAACGGTAGTAGTGGCATTCCGTCTGGACTTCCTACATTGAACATTCCAACAATTGATATCAACGGCATGATTGACTACTATCTTGAAATTCTTGCTGCAAAAGATATTGACTACAAGCCAAAAAAGTATCCGAAGCCCAATCTTGAAATTGATATTCTTTCAAGTATTGATGAGTGGAATAATGTTCTTGAAACAGGTAAAGGTAGTATCAGAACAGCTCCAAGAATGACTATTGATGCAACAAACGTTATTACTATTACTGGACTTCCAAAAACAAAAACAGTAGATCATGTTCGTAAAATTATTGAAAAAGAAATCCTACTTGACAAGGTGGATCTTAGAGATGAGTCAGCTGAAGAAATTAAATTTGTAATTGAAAAGGTTCCTCATAAACAGTGCGATATGAAGGAAATTTTTAAACGTCTTTATACAAAGCTTCAGTCTTCTGAAACATATAACATGGCATTCTTTGATGAGGATAAGATTTATGTTCCATGTAGTTTCAATAAGGTTGTAAAATCTAATATTGAGTTTCTCATTGAAACACATCAAAATAGAATTTCTAAACAGCTTGAACAACTCCGAATCAAACTTCGAGTTCTTGAAATCATCGAGGAGATGAAAAAAACAAACGCTCTTAAGAGCCTGTTTGACCTTGATAGTACGGGTGCACTTGAATACATCCAATCAAAGTATAAGGTAGATGGTGACATCTCGAGCAAAGTATTGCAAAAGCCTCTGTCTTACCTTACAAAGGAACATGCACAGGAAATTCTTGATCTTAAGAATGAAATTACTGATCTTGAAGCAGATAAGAATGACATCTATGAATTCCTAACTCGTAAATATAAAGCACTTAAGAAGGAACTGAGTTCTGTTATAAAGAATAAATTTGCACCAACCACGTTTGTTAAATAAGGGAGACAGGTGTTGAGGAGAACGTTCTATCAATTTTCTGAAACAATAGAATATATAGCATATAACGGTACATCATGCAAAAGTATTGTTTCAGCTTACACACATTTGAATAATTTCATTGAAACTCATCCAGAAGCAACAATTGAAAATTGGCAAGCCATCAATATACACGATTCTGTTGTGATTATTGCAGAAGTTGTTCACGATGAACCCATACCTACTATCAATGAATTTTGAATATTGAAATTTGCGCAATTGCATTTTGTAATTGCGCTTTTTAGTTGATTAATCAACAGTTATACATTATAATATATGTGTAATAAAAATAATACTTCCGGAGGATTTAACAATGATCAGCAGGAAATTTATCGTTACTTACATGATGGATGGTTTTCATGAACACACAACTATCTATGCTGATAATAAGCGTGAGGCAAGAAAATGCTTTAAGGAAGTAATGGGTTCCCGTTATCATATAGTTGAAGTAGAAGAAGTTTGATATGATGAGGAAAACAAGTAATGAAACTTTATATATTTGATTGCTGCATTGAAACAGACTGTGGTTTTGAAGATGAACATGTTACTATCAAAATCTGTGCAGAAAACGAGTTTGAATCAACAAGAAAACTTTTCATCTATGTTAAACAACATAGACCATTTACCACAAAACTTAGATTCGATTGTAGCTGTGTTGAGATCAATGATTCTGTCGTGGAGGGTTTGTGGCCATGACAGCTGAAGAACTGTATAAGAATACTCTTGCGTGTTTTGGTATCACAGAAGATATTTCTGTATTAACTGTTTATTCAGTTAAAGATAATAAAACAGTGTATCTTGAAGAGATACTTGATGCTTTTTGTGGTGAGTTACTAAAACTTAAAGGAATAGAACCAATCAATAACTACGAAAAACATAACAATGATGTATGAAATATCAACTGAAGAATGATTGAATTCCTGACAGTGGTGTTTCAATAATCATGCTGCTAATGATACTTGATCTATGGTAATGATTTCGGAGGAATAAATGAGAATTACAAAGGATGAATATTATCTTGGTATTGCTAAAGCTGTTGCACAGCGCTCAACGTGTTTAAGAAGACAGTATGGGGCTGTGATTGTCAAAGATGATCAAATTGTTGCAACCGGTTACAATGGGTCTGCTCGTGGTGAAGAAAACTGTTGTGATATCGGAACTTGTTGGCGTGAAGAGCATAACATTCCTCATGGTGAACAGTATGAAAAATGCATGGCTGTTCATGCTGAAGATAATGCAATCAGTCAAGCAGGTCGTAATGCTATTGGAGCAACGCTGTACCTTGCAGGATTTGAAAACGGTGTAGAAATTGAATGCCCTGAACCATGTATGATGTGTGCACGAAAAATTAAAAACGCACAAATTGCTAATATTATTGTTAATAGTTTAGAATTTCGTAAGTTACAAATTAAAAAGAAGTTGAGAGGTACTCAAGTTGAAGAAGACAAAATTTAAGTATGTTTATCATGTTGTATATATGTTTCAGAAAATGGAAAATACATGGAGTTCCTCAACCGTGTATGGAACATGTAGTATTGCACGGATGAAGAAGATTAACAACTCTGATGAACTTAGTCGTCTCAAGGATTTTCTTCATGATGAGTATAATGTTCCAAAAGATTGCATCATCCTGAATTTTAAACTGTTAAATAAAAGAGGTATTCTATGAGAATTTATGCAAATACAACAGAGATTATTCGAAAGCTAAATGCTGATAAACTACTTGTTGGTAACAATCTTGAGTGGGCTTGCGAAGCTGTTAACGGTGTTGACCACATTAATCTTGATAATTATGTTGAGGCAGATGAAATAAAATATCTAATTGAGTATATCGATGCAAAGATTATTATTGAAGAGTATGATGCAAATTTTGGAAAAGTAAAGGCTTATCAAGATCTTAAAGAACGATTAAGTAATATTCTTCAAGGAGTAAGATAAAAATGATTGATGGAATACATATACTTTCTGAGTATATTCACTATAAAAATAATATGATTATTTGTTGTATCATTGCAGGATTTATAGCTGTCCTCATGTTTAGCTTGATAAAGTTTTTGCTAAAAGAACATTTATTTTACTGCATACTTTTTAGTTTTATGATTTTTATGACAGTTTGTGCTATACTTGGTGGCGCAAATTCTAACTGAATCAGCTCATAATTACCAATGATATTGATTACATAGAATATAAATGCTTAATTTCTGATGATGTTAACTTCAACGACATTCTTAATCATTATGAAATTGTTGAAGTAACAGATGATTACGTAATTTTGAAAGAAGATTTTGATTAATGGATATACTTGTTGCTGGTGTTGTAGCTATCATTCTGGCTGGTATATGTTTATATCTGTTATTTAAACTGTGAGGATAACATGGCATTAAGTGGCGTTTATGAGTTGTTTAACCGCATGTGGTGCAATCAAAGTGTCTGGATCTATTCTGATCCTCATTTCAATGATTCTGAATTATCAAAAGGTATTAATAGACCAACAGCTGAAGAACAGGTTGCAAGAATTAACAAATACGTAGGGAAAAAAGACACTCTGATTATTCTTGGTGATGTTGGAGACATTGAGTATGTTCGTAAACTTCGCGGTTATAAAGTGTTGATTTGTGGCAATCATGATAAAGGTGCAACTAAGTATAAAAGAACAAAATTGCGTAAAAAATTCAGCGATGATGTTTACACAAAAGAATCTGTTTACAAAGAATTGAGAGATGAATATCCAAATTACAAAATAACAATTGAGGAAGACTGTTTTGATCTTCGGGATAGGCCTTTCACATATCTTGAAGCAACAATAGACAACAGTTTATTTGATGAAGTGTATGAAGGTCCGTTGATTATTGGAGAGAAATTGATACTCTCTCATGAGCCACTACACATTGATGGCTTTTTTAACATTCATGGTCATGACCATAAAGGGCATTTTAGACCCGACCACTTAAATGTTTGTTCGGATGTTATCGATTATACACCTGTATCAATGAATGAACTGTTAAAACATGGATTGCTTGCAGATGTTAAAACCGTACATAGAACTACAATTGATATCGCAACAGAACGTAAAAAGAAAAGGCACCACAGATGAAATGTTTTGCTCAGATAAGAATACCCACAAATGTATCCAATCATAATAATGAAATTGTAACCATGGAATGTGCTTTACATTATCTTGAACAAATAAAACAAAGGCCCGATTTTGTTGAGTATAGTATCGAGGAAGACGGAACTGTTATAATCGTAATGGAGGTTGAAATTTATGTCTGATAACTATGTTGGATGGAAACTATTTGAAAAAGTAATAATAGTAGCAAAAGAATTACGCTCATACCAAAAATTAAAGTATAGCAGTGATGAAGATGCTGTGCAAGGATATCTTGTGGATCCCACAAACAAAAAACAGCTTAAAACAGCACTACGTTGGGCTGAATGGACTGAATATGGAACTTATAATCCAGAAACACGGGAATATGATCATTTAGTGGAACACAAGGGTGTTGTTCATGAATTTGATAACAGAGGATTTACGCTTGAGTTACTAGCAAGTGCTGAAGGAAGTTCACAAGGTGGTAAACTTAGTTTTTGGAATTGTAAAGTAACAAAAGATGATAAATCATTTATTATCGGTATTGCCGCTGATTTACTTCTTGATGTGTTAAGAAATACAACAGTTGTAAATGGAGTTGTCCAAGAACCTTTATTCTTTGCAAGATGCAAGGGTGGTGTCGGAATGCTTTCTGAGAAGATGGAAGCTTACCAACAGGCTGTTAGTGATATGACAAGAAGAAAAACAATGAGTCGTGGTAAAACATCAAGATTTGTTGTTGGTAATACATACTGTACCACAACTCAAACAAATGTTTATCTTGGTGAACTTTATCAATGGTATGAACCAATAATGGAAAATGATTACTGGGGAAGAACAAGAATCACTGGTCTTAAAAAATTGGATGAACCAATTAAATTATATTTTTATCCTGACTACTATAATGATTGTACAAAGATGAGTGACTATATTAAGAAAGCATATTCGTACTGGATGAAAACAAAGAAACCTGCAAGTCGTGTTGAGGGTGAATTAAAAGTTGAACTAGATGCGGATATAAATGATCTAATTAATAGATTAGTGGAAGAAGCCATCAGTGTTTCAACTGCTTATGTTGATGATAAGAAAAAGGGTCTAACACGTAGTAGATGGACTCATATTGGATTTACTGGTTTGTCAACAAACGGATCTGAATATACAATGCCCGAAAATCTTGTGAAGGCCATTAAAGATTATGATTACATCCTATCTTAAGTTTTAAGTTGATTAAGTACAACTGTTATATTATAATTAATATGTAAAATAAAATAACTCGGAGGAATCTAACATGAAGACAGAAACCATCATTGAAAAGATCAAGAGTATTCCCGGTGGCAGATTTTTTAGAGTGAGATACATCAGCAAAGTAAAGATGGCTGCTGATGCACTTAAAGAAGGTATTACAATTTTCAAGATTGTTGATACTACAACAAGAACAGGTGTTAAGTACAAGAACATTGAAGGTGTCACTCTCTCTGAAAATTATACTCCCAAGGAAACAAATTGGGAATGGGTAGTTAAAGATCGTATCAAACACAATACAAAAACAGGAAAAGATTATCTTGTTGTGGCTCCGATTAATAAAGGTGCTCATGTTAACGCAACATACATCATGACTGATAATGAAGGTAATACTTCTGTAGTTGATAAAGAAACTGTTAAGAAGTATGCAATCAAGTCTTACTTCTCTGAGGACAAGAAACCTGCAACTATTCAGAACATCACTCTCGAAAATGTGCTAATGGTTAAGTAATGGATGATAAAACAATTGTAACAGTTGATAGTTTTCCACAAATCTGCACAGTAAAAAGTGAGCAAGAAACATGCATAAACTGGTTAAGAACTGATAAAAAAATCAGAATAGAAACAAGTGATATAACAGTAATAACAAGATTGAAAAATATAATGAAAAGAGACCCTGATCATTATATATGTTATTACTATAAGAACAACTATGATAGTAAAAGTGGAAAAGTAAATCAACTTATATTTGAAACTGATTTAAATCTACTAACCTTCCGTATAGCAACAACTAGAAGTTATACTGAAGAACAAAAAGCTGAGCTTAAGAAACGATTTAGAAAAAATAAAACTGAATAAGAAAACTGTTTAACAAAGTTCAACTCATTGCGCTAAATTGATCGGTCATAAAAGTTAACTGTTAAAAAATATATAATGAAGTGAAGCACAATGACAAAAAGTTTCACTTCATTATTTTATTGTTAAAGTAGAAAGTTGAACAATCATAAGATAACATATATAATAGTATATGTAAAAATAACGATTGGAGAATATTTTTTATGATACAGAAAGCGATAGCAACAGTATTGACATCCATCTTATTTATAAGTGCAACGTCAGCTGTTACAACAGTACCTGATAGTGAACCTGTTACATATGAGACAACAAGCTGTAACACAGTGGCAGTGATTGAGTCAGAAAATCCTGAACAGCCACTTGCTCCTATTAAATATGAAGAGGTTGCTCATTTAATTGAAACAGAACCAGTTGAAACAGCTGTTGTTGAAGAAACAACATGTGATAATTTTACTGTTGAAAATGTACCGACAGCTGAACCATATTACAGTACATATAATGTAACTGAACAGGAGCTTGAAGAGCTTGCTATTTTAGTATATCTTGAGGCTGGTGCTGAACCTTATGAATGCAAGGTAAGAGTTGCTGAAGTTATTTTTAATAGACTTGAGTCAAGAGCTTTTCCGAATACATTAACAGAAGTTATTTATCAAAAGAATCAGTTTACACCTGCGAAGCTTATTCATTGTTCAACTACCACGGACGAAATTCGTGAAATTGTTAACAACATTTATCTTAATGGTAGCACGCTTGATAGAGATATTTTATTTTTCCGAGCTTGGTACTATCATCAGTGGCAGGGTGCTGTTGATGAATTTTACATTGGTGACACATACTTTAGTTCTTCTGCGTGGTGTAGTTAAACTATTTTAATAGGAATGAAACTAATGGATTATAAAGGTATAAGTAAGTTTATTAGTTTAGTACTAAGACATAAACCTGAAGCAGCAAACTTGTCACTTGATAAATATGGTTACGCACAAGTAGACGAGCTAGTAGCTTACCTTAATAAAAAGTACGGTGACTTTACAGTAACTGACTTAGACACAATTGTTGAGACAAACGATAAGCAGCGTTATAGTTACAACAACGACCATACAAAGATTAGAGCGGTGCAAGGACACAGCTTTCCAGTTGACTTAGGGCTAGAAGCACAACAGCCTCCTGAGCTACTTTTTCATGGCACCTCAACAAAGTACCTGGATAGCATTATGGAGAAGGGCATTGTCTCTAAGTCGCGACAGTATGTACATTTGAGCAAAGATGTTGACACAGCTTACACAGTTGGTTTGAGACATGGTGCTGGTACAGTTATACTTATTGTAAGTGCTGAGCAGATGTATAAAGATGGATACAAGTTCTTTCTTTCTGACAACGGTGTATGGTTAGTGGATGAAGTTCCTACTAAGTACTTTACATTGTATTATTGTAATACCGGATTTGATCTTAATCTTTTGAAGGTCATTGCTGGTGAGTATGATGATTACTTTGTACATCATGAACATAACAAATAAATTTTAGCGCAGTTGCATTTAATTGTAACTGCGCTTTTTAGTTGATTATTCAAACTGTTTATTATATAATATATGTGAAGATAAAAGAATTGAGGTTACTAATATGTTTATGTTTGATCGTACTATTGGAACTGAGTATGTAAGAAGACTTCGCCACCTTTCTGAAATTGGCACTTTCAATGATGCTCTTCAGGAACTATTTAGACGTATTGCAGACTACATTGAGTATCTTGAGTCACAAAATGATAGAAATGAATCAATTATCAAAAATGCTCAGGAAGTTGATCTGTTGTCCTGTAATCTTATCAAGATGCAGAGCAAAGAGATTAACGAACTGAATGAACTTAATTTGAATCTCAAGGAGCTTCTTGCTGATTGTCGGTGTGATGTGCTTATGGCAGCAAAATATCGTAAAGATGAGAAGAAGCATACTCTCAATAGATCTGATATCATAGGTTATTCTTATATGTACGGAAATGATGCAGCTAAAAATCTCTTGTTGCTTTGTGGACCTGATGCATTTGATGGAGACTATTATGCTGTTATGAAGGAGTTAAATAAGTAATGTATCTTATTCGATATAAATATGGATTTAAGCCGTGGACATACATCCATTTATTTTGTTTCAAAAACTATACAATGGCAGCTGAATGGGTTCAGCACTCAATTGAATCATTTAATGGTGGTACATCAAAGATATTGTTTATTGATGAAACACCAACATCCTTTAGAGCACAAATTTGTGCATCTCGTATGAAAAATTACAAATATGAAATCTTTTATGTTCCGGAATTTAGTGAACAATTTACATATGATGTTGAATGATAATTACAAACGCGTTAAAGCAAGAATTATTTATCCAATAATTGAAATAGATACAGAGGAGAAATTGAAAGATGAGCTTGAAGGAAATAATCAACAACAATTGGAAGACAGCGTTCAAGAACAGAGATACGGAAAAGAGAACGTGTTACGAGTACCTGAAACAGAGAATCTTGATAGCTGAAAAATCTGGCAATTATGAATTGCCTCTTACTGATGAACAGATTACTGATCTCGTTGTTAAGGAATATAAAGAACGTAAAGATCTTCTCAACATATATTCTATTGGTGATGATGAATACGCTGAAGCTCAGTTTATTGTTGACGAGCTTGAACAGTATATGCCAAAACAGATGAGTGAAGAGGAAGTAATCAACATTATTAAGAGACTTAAACAAACAGAACCAAATGTTGGTAAGCTTATTGGTCTTACCGTAAAGGAAGTTGGCAATCGTTTTGATAAGTCAAAGATTGCAGCGTTGGTAAAGAGTGTATGACAGAAAAGAAATGTGGTTATTGCGCTAACTTTCTTGGAATGGGTGATTGGTCCAAATGGTCAAAGTTTACTTCTACAGGAGATGACACAGAGCCTGAAGTAAGAAGCACTAAAGCAACTGATAACGGAATTCGTGTAAATGTTTATCTTGGTTGGGATTACGGACACAACGATGACATCGAAGAGTATGTAAAAGCAGTAAAAGAAAAATTTGAAGCTTTTGCATCTATCGTAAGAAAACAGGAACCTTCATGGTCTGTTAAACTTGTAAAGAGCCATGGCTCTCGTGGTGTTACATGGACAAACTACTGGGCACAGGTAACTGCTAAACTTTCGATGACCGAGTCAGTTCATGACTATTTCAATATTGATAAATATTATATTAGAGGAAACGATGAAGACGCTATTCGTTCAATGGACGACCCAGAGCTCGCAGAATATCTAGTTAAATGTGAAGAAGTGGATCCGGGATGCAAACATGTTTGCTGGTTGATTGCTCGAGACAGATATCTAGATGCTCTTGATGAGTTTGCTCTTGTTGAACTCGTTGATTGTGGAGATGAAGTAGGAGAATTCCCAGCAATTTTTGTTCGTGACAGAGTTTACAACATTACTGAGGAAATAATGAATATGCTTGGAATTGACTACTAAGTTTATATATGTCTAAATAAAATAGCGCTGCAAAAAAATGTTGCAGCGCTATTTTTATAGTTGATTAAACTGTTTGTACATTATATAATATTATTGAAGAATATAATTGAATAGGTGATAAGATGATTCTTAATGTTGAAAAAATTGGTTACTTAGTTAAAACACCAGAAGGTACTGGAATGATTGTAGCAGTTGAACAGGATATCAGGTTACAGAAATGTTATGCGGTAGTTAGGCTGCAAAAAGATAGATTTCAAAGATATGCTGAAGAAGAGCTTGAAGCTATAACAGCAGAATCGAAACAGAAAAAGGAAGAAAACAAATCACTTGTTAAAGATTCAGATGTTATCAAAGCTCTTGAATGTTGTCAGTTAAGTAACACACATCAAGTAGAAGATTGTAACAATTGTCCCTTTAATGAATTGCCTCAAACTATTTGTCAGAATTTGTTAGCATATCATGCTCTACAGATTATAAAGAGAGGTACAAGATGACATTAAAAGAGTACTTGAAGCAAAAACCTATTGGAGAATGTTTTGATGTGCTTCCTTCTGTTTATAAAGGAAGAGATTTACATGAGTATAAAAATGCAAAAATTAAAATGATCAGAACAGATCCGAAAAATTCTAAGAGAAAAATTATATTGTTGGAGGATTTGTCATGATTATAATTAAGAATCTTGATACTACAACAAGAAGAGCAACTATTGACCTTGATTACGAAGATGCCCTTTGTTTACTCAATTCCCTTTATCAGGTTCATAAGTTTGATGACGTTGAAAAAGATCAAAACTTTGATGAAGTATATTCTAAGATCATAATGTTGCATTCCCTTCTTAAACATAGACACATTCCTGATTGGGAATTACAGCAGATCTATAAATTAACTATTGGTAATAAGTTGCCTGAGGAAGAGTATGATGGATAATAATTTAACTGCTCAAACACAAAGGGACAAACCTGAATGTTATCACGCAATATGTCAATATTCTTCAGATAGTTGTTCTAAATGCGAATATTCTGGTGATTGTCATCTTCATTTTTTAACACATATGTTTATAGGAGCTAAACAAAATGGAACTGGATCCAATTACAAGAAGGATGGTTGCTGCGAAGCAACAGATACTTCTTTATCAAGCAACACATAAAGAAAAAAGATTGTGCAATAAACTCCCTGAAGATATAGAAGAAGATACTCCCGATGTGACAAAATTTTGTATGGAAACAATTGATATTGTTAGGGCAAAAGTAGATACACTTGAACCTGAGGACAAATTCAAATTGTTATCTATGTTAGAAAATTTTATCGGAAAAGTACGTCAAGAAGTTTCAAATGAATGGACATATTGTGCACATTGTCACACATATGTTAAAACAGCTGATCATAAAATTATCAATAACGGAAATGGTACTTACAATGTTGCTTGTGGAAATTGTGGTGGATACCATTTTATAAATAAGAAAAGTTGATTAATTCTCTATGTTATTATATAATTATAGTAGCATAGAGAATATTTCTGTTTGTGAGGTATTTATGAACGTATTTGTTATTACTAGAGAAACAAGATTTGCTTATGACACAAAGATTGTTTTTGACCAACGTAATCTTGTTGAAGACAAAGAAGCATGTATTGAATTAGCACATGATCTTTGGTCAGGAGATCCAAAGTTTACCTTGCCTGATATCGAAGATACGATTGAATACTATGCTCAGCAGCTTCCTTGTGACACTGTGCAACCAACAATCAGAATCCACATGGATGAGGATAAGACTACATGGTTGTGGGAAACATGTTGGAGAACATATGACTTCAAAGAAAATATTGTTGAAGGAATCTTTGAGTGTGGTAACAATAATGATTACGGGTGTGCAGTTCGTGAAGCGTTTACATCATATGCTGCTATGATTGCATTAGAAGGAGAGTATTAATTATATGCCGATAACACCTAAAACAGATGAATTCATTGAAGGCTATATTTTTAGTAAAATAGAAAAAACAATTATTCAAGGTTTTATTGATCATGATAAAACAATCAGAGCATCTGTAGTTGTCCCTAAAAGTTGGTTCGGATTAACACGTGCTTTAAAAAGAAAGGATTATACAATTCCTGAACATCAAGTTAGCAAACTTAGAATTGATCTAAAAGATGCTATCAGCGGATATAATACAGATAAAAGAAAATATGAATATGACATCAATATCTTCCCCGATGAACAATATATTAGATTTGTATTTGAAGGAACATATATTGAGCCTGTTAAAGAAATGACTGTTAAAGAAATAGAAAAAGAACTAGGCTATAAAATCAAAATAGTGGGTGATGTAAAATGAGCTGTATTCATAATGTTTGGAATTGTTATTGTAAACATGACGAAAAGGTTCTAGAAAAACCTTGTTCACCTCTATGTAAAAATTATTGTACGGAGGAAACTTCTATGAAGAACATTTTTAACAAAGGACCTGCTACTAATACTATCTGTGCTTGTAATGAATCAACAGCTGAAAATGATTATGTATCTATGCTGGAGATGTTTATCAATAAACTGTATACAGATCATAACTGGGGTTTCTTCATGTATAACGCAACCCAAGCAGAAGAACATGTTGAAAAAGATATGCAGTACCTTGGGTACAACACTAAGATGGTCAATGAAGCTCTTGTCCATACAATCAATAATTTTAAAACAAACCATAATGCATGTATTCTTAGACTAGACTCATTCTGTAACAGTATGCTTATGAAGCCTCATAAGGATTATGATAACTATTGTGCAACTAACTTTAGATTTGTATTGACTCTTATTCTTGGTTACTTACACAAGCTGAACACTGTTGATATCATTTTATGTCACGACCCTGAAGTATATTTTAAGAAGCACATAGATCTTGTTCCTGTTCATGAACTACGTCATGCTGTTGATAAAACAAGAACTTATGTTGAAGAGTCAAAGGACAGCTGGTTAGCTGATGGTATGCGCATGGTCGATCGGTGGTTTGAAAAGTTAGCTAAGGAAAATATACCTGCAAAAGAATTAACCATTGCAGACATTGAAAAACAGTTAGGCTATAAGATTAAGATTGTAGGAGAAGAAAAGTGAGTTGTATACATAAAAAATAAAATTTTAAGAGGTAGTAGTTATGTACAAAATTGATAACTGTCCTTTTTGTGGTGGTGAAGCAAAATGGCATGAAAGAAAAATGCGTCCATATTGTACTAAGTGCCTTGCTACAATTCCATCAGCAAAAGGTTTTTGTTCTCCTAAAGATGTCATCGTAAGTGGATATAAAGCATATATGATTAGTCTTTGGAATAGAAGATGCAAATAAAAATAGAGTTTTAAGAGGTAAAGATATGAAAGAAGTAAAAGTAATTTGTCCCAAGTGCGGAGCACTTATAACTTATAAGAATTGGTTTGATTGGGTTTGGCACACTCCGTTTCATTGGTTCTGCAAGCGTAGAGCAAAGTGTCCGAACTGTGGTGAATATTCTTATATGGGAAGATTGAAGTAGGCAAATAAAAATGAAGTTTTAAGAGGTAGTTAATATGAAATATTTTGTAGAATCGCTTCCAAAGAGTTGTTTCTTTTGTGATTGTTGCCATACAAAAGATTATGATAGCAGATATAAGATTGATGGAGTAAAGTTCTGTGGCATTGAGAATATGGAAGTAGACAACTATTACGACCACAATAAGTTTGACAATGATGGTAGACCAAATTGGTGTCCGCTGAGAAAGATTCCAGAAAAGAAAATAGGCTTTCACTATGCTGATGAATATGATTATTGTGCAGGTTGGAATGACTGTTTGAAGAAAATGAGTAACACATAAAAGAATATTTTAAAGAGGTAAAGATATATGAAAAGATGTATTGCGACTATGTTAGTTTGTATAATTGCAGTGTTTATTTTGACAGGATGTAACACTGTAAGCAAATCAAGAGAATTTGATGAAAATGCTACAGATTATACATTCACAAGAATCAGTTCTGGAAGCCGTATGAGCATTTACAAAGAAGATGTTACAGATGTAATGTATGTTTGTTATCACGCAGCTAATAAAGGCGGTCTAACAGTAATGCTTGATACAGATGGCACTCCGCTTTTGTATTCTGAATGGAAGGATAGACTAGATTAAAAAGCGTATTTTATGAGGTGAGTATATGAACAAGGAAAATATAAAAACTACCGATTGGCTCATAAGAGGCATTCCTAAAGAGCAGCTTGCAAGAGAAAAACGAGAAGCCATTATGTCAGCCGACTTGGAAGAGTGTATGTCTTTCAATGTGTGGGCAGAAATAGAGACAGATGAAAAGACTGTTGACTATGACTATGTTGCAGAAAAAATGGTTGCCAAAGGCTACTGCAAAGAGGCTGATGTCGCAAAAGAAATTTTTGAAAAGCTATATGCAAATATAAAGTTTGACGAACACACCGTTAGCGTCTGGAAGAACGATTTGATAGAAGTTGCCAAAGAGTACGGCATAAGCCTTGAATAAAATACGAATTTTATGAGGTGAATTATGATTGATTATGTAGAACTTCCAAAAGAATATAATTTTAACACAGAGTTTCCAACTTGGATTATTGCACACTGTCCCGACTTGGACAGTTGGTTTGTGACTAATAAGAGGTTCTTTTTCTACGAATACGATAAAGAATTCGAGACGGAAGAAGAAGGAATTAAGTTCTTCAAAAACAATCCAAAGATTTTTTATGACGAAGAAATCAGAATGAAAACTTATAAGCCATCGTTTTACGAAGGTGGCGTGTGGTTGGACAATACAAGAGAATTGATAAAGATATAAAACATATTTTGTGAGGTGTTAAAATTGGATGCAAGAAGACTTTACATAGGGCAGTTATTAAGAAATTATAAGAGTGCCGAATTATTTTCTCCGAATCGTTATACCGTTAATTATAGATTTGCTGGAGCTAAGGAAGACAGTTACAGAATCTTTAATCATAATGAGGGAATTGAGTTTACAATTGAGTATATAAGAGAACTCGAAAAAAAAGATAGACGAATTGCAGTATGTAGAAAAAATTATTAAATTAGCAAAAGAAAAAGATGAAGATGTGACACTTGACAAAAGACAGTCACCATTAAGCGAGTATTATCAGCCAAGGTTTGATGTTGACGAAAAAAGTGGAAGGTGGATATCAAAATAAAGAAGCGATTGATAACCGCTTCTTTTTAGTTGATTAAACAGTTATTTTACATTATAATTATATTGTAAAATAAAGCAATGTTACTTACGGAGGAAATTAAGTATGATACAGGGAATCACAATTCTTGAAACTATACTTTGTAGAGAATCAAGTCTGTTTACCACCATTGCATTATCACTCTTTCTGATGATTATTTGTGGCTTTGTTGTTTGGTTTTGTTGGTTCCTACTTAAGTATCATTGGCAAGTAAAAAGAAATAAATCTTTTCAAATATTTATTTACATAATTGCTGCCTTTGCAATCATTGGTTCAACAATCAACACAATGTATCAAATCGAAGAATACTATACAACCCACAATGAGTACATCGTTAAAGTTGATAAAGAAGTTTCTCTTGTTGAATTTATGTCAAGATATAATGTTATTGAAACATATGATGTTGATGAATATAGAATCAGTGTCAAGGAGGTAATTGAATAATGTTGACAAGAAATACTATTACAAAGATTATAAAAGAATGGAAAGCTGATGCTCATATTAACCACTTTGTTCTTTTTAGTTATAAAAGAAACATTCTTAATATCTATACAGATATGCCGGGTCCTATGATTGGTTATCATGGTACATTGGTTGAAAAATATACAACCATATTCAAAACCTATAATCCTGAAATCACTGTTAATTTTGTTGAGACGGATGGTATTGTATAATGAAGTACAGAGCGCAGAAGAAATTTAATAATAGAACATATGAAGAAAGATTTAGTAATGAAAAGAAATCTCATGGTATTGAAATTGTAACAGCTGAGGGTCATTACATTCAGCTAATTGAACAGCAATGCGGCATTGATGTTCCTTCACATATCTATATCACACCAATTAATAAATGTTGTACATATTCTATTTCTCTTGATGATCTTATCAAGAAACTTATGGGAGAATAAGATTTATGAAGTACAAAGAAGAACTTATTGCTTATTATAAGTCAATGTTTGACAAAAGTAATGAAATGTTTTTTCAAGGATGGTATGATCCATTCTATGCAATTTTTCAGACGTTCTCCCTTAACGAAATTATGTTAATGTCTGAGCTTGAAATTCAGCATCTTGTTCAGCTTGCTGAGAAACTGGTGGAGGTGTTGTTTGAATGATCGAGAGATGCCCGAGGTGTGACGAATGTCAAAACGGTGCTAGTGATTGCACTACAGTTGAGCCCGATAAGTGTGTGAGATTTATGCCAATTGAGGGTACCAATTATACAAAAATTATTGGCTTTGTTGAAACACAGCCAGATATTGATTCTGATAAATTTATGCAGTACTTTACTAATTGGATTGAATCAATGGGATGGTTCTTTTGTGGAACAGTACATGAAATGGAGAACAATGAAGATGCAGATTAAGTATCGTGTTATTAATAAACGGACAGGTGATGATATTACAAATGACTATTGTTGGGTTATCAGACCTGACGGCAGGTTATGTTACAATGATTACGGAGATCTGATTGGTCTGGATGTAGCTGAGGCTATTGCAGTTGACGCCGTTGTTGGTGAGATACCTAATAAAGTATTTTTCAATGAACTTGATAAAATTATGACAGAATTTTTTAATGGATTCATTGATGACAAAGAACTGTTTATAAGAATCAATATGTTAAAGAAAAACTATCAAGGAGCTAAAGATGAAATTAAAACACGCCATTGATAATCTTTTCAGTCACAATGAAATAGTTGCATTATGGATTCAAACAACAGAAGGTTCTAAGTATTGTTTCTGGCGTGGTATGGCTTGGAAGTTACCTCAAAAATATATTAATTGTAAGATTAGTAAGATCTTTGGAACAGTTCCTCTATCAATTACAGAAGCGGACACAATTAATATTCTTGTTAAACATAAACCTATTGAGCCAAAATGTAAAAATTGTATTCATTTCATCTTTAGTGATGAATGTATAAATTGTTGTAGACTTATTAACAACAAAGACAAAGAGGATATGTGGAAATGGAACATAACGATATGATTCGTAAATCAGATGCCATCGATGCAATCAAGCAGCTTCCGATGTGGTTTTCTGACATAAATGGAGTATTCGATAATGGAACTTATGACACTCCAAGAATGGTATATGAGAATGGCGTTGACATAGAAAATGTTTACTATGTTGGAGATGTTATTAACTGTATCAATAATCTCAACTCTGACCTTTCTTTGATAAAAGAATTTGCGGAAGAAGTTGAAAAAGTATTGATGAAGAAGTGTATTTACCGTGGCGAGGTTATCTGGGATAACATTCCGGCATGGATTGAACTCAAGAAAAAGTACAACATCTATGAAGAAAAGTGTGAGATTGTGGAAGATGAAAACTAATCTTGATGTCTTGTTTGAAAAGATTGTAGAACACAAAGAAGATGTTGTTGAAGCACTTATGCGTGAGCACATCTGCTTGATGCCCTCTATTTCTAATTGTGAAAAGAACGGCTGTCCCTTTGCTGAATTTTGTGACCATCATTACATCTCTTCTTTTGAAACTAAGAGATGGCTCAATAAAACTGCCACAACTTTCTCCACAGATGTGGATAAAACTTGACCAGTCACAATTGAAACAATTTCACTAATATAAATTATTACCTCTTACGACTCGCCTTGCACAATTAAAGCGCATAGGCGAGCTTTTATATGTAAAACTAACAATTCAAGTTGAAGTTTTACAACTTATACATTATAATATTAATGTAGAAAATAAAATACCTGAAAGAGGAGTTGTTATGCCGAAGAAAAGAGCATGTAAACATACTTATCAGCCCTGTGTGTATGAGGCATCAGATATTATCTATGATAGTGTTGATGGATATAAATCAATGTTAAATACATCAATTGGTACATATTGCACAACTTGTGGCAGGATTGGTGTGCTACAATCCGATGCATGGTTAAATTGGAGCTACAGATTTTCTGCTCGTAGAGGAGACCATAAATGGACTGAAGAAGCTCTTATACAGCTTGACAAGAATACAAGAACTCTTCCAACATTCCATCTGTACGAACCTAAGTCTCTATTTACATATGTACTTCGTGATGAATTTGAAAAGTTGCATAGAAAAGAGGTTTAATTATGTGGTTGTTTATTCCTGTTAACAGACCTAACTTGCTTGACTTTATCTACACAGAGGATGATGCTAAACAGATGCTTGAGGAATATCAGCAACGAAATGAAGTTGTTGATTACGAATGGATTGATGACGGTCTAAGAATTTTTGTTAACTTCTCTTTTGCAGAGGAGATTGTATGAAGTCAATTATCAAATTACATATTATTATGTACACTTTGTTAAGAATGATTTGTTTTATTTGCATAACGTTACTTGCAATTAAAATGAGAAATGGATGGTATTGTTTATGGTATCTCCTTCCCACTCTCATGGAACTAGAAGTAAACATTCCACCGGATATTGATAAGGAGAATAAGAAGTAAGTGGCTATTGATTGTGAACATTATGATTCAGAACTTGACTGTTGTAAAAAGTTTAGTGATTGGTCTGAGCCGATGCCTGTTTTAGAACCTTGTTTAGAACCCTGCAAGCACAAAGAATTGAGAAAAGATGTTTGTTGGTATTGCGCAAGTTGTCGCACTCAGCATGATCTTGATCCTGATACTGACTTTCATTCTTCAACAGTAGGAGATGTTGAAAGAGGCTACTCCATAATGTACAGTTGTGGTTTTCATCAGGGTCCAAGAATTGAAATGAGAGCATGGAATGATAAAATCAATATGTGGGACACAGTTGGTATCTATAAACCGAAGTATTGCCCTGAATGTGGTAGACATATTACTGAATGGAGTGACAAAGAATGAAACAATATGTGAGACTCTATAGTAAAGTAGAGCTTGAAACAACAGAAGTTATCAACGCTGTTTTTGAAACAGTTAGTAATGATATTACTATTATTGACATAGAAGTAAAACATTACGATGAAAAGAAGTTTTTAAGAGCTATAACTGTTATATTTGAATCCGAAAAACTGTGGATTGATGTTGTAGGTGTTTATGAAAAGCTGAACAATATATTTCATAACAATATCTATATGATGGATTGGAATCGTTGGGAATGGAGTGCATACAACACAGCTGATATTAAGTGGAGCAGAGAAGATACAACAGCCTATGAGGACGGTGGATGCTATACACCTAGTAGAACTGATCTGTGTATCAATAACCATAGTGATTACTATATTTGTCACATCCCAACTTACACTAAAAGATGGACTCAGCAGGAAATTAAACGCCGATATAAACCGGAACAAGTTTATACTTGGGGTTCTACAGGTTGTTGGGATATGCCTCTTGAAGCTAAAACTATGGATGATGCGATTGCTGAATTTGAAATCATTTATGGTGAAAAACTTGATAAAGCCATGAAGTCTTCTTTTCAGTTATATCTTGATTCTATTAAAAGAAATGAAGAATGGATCAAGTATCGTAATGGAGGTGTTGTAAGATGAAACTGCCTGCATATATTGATTATGCACTGAAACAAAGAACATCTGCAGATGCCAAATTTAATCATTACGACTATATTATTTCTAGTTGGCTAAGTAAACAGGGTTTTACAGAAGATGATATTCCATCCGAAGATTGGTATGGTGGGGTGGAGTCCATTGTTAATCCAGATTTGAGTGAAAACGTTATTAGAAAGGCTGTCACAAATAAATGAATTGTTTCAAATTTAGAGCTGTATCAACAGAATACACAGAAGAATTAAAACAGCTTGATAACCAGCTTCATGCGGCTCATTTACTTATCAATCAACTGAAATTACAAATTCGTGAAAAACGGAAAGAGCTTATTACACAGCAAGTTGATATCGATAACCTAGTGAGTGGTGATATTGTTTATGACACTACTACAAATAGTTATTATTGTTATATGAATGCTAATTATCCTCTTACATTGATTGAGGATGAGTTTACTGATCTTAAACATTTTGACTGCGTTGAAAATGATAGTAATTTTGGTGGAGAATCAATTTGTAAAAACGGAGTTGATGATTAATGGAATTTGAAATTGATTTCAGCTTGTTTTATTTGATACCCACTATAATGTTTAGTCATTCAGCTATTTGGCCTGATGAACCATGGATGGAAATTCATTGGTTAGGATTTCATATTTATTTTGGAGGAGATAATCTTGTTTAACAGTAACATTGCAAAGGGAATGTACATCACATGGTGTGAAATGGGTGTTGTCGTTGATAAGTTTGAAGACACTGATGATGGCATCATTATGTTGTTCACAGTACCGAGAAGCGCACCACATCTTGATGCAAGTGGTAAAGAGATGTCAGGTAAACATCTTGCATCTCGTATTAAGGAAACATGTGAGGAAATGGGTCTTGTTTTCAAAGATATCAGATATGCTATTAGAGATGAATATTGGTCGGAAGACAAATGTAAAGCTGCTCGTGTAAGAGCAAAACAAGATCTTGGATATAAGAAATGGCAGATTAAGGAAGACTATTAAATGTACTACATATATGATACGCATCTTGGCGAAATTGAAATAAAAACAGAAGAGAAGTATAGCTTATACTGTGAGAACTGTAATGATTATGATAGATTAATTGGAACAGCTGAAGATGTTTCTGATGTATATCGTATCATCAAAGAAAAACTTGGTAATTATTACAATGATGAATATATTCTGAACACAATTGCAGAAGCTTGTGGTAATGTAAATCTGATAAATGTTACAGAAAGAAGCTTTTACCGAAAAGTCTTTAAAAGTAAATATTTTGCAGAGTTAATGAGAAAGTATCTCATCAAGGCTTATGACAGTATGTGGTATATCTATGATGAAGAAACTGATATTATTAGCTTTGATACAGGAAGTCATCATTGGTCAAATGCTATTCGACAGTCATTGAGTGATCTCGGATGTGATAGATATTATACTTGGTATTATAATCTTGATGAAACAGAAACCGATATTGTTGATGGTACCATTGGATGCTATCTTGCTTCAATTCTATTTGACGAATTCGGTAATGAGGTAAAAATAATTGAGTAGTTATTCAACACCGGAAGGAGACATAAATATGGAAAATACGTTTAGAGACGACGAATCCATTCTTGCACCTATATCTAACCTAAGTGTGGGTTTTCCAACAAGGAGATGTCTTGTTTGTCACAAGTTAGAGAATCCAAAGGCACGTATTGTAGATGAGGATAAGGTTTGGTTATGTGATAACTGTCACTCAAAACTTAAAGAAGCTTGTGGAATCATTACACCCTCCTACGAAACAACAGCAGTTCCTATTTCATCGAGTGACGAAATAAACAAAAAGAAAATTTACCTTTATGCAGCTCGTGAAATAGCCACAGGTAAGTTAGTATCTGATATTACAAATCCAAAAAGAAAATACTGGGACAAACTCGGTAATGCACAGTCTGCTGTTGATTACTATAATCAATATTATGCAGACAAAGAGCATCCAAAGTATTCCTCAAACAAAGGTAAACATAGTAAACTCGAAGTTGTTAAATTTGAATTGGTTGAAGTAAAAGATTGAAACAAATAATTTTTAGTTTCATAGCGGCACTTATAATAGCAGTAATCATTTTAGTTGGATACGCTTGGAAATATTATGAAATATGCAGAATAATAAAATAAGCTTCGCACATTTAAGCGCGAAGCTTATTTTTATGTTTGTTTCACATACCACTTACCATCAGTGTGTATACCGTTATCAGGATAGGCACTTGAATTTGTTGATTCAATAGCTTGTATCCATGAACCTTTCACATTTGTTGGAGTTGAAGAATACGCATAGTAATTGACATACAATCTCTTACTAGATCCAAAACCTGATGAAGTAGTAGAAACAAACCATCCAAGTAATTGCCAGTAGAATCCTTCTTCTAAATACTCACCATCACCATTAGAATATTCAGTGCGTCGTAATACATAACCTGGAGAAAGAGTTCCTTTGGAGTAGGAATTAAAAAGTTCATCTCTCGTCATTTCATAATTGGATAAAGTATCATAGTTAGGAATCTCATATGCATATGGAGTTCCGTCAGAAGCTATAAATGGAGAATAAACAAGCCTGTCTACAATAACATATCTATTATCATCGAGATCGAATATTGCACTGTATGACTGCACACTTGATGCATCATAATAAAGAGTATCAACATTATACACATCCCACACAATTGTTGGTCCACTTGGGTATAGAGGATGCCATGCTGCATCAGAACTTACATAAACATAACCACCATTTGACATATTGTTTTACCTCAATTTTAATCTAATTTATATAGTTTTTTATACATCGAGTGTTAGTTAAGATTATACAAATAGATAAAAAGAATACATTCTTGATAGCTTATAGTTTATAGAACGATGTATATTTATCTATAATTAAATTTTTTATAGATAGATGGAGATTTTAATATATGTCGAATGTTACTTCGTATAACAGTGGTGCTAGTGTTCCATATGTAAAGGATGATAGTTCTAGATTAATATTCAGATCAAATGATACAGATAATTATTCATATGTTGAATGTGATTTCAATGTAGAAAAAACAGCTTCAGGTTCTGATAGTCATTTCATGAATTTTAACTTTAATTTCAATCGTACACCAGTATATAACACAGATGACGTCGAACGAAATATAGAAATAACTATCAAATATATTTGTGGACCAAACGTATATAATTATGAAACAGAAACAATAACTATTGATAGCGGAACGTATATCTCTTCTGAAAATTTTTCTTATCACTTTTTTGATAGGACTCCAGGATCATTTTCTAGTTATGTTGATATATCAGCAAGTTGGTACTATGCAGATGGTAGCGAAGCGTCTGAGAATCCCTCAATAGATTACATTCCTAGTACAAGTAATAACATATATAGAATATTAACATCAAACTCGTATGCACAGTCTTTTTATAATGTAAATTTTAGATTAACAAATTTACCATTAAATAATCCGCCGTCGGCTGCGTTTGATGTACCCACACTGTACTCAGGTAAATCAGCAGAAATTAAGTTATGGGCAAGCGAAGCTGATGAAGAATTAATATATGTTACAAAGATAACAAGATATATGAAACAAATAGGAGAATCATCATATACAGCTGAAATACTTGATACATCAACAGATGGTTTTTGGTATGGCTATTTCTTCACTGATTATATGCCTGAAGATACCATTGGTGCATCAGTGTACTATGTTGCTGAGTTTCATGACGCTTACGCTCAAGAATTCGATGACAGTGCTGCATATTGTACAGCAACAAGTGACATTGTAATAGTGGAAATGGAAGAAATTGTAGAAGAATCCTCATCATGTTACGGTTATATAATGATTGATGGAATTTGGACACCGATTGAATAATGAAATAGATAAAAATAAAAAGCTCTGAATCATTTAGGCTCAGAGCTTTTTATTTTTATCTCCTTTGATGTATATACTTTTATATAGATTAAATGATGAGGATAAAATTGTTTATGGCTGAAAAAATATTGTTAGCGGGTTGGATACTAGATGTACAACAAGGAAATACAGCTTCAGGAGGTGGACTTGGATATGTTACTTGTGAACTATATTACACATATCCAAATACCCTTGAAATTACATCAACCTGGTCAGGAAGTGCTTACGGTTTCCAGGGTGTACCAACATATGAGAATCACGAAACAAGAGTCCTGTCCGGTATTCTTGTTAATAATAAAGCATATGTGATAACTGCTCATAAAAACTATGAATCATTAAATCCATTGTATAGTCCTTTGTCCTATCAAACGTATCAAAGTTGGCATGCAACTGCTAATACACAAACATACACAATAACAGATGGTATTTCAAGTGGAACAAACACTGTTACATTTTTTACTACATGGGAGGGTCTTGTTAGTAAGGGTGCTGTATGGGACTTCCCTCAACGTGCACTTGGAGTATCAATCACAGATAGCACTAGTTCAATTACTGGTTATAATGAAACAAACTTCACATTTGTTGGTTCACAGGTTGGAAAATGTTTACCACCGTTAAGAATTGATACAACATATTCAACAACAAAAGTTGAAAATGGAACAACAATTGATGTAGAACTATCACAAACACCAAACTGGAATTCAGGATTAACCTCATATGGAAACGAAGTCCAATATAGCTATGATGGGTCTACATGGTCAAATTGTAGTTTATATGTTGCACTTCTACCAAGTATACGTCGATATTATACAACTGTTAATATTGATAAAGGTGGTATTCAGTTCCGTGCAAGAAACTATGTAATTATTTCATATACTACTGGAGTAGTTGGTGGTACAACTACACGTGAAACATTCTATTCTGACTATATCTACACCGATGAAATTCCTATTGGAGTTCTTCCTCCTGGATATGTTTTCATTGATGGTACTTGGAATCCATTAAAGGGCTAATATTATATTAGCCCTTTATTTTTATTGTGCTACGAAGTATATAATAATATAGAAGTATATCATTATAGAAAGTAGGCACTATAAAAATGTTATGTCAATTTACTTCAGAAAAATCTAGTCCATCAGAGGGCTACTACTGTGTAACATTTACTATTGCAAATGGATATATCAAGCTCTCAGTTAATTCATTATACGATCAATATATCAACGATGGCGCAACCATAGATCTTACCGTCACAACAAACGGAACAACAACATATGTATCACTCCCTGACTCCAACGGTTCATATACAGGCTTGATGGGTACTGGGATTGTAGGGAGTTACAAAGAAGTAGTCGGAACCAACACAATGACTGTCAGTGGTTCTTCAATGCATATGATGGAACTCGGTGATGGTGTTACATCTACGTTAGCGGAAGGTCATGGTGGATCTACAACTACATTAACATGGACTGCTGTAAGTCCAACTGTTACAACACCAGAATCAATCAGTGTGACACCAGAGGTATTTAATATTGGGGACAATGTAATATTATCATGGTCAACATCAACTGCGTCAGAGGGAAGCGTACGATATTACCCAAAAGTTAGTATTGATGGTGCAGATTATATTCCAATTACAAGTTCGACAACATCAACATCTTACGGCTTTAATATCCCAGAATGCTCAACAGTAAAATTTAGTGTATACGCAGAAGCATACACCCCTTCTGGGCTAACAGGTATTTCCCCAACTATATATACTGATACATTTAGTTTTATCAAGGACTCATATGGATACGTCAGTATAGATGGTGTTTGGTTTCCATTACTAAGCTGAACCACTTTGATACCTTACCCTGATATCTTGGTACAAGATGATAAACGGTATGTTAAACAAACTGAATAAGTTACTCCCTGGTATCTAACATTAATAAACAATAAAAGCTCTGCATTTATATGCAGAGCTTTTTTATTATCGAATTTATTATATTGTTATTATTTAAGATTTCTCCATAAATATAATTAACTTTTATAGTTAATCATACATCGACTTATTTGAAATCAACTATCTCGTAGGTATATTTTTATGCAGCACGATGTATATTATTCTGTAATGAAATTTTTTTATCACAGGAGGTATGCAACTTTATGGTTTATGCAAAATGTTCAAAAATTCTTGACTATTCATTGAGCTATTCTGCAAATAGCATCACCACGAATTACCGCATTATAATTGATTCAGGAAAGTTAACTGTCTTCATTGATTCAGGTACTGCCTCGTTGAATCCTCAATATGATAATGGAACATCAACCTATAATCTTGGCCTTCAAACCATTACAAGTTCAGGAACAACATGGGACTTTAGCAATTATATCAAAGACAACGCAACACAACAAATTAGTTTTGCAAATGGTTCTTACCCATTAAACTCAATCATTGGTGAGATGAGTACAATTACATCGACCAATAATAATGGGTCAATAGTTCATGGTGTCACAATGAGTCCTTATGGAGGAGTTGGCGCATATGCATTCACATGGACTGAGGGAAGCGGAAGGTTTGCTGGTTACACCTTTAGTAATACAATTGCTCCAAGTGCTGAGATCATTGTTAGAGGTACATATTATGGAACTGAGTGGGTCTATGGTAAACTCTCTTTAAGTAGACAAGGTAGCAATGTCTTTATTTCTGGTAAATTTTCAGGTACCGAAAATGGTGAGACATATTATGTATCCGACTATTGCACACTTGATGTTTATGTAAGTGGTACAAGTGTCTCTTCTCCGGTGACACTCAATACTCCCACTATTAGTTCACGCTCTTTTAATGTTGGAGATTCTGACGTAGTAATCAGTTTACGTCGACGTGATGTAGGACTTGATTCAAACAGTGTTTTTGAACTGAGTTACAGTTCAAACACGTGGGGAGGATATGTATCAGACACAACTAACAGTGTCCTATTGATGAGAAGAAATAGAAATTCTGTTGGTGGTGCTTTAGTAAACTCTTTGAACTTAAAATTAACAGGATCCTCAAGTTATTTATGCGGAGAAAAGTATTATCTAGAATGGACAACTAGTACACCAAATGCAACAGATGTTGTAGTTCAACTTCAAGCAAAAGTTGATGGTGCTGAATATGTTAATATAAAATCATCAAGTGCGAATAACGGTATGTATTCATATCAAATTCCTGAACAATGTTACAGTGTACAATTTAGAGCTTATGTAAAGGCAACCAATGCAAATGCACCAACAGATGGATCAGTTATTTATCAGTATACCTCTCCGTGGAAAGAGTCAGCAGTATACTATCCAGAAGGTAATACAGAATCAACTGAACAAGGGTGTGGGTATGTATATATTAACGGAGAATGGCACTCGGTTATGTAAAAACATAAATAAAAAAAGCGCTGAGTAAATTCAGCGCTTTTTTTATTTATTTGATATTCATGATAAAGCGTGCCAACTACCATCAATATTTACATAACCGTAAGAATTAAGTACTACATTTGTTAGTATTGAATATGTGCTTGATTCTCTATAGTCTGAGCTTCGTGCCCAGTCGCTTGTTACACCCATAAGGCTTATATTTGCAGCATTGTTTCTAACTCTAAATTTTACTGTCGAACAATCATCAGGAATTACATATTCAATACTGTTTCCATTAGAACTATTAATTGTTTGAATTGATACATATTCTCCTTCATCAACACTCACTTCAACTGTATGTGTATATGTTACAGGAGAATTTGTCGAAGTTGGATGAGATGCTAACCAAGACACGGAAACAGTATCTCCGCAAGAAACATCAGTGGATGGATTCATTGCAACAAGCATCGGAACATAAGGAATAGGTTCCTCGTGCCATATGTTTTTAATAAAAATTGGTGAACCGCTCGTACAGTATGAAAACATTGTTCCCGCAGTCATTGCGGGATATCCAGTGATTTTTAGAGGATAATACGTAGAAGAATTATAAAGCAAAAGCTGAACACTGATTGGATCATATGAAACATACTTACCGGTATAACTTGTATTTGCATCAGAAAGTGTACCAACAAGTACTCCATTTACATAAATTTGTAATTGGTATACGTCAATACTATTTGTAACAGTTAATGTCCCGTTGTTTTCATATCTGATTGTTGCGTTAGCCCACTCTTCATATGGAACTGTGTAATTAAATGTACATTGAAAGTATGTAGAACTATCTGATCCTGCTGTCATATCAGTTTCAGTCCAAACAATGTCGCTATCATAGTAACCTGAAGATCCTGCAGCGTATCCATATGTAATATATGTAGGTAGTTGTGGTCTTGTTGATGACGTATATAGTGACACTGTCATCAAGTTACCACTGGAATCCCGAAATCTAATACCGTTAACATTTCCTGATTGAGGTGTGAATGTCCATGAAACACCACTTGATGTAACAGTTTTTGTGCCTAACGATACAAATGTATCGTAATCATCGGCGTCAGTGGCAAATTGTGGATTCACTGAATAACTTGTGGATGAGGATAAAGTTAGTGTACCTTTTGATATAATAATTGTAGTATAATTACCACCGATAGAGCCTGTGGCTTCAAGAATTTTACATTTTGCACTACATGCCATCTATGTTATCACTCCGTAATAAAAATTCATTATAGAATATTATACATCGTAACTATAAAAATGCTCCTTATGATAGAAATATCATAGGGAGCATTTACTATTTTTAATCTGTTTAACCCAGTGGCTGCCACACACCATCAATGAATACATATGCACCATTATCCTGAATTGGTGTTGATTCAGTTTCTTCATACGTAACATCAACATAGCAATCATAAATGTACAGATAAATACCGTTTGTATATCCATTTTCTGGTATTGGAGATAACGCATAATCGATAGATGGCGAAGGTGGTTCAGCCTCAGGATATGCAGGTATAGTTGCAAACTTTGAGATAGACAGCACTGAATATGTATATAATAATGGTATATGGTATAGAATACCAGATCAAGATAGTACATAAACAATAGTTCTTGTGTTGACACCACACCGTAAAAAGTAAATAAAAAATAGTGCTGATTATAATTAAAAATCAGCACTATTTTTATAGATATTTAAAACTTGATTATGACATAATATATATATCATTCCTATTGTTGCATTAATTTATCGATGTATTTATTACTATAAAATAATTTTATGAAATAAAAGGAGTTATAGTAACTTATGGCTCGAATTGCAATTTTAAGCTGGACATGTACTCAAAACATGCCTGCTAGTGGTGGTAGTGTTTATCCCTTGTATTATACAATTTACTATGAATCGCCGAATACCTTGATATGTGAAACAAAGGCAGGTTCTCAGGGTACGCTCTTCAACGGTTTAGCACATATTAAAGAACCAAAGTACACTGTTTATGGAACAATGTATTCTTCTGGTGTTACTGTAAACAGTTCAAACTATGTCATAACATGGGGAAGTAATGTTTTTCCAACTTGGCAGTATGAAACACTTCAATCATGGGCAGTTGACAGTATTTATTACACACAAACATACACAATTACTAATAAATTAAATAGTGGTGAAAACACTCTTCTTTTATGGAACTCAGGTCTCATTCCAAGTTCACTAACAACACAACATTATAGTTGTTATGGAAGAACTACAGTTTCTGCACAATCAACAGGCCTTGGTTATGATGCTGTAAAATTTACATTTAACAAAAATTTTGCTGATAATGTTCCAGCTCCCCTTCGTGTTGACATTAATCCATCAGAAAACCTTAAGAAAGACACTACTATCAGTTTCACAATATCACAACCAACCGGTTTTAATAGTATTGTAGCAACTAGTAAATTTGCTGAAGTTGAATACAGCTATGATCAATCAACATGGACAAGATGTTCATATAGTGTTGCATCTCTTCCAAATTATATATTTTCCCACACGATTAACGTAGACAAGGGTAAGATTCAGTTTAGAGCAAGAAATGCAATTCAGCTAACTTCCTCTAGTGGCATCGTATACTCAGGATATGTGTACACTGATATTTATCATATTGGAAAACAACCTTATGGATATGTGTCAATTGATGGAGCCTGGTTCCCGCTTGCGTAACTAAAAATTCATAAATAAAAAAAGCGCTGAATAAAATCAGCGCTTTTTGTTGTGATACAAATAATTAACCAATTTGTACCCATGCACCATTGATGAAAATCCACATAATTATTCACACCTCAATGTTGTATTTTACACAGCAAGTTTTTCTTACTGCTATTAAATTAATACAGTTATTGAAAGATGTTAATTAATTGGGCACCAAGCACCATCGATGAAAATAAATCCACCTGCGTCAGAGTCAGGAGCTGTTGCATCTTCATAAGTTACTTCAACATACAAAGTGTTCACATACATCTGTAAATCAGAAGCAGCATTTGAACTTGATGTTGCATCTATAAAGTATTCAATTGATATACTTGGCATATTCACGCCATCAAGAACCAGTTCTTCAACATAAGATTTTAGTGATTTATTTATAATAATTTGTCCTGACCTACTATATGTCTCATAAGCTTCAGATTGGTTGTAATTTCCTTGTTGAATGGCATCAATGTTATAAGATTCAAACCCCAAATCATTAAGTAACAACATAACTGTTGATGAATTGAACTCATTTGTTGCAACATCAGCTAAACTGCCACGGCATTGAAAGAGAGTATAGAATACAACATCAGTAAACACTGCTGTTGACGGAATTGATGATAGATCAAATGTATATCCTAACGATGTTGCATAACCCAATGGTGCTGTAGCAACAACACCGCTTGAGCTTGAACCATCACCATATAAGTCTGTTGCGTTGTTAACATTGGCGACAGAACTGCTTGAAGTATAAGCATAGTGATTAGTTGGATACAATCGAATTGTAGTACTCAAGATAGATAATCTCCTTATATTTTTATATCATATAAAAATATATACATCGTGACTTATATACTTCAAATGATAACACAGTACAATTTGTTAATAACACATATCAGATTTTATCATCAATGATGGAGTATCTAATATTGATGAAGAGAGAGAAGTCTGTGAAAGATTTTAGAGAGTAATCTAATAGTAATTTTTCGCCTGATAATAGTTATCTTGTATATCATTTACATATTAACTTATCAATGTGAGGTTTCATTTATATATGAAATTTAGAATTGTTGAAAATGTATTGAATGAAGAAAAGTATCATAGAGTTGAATTTACATATAATGATAATGGAACAACAAAAAATGATTTTATTTATTTGATATTGAATAATAATCAACAGATAGATAAATCAGATTCAAATGGAGTTGTAAGAAAACTATTTTCAACTGGTAATGTTGATGGACATGAATCAGTAGATAAAAATTGGAAAGATATTGTAACTAATGCAAGTGTAAATATTACAAAAATTGTTCCTAATGTTGATAAAAAAGAAGCCATGAAAAATCAATTACACCTCTTAGTGACAACGAATAGTTCATTAAGAGGTAAATCGAAAAGAAGATTTGTTAAAGAAGCTTCTAACGACGGTGTTTTTAAAGAGTATAAAAATTATAAGTGTTATCTTCATCATCCTGAAGGAAATGAAACAGCTGTTGATCCACGAATTAATTCTGGTATTCTATATAAAGGAAACTCAAATCTACCCAACTCGATGCATCAAATATTGCATGAGTTAAATGTTGATCCAAGAACTCTTGGATCAACATCAGACATACCGGTTGTTGTGTACGATCAATCCATTAGTAAATTTGTTGTTAGAAAAATTAAGATTACAATTACTAAATAAATCATATAATAAATAATATAATAATTAACATATTCATCTATTATTTGGAGATAAAACAATTATGTTAGATTGTGTTGGAAAAGAATTACAAATTGGTGACAAAGTTGTAGCAGCTGATGGTAAATATGCTGAATTGCTTCTTGGAGAAGTAACTGGTTTTACAAACAAGAAGATCAAGATAAATGCAGTACTTGCATCCAGACAAGAGGAGTCATCAATAGAATTCCTAAAATACCCGTGGCAAGTTTTCAAACAATAAATAAGAAAAATAAGCGGCATAGAAATATGCCGCTTATTTTATAGTTGATTAAACTGTTAAAATATATTATAATATTACTGTAAAAAGAAGTTGGAGGGAAGCAACAATGTTGAAAATCGATGGTATTCGGGATGGAATTTGTCAAGCTGTTTATATTATCGGAGACAAAGAACTTGTTTCCGGTGATGATGTTTTGTCGAAAGTAAGCGGTAACAGCAGACTCTTTGTTAAGAAGACTAACATTGAAGGAATTTTCACTTACGGTTGTGAACAACTTGCAGATGAACATTATGGACACAGTAAGGGCTATATCTGGGCAAGTCGTGCATCTGTCATGAATGGAGCGTTTGATATTGCACTTATTGAATGTAATTATAAAACGGCAGGTAGCCCTTCCTACAGATCTTGTGCAATTGATGTTGCTCATCTCGAAGAATTACTTAAAGAAACTGAATATACAATCAACCGTAGCCCTAAAATTGAAGATATTGACACTGACTATCTTCTTGTTAAGAAGGAGACTATGTGATATGTTTTTGTATGATCCAATCGGAAAAACTCTTGCACAAGTTCACAAAGATTGTGGATCAAATCTAAACGGTTATGCTGTATTTATCCTTCTTCACCGTGAAGACACAATCGGTAAAAGAATTGGTGAGGGTATTTCAGTTCATGAATGTTTAGACTACAAAGATGAATATGCTAACTATGTTGTAAAGCTAGAAAATGATTTCTTTGGACAAACGGTTTTAAGAGCTATTCATCCTGAAATGTACTACAACGTGGAATAGTGAGGTAATCTATGAAGAATCTTATCTGGTGTGAAGTTAAATGTCTCAAATGTTTAGCTATTGCTAATTATTCAGGCTGGTATTCTCCTGATAGAATCAAGAAGTTGAAAGCTGAAACAAAAGATTGGGTTGAGGATGAAAACTATGGAACTCTGTGTCCTCGTTGCGCAGCGGAAAGGAATTCTAAACCATGATCTACTTTGATGATTTTCGTAAAGAGTTTGACATAGACAATCCTGAGCAATTCTTACAAAAGATGAAAATGTTTAGATCTTATCTTGAGAGAATCGAACAAGAATTTGACGACACATGGACATATTGTACAGGATGTCATACATATGTAAGAAAAACTGATGTTACAATCAAACAAGAAGACACGACATCGGGAAGCTGGATCGTAAGATGTAAACACTGCGAAACGATCTGGTTTATCAGAGACAAAGATCCAAAAGGAGTGTGTCCTTGATGGCCTCTTCAACTGTCACTCTCTTAGCTAAAAGAATCAAAGATGAATTTAACATTGATGTTGACCCTGAAAAGTTTTACCGTACTTATGTTGGAAAACATCAACGTGCAGCTGGTGAATGTACTTGGATAATGTACACCAAAGGTGATTATCCTTTTGTTGTTGGCGGATTTGAACCTATCAGTAAGTACATTGTAAAAAGAAATCAATTGAGCATTTCCAATGAACATTTTAGAGGATATGAATTGTATGTAACATGCCCTGGTGAATACGGTTATAAGGAAAATATAGAAAATGAGGGTAATATATCTGAATAAAATAACAGTTGTAAAAAGCAGAGATAGTTGATTATCTCTGCTTTTTATATTATAATATATATGTAGAAAAGGAAAGAAGAGGTTATTAAAAATGAAAAGATTTTACATAATGGTATCAGTTCTCATTCTTATCTCAACTATTTGTATTAGCGGTCTTGTTTTCATTAATAAAGTTGAAGCTGGTGATATTGAGCTTAGACCAATGCCAGTTGATTATTTCACTGTAAAAGTTGATGAAGGTGATTCCTTGTGGTACCTTGGCAGTCTTTCAAATGGTTGGAACCACATTGATAATACATATGTCATCAAAGATATTCAAACTAGATCCGAATGTACCTCGCTCATTTATCCTGGACAAACTCTTTACATTCCAATATATGATTTTACAAAGTAAAACCATCCACATCTGTGGAGGAAACGAAGGCAAATAAAGGCGAATATACTTCGTTAAATAATTTATATACCCTAATGCTTGCACCTTGCACAACTAATTGTGCAGGTTGTGCTGAATATCAACAAAATACAATTTTGGAGGAAAATAAAAGATGAAAAATTTATTGGCCATGATTATTGCACTCGTCATGATGATGTCTTTAGCGGGTTGTGTAACAATCGATGTTAACAATGAAAGCAGTGACATTACAAATAATGAGGAAACGTTAATTAACCCTGTAAATCCGGATGAAACTGATCCTGTAACTCCTACGGTAAATGAAGTTGATGCAGTAGAAGTTATTGAATTTATTATGACTAGTAGAGAATGCTGGAACTATAACGATAACGCTCAGTACTTTTCGGATAAAGTAATACTCAATCCGTAATCAGTAAAATAGACAATAAAGGCTGTTACTAAACTAACAGCCTTTATTATTTTAATGTATTGAAGATTCTTAGTATTTACATTATAATAACAATTGTATAACTTACTATAGAATGTAATACTAATGGAGGACTGTGCTCTAATGAACAAGGATATGGCTATAATGAGTCGTAAACTTGCAAATTTTCTACTTTCACGTGATTGCAAATTAAGAAGAATTGCACCGCACAAAGATTTCATAAATGAAACAAAACTTGTTTTCTATTTTGAGCACACGCCAAAAGTTGATGAATTAATGACTCAATATAAGAATGAACTTAACCTGGAGAAACAACATGGCAAAGACACAAAAACATTATAATAGAAATTATACTCAGCTTGATAATAGTATTGTGGATGATCCTTCGTTGTCGTTCAAAAGTCTTGGATTATGGTTGTATATGTGGAGACAACCAGATGATTGGTATTTTACAGCTGAACTAATCGCTAAAAATCGTAAGGAAGGTGTTACTTCAATTAGAAGTGCATTAAATCAGCTTGAGGAATCAGGTTACTTGAAACGTGAATACCAATATCATGATGGAAAAATAAAGAATGTAATCTATCATCTAGCCGACATACCTGAGTATAAAAATGAAGATAAACTTGTTGTTGTAGAGAACGAACTAGAATGACCTTATCGTTGGAAACCTAAGATAAGGTTTCCTAAGAAGTAACTAATGATTATATATACTAATAAATAAATATATTATTACATAATATATTTATGAGGAGGGGAATTTAATAAATCCCCCTATATTCAATTCATCTTAAAAGTTAATTTTTTCATTCAGCACTTTAGAAAACATATTTATAAAAAGGTCCAAAGATTATGTTATTGAAAATATATTGGAGAACGATAAATGAATATTAATTATTTTTCTGTTTCAATTTGTTTGAATTTTGAGTATGATCTTGATAACGATCTTATTGAAATCAACAAGGACAATTTAGATGAAGTAAATCGTGATATAAGATCAGACATTATTAAAGAATTTAGTTCTCATTCTGAAATTGTTGATTTTGATTATGACACTGATTATCCTGATAACTGTGCAGTTGTTCTTAATTGTTGGATTGGGACAACAAAGTCAAGAGATAAAATTGAAGACTTGATAAATTCAATTATGTCTCAATTTAATAATGTTAAGTATACAGCTGAACTTTTTGATGGTACTGAGTATACTGAGATGCACGGCTTTACTTATGGTCCTGGTGAAGTTTGGGCAAATTCAAGAGATATGCGCTTCACAGTGTATGTTGAGTCTGAGATTATCGATGTTAAAGAAACAGATGAAGATGGAAATGTTATCAATGAAGCAGCTGAAAAGAATGAGCTCGAAAAGAGAGCTTCTTATCATCGAAAACATTCAAAAGGTTTGTCATCATTCCCGATGCCTTTAACTGAGTATAGAGTATCTAATTTGCAAAGAGCTCTTGAACAGTTTATTGAGTTTTTAGTTGAGTTTGAGGAGATTTACAAGTTCCCTGAAGATAAACTTTTATCTGATAGCTGGTCCGATCTTCTTGATGGTGTGAAGATGGGTATTGATTGCGAGTATGAATGCTCAGAAATCTTGATTGAGTATTTTGAAAAACATTATGAGTTCAATCAGAAGCATCCTTCAATTGCAGAAGATGATCCGATGGAGTACGATTTCAATACTTATTATGGAAGATTGAAGAAAGAATATAATAGATCAACTGCAGCTTATGAAGCAGAGCAGAATGATGTTGATGAAGCATTTGATGCAGATAAAGCTCAGAAGAGAATTGCTTGTACAACAGAGTTTGATAATGGTTATGTTCTTCATAACGATTATTTCAATGCAACATCTGCTGAGGCTGAAGAAAAGGCAAAACAAGCTTCAATTGAGAATCCAGATAAAGTATTCTATGTTAAGTATGATGACGTAATGAATCCATCAAGTGACATTAAATGGAAAAATGGTGAGCAGATCAACGAAGATAAAAAGAATTACAAGATTCAGTTTTATCAGATCTATGCAGCACCAAAAAGTCCTTCTGAACATGGAAAAATGATTGGCCAAAGAGATTCTTTTGCTGAGGCAAAGACCTTCGGAGAAGATCATTGTGGGGCAGGAAATTTCTTTATCAAGGCTGTTTGTAATGATGGCAAAGTAAGATACATCGATAATGATTTCAACGAGTCTTCGAAAAAGAAGCTGGTTAAAGATGCAGGTGATGTTGAGCACAACGTTGCAATGTTCAACACAATGAACAATCCTTCTGAAAGCCCTTCAACAAATCCGAATGGACCCATGGCTGAAGATTACAAAGAATTGAATGAAGCATCTCGTGATCAGATGATTGCTGATCTAAAAGCTGCGGGCAAAACTTATTATAAATATGACAAGTATACAGATGCTCAAATTGCAATGATTTGGAAAAAGATGCATAATAAAAAGAAGCTTGAAGTCGAAGATGAATATGATTTCAAACCTGAGCATAAGCGTTGTGATAAGTGCAATAATTATCTAAATGATATGGGTACTTGTCCTCTTTGTGACGAAGGCGATGAAGATCTTTATGAAAATGTCGATGAAAAGAACATTACAAAGTATTATGACGAGCTTGTTAAGTTCTTCAGTAATCACCCAGATAAACATGTTAGATATATGTGTGATGAAATTGATCGCTCAGATGATGAAATTATAATTCGTATATATGACGGAGATTGGAAACACGAACATTTATATTGTGACGTTCTTGTAAGAGATTTCTTCATTGATAGAGGCATTGGCATTTCAACATATACAGAAGAGATTGGCGAGTCAGATTCTGATTGTTATTCATCCGAACATCATTATGAATTTTACAGATCAATTGAGCCAAAAGAAGTTGAAATTCTTAAACAAGCAAGAGGAGTATAAGAAATGAAAATAAAGAAGCTTAACGAAGATTACAACAACTCAAATGAGAGGGTTCTATGTAAGAATTCACGCGGAGATTATTTGATTCATGCCAATAGTGGAAGAGGCTGGACAGCATTTAATAGCTCTGGTGTATGCATTGGTGGGATTAATCGTGGTTACGATAAGGGTGAAGCTGAAACAGATGAACAAGCTATTAGAATGTTTAAGGCAGGAAACCTTTCTGAAAATTTTAAAGAAGATTATCTTGACTCCGCTGAATTTAGAATTCAACGTTATGAAGATGACATTGCTGATCTAATGTATAGACTTCATGATGGCTATATGAATGGTCGGATATATGCAAAGGCGTATGCAGATGCACTTGCAAAAGCTTACAGCATATTTGAAGAACTTGATTACGAAATCGAAGAAAGTCTTTTCGATAAAAAGCCACATAGATTTACTATTGGTGATAAGATCAGACTTGACAATGGTAACAAGGGCACTGTAAGAGCAAATCAGATGAGCTGGGATAAATGGTTGATTGTTACTGATGATGTTGATAACAAACCTTACCAGATTAGTGTTGATGATGCTCAGAAAATGCTTTGTAAAGAAGAGCTTGATGAGGGCAATGAGGATGAATTCACTGTTGGTAAACTTGTTACTCACATTGATGACAATCCTCCAAAACGTGGTATCATTGTTGGACGCAAAGGTGATATTGCAACTGTTAAAGTTGGTGATGCTGATGATTATGTTGATGTAAATGTTAACAAGTTACAGCTTGATGAATCGTTTGGTTATAAACTAGATCTTGATAAGTTATCTTGGCAAGTTGCAGATTTCCTTGACGTTGATAAACTTGGCGAAAAAAATTGGATTGAATATTTCCAGAATGACACTTATACTATCATAGGTGGCGAACAAGGTTGTTCCTTTGAAGCAACAGGTCCAAATGATGTTACAAAGAAGGGTTCTTTAAGAACAGCAAACGGAAGTGTACATGTAGTATTTAGAAATGGTTCTGAAGCTCGTTGTGAATCAGCTGAGGAGATTGCACGATTCATTGCAGGTGAATTCGGTGTCTCTATTTAAAACAATTCTTATTGTATATTTAACTGTATGGAATAGGTATAAATGATTGATAATCAGTTACCTCTATTGAAAATAATAAATAAATATTGGAGTAAGATGATTAGAAATGATTACTATTGCATGTAAATATCTTCTCTTTACTTCAAGTGTAAAGAGAGGTATGTAAGAAATGTTTGAGAAATTAGTTGAAATGCTTGGGCTACCACTTATAATTACTTCCGGTATTTTAGTTGCTTGGATCGTTTTACAAGCTATTGGTGAGATAATTGAGTTGTGTGGAAAAATAGTTCCAGAATGGATGAAGATCAGAAAATTCTTCAAACGCAAAAAGGAAGAAAAGAAAGCAAAAGATGAGCTTCTTCGTAAGGTGGAATTATTACTGGAAGAAGTAAATACACACTATAGTGCCGATAACATTGCAAAACGAGATGCATGGATGAGTTGGGTAAACTCAAGAGCTATTGTTTATGACAAAACAGTTAATGATGTTCTTGCATTAAAAGATGCAATCGATAAGAATAATGAAATAACAGTAGAGTTATATCTTAATCAGCATCGTAGAGGTATTCTTGATTTTGCAACTCTTGTATCAAAGGATGATGCAGTTGTCTCACGTGAGTTATTTAATAGAATAATTAAAGAGTATGATGAATATGAGGCAATGTTAAAATTGCACAATCGTAAAAATGGCGAAACAGAAATTTCAATGAAAGTAATTCGTGACGCGTACGAGCATCGTGTTAAGAATAAATCATTCTTAGAAGACATTCGCGGATACAATTCATAAACACATTAAGATTATGGGGGCTAAGAAAATTAGCCCCTATAATTATTGTATATATTACCATAAAGTATAACGAAAAGGAGAATTAGTAAAATGGCTTCAACAATTGAATCTGTATTACCTATTATGACCGAAGGTTCAACATTGTTAGTGACTTCTCCGTTCGGTTACAGAGTTGATCCAGTAACAGGTCAAGGTAATGGTGCACACAAGGGTATTGACCTTACTTGTTGGCTCGGATGGAGCGCACTATCTGGAATTGGTGCAGCTTGGGATGGAGTTGTTACAAAGGTTGTTGACACTGTAACAGGATTCTCAAAATCTCAATCAAGAGGTAACTATGTTGTAATTGATCATGGTAATGGATTTACAACAGAATACTATCACATGAAATATGGAAGTATTTGTGTTGAAGTTGGTCAACAGGTTACAGCTGGTGAACAACTTGGTTATATGGGTTCTACAGGTTATTCAACTGGTGCGCATCTACATTTCCAGCTTGAATACAATGATATTCCGATTGATCCACTTCCATATCTTATTGGAGAGGAGACTATACCAATGAACAACTATGATAAAGAAATCGTTGATAATTCAACAGCTGAGTTTGACAATGAACCGGCTGATTGGGCTCGTGAAGCTGTTGAATGGGCAGTCGCTAACGGTATATTGTACGGAGATGAACATGGCAATTATAAATTGCGTGACAACTGTACTAGAGAACAAATGCTCGTCTTCATCTACAGAGCATTGGGTACACTCCAATGAACAATCAACCAAATAGATCCCGACCTCAAGCACAACGGACACCACAAATGAGGCAAGGGTCTAATCAACAAAAATCGCAACAAAAGAAAGAACAACCTGAAAAGAAAAAGTTTGAATTTTCTAAATGGATTGTTCTTGCAAACATTTTAATTGTTTACCCGATGGTTATGCTATTATCATTTAAAGTTGTTAATCTTGCCGAGCTTGCGATTACTGAAAAGTTTTCTGGAGCACTTCCATATTTAACAGCTATTATAACTCCAGCTTGGGCAGCATTTGCAACAATTTTGGCATGTTACTTTAACAAGTCAAAAGTTGAAAACAAAGAGAAGATAAAGAAGAATTCAATTCATATTGATTGCTGAATTAAATAATAAGAGGTATTAGTCCAATGCAAACAATTAAAGCAAAGTTGTCTTCCAGAAAGCTGTGGGCTGCTATTATTGCAGCTGCTGCATCAATCTTGGTTGCACTTTTTGATGAGACACTTACATCAGAAGTTGTTATGGCACTCGATGGTGTTGTAACTGCTGCTGTTGCATACATCTTTGGTGAAGGTGCTGTTGATATTGCACGTCTTATCACTGATGCTGTTATTGCATTCCAAAAGAAAGAATCTTCAGCTGTTCCTGAAGAGAAGATTGAATCAAGCGAAATTTCTGAAGAAATCGCTGAATAAACAAAAAAAACACTTCCGTTTAAAAATAGCAGTCTTTCAAGACTGCTATTTTTGTGTTTATTTGTTAACTGGTGTGTTCCATGTATATTTAAACATATATGACTCATTTGAGTTGTATTTTTAACTGAAGCCACAACAAAGAAAACGGAGTGTTTATTGTAAAATGGAAATTAACTCACAACACAAAGATAAAACACTTGCTCCACTTTTGAGTGACTCTGCATCAATTCAACAACTTGAGCAGGAAGAGATACCAGTTTTAACTGTTGCTGAATGCCAAGTTGAAACACAAAAACATATTGAGAATGTACGTAAGTATATTAGATTCATGATTGACAGATTAGATCTCAGAGGTGTGTATCATGACGCATCAAAGTTAGAAACTCCTGAGGTTGAAATATTTGCAGAATATACACCGAAGTTAAGTGTATGTAGTTACGGTAGTGAAGAGTATAATCAAAATCTTGAAGATATGAAACCAGCATTAGAACATCATTATGCAAACAATCGTCATCATCCTGAACATTTTGTTAATGGAATAAATGATATGACGTTAATTGATATTATTGAAATGTTTTGTGACTGGAAAGCTTCAACTTTGAGACACAATGATGGTAATCTATTGAAGAGCATTGAAACAAATGCGGATAGATTTAATATTGATGGTCAACTAAAACAGATTTTCATAAATACAGCTCGAACTCTTGATGAGCAAACATAACGAAAAGGTAAACTAAAAATATGAAATTTCATAAACTAACTGAACAATATGAGCGTTTGCTCTTTGAAGAAACACAGCGTGAAACATATGACGCAATGGAACAGTCTCTTGAAGTTATTGCAAATGATAATAAAAAAGAATTTAGTAACACAGTTGCAACTGTTATGAATAATGTTCCTGATGATAAGGTTGAAATTGCTCTTGATGTTGTTGCAAAGAAAGCTGATAATATTAAGTTATCTGACTCTACAAAAGAAGAACTAACAAAAGAAACAGGTGTCGATGCATCTGATTCAATGACCTTCGGTGAATTTCTTGACGCTGTTGATATAAGTAAAGTTTGTAAAGAAAATCCAGCAACAGCAAAGGCAATCATAACAACAGCACTAACAGCTGTTGCACTAATTGAACCTACACCTATTGTTGAAATTATTGCTGCTATTGTTGCAATTTTACCAGACAATGTTGTTGGTGGAATTGTTAGTTTGTTAACAATCAATCCACTTATCATTGCTGCAAAAGGTGTTTATAATTTATTGCAAAATATTAAACAAAAGAAATCTGTTGAGGAGGGATATGATATGCATGATGATTTTGTAAACGAATACGATGATGATATGGAAATTGACGATAAGATTTTTATCAAAGATTCCGTTATTAAAAGTATGAATATTCTTTATGGTGACACTTCAAAGCTCGAAGATGGTGTTGAGATGGAATATGACGATGATGTTGAGCTTGAAGACAGTGATGATAAAGATATGTTTGATTACGATGATGATCTTGATGAAAGTTTTGTTACAGCAGCTGTTTCTATTGCAAAAGCAGCTGGTCCAAAGCTGATGGCTGTTATCAAACGACTTCCTGAAATTCTTGTTGTTCTTGATGGTGTGAAAGATGTTTATGATTCATTGCCTGAAGATAACAAAGTAAAGGCAAAGCTTGAAGAAAAGGGCGCTAAGAATGTGGAAGACTCTTATGTAGTTGTTCGTGACCTTTATAAAGTTGTATCACCCATGATGACAAAAACTTCTTCAACTGTTGAAACTAACGCAGAGTAAGCTCCTTAATAAAATAAAAAAATAAAGCCGTTGCACATTCATTGTGTAGCGGCTTTATTATATTCAATAATTTTACATTGTTACAAGCGGTTCCCAAACACCATTGATCATAACCCATCTTGTTGGGTCTTCCGCTTCATATGTTAATTTTATCCATGGAGCTTTTATAGTGAACGTTTTTGTAGTTGCAGTCTGGTTGCTTCCTGAAATTGTAAATCCCATAGCAGCTGTAGCTATATTAGTTAACTCACAATCAAACGGATTCGACATTCCATCAGTGCCTGAGTTTACCCACAGATCCCATGCTGGGTGGTATGTCATCTGTGAGGACATACCACCTATCGAAATCTGACCAAGAATTGTTATATCATTTGTTGGACAAGTAATATCATCAACACCCCATTCAACATTTGTAATAATAGCATCACTTGGGATATCTAGTGACAAAAATTGTGCAGTAATTACAACATTCAGATAAGATGCTTGTGTATATGCTTTAACCGTATAACTATAATTCGATGTTCCTGAGCTCCCTGACGTTGATCTACTAGAAATGTATGACGGAGTACTTGCGTTTGCTGAAAAGGTCGTTGGATAAAAAGTTACTGTGTTTACACTCATTTATTTACCCTCAAAACAGAAATTTTTTATATTTAATTATACATCGAGCATCATACTTTCTTCGATGTATATATTTTTATAAAAAATTATTTTATTGTGAGGGAGTTATTACGTTATGTCAACTGTATATTATCCATCAAGGTATAACATTGATAATGGTTCTTCACCAACGGATGATTTAAGCAAACTTGTTGGTGTTGACGAAAGTGATAAAGTAACATTCAACACTGATGAGTTTATTTGTGTCTCATACTATTTTAATTTCAATGACATACCATCCGGAGAAAGCATAACACAGTTAACATTTTCACTAAGTTTTATTCTCGGTGATGCATCATATGATGAGGCCTTCGATCATTGTCAATTGTTGTACTATGTTGGCGGCAAATGTGTATTTAGTACCGACTTACTTACGCCAGTGTACACTGTCGATAAAGAAACTATACAATCAATTATTAACGCGACATCACTGAATGACGTTGTAAATAATTCGCGCATTTATATATCATTTGTTCCGTATATGTACCCAGACGGTACTTATGGTGATTCTGCTTCTGCTGATTTCTATTTGTTATCTTGTGAAGCTACATACACATCTGATGAAACTTCAATCTCGCCAACTGGCTCTGGGTTTACATATATTAATGGTATATGGCATCCGTTAGGAACTTCAACAGGTGGAGAATCATCTTCAACCTACAGATGGAAAGCATATAGTCTTGGACCCGGTATTGACTACAACACTGATGGCGGAGCACTAACAACTACTTTCAGTGGTAGTTCTGCATCAACATCTCTTTCAATCTTTAATTCGTATGAAAAATACTATTTCACAGAAGACTCAACATCAGGATATGTTGGTTACGCCTCATTGGCAACTCCGATTGCAAGTGGCACAGCTTATGGCTTGAACTCCTATGCAAGTCAAATTCAAAATGGTGTTTGGATAACATCTCCATCTGCACCGAATAGAATTCTTGGATGGACATGCGGATGGTCATATTCAAGCAGTACAAGCACAGCAACTATAACTTATTACCCTGTTTGTAATCAAACAAAGATTTACTATGTAATGGATTATGAGTCAACTGACCCAAATGCATATCCTGATCATGGATATAGTTTAATGTCTGCCGATCCATACTTCTTCATTAAACAGTGATTTTATAAGTTTACAAATTAAAACACCATGAAACTAATCATGGTGTTTTATTTATGATTATCATGTATATTTAACTGTATTCAAATCAATTTGACGAGGTTTATATTTGTATGAAGATTAGACAACTGAATGAATCTGTTGAGCCAACTTTATACTGTATCGTTGGTGTTACAAATAATGGCAAAAGACAATGGTGGAATGTTACCGATGGTTGGGTAACAGATCCTCATAATGCAACTTGTTATGAAGATCAAGACGCAGCTCGTGAGGAATGGTTTAATGTTCCAAGAGCTGGTTTTAAGAGAATCTTTGTACCTATTTATTCATCAACAATGACTGAAGATGTTAAACTTGAAACAGGTGAAAGAGTTGTTTCAAAAACATCGGAAGATAATCTTGTTGCAAAAGCTGATGGATCTTATAAAGTTGTTGATAATAACAACAATTCTGTTGCAGAAGTTAAAGCAAACAATGATGCAGATGCAATGAAAAAATATTCAACAAAACAGTTTAATGAGGAAAAACTCGATGAGGGCCCGTTAAAGAAAATGTGGCGTGGTATTCAGAATAAATTTGATCCTGACAATGCTGTTAAGAGAACAATGGCTGACACTGATAACACGATTAAGAAACAGGTAAGAAGTGCTCAAGTTGTTCTTGCACGTGATTTTGATATCTCTGCAAAAAATAATGAATTTTATCCAGCTGGTGAATATTTTAAAGCAATGGATTGGAACACATGGCGTAACACTTTCGGAAGTATCACGGATGTAACAGATCCAAAGTATGCGCAGTGGTACAACGCAATTGTGACTAAGCCTGATGGAACACTTGTGAGACGTGGTGCTGAAGATATGCGTAGTAGTCACCAGAAAATGGAGCCTGGATACAATACAAAACTAGTTGATGCTTATTCTTGGGATGCATCAAAAGCAGAGGCAGCTGTAAAAGCAAAAGAGGAAAAAGACAAGGCAAAGCAATCAAAGATGGATAAGAAAAAAGGAAAGAATGAAGAACCTGTTAATGAGCCACAAGCTGAGGTATCTACAAACAGCGAAGATGAGACAAAGAAGAAATTAACTATTACAGCAGATGATGTTACAAAGTTTACACAACTTGCTCAGATGACAGGCATGCAGGTTATTGATCAAGAAGGCAATGTAGTTAAGGATCCCTCCTCAGTATTAACTATTGATAATGTTAAACGATATAGTGTAAAGGCAGGACCGAAAGCAACTTATTACATTACTCAGTGGATTAAATCTGCAAAGAGCAAAAATCTTATGGAAAAAATGATTGAAGAAAAGTGCATCAATGAGCGTGTTTATAGTTATGAAGTTGGACCTGGCGATTTAATTGACTTTGGTGCGTACGGTGAGCTCTATGTTTGTGATCCAAATTATTCTGATGAATATTATTGGGTAACAGATGTGGAAAAAGATCGTTATGATAAACATGCACAAGGCTGGACAATTTCAAAAGATCTTGCTATCGATTTTGTTGAAGAAGATGATGAGAATCTCGATGAAGATTATAACAAAAGTTATGATTTCATTTATGGCGATTCTGTTATCGAAGGTATGTTTGGTAACATGGAAGATAGCGAGTTTGAAAGAAACATGAGAGAATTGAAGCAAACAGCTCGTGTTCTTGGATTAAAGAAACCTGATGACCTTGTTTGTTATATTGACTCAGAATGGTACTTTGATCCAACTGTTTATGACAATTCCACATGGATGGTTCCTGAGGTACCTACAAAGTATACAGTTGATGGAATTGAGCTTGTAGCTCAAACAATCAATTCAAATCTTTGGTTATACTTTAGTAACGAATCAGACGGAAAACATTATTTAGATTACGTCTCTGCAAATATTTAAGTTGATTAATCAAACAGTATAATATATAATATAGATATAAAGAAGTAATTGTCTAGTGCTTACTTTTTTAAGCAAGCACTAGATATTACTTAAAAACAATAATTCGTGAAAAGGAAAATAGTAGATGAGCAAATTATTTGTTATTACGTTCAAGCGTCCTGCAATGGAAATTGAGAAGATGACAATGAATATTGACTATGCTTATGATTGCGAAGCCACGGGTATTCCTCAGGTAAATAAAATTAGACTCAGAGATGCAATGAATAAGTATGAAGATGTTAAGTCTTTTGAATGTGAAGAATCAGACTATATTGATTTTGTTAGTAACGATGACGCATATGTTCGTTTTACAAAGACAGGTGAGCATTCAATGAAGTCAATTGAAGAAGATATTGAGCTTGATACTAACACATCAACAGAAACAATAAATGTTGAAGTTAAAATGTTTAGAGAAGCTGAACATTATTCGTTCGACTTTGTAACACAGATCGATGAAGTTGGACAGATTGTTATGACACCCAATGATACAAGTACACGTTTTATTGATATTAAGCGTGTATCAACAAATGATGGTAGATCTACTTTGTTGGATGGTGTTAAGACATTTACAATTACTCTCACTGCAAATATGCTTTCAGAAAATAACAACTATAAATATTTTGTTGATATTGATGAAGTGGGTCAAGCAATTATTACACCCGAAGATAATGACACTTCCTTCTTAACTGTCTCTGTTGATGATTCACTTAATCTTGCAACAGCTATTACAGAAGATCTTGAAGTTGGCACGGAAAAGTACGAAACAAGAAAAGAACTTGTACTTGCAACTATTCTTGATCTTGAGAACGCACTTAAACTTGCGGTTAAGAAGGCAGAAAGAATTGAAGCCGATTTCCAAGCAATTGGTATTCATAATGCTGATATTGATGGTTATATGATTCGTTATCTTGAAAACTTCATTGAGGATCGAGAGGGCGAAGTAAGCTGTGCTGATTTTGTTCGTAGAATTGAGGAATATGAATCTGAAGGTGGCAACATTGAAGAAGCAATTGAAAACAATTCTCAGGATGAAATTGACAGACTTGATATTATTGGTAAGTTTATGCGTGGCGAGCTACCACTCTTTAGTGATGATGGAGAACCCGATCCTCGTTTAATTCGTTTGCATGAACTTGATACAACTGATAAAGTAAAACATGAATACTATTATGACCCTGAATCAGAATCTATCGTTTACTATGAGGGTAGATAAATGACAGTAGATCTTTCAAATAACAGTGATTTAACTGCATATAAAGGTGCTTGGATATTTACTACAGAACATTATGGCTCAGTATTATATGAAGCAATTTATAATGGTCATAAATATTCCGCATCGTCTCAAGAAAAGCTCATTGAAAAATTAGATAATGTTATGAGTGATACAACTTCATTGTTCCGATTAAATGAAGCAGAAGAGAGAACTATTATCGAAACAGATGAGGAAGCAAGCGGTACTTGGGCTGTTGTTTATCAGTTAGCTGTTGATGAAGTAGATGACTCGTTTGATGATGATTCTCAAGTTGAAGTTATGATTGAAGCAAATAGCTTTAATGAAGCATCGAAATATGCAGAACAATATTTGAGAATGAAACAGAATGATAGTAAAACAGCTGATAAGTGGAACAATGCAGAAATTATTTCCATAAATCAACTGTAAGATTTTTATCATGAGTTACTTTTAATTGTATTTAATATATATGTACAAAGTTGTTTGAGGTAAATAGAAAATGAAATTTAAGAAATTAACTCTCAGTGAGTCTGCCATGGATTCATTTGATATTGCTAAACCTACAAAAGTAACACATACACCTGATGGTTTTGATCTTTATGATGATGATTTTTCTGCTCCAGAGTATATTCCTTCCGTTGGAGAAGATATGCTTGAAGGTCCGCATGAGGGGTCTGATAAAGGTGTTGCAGGAATGTTGATTGCAGCCATCAATGATGAGTGGAAAACAATTGATTATTACAATTCTGTTGTAGCAACACTAAAATATGAATCTGCTCATAATTCACAGTATGATGCGTTTGTAAATGTAATTAATGACATTGTTGCCGAGGAAAATAAACATGTTGGCCAGCTGCAGGAAATTCTTAAGCAGATTTCCCCTAATGTGGCATATATTGAACATGGTGAACGTGAAGGTAAGTCACAACTTGGTTTAGTTGGTGGTGTTCTCCCTGTTCAATCATGGGATACCCCTGAACAATCTGCTAGTGCACCAAACGTAGCTGATGATATTTGTACAATCTCTGACATTGATGATGAAATGTGAGGAATAAGTAAATGAAAAGACGAACAATTGATGAGTCAATTGAAAATCTCAAAAGAGTTGTTGAGAATGAGAACGACAATGTTGATGTCGTTGGTGAGATGAACATTGTGATGGCTGATGCTTATTCCGCAAGTGAGAAAGCAACAGAGCACATTGATGAAGTTAAAGAAGATCTTGAAAAGAAAGCTGAAGAGGTTATTACCGATAATCCTGACGAAGGTAAGCAACCTGAAAATGAGTATACTGCAAAACTTGTGCTCGATGAAGCACTTGATGATTTCGATGTAACTCAGCCTGTTAAAGATGGTAGAGCGAACAAAGTATATGAAGATGACGATGAAGATGATTATCTTGATTACGATATGTTTGATTTCATCTATGGTCTTGTAACTGACTGTTGGCCAAAGCCACTTAATCCGCTTGGTGGCAAACTTCGTAAGTTCCAGCGAGTAAGTCAGGATAAATATAAGAATGCAAATCCTGAATCAGAAGAGCAAATTACACCTCAGGTTGCCACTTCAGGAAATGGTAAATATATTGAGCTCTATGCTGACCCTCAATATGTTAAGGGTGAAGATGGTAAAACTACAGAAGTACTTACAGCTTTTGATCAGATCAAAGAAATCTGTGAATTGTACAAGTTTAAGTATTCTGGACCGAATCCAAGACGGAATAGTCAGTCTCGTTGGAAATATGTATTCTCAATTGAAGTTCCTCAGGCTGGCACAATGTATCCAATGATGGTTGAAGAATATTTCAATGACATTGGCTATACTCTTGAAGACGTAATGCCAGCTGATTTCTGTAAACAGTATAGAAAGAGACTCAATAGAATCAACAAAGAAGTTGAAAAGCGTATAAATGATAGAGATGTAGAAAAGTTAGTGAACAGAGCTATTACGGATGCAGCAAAAGACTCAACTTTACCGCTTAAAGATCATCTTGATAAGTTATATAACATCCTTGATAGTCGAGGATTAACTTATATGAAGTCAAAGATTAAAAAGACATTCATGGATGCATTTGATGATCCGGAAGATTAATCTTACATCAATGTTTACATATTGAAAACTCTCCACAACTACAACAAGAAAAAGGCCTTTTTCAGGTTTTTGATGTGATGGTAATATTTTTATATTATCAAGTATGTCGCCTGTTAAAGGCCTTGCTCTTTTATTGTACAATGGATGAGTTTTCTTTTATTATTTGCAGAAAACAAACGGAAGTAACAATTGATACTTCATGTATAATATTTTGTATATAACTGAATAAATTTTATTCAAGAGGAGGCAGTTTGTTATGAGTATGTTTTTGAATTATCACGATATTGCTGATAATTATACTCCAAACAATCTAATAAAAGCATTTCCTCAAAAACTAAATGATTGCAAACTTGATCCAGTTGATGCAAGTAAACCTTATGAAGACTACAATGTTAAAGGTGAGCTGATTGGTTATTTTTGGCGTTATGGTGAAACATTGAATCTGGAATTCAATATTGATGGTGAAGTAACAGTTGAATCAGACGCTATCCTGTATAAGGCAAGCGGTCAGAAACCAACAACATCAACAAAGGGCAGAGTTGGTCAGAAGCTGTATAATATTATTGACCTCATTTCGTGGACCTGTGTGAGTAACATTCGTCGAGAATATGTATGGCAGCAAGATGCTGAATTTACATATCCACTTAATGGTGACAAGAGTGTTTATGTAACAGCTGCCGATTATCTTGCTGATAAACAAGTTGAGGTCACGTTGTATAATTTCAGAATGGAACCACTGTGCAAAAAAATTTACGCAGGTTCACCACAAATTATATTTAGCATTGACCGAGAATTATCATGTAGTTTACCCAGAGGAATTTACTACTGTTCAGTGAAAGTTTTCAACGATGAAACAATGTTTACAATTTTTGATGTGACTGATGGCAGTCTTACTGTTAAATAAGGGGAGATAAGAAATGGATATTAAATTAAGAGCAAGATTATCAGCTTACAGTAAGATTGAATCTATCTCATCAATTGCAAACAACATGCCTGATGCATCTGCTACTGAAGTTGGTCATGTTGTTGGTGTTGGTGACAACGGTCAATACACATTGTTTCCACCCGTAGGTCAAGCCGAAGTGGAATCATTGTTTGACGGATCTCATCGTGATGTTACCACAACAAAGGATGATATCAATACATTGTTTGAACCAAAACAAAAACCAGAATCAGTTAGTAAAGATGAAATTGCAACTCTTTTTACAAAGAATCAGAAACCTTCCGCTGTAACAAAAGGTGAAGTTGAAACACTATTTGAGACAACAGATAATGATGTTGCAGATAAAGATGATATTGATACTTTATTTGATGAAGATGGCAATGAAATTGGAACTGTTTCATTTGATGAGATTGCATCATTGTTTAAGAAAAAGAAGTAATGGAGGAACTACATCATGTTTAACATTACTTATAACGGCATCATAACAGTGAATCGTGGTGACTCATTTGAGATACCTGTGATTATAAATTTTGGTACAAATCTTGAACCGATGTTTTATGAATTGGAACCAACAGACATTATTTATATGGGCATTATGGAACCTAATCAACCATTTGAAAATGCACTCATTAGAAAAAAGTGTACTTATGAGGATGTTGATGAGAATGGTAATGTTGTTTTCAAATTCAGACCAAAAGATACACAGTGTGTCCTTCCTGGCAAGTATTATTATCAAGTAAAGTTACAGAGATTCAATTCTGAAGATCCAGATGATTATGATGTTGATACTGTTTTACCAAAACAGCAATTCTTTATTCTTGAGTGAGGTGATTGAGTATGGCCTCAAATAACAATGAATATCTTTTTGGTAAATTAAATAAACCAACGTCAAAAAATACATATGTTGGTGGAACCACTGAATCACTTACTATTAATGTTGATAATGAAAATAGAATTATCACTGGTGAAGTAAGATGGGATTCAGCTCTTGGAACAGTTGCTCACAAAGCATACCCGGGAGATAAAGGTGCAAGAAACTATGCAAAGATTCAAGAGTTAACTCAAGAACTTCATGCTGAAATTGAAGATACAGCGAAACATAAAAAATATGTTCTTGCTGAGCTTGAAATTCTTGCACGAGATCTTGTTCGTGCTCAAAACGAGTTTGTTCGCGAATTGAGCGAAGAACATCAGTTTACAGTAGATGTTGAAACAAAACTTGAAACAGAGCTTGATAAAGAAATTAAACGAGCTGTTGCAGCTGAAAAGAAAATAATCGAAGATCTTACTAAAGAGATCATTGCAAGAAAATCCGAAGCAACAAACAGTTTGAATCTATTGAATGATTTATCAATTAAAACTCTTGAATTTGAACAGCTAATTCAGCAAAAACTTAATGATGAAATTCAAAGAGCACTAGTTGCTGAATCTGATATTAGAAAACAGATTGTTGATGAATCTCAACGAGCTCAGACATCTGAACAAAATCTTGAAAATAAGATAACTGTTGTTGAATCGAATATCGCTAACAATATTGATAAAGCTCTCAGTGAAAAACTTGCAGAAGAAACAACAGCTCGTGAAAAAGCTGATGCGCAGCTCTGCAATGATTTAGAATCAGAAAAGAATACACGTGCTTCTGCAGATATTGTTTTACAAACTGAAGTAGCTGATATAAAAACTAATATTAGCTCAATTAATCAATCAGTTAGTGATGTTACAAAGACTGTTCAGAAAAATACAGCTGATGTATCAAATTTAAGAACATCAGTTAACAGCATTAATTCAAGCGTACAAGAGTTTAATACTAGTATTAGTTCTGTTCGTGATGATGTTGATGAATTAAGTGATGATTTTGTAAATCTTGCTGATGATGTATCAAATGGCTATCAAGAAGTACAGACTCAAATCAGTACTATTAATAGTCAATTAGCAAAACTTGAAGAGCTTGACCAGTTCACATCTTCATCTGAAAAGTTAAAAAAGTCTATTGACAATTTAACAAAACAAACAACAGAAAACAGTATCAATATTCAATCTATTAAGAATGATGTTGCTACAACAAACAACTCAATTGAAACATTATCAGGTAAACTTAATCTTGAAATCAATAGATCAGAAGCTGTAGATGTTGAAATTAGAGAACAATGTAATGCTTTAGTTGAGGAAGTAAATAGATTAAGAGAGTTAACAAATGATGTTGTTCGATTGAATAATACTCACTCACAAGTTGTTTCTGACATCCGCTCTGATGTAACTACTCTTAATAATAGATTAACAACTGAAATTAATCAAAGAGATACACAATGCAGTAGCATACAATCCTCAATGGATGCTGAACGTGATCGTGCCATTTCAGTTGAAAAAACATTATTCCAAGAATGTGTTGATTTAAGAGATACTCTCGTTGAAGTTAGAAATCGTTTAGCAGCTGATATTAAAGATGTTGAAAATGATTCAATTAAACGCGATGACATCCTATCCACATTAATAAGTGATGAATTCAACAGACGTGTTGCGGCGATTACATTAATCAATTCGAGACTTGAAAAAATTGAAGATGCACTTAGTGCTCAGACAACAAAAATAATTGATATTCAACAAGATGTTTACGATATTGAACAAAGTATTCTTTATATTAACTTACTCATTGTTGGTGTTCAAAATGACATTGATGAAGTAAAAGAATCTGTTGTTGTCGTAAATGATAAAGTTGATAAAACTAATTTAGATGTTGAATCTGTTAAAAATCAAATACAAGTTGTTGATGATAAAATAAATTCTAAACAACTTGAGATTGATAGACTTCAAGTTGAAATTGATGAATTAAGTAAAACATCATCCAATCATACTTTGGCGGATGAATCAATAAATAGATCAATTGATGAATTAAAACTAATCGATGAAAATCTACAATCACAGATTGATGAATTAAAAACAACTGATGAATATGTAGTTGTATTACCGACAACTAAGACAGCACAAGTATTTACACAAACAGGGGATACACTTGGATCATTATCAGTTTCAACAGAACCAGTTGAAAATGCTGTTGTTCAAAGAGATGCTGTTGGTAATATTATATTATCAGAATCAACAACAAGATTTACAACAAATGCAGCCGTATCAAAAACTTATGTTGATTCACTTGTAGAAGAGAAAACTTCACAGCTGATTAATCAGCTTGAACAGATGTTGGCTGTTGAATTTATTGATGGTGGTAATGCACCAATTCAATGAATTATATATAATTAATTCATAGGGAGAGACAAACTAATATGGCAAAGTTGAAATATGTTGATTGGGATGGTCTAGTCTACTATGATGGCTTAATCAAAGATTACATTGACGAACGAGATAGTGAAAATCTGAAGTTCGGTGGTGCAATTTCTTTTGAAGATTTACCCTCTCCATCTTTTCAAAACATTAATTATATTTACAGAATAACTAATGATTTTACTACTGATAAGTACTTCAAAGAGCCTGGTTGGATGTATACAGCTGGCACATTAGTTCAAGTAACTAATCTCAATGATGTATATCTTTACACAATCTTTGATGAACAGAGTGTTAACGGTGGTGGCTCTGCCCCAAGTGTTGACCTCACAGAGATAAATAATAGATTAGATGAAGTTGAGTCGACTGTTTCAGAATTAGATGAAACGATTGACTCGTTAAAAAGTACTCAAGAAGATATTCAGACTCAGTTAGAAGCTGTTATTGAAGAGGCAGATAGAAGTGAAGCATCAATTGATGCCCTTAATACTGCCATTGCTGATAATAGCGATGCAATCAAGGATCTTAGCACCGCTGTTGATAACAAAGCAAATGCAGCTGATGTTTATAACAAAGCTGAAACTGATGCAGCTATTGCAGAAGCAGTGGCAAACGCACAGTTAGGTGGTGAAGTTGATCTTTCTGAGTATGCAAAGAAAAGTGATATTCCGGACGTGAGTAATTTTGTTACAAACGAATATTTAACACAACAGAATTATGTTACTGAGGAGCATCTTTCTACTACATATGTTACTAATGAATCTCTTGAGCAGAAAAACTATGTGACTGAAGAATTTGTAACTAATGTAACTGAAAATTTCATTACAGAAGAAGTTGCAAATAGTACCTATCTTACACATGAGGTCGCTGAAAGCACATATGTTACTCAGGAGTCAGCTCAGCAAACATTTGTAACAAATCAGGATGTACAGAACATCGTTCAGCAAGAAGTAACTAATCAGATTGAAAGTACAACACCTGATTCAATGAACTATGACACATTCTAAAAATAATAAGAGAGGAAATTAAATTAATGGCTACTGAATTTAAGATTCTTCGAGGTCAATATGCAAGTTTGTTCAATGAGGATGGTTCTCCAAAATTACCTCATGATAAACTTGTAAATGGTTATTGGTATCTAACAAATGATACAGCTGAAGTATTTGTTTGCTTACCAAAGTTTGAAGCGCCTGAAACATTGTGGCTTTACAAAATTAATGATGTTGATACATCGAAGTTTGTAACTGAAGAGCAGCTTGCTGCTGCAATTTCAGCTATCGAAATTCCTGATGTGTCAACATTTGCAACAAAAGAGGAGCTTGAAGCTGCAATTGCAGGTATTGTAATTCCATCTCTTGATGGTTATGCTACCGAAGAATTTGTAACTCAAAAAATTGCAGAAGCTCAGCTTTCTGACACTGACGTAGATCTTTCTGCATATTACACAAAGACTGAAACAGATTCCGCAATTCAAAACGCAGTAGATGCAATTGAAATTCCCGAAGTTCCAACAAAAGTAAGTGAGCTTGAGAATGATCTTGCGTTTTTAACTGAAACAGATCTTGTTGATTATGCAAAGAAATCTGATATTCCAACACCTGTTACTAAAGTAAGTGAACTTGAAAACGACAGTGGATTTATTACAATTGATGACGTAACTCCAACAGATCTTTCAGGTTACTATACTAAAGAGGAAGTGGATGCAAAAGACAGTATAAAGTATTCAACATTTTGATTAAGAGGAGAACTTAAATATGGATTTCAAAATTTATAGTGGTTTAAGTTCATCTTTGTTTGATAGCGACGGTAATCTTATTCTTGCTGAAGAGAAGAGAGTTGAAGGTGCGTGGTATGTAACAACAGACACTGTTGAGATATATATTTATCTTAATGGTGTAATGAACCCTATTGCTGCAAACAGCTGGGATGAAACTCGTATCTCTGCTCTTGAAGATACTGTTGAACAATTGAGCGAGAAAGTACTTAACGAGAATGCTGTTACTTATGAACGTTACGGCTATTATGCTACATTGATTAAAAATGTTCCTGGTGATCCCACAGTAATTTATATGGTCACTGATAAAAATTGTGACTATATCTGGAACAATGAAACTCAGGAATATGAATTATATCGTGACTACAATCAAACCGCTAGTGAGCTTGTTGTTGAAAAAATCTTTGGCGGAGATGCAGACTCAACTCAATGGTAATTCAAAAGATACAATATAGGTAATTATTGTATATATTGTTGTAGAAGAAAATGAAGTGAATATCGTTGAGATTTCTCTCAAATATTGTGTGATTGAAATGAGGATGTGGTTTAAATATTTTTGCTACATCCTCATAGTTTCAATTAAATCTTCATTTATTAAAAAATGTTTCAATATCTTTTTAGAAAGGTGAAATAATAAATGGCAGATAAGAAACAATTAAATACTGTCATTATACTGAGAAATGACTCAACAACAGATTGGGCTAACTCTGAGAGAGTACTTGAATCTGGTGAAGTTGGTGTTGGATATCTCGATAATGGCAATGTCATTGTTAAGGCAGGTAATGGTACTGATAAGTGGAAAGACCTTCCTCAAGTTGAAGGTGTTTTTGAAGAAGATCAGACTCTTACCTATAATTTCGGTCGCCATGTAACTAAGAATGGTTATGTAAATGCTGGTGGTAAAGGCATGACTACTTCACAGTGGATCATGGATGCTCTTTCCGAAATTCTTAATCCAAAAATTAATTATCCAAATGCAACATTAGCTGTAGGAACTGTTACAACTGATACCGGTGACTTTGAAATTGGTTCAAAGATAACAAAGTTTGCTTGGTCTGGTAGTTTCTCAGCTGGTAGTTACAAAGATGTAAACAATAGTGGCACTTATGGTACTACAAACAATAGCACAAGTAATGTTACTGGTCTTAAAGCAAGCAATGTAACATGGTCTATCACTAACACAATTGATTCGCAGACTGGTGCAACTGAAGATGGTACATTTACACTTACATCTGATGGTTATCAGCAGATTAATTCTGAATCATCTTCAACATATGCGTACTTAAACGGTACAGCTACTCTTGATGCAAGTGGTGCTTATACACCTCTTAATAATGTTGGTGCTGAATATGCAGCTGGTAAAATTACAGGTTTCGATGCTGAGGGTACAACTACAAAGACCTTCAGTAATGTAGCAGTTAAAGCAACTGGTTTCCGTAAACCCTTCTGGGGCATCAAATCTGCAGCCGAAGCAATTTCAGTTGATGAAAATGGTGTTCCTCAGGTTACTTCTGCGATTGTACGTGCACTATCAAATAAAGGTACAAGTACAAAGGGTCTTCCAACAACTACTTCAACAGCTCCATTTGTTGTTGCAGCTGGTTCTCAGCAAGTATTTTTCTTTGCAAAGGCCGGTGAATATACAAGTGTTGAAGCAACAGACGCAGCTGCAATGAACGCACCCGTTACATTTACAAAAGTTGCAAATGCTGTTAGTGTTGAAGGCGCAAACAGCTACGAAGGTACAAACTATGATATGTTCTTTGTAGACTGGAAAGCTGGAATTGATGCAGATAAGAAACTTGTCTTAACTTGGAAATAATTGATGGAGGAAAGATATAATAATGGCTAACAACTATAATGAAATTCTAAGTTTAGTCAATGCGGGTAACCAGATGGGTCTTTCCAATACCATCAAACGTGACTATGGTATTCCGCTTGACTTTACGTCAATTCAAGAAAATTATGATGCAGCTGTTATTTATGCAGCTACAAATACAAAAGCATACGTTGATCAGGTAATCGCTACTGAAGGTATTGTGTACATTATCACAGCTGATTCTCAGGGTAAGTATACAATCGGTGAAAATGAGTATGATGTTTACCTTAAGAAAGTAGGCACTGCACCTGTTGGTGATAATGTATCCGTTGAAGTATCAGAAGATGGCGAAGTAAGCATTAAAGGCTTCTCTGCCCTTACAAGTGCTGAAGTTGGATATCTTCCTCAGGTTGCAAAAGTGGTTGATGTTGAAGCTGATGAAGCAAACGGTGTTGAAGAAGAATCTCATTTAGAAGTTAAATGGGTACCTGTTAGCGCTGTTGTTGAAGGCGATGGTAACACAATCACAAAAGTTGTTGCTGGTGATGAATCAGTTACAATTACAAGCGCAACAGAAGGAGATATTGTAACTTATACAGTTACTGCAAATATTCCTGAAGTTGTTCATCCTGAATATTCAGTAACTAAGACTGAAAGCGAAGGTTCTGTTACATATCAATTAACAAAAGATGGCACACCTGTTGGTGAAGCAATCGTTGTTGCTGAATATGATGACACTGCACTTGCTAATAGAGTTACAGCAATCGAAAATCTTAACATTACTGAAACCTATGCAACAAAGACTGAGCTCAATGGTGTTAAAGAAACAGCTGAGGCTGCTCAGACTGCTGAACAGGTTGATGATGCTATCGATGCAAAAATTACAGCTCTTGATCTTTCTAATACATATGAAGCAAAGGGTGCAGCTGCAACAGCTGCTGCAACAGCCGAACAGAATGCTAAAGATTATGCTGATGATATTCTCGATCAGGAAATTGAGGGTCTTCAAATTGCAATTGAGCCAGATGCTGAATCCGGTAATCAGTTAATCGTTATTAAAGACCTTAATAACAATGTCATTAGTTCTGTTGATGCTTCTAAGTTTGTTGAAGATAGTTTCCTTGATGATGTATCATATGATGCAGAAAATGGTACTATTAACTTCACATGGACAATGGGTGATGGATCAACAAAGACTGATTCCGTTGCCGTTGCAGATTTTGTTCAGACTTACACCGCTGGTAATGGTTTAACTCTTACTGGTAATGAATTTTCAATTGATGAAAATGTTGTAGCAACTGTTACAGCTCTTGGTGAAGTTGATACAAAGGCTCAGAAGGGTGTCGATGATGCAGCTGCTGCTCAGAAGACAATTGATGATTATGTAACAGCTCATAAAGATGATTACAATAATGATGCAATTGATTCTGCTATAAGTGGCGCAATTGATGATCTTGGTATTGGTGATTATGCTAAGTCAGCTGATGTTGTTTCAAACGAAACATTTGATCAGTTTAAGACAGATAATACTCAAGCTATTACCAATGCAAGAGAAGGTGCTGTTTCTGACGTTGAAGCAAAAGGTTATGCAGTTGCAAGCGAAGTTGCTAATACATATGTAACAAAAGATGATCATGCAACTGATCTAGCTACAAAAGTTGACAATGGTACAATTGCTCATGCTGTTGCAGCTGTTGAAGCAGATCCTGAAAATGGTATTGAAGCTGTTGAGGGTATACCGGAAGGTGTAACAATTGACGGAACCACAATGAAGATTGTTGTGGATGCACCTACAAGATCTGAAACAATTCAGTTGATTGCTGATAAAGTTGCACAAGTTACTGGTGGTGAATCAGCTGCCGATGTTAAACTTTCACTTGAAGCTGAAGTGGCTCGTTCTACAGCAAAAGATACAGCTCATGACAATGCACTTGCTACACTTCAGGGTGATGCAAATACAAGTGGTTCTGTTGCAGAAGCTAAAGCTCTTGCTCAGAAAGGTGTTGATGATGCAGCAGCTGCTAAATCAGCTGTTGACGCACTTACAGCAACCAATGGTCAAGTAACACTCAACAAGAACGACATTGAATCTCTTGCAACTCGTGTTGGCGCAGTTGAGTCTACTTCAGCAACAAATTCTTCTGATATCTCAACAATCAAAGGTGATATTCAGACGCTGAAGACAACTGACGCAGGTTTCACAACTTCTATTGAAAACATCAATACAAAAATTGGTCAAGTAGAAGGCAATATTACAAATCTTGAAACAAATTACAAGGCTGCTGATGCTGAAATAGCTGGCCAGATTAGTGCAATCAACACAACACTTGCTGGCAAAGCTGATCAAACTGCCGTTGATGCAGTAAACAATAAGATTGGTACTGTTGAAGATGGTAAGACCGTTGTTGAAATGATTGAAGCTGCTAAGACAGCTGCAACATATGACGACACTCAGGTAAAAGCAGACATTGCTCAAAATGCTTCTGATATTGCTGCTATTTACAGTGAAGCGGAAGATGGTTCTGCAACTGGTAAGCTTGCTGACGAAATTGCTCGTGCAACCGCAGCTGAAAAAGCACTTGATGATAAGATTGCCCTTTTAACTGAAAATCCTTCAGAAGAACTTGACTCAGTAATTGAGCTTATTAATCAGGTTAAACAGAATGGCACTGAAGTTGCTGGTATTGTTACTAGACTTGATGGTCACGATACCTTACTTGCTGGCATTGGTGGCGAAGATGAACCTGCTAATGTAATGGCTGCTATTACAGCTGCTGTTGACGCTGGTAAGTATGAACTCGCTGTTGCAACTGCCTCTACTCTTGGTGGTGTTCTTTCTTCAGACGCTGTTAATGAAATTGCTGTCGCTGATGATGGCAAGATGAGCGTCAATACAATTAGTGTTGATAAGCTCGTCGATGGCGCGTCAGAGCTCGTTCTCAATGGTGGTACTTCCGCTGTATAATAAATTATAAAATAAGATAAAGCTGATGTGAGCGGAGAGACAATTTAATATTATTTCTCCGCTCATATTACAGTTCTAATTAAAATAAATATTGAAAGGTAATGAACACAATTATGGCTAATATCAAAACTAGAATTATTACCAAAAACGATGAATTAACAGCATGGGAAAATAGTTCATTAACTCTCCTTGAAGGCGAAATAGTTCTTGCCAAAGTTACTACTACTGATGCTCAGGGCAATGAAATTCCTCATTTTCTAGCAAAAGTTGGTAAAGGTGATGCTACATTTGCTGGTTCACCTTGGCTCTATGCTAAAGCTCAGGACGTTTATGGTTGGGCAAAGAAATCAAGTCTTGATGTAGCAGATATTCCTGCTCTCGACATTTCCAAGATTACAGGTCTTCAGGCAGCTCTTAATGCAAAAGTTGCCACATCTGATTTCAACTCATATAAAGATAGTACTGCAACAACATTAACTAATCTCCAGAGTGCTATTGATGAAATCAATAATACAACTCTTGGTGGTTATGCAACAACTGCTCAGCTTGAGGCTGTTGAAGATAAAGCTGATGCGAATGCTGCTAATATTGCAACCATCATGAGTGCTGATGCTACCACTGTTGGTTCTATTGCAAAGGCTCTTGCTGATGCAAAGACTTATGCTGATGGTCTTGTTAATGCAGAAAAGTCCCGTGCTGAAGGCATCGAAAGTGGTCTTGCTGATAGATTAACAACTGCAGAAGGTAAGCTGGAAACAATTCAAGGCACAGGTAATGGTTCCATTGCAAAGGCATTGACTGATGCAAAGGCTTATACAGATACTGAAGTAGCAAAAGCAAACAATGCTGCTGAAGCAGCTCAGAACGCTGCGGATGATGCTCAGTCTTATGCTGAGGGTGTTGCAGGTGATCTTCAAACAGAAATTACCAATAGACAGAATGCTGATACAACAACGCTGAATTCTGCTAAAGATTATGCTGATGATCAGGATGAAGCTCTTCATACAACAATTTCCAAAGAAATTGATGATGATGTAGATGCTGCTAAAACAGCTCTTCAGGCTGACATTGCTAAGAAAGTTGATACAACTACTTACAATGCAAAGATGACTGAGCTCGAGAGTGCTGACACAACAATGAGCGGTAAAATTACTGCAATTGAAACTAAACTTGCGAACGTAAGCAACGTTATGGACTTCGTTGGTGCAGGTGCTGCTCTTCCTGAAACAGCTCAAAAAGGTGATGTATATGTTATTACCAGTGGGGATGACTCAGGTAAGGAATTCGTATTTGACGGTTCTGAATGGGTAGAGTTTGGTAGCACAACAGCAGAGCTTGCAGCAATTGAAGAACTTGATGGTCGTGTTGAAGCCGTTGAAGGTAAACTTGACGGTATTACTGGAACTGTTGAGTCTGCAATAAGTTCAGCTGTCGCTGCTGAGACTGCAAATCGTGAGTCAGCTGATACAGCTACACTTAATAGTGCAAAAGCATACACAGATGAGCGTGAAGATGCAATCGAAGCTGCATACAAAGCTGCAGACAAGACTATTTCTGATACAGTAAGTGGTATCGGTACACGTCTTGGCACAGCTGAAAGTGACATTAACACACTTCAGACTGAAATGGATGCTGTTGAATCAGTTGCCGCGGGTGCTGCTTCTCAGGCTGCAACAAACAAGACTGATATCGCTAACGAAGTAACAGCTCGTACAAATGCAGATACTGCTCTTGGTGAAAGAATTGACGATCTTGATGAAGCATATAAGGCTGCTGATGTTACTCTTCAGGCTAACATTAATAAGAAAGTTGATCAAGAAGCATACAGTACGAAGATTACCGAGATTGAGTCAGATATTGGTGAACTTGTTGCGAAGGATACAGCTCTTGATGGTAGAATCAAGACTCTTGAAGCAATTGATCATAGCGCATATGCAAAAGCTTCTGATGTTACTGCACTCACAGGTAGAGTTTCCACTAATGAGAGCAATATTACTACTCTTAGAACAGATGTCGATGCTGTTAAAGCTAACTACCTCAAGGTAACTGATGGTGCTGTTACTGATCAGAGTGGAGCAGAAATCATCTTTGATTGTGGTGGCGCTGACTAATTTAGAAACTATTTAATAATATAAACACAATGGGCGGTATGTGGAGTTTCACATACCGCCCTTCTTGTATATATTATCATATAGTATAACTATAAATAAGTTAAGGAGAGCGTGATTTCAAGTGTCAAAACTTATAATTCAGCATCGCCGTGGTACAACTACTGAATGGCGAGACGCAAGCTCCTCAATCAATGATAAACTTCCAATTATACCTGCTGAGGGTGAACTGTTAGTTGAAGAGTGTGAAGTTTGTAGTAAAACAGATGAATGTCTTGCGGCATATGAAGCACATCATGCTAACGGTTACGATCCGGCATATACTCATTGTGAGGTATGTGGAAAGCATCTTGATTATGCTGCTGGCGATACAAAAATAAAAATTGGTAATGGCGTTAAAACATTTAACGAACTTCAATATGTTACAACAGATGTTGAAGAACGTATCAGAGTATTGAATGAGCGCTTAAATGAATTAATTGCCCCAACTGACTCTGAACTAACATTAGATGCAGAATTACTTGACATTCGTATTAGCTATGATGGTATACCATACCTTACTGCAGGTGATGCGGTTAGAGCTATTGGTAATGAAGTTTCTGATTTACGAAAGAGTCTTTCTCAGTTCATTGATGCGGATGCGGTTGATGGGTTATATTATGAAAATAATATTCTTTATCTAACAGCAAATGATCAAATTTTAGAAGATACTGGTGTTGAAATTGTTTCAGGAACAGGCGGCGGAACAGCATCTGATGTAAAAGTTCGATTAACAAATCTGTCACCACAAGGCACAAACTTCTCAACAATTTCGACAGACACTGTTACTGTTAACTTCAAATTTACTTCACTTGAGGATGATATTCCAACAGGTGATTTTACATGTGTGATTCAAGTAAATGGTGTTAAAAAGAAAACCATTTATTGTAAACAGAAAGATGAGGGTGAAATTGTTGATCTTACGTCATTTTTAGTTGCTGATGCAAACACAGTTAAGATAACATGTACTGACGTATTTGGTAATTCTCGTTCCATTGTTTACAATATTGAAGTTGTTGAGCTAACAGTAAGGTCCTCTTTTAACTCAAGTATTGTTTATGATAATGAATCTTACAATAACGGTATTGATATTAGATATGCAGTTGTTGGCCTTGTTGAAAAAACTGTTTATTTTGAACTTGATGGTAAGATTCTATCTTCAAGAACATTAGCAGCCTCTACATCAGGCAAGGAACTAAGTGAAGTTATTTCTTGGAACACTTTATCACATGGTTCACATTCACTAAAGATTTATGCTGAAGCAGTAATTGAAAATGCAACATTAAAAAGTAATATTCTTCATTATGATGTGCTCGCTTATGTTAAGGGTGAAACAGCTCCGATGATTGGATCAGTGTATGATGTTGACACATTGTCACAAGGTGAGCTTGTCACAATTCCATATGTGGTATTTGACCCCAATGATGCAGTTTGTAATGTCAACTTAGTTATAACTTATTGTGATAATGGTGTTACAAAAGAGTATAGTAGAACAACAGCATCAGTTGACCAAACTTTACAAACATGGAACACAAGATTATATCCTGTAAACGATTCTGTTACATTCTCAATTATTTATGCCCCTGATGATTTAGATACACCGATTATCAAAAGTCACACTGTTAAGGTAACTGAGGCAATTATTGATGTAGAGCCTGTTGGAGATCCAAGACTTTATCTGTCTTCCTTAGGTCGTAATAATAATGAAACAAATCCAGCTTCATGGACTTTCTATGACGAAAAATATAAATCTTTAATTACAACAACATTTAGTGGTTTTAACTGGAAATCAAATGGTTGGGTAATTGATAACAATGGTGATACCTGTTTAAGATTGAGTGGTGGTGCTCAGGCTGTTATTAACTTTGCACCATTCCATTATACAAACAGTGATTCAAACTATACTGGTCACACGTTTAATATTCTTAATAATGGTCTAACATTTGAAATTGAATTTGCTGTTCATGATGTTAACAATCGTGATACAACAGTTCTTAATTGTTATCTTGATGGAAAAGGTATTCAAGCAACAGCTGATACTGCATTCATTAAATCATCAAAAGATACAATAACATGCAATTATAAAGACGAAGAACGTATTAAGTTAACATTTACAATTGATAAAGATGGTACTGATGCATTCGGTAATGATACACCTAAATTCTTATCCGTCTACATGGACGGTTATTTATCAGGTGTTCTTAGTTACACAAGTAATGATTTTAATCATGATGGTTACATCATTCTTGGTGATACTGGTTGTACTCTTGATGTGTATTCAATTCGTGTTTATGACCAAACAATTACACCACGTGAAGCTGTTAGTAACTACATTGCTGACTTAACTGATGTTCAGCAAAAGATCGAGTTATTTGATGACAATGACATCTATACGCTTGCGGGATTGCTTTCATATGAGTCCGTCAAGTCAAAAATTCCAACTATAACATTTACTGGCTCAATGCCAAAATCAAAGGGTGACAAGAAAATTGTTACAATGGATTTCTCAAGCCCTTATGATTCTTCAAAAGATTTTGCAAATGTTTATGGTGGACCTATTCAAGTTGAAATTGACGTTCAAGGTACATCCTCACAGTACTATGTTCGTAAAAACTGGAAAGTTAAACTTAAGAAGAAAAAAGATAATGTTATAGTATTTGACCATGCTGCATATCAACACATGGATAATGAAATACCTGCAAAAGTATTCTGTATTAAAGTAGATTATGCTGAAGGTACTGGTACACACAATACACAAAATGCTAACTTTGTAGAAACACTTTACAGTGAGATTGTTCCTGCACAAGCAGATGATGATCGAGTAAGAACAACAATCACTGGTTTCCCCTGTGTTATCTATGAACGTGAGACAGAAAATGACACACCAGTGTTCTCGTCAAAGGGTAACTTTAACTTTGATAAAGATGCTGAGGAGGCATTTGGTTTTACAGAAGATTATGATGTTGAGTGTTGGGAATTCTGTAACAATACATCTGATTCTTGTAATTTCTTGGGTAATTTTGAAGCATCTAGTTATTGGCTTGATGACTTTGAACCCCGATATACTCCATATGATTTTGATAAACTTGAAGAACTTGAAGACTTGAAGAAATCAGCAGACAAAGGTGAAGCAACTATTACAGATGAACAGCTTGCTGATTTGAGCAATCGACGTGCTCAAATGATTAATAATTTCAAAGAACTTCATGATTGGGTTGTATCCACAAGGAACGATGTTGAAAAATTCAAACGTGAATTTGAAGATTATTTTGACATGCATTATTCTCTCATCTACTATGTGTACACATTTGTTGCACTAATGACTGACCAAAGAGCAAAGAATATGTTCTTAACTCGTTGGGGAACAAAGGATGAAAATGGTAATACAGTATCAAAGTGGTATCCATATTTTTATGATAATGATACATCTTATGGTATAAATAATGAGGGTTATCTGGTATTTGATTATTATCATGAAGACACTGATCAGCTTGGTAATGTAAATGTTTATAATGGTCAAAATTCTACATTATGGACAAATTTCAGAAAAGCATTTGCTACAGAAATTAGAGCAATGTATGCTTCTTTAAGAAGCGACGGAAAACTTTCATACGACAAAATTATTAATCAGTTTATTACACATGGTTCAGGTATGTGGAGTGCATCTATCTATAATGAAGATGCTGAATATAAATACTTGACAATGGCTAGACCAGAAAATTCAAGCGACGGATCTGTTAACACAGCAAACCTTTATCAGGTTCGTGGTAATGGTGAACCACATCTTAAATACTTTGTACAAAATAGATTAAAGTACTGTGACAGTAAATGGAATGCTGGTGATTATCCGAATGATTATGTACTAATGAGAATTAACACACCATCAGAAAAGATATTTCCTTCAGATGTGAAATTTGAATCAGTAACATTAGCAGCAAATGAATCATATACGTTCTGTGTAACAGGTACACCAACTTCAACCACAACAATTAATTACACTAATGATAATGAATCAGGAACTATTGATGCATATATCAATGGTGATGGATTTAGTGTAATCAAATTCTTTGCAAACTACAACGGACTTTACACATTCACTACTTCAAACGATTACCAGATTGTTGAGGCTGGTGGTAGTTATCCGGAAGGTGCAAGTGATGAAGAAAAAGCTGAAATTGATCGCAAAAATGCTTGTATTAGAAAATCACTTGAAGTTGTACCAGCAGATCCAAAAATCACAGTAACACCATTCTCTGATATGTACTGTGGTGTTAAGTATAAAGCTAACGGTACTCTTGAACAGTTAAGAACTAAAAAGAACACACCACAAACATTTGGTAAAACAATCAATGAAACATTCAACGATACTGAAACAGCTGTTTTTGGTGCGAGCGAATTATCATCGCTTGGTAATCTTGCGGGTTTGTATTGTAGTATTCTTGATACAAGTGCAGCAGGTAAATTAACAGTTCTCCAAGTTGGTGATAAAACAGATGGTTATTATAACGATGCACTTCGTGAAGTAAAAGTTGGTGCAAATACATTATTAAAGAAGATTGATTTAAGCAACTGTATTGGTTTGGAACAATCAGTTGATTTAACTAGATGCGTAAATATTGAAGAAATTTATTGCTTAGGCACATCAATTTCTGGTATCACGCTACCAACAGCTGGTTATATTAAAAATCTTGAGTTACCTGCAACAATAACTGACTTTACAATTACAAATCATCCAAACTTATATACTGAAAATCTTAAAATCGGTAAAACAGGTTTGGAAGTTGAACATATCAAGAACTTATGTATAATCAATTGTACAAATCTTGATACATCAGCTATCTTTGAAAAATGTCTTGAGACAAATACATTAGAACGTGTTAGAATTGACAATGTTTATTGGACTGAGTGGTCCAGTGATGAACTAAGACAGCTCTATACAAGTAAGGAAGATGGTGGTTATGGATTAAAAGGTTTGGATGTAAATAATCAACCCATCAATGAAATCAACATCAGTGGTACTTGTATACTAAGTGAGGATATGAGCGGCGAAGATATGGCTGAGCTTGTTCGTCACTTCCCATATCTCACATTCCAGATGGCAAACGGGTTCGTTGTTACTTCAATTATCACATTCATGAACAATGAAGGTACTGAAGTACTTCACACAGAAACAATTGAAGCTACTACGACTATCAATGTTACTTGCCCAGACCCAGTAATAATAGATCTAATTGAAACACCAAAACGACAAAGTTCTGTTGCATATGATTACACTTGGAATGGATGGTCAATTCAAAGATCTCAAGACCGCGTAGCTCAAGATGACGCATTAAAGAATATTCTTGGCAATAAAACATTATTCCCTGCTTTCATTGCAAATATTAGAAGTTATACAGGTGCTTTCTATACAGGCTCAAACTTACTCTATGATGAACTAATTGAATATTCCCAGTCAATCATATTTGATGCATCAAAAGTAACTGATCAATCATTATTAATAGATGATGGTCTTGGAAAACTTGTTCCAAAAAATATGGCGTCTTCCTCCCCTGACTCCTATGAATTTGCAGGATGGTTACCAGCTGACATGAAAATTCTTGGTAACACAAAATTCCATGCTCAATTCTACATCGGTGATGATGCATATTATAATATAATGTTAAATGACCTAATCTATGCATCTAATGCAGATACTCAAACAATCTCAGTTCTTGCATATAAAAATACAAACGAACCCATTGCAAGATTTCCTCAATATTACACATTAGAAGATGGATTAACATATCAAGTTGATTCAATTTATGGTAACGATAGCACTAATGAAAACGTAACAGGCTTCAAAAATTCATTGATTGAATATATTGAATTACCAGAATCATTAACTATTATTGGACGTGAAACATTCAGCGGTTGTAGTTCTCTAACAACAGTTCATATACCCTCAAATGTTTCATTAATTGAAGCTAATGCAATTTCTAAGTGTCCAAATTTATCATATGTTTACTACAATGCTCGAAATGCAGTAGCAAGAAATGATTCAAGTTTGTTAGGTAACACATATCCATTTTCTGATTCAAGTACAACTTCAGGTATGAAAGTTGTTATTGGACCCGATGTTGAAAGAATTAACTCATTCACATTCTATCAAGCCACATTGACTCCTAATATGTCGTACATATATGAGCTTGATCTCACGAATGCAAACAAGTGTGAAACGATTGGTTCTTCTGCATTCAATTTGTGTAACCTTAAGTCACTTAAATTTAATCAACATGGAGCGCTGAAATCAATATCTAATTCTGCATTTGCAAATAACTACTTTATTCAAGAACTTTCATTGCCTGATGGTATCGAAAGTATTGGCATTGGTTCATTTGAATCATGGAATCAGCTTGAAAAACTTTCAATACCTTCTTCGTTAACATCAATGGATGGTGCTTTTAGATATTGTGAAAAACTTAGAACATTCAATATAGCTGAAAATTCAATCTTTGAGTTTTCAAACGGCGCATTGATTGATACAACAAATCGTAAGTTAGTATTTGGTACAAGTGATGCTATAATAACAAATGATATTTCAACTGTTGCAGCTTATGCATTTGCTGGTTGTGAAGATCTAACTTCGATGTATGTACCCGCTAATGTTACACATCTTTCAACCGAAACATTCAGTGGTTGTACTAGTCTTGCCAATATCACATTTGAAGATGGTATTACTACAATCGGTAGTCAGTGTTTCTACAGATGCCAATCTTTGCACGAAATTAATCTTCCTAACACATTACAAAGAATTGAGACAAATGCATTTGGTGAATCAGTAATCAAGAAGTTAGTAATACCCGCTTCTGTTACATATCTTGGATTAAATATCTGTCTGGGTTGTAAAGAACTTGAAGAAGTAACAATTCTTAATCCAAATCCATCAGCAGATTTCATGCTTGTAACAATTGATGGTGTTCGTAAACTTTTTGAAGGTTGTACTAAACTAACAAAAATTAATGTTGCTTGGAGCGAGGATGTTATTCTTGGCAGTGAAGAAACATTCTGGGGAGCACCAAATGATAATGTAGTAATCAATTACAATTATACGGAGGTTGAATAATGTACAAAGTTATTTCAAACGGTCAGGTAATTGATTTAATTGAAACAGTTAAATATTTAAGATACCTTCCAAAATCAAAAAGAATTACGGTTACAGATAAAAGCAGTGCAAACTGTATTCAAGGTTCCGATAATGTATCAGTTTATGGTCTGCAGGGGATTAATTTCCCCTCAGACTTTGAACATAAGATTGTAATTCTCAAAAAAGTTGATAAAGATGAATTTCAATTATTGCAACAATTACTAAAAGAAAAAGTTGACATCAATGCTGATGATCCATTTTTAATTCAACAAAAAGCAAAAAAGATTGAAGAGCTCAAAGAAGAATGTGATAAAGAAATTATTAGCGGAATTTGTATTGAACTTGCTGATAGTAAATATCATACATTTGAATTAACAATTGAAGATCAGCTAAATCTGAGAGCAATTCAATCAAATATAATGAACTATAAAAATGGCATTATTTATCATGAGAAAGGCCAACCTTGTAAACTATATACAGCTGAAGATATGCAAACAATTATTGATGAGTCATTTAGACACATTCAGTATCATACAACATATTTTAATCTCATGAAACAATGTATAAATAATATGACAACTATAATGGATATCAACAGTATTCATTATGGTGATGAAGTACCTGATAAAGATTATCAAAAGTTGTTATCTTACATTTAATGGAGGAATAAAACAATGCCAAACACATTAAATGCACGTGTTATACATATGCACGATGTTGAAGCAAATTGGTTATTAGCCGTTAATTTTATTCCTAAACAAGGTGAGATTATTGTTTACGACAAGGACGAACAAAATGATCATATTAGATTAAAAGTTGGTGACGGTGTCACAGCTGTTACTGACCTCGCCTTTGTTACAGACAATGTTCTCGACAAATATGTAACATGGTACAACGATATTGGTTTTATTGATTCAGGTAGAATATCTTCATATTAAACATATTCACAACTTAGTGATGAATTCTTAATAAGGAGAGAGCAAAATGGCAGAGCCAAGAAAAATTAAAACGCGTGTCATTCAAAAGCACGCACAGGCTGCCGTATGGGAAAACACTCAATTTACTCCACTCGAAGGTGAATTTATTGTATTCGACAAAGATGCAAATAATCCGAATCCTCGAGTAAAAATCGGTGATGGTTCACGTGATGTTAACGAGTTACCTTTTCTAGCTGCTGGAACAGCTGAGCACGCAGATGAAGCTACTCATGCAACTACAGCAGATGCGGCAGATCAATCAGACAAATTAACTACTGCAAGAAAAATCTCAATTGTTGGAGATATATCAGGTTCTACTGAATTTGATGGTAGTAAAGATGTATCTATTGCAACTGAGCTTACTGGTACGTTTACTTATACTCCTTCAGGATCTGTTGCTGCACCGAATATCACGTTGAAAGGTAATCTTTCAAACAAGGTTTTAACTATCAGTGCAACAGCAAGTGAACCGAAGTTCACTGGTAATGAAGGCACTGTTGATTATAATACATAAAAAAATTTTAATAAAATGAGGAATTCAATTTATGGCTGACAATGCATTAAAAATATTGAATATCGGTGGAGTTGATTATACTCTTGACCCTGATTATCTTGGTGGTTTACATGCAAGTTCGTATGCTACGAAAGATCTTATTACATCAGCTCTCATCTACATGGGTGAAATGCCTACTGGTAATTACACACCAGCAGCAACAAAGGGCCATGTATATGTAGTTGCTTCTGCAAGAACAATTAATGGAGTTGCTTGCGAGGCGGGCGACCTTTGGTTGTGTAATACAACTTGTGTTGCTGCAACCTCTTCTAATGTAACTACAATCCAACCATATTGGGATGTAGTTCAGGGTAATATTGACTTAACAGTTCTCGACAATAAGTATTCTGATACAACTCATACACACACAACAGCAGCTACAACAAGTGGTGAGACATCCATCACACCGGAAGGCACTGTCTCAGCACCTACATTTACTGGTACTCAAGCTGGTCACACGCATACTGCTTCTCAAGGAACACACGGACACACGTTTACTGGAACTGCTACAACTTCAACAGGTAGTTATACACCAGAAGGTACAATTAGTAAAATTACACACACGCCTTCAGGTACTGTTTCAATTACCGACGGTACAGCAGCTGTTGAATCAATCACTCCTGCTGGTTCTATTTCTGATGCATCCACACATACACACCCGGCTTCAAACATTACCGCACATACATACACACCTGCTGGTAGTGTAACAATCAGCAAAGGAACTGGCACTGCAAACTATACACCAGCTGGTACTGTTGTATCCAATGGTGCTCATACCCATGATGTTGAAGTTAGTATTGATTATACACCAGTTGGTTCAAACAGTAATGAAAGTGATCACACTCACTCATTCTCTGACAGTGTTAGTTATACACCAGCAGGTACCGTTCAGAGTCACACACATAAACCCACATTTGCAAATCACACAACAAAGACTGCGTTAACAGGTGTAAAGGGTGGTGGTTTCACTTCAACTTACGATAGCACTACTAAGAAATTAACATTAACATCAGTTGCTGCTTCAAGCAATGGAACTGCTTCTGTAATTTCTGCTCTCGGAACTCTTACAATAGCTTCTACACAGCCCACATTTACTGGTACTGCAGCAACTATTACACATAGTGGCACAACAGGCAAGGGTTCCGCTCATACCCACACATTTACTGGTACAAGTGCAACGCTAGAACAAGATGCAACAGCCGCAAGTGCAGGATCACATGGTCACACATTCACTGGCTCTGGTGTACAACTTACAGCGGCATTTACTGGTACTGAAGCAACATTGTCTCATGCAGGTAATACCGGCGCAGGTGGTTCTCATGGTCATACCTTTACAGGTTCTGCTCAGAGCATTGCTGCATCCTTCAGTGGAACTAAATTTGAGGTAACACCTACATTTACTGGCAAATCAAAATCTGTTTCTGTTTCTGGCACACCCAGTGGTACAATCAATTCTGTTAGCGCTGGTGCAATCACTGTTAACGAAACAAAGATTACTCCTGCCGGTACAGTTAGCGCTCCTACATTTACAGGTTCTGCAAAGAGTCACAGTCACAGCATTCCAGCGCAAACAACAAGCACACCTACTGAAAACTAATAAACAAATTGCATGAATGTTTTAGTACAACAAGGGCTTTACAAAGCCCTTGTTGTTAACATTCAATTGATTAATATATCTTCAAAGATTATTACAAAATCTCGATGACCAAATTAGTTAGAAATGGTCATAGCAAAATGTTCTTACCTTTTATGAGGTAACGGAACACTCAGTCACGAGATTTACATAAAGAGGTAAAAAACATGGCTGAAAATTTAATTCAAGTCTTAAACATTGGTGGCACAGACTATTCAGTACAACATAGAGTATTCTATGGTACTTGTTCAACAGCTGCTGCCACAGCTGCAAAAGTTATAACTTTAAGTAATTCATCGGGCTTTGCTCTTGAAGCAGGCGCAATGATTGTAGTTAAATTTACCTATAGCAACACAGCATCAAATCCCACATTTAATGTAGCAAGCAGCGGTGCAAAATCAGTTTTATACAATACCGCAGCAATTACTACAAGTTCTTTAACATATGCCGGTTATGCATCAAGATACATTTCATATGTATATAATGGAACATATTGGGTATTTACTGGGTGGTCTTATGTTCCACCAGCAGGTGATATTACTGGTGTAACAGCAGGTAATGGTTTAACAGGTGGTGGAACCTCAGGCAGTGTAACATTACATGTTGGGGCTGGTAATGGTATTACAGTTTCCGCAGATGAAGTTGGAGTTAGTCTCGTTAATGCAACTGTTTCAAGTAATGCTGCTTCTTACACAGCAGGCGGAACTTCAAAATTCTATGCTGTTCAGCTTGATAAGAATAACAAACTTGGTGTATATGTTCCGTGGACTGACACTGATACAAATACTAATTACTATCACACAACAGGCACATGGGATGGTTTAACTTATACTGCTACACCAAATGGTGGCGCAGGTGAACTTAAGTTTACAATTCCCACTGGCTCAACAGCCACAACAGTTGCTGCAGGTAATCATACGCACTCCGGTTATTTAACAAGTCATCAAAGTATCTATAATCTTACTATTCAAGGAAATGGTACAACTGCAACAACATTTGATCCAAATGCGGCAGCGAAGACATTCAATATTGCAGCAGGCGCAGGAATCACTGTAACAGCTGATTCAACAAACAATAAAGTTACAATTGCATCAACTGTTACAGACACAAATACAACATATACAGCAGGAACTGGTTTAACGTTAAGTGGAACAACATTCAATGCAAATGTTAATGCAACAACTCAAACAGTGACTGCAAATTCAGTATCTACCACAGCAAGTAGAACATATGCCGTACAAGTTGATAGTAATGACAACCTTGTTGTCAATGTACCATGGACAAACACTTATGGCAGAACAGGAAACACAACATCAAAAATTTTCCTAATGGGTGCAACCTCACAGTCTGCATCAAACAAAACAACATACTCGAACGTCAACTGTTATGCTTCTGGTGGACACTTGTACAGTAACAATACAAAAGTTAGTGTTGAGGGTCACACACATGACGCGATTGTTTGGAAAACATTCTAATAAGACAAAAATGATAAATTGATAAGTTAACAAGGGTTACAATATAATCAGCTGTAACCCTTAGTTCTTATCACGAATGAATCTCGTTAAAGGAGACATGTTCTGGATGGCAAAAATAAATACATATGATAAAACAGAATGGAATAATGGTACACCACCAGCAATAAATGCCGATAATCTGAATAAGATTGAGGAAGGTATTAAAGTTGCAACTGAGCACATCCAATATGTTGAAGATAAAGTTGAAACAAATATTAGCGACATTGGTACACTTAAAAGAAATGTTAAGAGTAACACTGATAAAATTGATGAATTAACAACAGATGTGGATGATAATTCAGAAGCATTAGCGAGTTTGACAAACAGAGTTAGTGGAAATGAAGATAACATTTCGGACCTTCAGAATACAGTAAGTCAACTTGAAAATACATCTGTTAATACTGATGAATTTGAGAATCTTAGATCAACTGTTGAAGATCACACAAATCAACTTGATAGTATTCTTAATGGAAATGTTGTTAACGCAGACACGTTAGACAATCATGATTCCACTTATTTTGCAACAGCAAGTGAAGTGACTGAACTAAAGAACACTGTTAATACTTTATCCGATAAAGTTACTGATATCGAACAAAATGGCGGATCAGGTGGCGGTGGTACAACAACAATTATTCAACAGATTGAATGGAAAACCTTCGAGTAAAATGTATATATTACTATAGATAACAATCTATAAATTCTACATTGAGGAGGCGATCAATCATGTTGACATATCATGTGTTGATCGGATGCTCTTCTTAAACTACTTTGTTTAAGATGGACATCTGAAACTGACGATTTCCATAACTCCAAATTTTTGAAAAGATAAAATTCAAGGAGCTATCAAATGGCACAGAAAAATCGTGGTATAAAACACGATGTTGAAAAAAATTGGAATAAGGCAATAAATTTTATTCCATTAAAAGATGAGCTTATCATCTATGAACCAGATGAAGTTATTGATTATTATAGAGTAAAAATCGGTGATGGAGTTAAATCTGTTATTAATCTTGAGTTCTATAAACAACCAACTTCAATTTGGAAAACATTTTAAGCAAAGTATAAAAAATGTGGAGTTTATTGTTTTTACATACATAATAATATTCTCCTCAATTAATAATTTTACGAGAGGAAATTATTAACAATGGCAAATGTTGAATTTTATAAAGGTCAATCAGCCAATTTAAGCTCAGCCACAAAAGCTGATGATGCCTTTTATTACACAGAAGACAAGAAAGAACTTTACACAAGCGATGGAACAGGGTTTTATAGAATTGGTGGAATTCCAGTTGTTGAGCTAGTTACAGATGGCGAAAACTTTACACTAACTGGAAACTACCCCGCTGAACTAGTTGATGGTGACATCTTATACTTGAAGAGCGACTGTTCTGATTCCGTTGGGCTGTATCAGGTTGTGATTAACGATCATTTTCTAATAATCGTCACACCTGACCATGATAGTGATTTAATTGGTTTCTCTAACGGCTATTTACTTGTTCGATATTGTGCAAATGAAGAGAGCCTATATTGTATTGAGGCAACTGGATATCTTTCTAAACACAAAGGTAGTCAACAAAGCTTGTATAGTCCATTGAAAGTTGGATCTGCAGATCTTAACTCGCAAAACACAAGAAACGTATTCCTTATTTCTTCCACTGAAGATCTTCCTACAAGCGCAAGTAACGGTGACTTGTGTTTCCGTTATGAATAATTAGATAAAGAATTTATTAGAGGAGAACATTTCTCATGATTATCAAAACAGCAAATAAAGAAATTAATGTAAACACCATTATTAGTACATCATTCAAGATTGGTACTAATACATTTCCAGCATTCAAGATTTTGTTCCCTGATGAAGTTCCTGCTGAAAATGTTGCAGAAATTCTTTCCGGATCCTTTGACATCTTGAACGATAAGGGTGACCTTCTTGGTACGCATGAGGGTTACACAACTCTTCGTGAAATTGCCCTAACTGTTGGTAAGATTACTACAGACGAAGAACGCATTATGCAGTTGGAAGATTCTCTTAACACAGCAAATTCTGAGCTTGCATCGACAGCAAGTCAGCTTCAGACTACTACAGCTGAACTTCAGAATGCAAACAATACAATTTCTGAATTGGAAGTTGAAAATGCAGAGCTGTTATTTAATAGCTTAACCGATGAAGACTTCGACACAGTTGTTGAAGAAGAAACAACTGAACCTGAAGCAACTGTTTAATTAATGGAGGAAACATATTATGACAACATTCGATAAGATTAAGTATTACTACGATAAGGGCATCTATAAAGAAGCTCATATTAGAGTATTCGTTGAAAAAAATGTTCTTACTCCTGAAGAATACGAGTCTATTGTTGGAAAGCCCTACGTTAAGAAATAATTAATAATTAACAAGAATTACTATAAATGGAGTTGTTTTCATACAACTCCATTTATTTTGTTACTCAACTTGTATATATTACATATAGGGGGTGCTTTGATATGAAATTATCAGAAAAGTATCTTGATGATGAAAAACAATTCTATGATTATGGTACTGGAACAGTAAGCGGGTCAAATATATTTGACACATCAACAACAGGAACATCATTTTATAATGACTTTCTTGATGGTGGAGATAAAGAGTACCTTCGCAAGAAATATAATTTAAGTGGTGAAATTGTTCAAATGACTCCACAAGAGTATTATGACGAATGTGCAAAACATTGTTTTAATACTAGTGCTGAAAAGTTAAAAGTAGAGCGTGGAGAATATGATAGAAATATCATCAATCACCTAAAAGAGGTAATTCTTACATATAAAAGAAAATTTCCGTTAACATACATCAACTATGCAGAAAGACAGCAAGAGGGCTTACATAGAATGTTAACAGCTGCTGAATTGTTTGGATGGGATACAAAACATCCTGTTCTTATTGTTAGGTATGCTGATGAAGATAGAGCATCACGAGAGATTGAAGCAGCAAAAAGAAAAAAGATTGAATCAAAAATTAGAACAGCTATTGATAGGGCTCTTGACTACAAATATAATAGCATAGAAGAGTTGATTGAACAACTACAGTGGGAAATTGACAGATCATTTGAATATGATGATATTGAGAAACCGGTTAATTTCGACTTCGGAGAAGCATCACTTCAATCATATAGCGTAACTGTTGGATCTGTTGAAGTTGACTTTGATAAAGATGACATTCAATGGAAAAAAGAAAAAGAAGATGACATAGATGATCTTGACTTTGATGAAGATGAAGATTTCATGCGCCGCTATTTTGGCGATGATTGGCGTGATGAATATGGTGACGTGTTTGATAAGCTGAAGAAAAATAAATAATACTAAGAGGAGCTTTTATGGTTGCAAATAATAACTTGAACCTATCAGCACTCGACAATCTAAGTCCTCAAGAGCGAGAATATGCTCTTAAAATACTCACTCAGTATGCAAATGGTTCATCACAGTTGCTTAACGAGTTAAAGTATGATGAATATGAAGAAATACCTGTTGACATTGAAACATTCTTGACTGATGACAATTATCTTGGTCAGGCTTGGAAAGATGCAGGCGGCAAGATGAAGCTTTACCCCTTCTGGCTTGAACAGTTAAAGAAATTGTTTCCAACAAATATAGACACTGATTATAACACATTACTTGAATCCGGCGCCCGTGGTATTGGTAAAAGTGAAGTTGCATGTGGTTGTGTAGGAGCATATTTAATGTATCGTGTAATGTGCATGAAGAATCCACTTGAATTCTTTCACTTAAAGCAAACAGAAAAAATCTGTTTTGCATTCATGAACATTAAATTATCACTTGCTGAAGAAATTGCTATTAGTAAATTTCAGAAGACAATTCAAATGTCTCCGTGGTTTATGAAAAGAGGTCGAATGACTTCATTTCAAAGTAAACCATATTGGGTACCCCCGGATCCGATACAGATAATTATTGGTTCACAAAGTGATGACGTAATCGGTCAGCCAATTTTCTTTGCTTTCTTTGATGAAATCTCATTCATTAAAAATCAAGATATTGATAAACAAAAAGCAAAAGCAAAAGACATGATTGATACTGCTATAGGTGGTATGTTTACTCGCTTTATTTACAATGGTAAAAATCCAACAATGTTGGTTGTTGCATCCTCAAAGCGAAGTGAACAATCATTTATGGAAGAATATATAAAAACACTCACAAAGACTGAGGGTCATTCAGTACTTGTAATTGACAAACCAGTTTGGGAAGTTAAGCCGAAGGGTACATATAGTGACGAAATATTCTTTGTTGGTCTTGGTAATAAATTTCTTGAAAGTATTGTTATACCTGATAATGATAAAGATCGATTACATCTTTATAAAGATCGTGGCTATAAAATAATTGAAGTTCCGATTGATTTTAAGGCAAAGTTTTTGGAGGACATTGAAAGAAATCTTTGCGACTTTGCTGGTATTTCAAGTTCAAGTTCCAACAAATATATGTCGGGTCAGGTTGTTGCAGATGCTATTGATGAGTCATTCAAAAATCCATTACCTGATGTAATTGAAACAGGTAACAGAAAAGATGACACTTTACAGTACTATCATCTATTTAATGTGGAACATATACCAAAAGAATTTATGAACAAACCATTGTTCATTCACATGGATATGTCAACAAGTGGTGACCATACAGGTATTGCTGGTGTATGGATTGCTGGCAAAAAGGTAAATACTGGCGAAGATGAGGCAAATGACCTTAATTTTAGACTTGCATTTAGTACGTCAATAAAAGCTCCAAAAGGTTGTCAAATATCATTTGAAAAGAATAGAAAATTTATCCGTTGGTTAAGAGAACAAGGATTCAAGATTAAAGGTATATCAACGGATACATTCCAAAGTGTTGACACAGGTCAGCAACTTGCAGCTGAAGGTTTTGAATACACTGTGTTATCAGTAGACCGTGTTGATAGTGATAGAATATGTAAACCGTATCAGTATTTGAGAAGCGCTGTTTATGAACGAAGATTTGCAATGTATCGTTCAGAACGCTTATTCGATGAATTTGTTGACGTAGAGCGTAACAATAATACAGGTAAAGTTGACCATTCACCAAATTTCCATAAAGATATTCTGGATGCAGTTTGTGGTGCAACATTCAATGCAAGTAAACATGCAGCCGAGTATGCATATGATTACGGTGAAACTCTTGAAAACGTTGAGCAGATAAACAAAAATAACAGTGAGCTTGACATGACTCAGTTTGCTGCACAATTTGAACAAGAGATGCAAGCACAGTTGGATCCACTTAGATTAGTGGATAAAAATAAATCGGAAGAATCAGATCAATACATGAATTTTGGTATGGGTAAAGCTCAGCCTGTTTCATATATCGCTGATGGAATTATTGTTTGGTAAGAGAGGCTGTTATACATGGCAAACGAAAACATACGAGATACTGCGTTTCAAGCTCGTGACGATGACTATTCAAAAAGAATAGTGCCTGAATCATCTCCAAATCTTGAAATTGGAATTGACCTTGATAATACAGTTATTGAAAACATTGCTAACACAATGGAAACAAGTCAGACTGATATCAACGCACTCAACTCATTTACTCAAGTTTCAAGATCAAGAAATGAATTATATAACACACTTGATGCAATGGGTGATGATTCAATAATTGCCGCTGTACTTGAAACATATGCGGAAGATGCAACAGAGACAAATGATTCAGGTAATATTGTTTGGGCTGAATCAGGAGACTCAGATGCATTAAAATTTGTTACATATTTGTTAAATGCATTGAATGTAGATAAAAACATTTATAAGTGGACTTACAGTTTATGTAAATATGGTGATATCTACCTAAGATTGTATCGTGAATCAGACTATGATGCAATGTTATTTGTTGAAAAGCCAAAAACAACAGGTAAAGAACAACTTAATGAAGATGTTATTGTAAAAGCATATTCAAAAAATGACTCTTATGTTCATTATGTTGAAATGTTTCCAAATCCAGCCCAAGTATTTGAGCTAACAAGATTTGGTAAAACAGTTGCATACATTAAAACAGATGTTCTTCCAACAAATACAACAAACGATCCTCTCGACATGAACAACGCATTCTTGAATAGATATAGATTCAATAAGAGTGATGTTGAACTTTATCCTCCCACTGAATTTGTTCATGCGTGTCTTGAAGACAACAGTAGCAGAATACCCGAAGAAGTTGATTTATTTAATGATGAAGATAAAACTTTTACTTATGGTGTAAAGAGAGGTCAATCTCTACTTTATAGTACATATAAAGTATGGCGTCAGTTACAACTTCTTGAAAATTCTGTTCTACTTAACAGAGTTACTCAATCTTCAATTGTTCGTGTTATTGGAGTTGAGGTTGGTGATATGCCGAAAGAATCAGTGCAGCCTCATTTAATGAATATAAAACAGTTAATTGAACAGAAAGCCGCATTCGATGTTGGTAATTCAATGAACGAATATACTAACCCGGGTCCAATTATTAATAATGTTTATATTCCAACACGAAACAATCAAGGTGTGCTAACAACACAACAGATTGGTGGAGATGTTAATGTTGGTGACCTTGTTGACCTTGAATACTATCAAGATAAGTTTTTTGGTAACTTGCGCGTACCGAAACAGTATTTTGGTGTAACCGGTGATAGTGCTGGGTTTGATGGCGGTGCTTCATTGTCAATCATTTCATCCCGTTATGCAAAAATGATTAAAAGAATTCAGAACACAATGATTCAAGCGTTGACGGACATAATTAATCTTATTTTGATTGATACTGGAAATGAAGCCTATATTAACAAATTCCAGTTAAGAATGCAGGCACCAACCACACAAGAAGAGGTTGACCGAAGAGATAATTTGAGCAATAAAGTAGGTCTCATTAGAGACATTATGGATGTTCTTGGGGATGTAGAAAATACTGCAACAAAGCTAAAGATTCTAAAATCTATGCTTAGTAACACTCTTAATGACACAGAAGTTATTCAACTATTGCAAGATGAAATTGATTCAATGGAAACTCAACTTGCAGAAGAGACAGATGAAGATACCACATCATTTGAGGATGATTCAAGCTTTGATTCATATCCAGATGATGAACCGATGGATTTTGCTTCTCCGTCAATTGATATGCCAATGCCAAGCGGTGAACATGCTATAAGTGATAGTGACGAAGTAGACGATTCAGATGACACATTGCCTACACCAGCTGAACTTGACATTGGTGATGTGTCAGACTCAACCAATCCAAACTTATAAAATTATCCACATCTACAACAAAAATTGATCAATATACAGGCAAAACGTTCTTGTTAATATATCAATATTATGTAACCGTTTCGCCTTGCACAATTAAGTTTAGCCAGTAATAACTGGGGAAGGAAATTGTATATCAATATGATAACAAAACGTGATTGTATTTTACTATTATCTGAATTAAGTGCAAAAGGTATCAATGTTAACGAAATGATGCAAAAAGCTGTTACATCGGCAGACATTGATATAAATGTTATAAAGTTCATAAATGAACGCAGACCATTTGATGCTTGTAGCTTTTATGAAAAAATTAGAAAAAGTTACAATTCAAAAAAGTCAAATCTATACAAAAACATTGTAACATGTGACGAAATTGATTGCACCGATTCAGTACTAACAACATTAGCAGCACTTAATTTACAAATTTTACTGTATGAACCAAATGTTTCAGATTCAAGGATGTTTCTTGCTCACACACGATTCGAAGAAATATCTCAAGTGCTGTTAAACTACAGTAGAACATTTGATCTTGTTCCGTGCATAAAAGTTTTACAGATAATCAAGGCTGACCTTAAAGCATTTGAATATATGAATAAATAACAAACAGTTTATTGTATATAAAATAGTACAATAGTATAATGATTGTAGAAGAAGCTGTTTGAGCTGTTTATTCTATGTAAAGGTGATGATAAAATGTTAGAAAGTTTCAACACAACAAATGAAATGAAATACCAGAAATTATCAGCTGAAGAACAGCAAGAACGTGGTATTCTCGGTAGACTTGTTGGTGTAATAGCGGATTTCCGAAACCGTACACGTAACGGTCGTCGTTATACGGAAGAGTTGTGGGAAAAGACCTTCAATGATCCGATTATGAAAGAAAAGTTTGAAAATCGTTGTTTATTCGGTGAGCTTGGTCATCCTGCAGATCGTCAAGAAGTTGATATGGAAAAGATCTGTATTTGTTTAGCCGAAGTTCCGAAAAAGGGCAATGATGGAAAACTTTATGGTGTGTTTGATATCTTGAATACACCAAATGGTCGTATATTAAAAACAATGTGCGATTACGGTTGTAAAATTGGTGTATCAAGCAGAGGTAGTGGTGATACATTTGAGGACTATGATGGTGGAGAAACAGTAGAGCCTGATTCTTATGATTGTGAATGTTGGGATGCTGTTTTATTACCCGCTGTTAAAGAAGCAAGACTGAAATATGTCACAGAATCACTTGATACAACAAAAACACTTAAAAAAGCTCTTCAAGAGGAATTAAATAAATCCACAGAAGATGAGCAAAGAACAATGAAGGAAACACTTGATGACCTTCAAATTGATTATGCAACAGATCAGGAAGAGGAAAATACCTCTACCCCTGTTGATGATATAGATGTAACAAATGAAGAAAAAGATCAGGCAGCCGAAGATTCCGGAGCCCTTATGATTCAAGAGTTACAAGAGAGTGCTTTACGTGAAAAAGAACTTGAACAGCAAATTAAAACATTACAAGAGAAATTATCAGTTTGTTATACAAAAGAGGCTCGTTATAGTGATGTTTTAACAAGAACTAATCAGGAACTAAAAACATGCAAAGCAACAAATCAGCAGTTACAAGAGCAGCTTAATGCAGCAAATGTAAAGGCTGAAAAAACAGCGCAAATCATTACAGAGCAGAAAACCCAGATTGATTCTCTTGTTCAGCGAGTTAAGTTAGGTAATACCAAAAGAGCTCAGTTGACAGAGAGCGTATCTTCAACAAATGAAAAAGTAAAGTCATTAGAGGAAGATCTAAAAGCTGAACAAGCAAGAAGCAAGAAGCTAACTGAAAAACTTCAAGCTGAAAACAAAACTCTTACAGAACAACTTGCTGATAGAGACAAAGATGTTCAAATTATTAAGAGTCAAGCTTCAGCAAAAGTAACTCAGTCACAACAGATTGTTGAACGTTATAAAACAATTGCAAAAACAGCAGTTGATAAATATATTAGTTCACAAGCAAGTAGACTTGGTATTAAGCCGAGCGAAATTAAGGATAAGTTAAATGAAAATTATTCATTTAGCGACATTGATAAAATTTGTGAAGAGTTACAGAAGTACAAGTTAGCAATCAATTCACTACCGTTTAATGTGGCTGAACAAAAGCCAAAGAAGATGGTAATCAAAGAATCAAAAGTAAAGGTCAGTTCTGGGTACAACGACGACAGAATTGATGACGAAATTGATTTAACATTAAGCAATTTCATCCGATAAGAAACTTCGTCGTTTGTATATAGATAAAGTAAATTAAACAAACAACTATGAAATATTGGAGAATATAACAATGGCTAAGTCCTTATTTGAAGCTTATAAGAATCGCCTTGCTGTTGCTGACACTGTTCATGCAAAGCTCAATAATGGCGAAAAAATGTCTAACAACAAGAAGCTTGTTGTTGCTAAATGTCTTGAAAATACAAACAAGTTCATGAATGAAGCATTTGACAATTCCGTTGCAACTCAGCGCGCAGACATGGGAATGTTCAAAAAGTTCTGTTTGAATCTTACTACAGTTGCTCTTCCTAATCTCATTGCTCATGATCTGGTAATTGTGCATCCGATGTCTTCTATGTCTGGTTTCATTACCTACATCGAATATCAGTATGCAAGCAATAAGGGTCAGACCAAGCAGGGTGACCTCATCAGTAATCCTTTCGGATTCGGTGATGTTGACGCCGATTATACTAGCGCTCGCGTTGTTGAAAATGTAGAAGCTGGTGAAATTGTATTTGCTTGGAAGCCTCAGTTTGGTACTGTTGAGTTCCTTGCAGATGGCGCCACCGAGTACGTTGCTCTTGAAGCTGACGAAAATGGTGTTTATACTGCTGAGTCTGCAGGTAAAGTTAAGTACTTGTATAACAACGTTGTAATTCCTCAGAATGATCTGCCTATGATCAAAGCTGAGATGAAGTCTATTGCACTTGTTGCAAAAGCTCGTAGAATTGCAATTTACTACTCTCAGATCGCTGCATATCAGTCTAAGACCGATTACGGTGTAGATCTTGGCGACCAGCTTGCTGAAAAAGCTGTTGGTGAGCTCAGCTACGAAATCGATACTGAGATTACAAATATGCTCGTTGCAAATGCAGAAGCAGATACCGAACTTGAATGGTCTAAGACTCTTCCTGTTGGTGTATCTAAAGCAGAGCACTATGAGGGCTTCGCTGAAATCCTCGAGATTGCTAAGCAGAAGATCTATGATCGTACTAAGAAGTTCGCTCCTAACTACGTTCTTTGCGCTTCTAACTTGCTTCCTGTACTCTCTATCGTTAAAGCTTGGCATGCAGCTCCCGCAGGTCAGATCAATGGTCCTTACTTCGCAGGTACCATTAATGGCTTAAAGGTATTTGTAACACCAAACATTGAAGCTGGCACATTCGTTGTTGGTTGCAATGGTAACGATATGATGAGCTCTGCTGCAGTATATGCTCCTTATATGGCAGTAGTACCTACTCAGCTCCTCGGCTATGCAGATGGTGGTATGAGTCAGGGTTGGTCCACTCTGTACGACCTCAAGATGCTCAACAAGAACCTCTTGATCAAGGGTCGTATTGTCGACTAATTAATCTAATAAACCTATTGAATGAGGCTTGTGAAACCACAAGCCTCATTTTTTATAGTTGATGTTTAAGTATAATTATTATATAATGTAATCAAGGAAAAAACAACTTGTTTTGGATCAGAAATAAAAAGAATCATTTATTGATGTTAAAAACTGAATAATAAAATGGATCCATTCGTAAATTTTTTCTAAATTTTATTTCAACTGTTTATCAACAAGTGTAAATTTTTTCTAAATTTTTGTGTAACCCTTAAAATTCCACATAATAAATGTAATAACTAATATAATATATAATAAATATAATAATATTATATTAAGTAACTATAAGTTACTTAATGTTATTAATTTTGTTTATTATTGTATTATATATTATATAACATTGAAATGTTATAAATAACATGTTTTAATTATTTTTTGGAGATGACCTTGATGTTTGTTTATCAGAATAAAGACAGATCAATCTGTATTACATTCAAAGATAATCAGCCAGTCACCAATCCAGAATATGTACTCAACGTTGTTGACAATCAGCTTGTTGTCAATGGTACTGAAATCACACCAGGTAACAACACTATTGTTACTGAAGATACTGTTTATGATACTGCAGTTGAAATAAACGAAATTGTTAATCTGTATCTTAACGGTAAAACAATCAGTATACCTGAGGACACTGATGGTATTGGTGTTTATAAAGTTACTGCAGGTGGTCATTTAACAATCAATGGTAATGGCACTATCAATGGTGTTGGTAAGAATGATTATAATATGGCTATCTGGGCTGATGGTGGCGATGTAACAATTAACGGTGGTACATTTACAAATATTGGTGCAACTGCATCAGTTGATCCTGCTCACTTTGATCTTATTTATGTAAAGAACGATAGTGTTGTTGAGATTAACGGTGGATATTTTGAATGTGAAACTCCAAAGTGGACACTCAATCTAAATGATAAGAACCCTGGTAAAATTATTGTTAAGGGTGGTACATTCTATAAGTTTGACCCATCTAAAGCAGAAACGGAGCCAGGCGGATTAACAAACTTTGTTGCTGATGGTTACACAGTTATCAATGATGGTGACTTGTATACCGTGGTAAAAGTATAAATACATAAATTTCTTTGAGGAGAATAAAAAATGTTTGTATACCAGAATAAAAATCGTGATATCTGCATTACATTCGAAGATAACAAGCCTGTTGAGAATCCTGAATTTGTAATTATTGTTGACGAAGAGGCAAAGACTATCACACTCAATGGTGGCTCTGAGTCTTCTTCAGAATCTACTGTTGACACTTCTGCATTTGAAAAAGAAATTGCTGATCTCCAGCAGGCTGTTGCTAATCTTGAGGCTCAGGTTGCTGAAAAAGATGCAAAGATTGCAGAACTTGAAGCAGCTGCAGAGGAAACTGAAGCAGCTGAATAATTCAGTTAACAATTGAGGTGAGTTAAAATGGATATGGAAATGCTTAAAAACGAAATCCGATTACAACTCACTGGAGATGTTGTGGATTTTGAGCTGTCTGATGCATCTTTAATAAAGGTTATTAACAGTTCTTTGCGTGAAATTCAGCGCTATATTGATACATTTTCACTAATTACAGTTCCATTTAGTAAGTGTATTGATATGGAACCTTATAAAGTTAATTCAGTTATTGGTGTAAGAAGAGCTGAGGGCTTTATGGCTGAGGCTGATGATAATGGTAATTCTGTGACAATGGATCCAATGTATGCAAGTCAGTGGCAAATATTATCCGGTCTTGGAAATATTTATAACATGACTGATTACGCTTACAATTATGCATCATGGAGCACTATTTCACAAATTCGTAATACAACATCAACTGATTTAGCTCATTATTTTGACAAGTTTAAGAATCAGCTTTATATTAATGTTTCAACAAATTTACCTAAAAATATAACAATTATCTATATACCAAGATTTGATGATGTTTCTCAAATAACTTCAGATTTTTGGCAAGATGTATTAGTTCGACTGTCAGTTGCACAAACAAAAATTGTTGTTGGTAGAGTGAGAACAAAATTTAAGCAAACAAATGCGTTGTGGACTCTTGACGGTGATACTTTATTGCAAGAGGGTACAACAGAACTTATGAATTTACGACAAGAATTGAAAGACAGCACACAGCTTGTTTATGGAATTGATTAAGATAAATTGATGTTGATTATTAAAAAGTAAAGGAAATATTGACTGATGTATGATTATATTAATGAGGCATTTAAGAGATTATCTTTGCTTCAGGAAGAAACATTTGATACCTCAGCAGAGGGTTTAACAAGTTTGTCTAATTTCCTCAATAATGATGAGAACGATGATATCGTTAAAGTAATTGATCCAAACGTTGACAACAATGATGATCTTAGCGATTCTTATATTGGTAAAGTAATTATCAATTGCAATGTTTGTCATTCAAATATTTTCAAGTCAAAAGAGGATGTTGTTATTAATAGTGAAGGTGCTGTTAATAACGAAGACGCTTGCCCCTATTGTGGTGAAAGCGAAGGATTCACTATCATTGGACAGGTTGATAAGTTTGTTGAAGAAACTGATGAAGATGAGTCTGAAAACATTGAAGTTTCTGTTAATGATGAACCCGTTGAAGATGAAGAAGGCAACGAAGAAGACAAAGAAGATTTGGATGAGGGATTCATTGGCGGAGCAGTTGGTGGCTTAGCAGGTAATTCAGTTGGTAAAACAGCAGGTAAAGCAATTGGAATGGCGGTTGGCGGACCATTAGGTGCTGTTGCTGGTAAAGCAATTGGTGGTGCTGTTGGTAGTGCTGCCGGAGCTCTTGCCGGTTCTGCAATTCAAAACAAGTTGTCAGAGGAAGGTGAACAACCTCTTTATGATCAGCTAAAAGAATTTTTAGCAAGTAAAGGCTATTCTGTTTCCACAAAAGAAGGCAAAAATTATCTGTGGTCTGTAGTTGATTACATCATGGATGCTCGTGATACTCTCGGTGAGTATTCAATTGAAGCTTGGTACAGAGATACTAAAGAGAATTGCCCAGAAGATCTTGAACTTTTTGAATCTGTTGAATGCAATGGAGAAGATTGTGATGAAGGCCTTCTTGGTGGCGTTGTCGGTGGTTTAGCTGGTAATGCAATCGCTGGTAAACTTGGTGGTGGTCTTATCGGTAAAGCAATCGGAACTGCAGCAGGTGCTTGGGCAGGTTCAAAAATTCAAAATAAGCTTTCTGAGGATGAAGAAATTTCTGAGAATGAAGAACAGCTTGTTGAAGCTGACTTAACTCAGATTGAGGGTACTGTCGCAGATGTACTTAACAAGCATTCTGTTGAACTTGATGATCTTGCTTATAGTGAAGCTGCTGTAAAAGATTTTGTAGCTCGTGTTTTAAGAGATGAATGTAAATATGATTCTCAAGCTGAAGAAGCAATCCGTAAGATTAATTCCTGTAGAGGCGGTAAGCTCTGGAGCACACTTGGTACTTATATGACAGGTATCAAAGTTGTTAACAATAAGAAGCTTGTTTCTTCTGTTGAAGATGACGCCACAGCTGGTGAAGAGCTCAATGAAGATGTTAACAATGTAAATGTTGAAACGGATGACACTGTTGTCTCAGTTAGCGAAGATGATGGTAAGGTAACAGTTACAACTGAACCAAAAGAGCCTGAAGTAGTTGAAGGCGAAGAAATGATTTCACCAGTTTCTGATGAACTCATGACTGAGCTGGAAGTTCAGAATGATCTTGTTGACGAGCCAGTAGAAGAACCAATTGAGGACTCTGAAGAGGAAATTGACATTGAAGAAGCTGATGAAGACAGCATCAATGAGCTTGGAGAAGCATATCTTACACGAGTTTATGAAAACGTAAAATCTTTCAAAACAACAAATATGTACGTTTCAGAAAATGATTCGAGTTTAATTGTTGAGGGCTTAATTACATTTAACTCAGGCGCAACAAAGAAAACTGGTTTTGTATTTGAACCATCTGTTGTTGAAAAGGGTAAAGTAAAATTTACTGGAAAAAATGAACATTTCAGCCGTGGCAACAAATCATTCACCCTTGTTGGAACTGTTGATAACAAGAAACTTATCGCTGAAAGTTTAACATATAACTATCGTGCAAAGAATGGAAATGGATCAAACAGAGTATACGGTACTGTAAAGAGAGGTTGATTCACATGAAGAGAGATTTATATGAAGCATATACTTGTAAATTGCTGAAAGAATCAACAACTTCTGAATGGAGGCTCGTTAGAACAAAGTCTGTTCCTGATTCAGATGGCTTCATGACTGACTATACTTGGTATACAAATGGTGAAACAAACATCTTCATGTTTGGTGATCGCGATTACTATGAGCCTGATCAGGCTTATGCAGATTGGGAATGTGATTCAGAAGAAGAAGCCGAAGAATGGTTTGATAACTATGAAGGATTTGCTGAAGACGAAGATGAACTGTATGAATGCGGATCCAATCCAAGTAAAGAAGAATTCTTTGATAAAGGATTTGAAGAAGCTTACGGTATTGAACCAGAAAATGATGGAAATGATCTTGATCAGTTAAATGAATCATTCGGAAATTTCCCTCAATGGTTCAAAGATGAACTTATTCGTAATAAATCATTAAAAAATGCATTGCTAAAGAAGAATATCGATTTGCACAATGCAACATTTATTCCTCATGAATTGCCGAAAAATGCATTTGACCCAGCATTCAAAGATTTAACAAAATTACCAATATTCCGCATTCAAGATACTCATGGTAAAGAGTATGTGTATATTAAGGGTATCTACGCACCTGAAATCTTTTTCGATAAAAGTGATTTTTGGGCAATGAGATCGGTGGATAATATTGCTAGAAAACGCCTACTTGATCTTACAATGGAATATGGTTACATTGATTTAACTTATCCAGCAACCTCAATGAAAGATGTTCGTAATGATCGTTATGCAATGCGTATGGCTGCAGAGCGTGATGGTACTGCTCGTGGTAAAGGTCAATATGCTGTTAAACGTGACATCTATGCAACAGATGAGGATGGACGTAAAAATTATAACGACGTTATCGGTCAGGAGACAGTTTGGGTGCTGAGTCGTGGTTGCGATAAGTCAGGTTATAAACTTGATCCTGATAAATATGCTCGTATGCTTGACAATGTAGGTCTTGAGGATTATTCAGTAAGACTTGAAATGTGGTATAAGCAGCTTGAGGATATTAGATCTAGACTAATTTCAAGGATGAACAGTCTTGATATCACGGATTCACGTAACTTTAGAACATCATCCTTTAGTAGAACATTGTTTTCTGACATTGGTGAAGCTACAAGACGTTTTGGTGATGCAATTGATGCATATTCAAGACTTCAGGAACGCATTGAAAGAATTGTTTCAAAAAACATTCCTGATGAAGAAAAAGATGAACGCATCAGAACAACATTTAATTGGGAAGGATCAAGCGTTCGTGATGCTATCAAGAGATGCAGAAACGAACTTAAAGAGATTGAAAATCCGACTCCAATTCCGCGTGATTCAGAGGAATAATTCAAACGGAGGTGTTTAAGAGATGAATAACAATTACGGTTTACTTATCTCAGAGAAAGACACCTTATTACATAGAAAATATTTTGATGAAATGTGCAAAATGTTGGGCGTAAAAGTTAAACATAGAGCACCCAGACAAGGCAAATCTTATACAACATATTCAGAAATCGAAAGTAACTATTTTGAGCCTGTGGAAGTTGGATGTATCTTTGAGGAACATCCAACACCACAGACAATGAAAAAACTTGGATGGAATAGTGAGTTGCAGCAATCAGCGGCTATTATCTCTGTGCCCTATGACACAGAAGGTTTACAGCAGGGCTCGTTGTTTACAATACCTGGTCCGTTTAATTCAGTTGGTAGATTATTTAGAGTTATTCAGATAACATCAATAATGATTTATCCAGCATCACTAACTTGTTTACTTGTACCTGAATATGAAAATACATTTTCTGATAATAGTTATCAACATAAGACAAACAGCTTCAATCTTTTGAATAGAGAAGAAGAGTGGTAAATAGATGTATTTAGAAATTGTTAATAACGAAAATCAGTTGAATGAATTGTTTGCTCAATGGCTTGTTAGGCAGATTCAAGATGAATTGATTCTGAATGTAAGAAAAACTCAATTAGCAAAATGGGATGCATTCTTTGAACAAGACACAACATTTCCAAAGTTAAGTGAGAAAACAAAAATTTCAACATCGAATTTATTGTTATTTGGTATTAGAAATATTGTTTATCAATTGATGCCAAGCAAAATTTGTATAAGAATTAAGCAGAATACATTTGCTCCAAATTTTAATCAGGTACAAATTGAAACACTTTGTAAACTAATTGAATTTGGAAATCAAGAAATTTCAGGGTCATATATATTTACACCTGTACTTAGTGCAGTTGCAGAGAATATAAATGATTATGTACAAAGATTTTATAGGGGATTTTAATTCATGGCTGTTCGTTTTTATGATGAAGCACTGTTAAAAAAATTACAAAATTGGACAGCTGGCACCGAAACAACTCTTGTTGGAATAAATGAAACTAGAAGGTTATTTCAGACAGTAGCTGATAAACAAAACGATAAACCTCTTCAATTACCTCTCATCGCATTAAGTAGAAATGGTGGTTACATGATTCAAAATAGAAACAAGCAACCAATTTCTCATAGTGGATCAACGATGATTGTAACTACAACAAGTGGTGCTAAGTTGAATGCAATTCCAATAGGTATCAATTATCAGCTGGATATCTATACTCGCTATCTTGAAGAAGCAGATGAATATGCACGCAATCTTGTATTTAATATTATAAACTACCCTAAGTTAAGAATTGAAATTCCGTATGAAGATTGTCATTTATTTCATGACGCAAACATACGATTAATTTCAGATGTTGAAGATAATTCAGATATTCCAGAACGACTTGTTTCAGGTCAATTCACAAGATTCACTCTTGGTATTGACATAGACGATGCATATCTGTTTGATGTTAGAATTAAAGATAACTTATCAATTGTACCTGATGGTGGAGTTGGGCTTTTGATTCACACATATATGGAAGACACCAATAAGTGGGAAATTGATAAAGAGATGATTTTTTAAGACGTAAAATTTGATATAGGAGATTTTATAATGGCCAACGATAATGTTAAAATTGTTATCAATGAAGTTAACGAAACACGACCTCTTGGCTCTGGTGTAAGTTCAGATATTGCTTATATACCTGGTCTTGCAGCAGATAAATGGGTTACCAAGGTTAACGATATTGGCGAACCAATCGAATATAAAACAGTAAATAAACTTGACGAATATGGTAACAAGATTCCAATCTATGACGCAGAAGGCAAGAGACTTTTTGATGCGGATGGAAATTATCTGTATGAAACTGAGCTGTGGCACCCTTCTCGCAATGTTCCTGTTCTTTGTAATACTGTTGATGAATTTGAATTCTACTTCGGTCCAACACCATATGTAATGACTGCTTCTGACACAGTTAACTGTGATAAGCCTCATACATATCAACCTGGTGATTATGATAAATCGTATCTTTATGCAAAAGAACTTCTCAACGCAGGCATGTCGGTTATTTATGAGAACATTTGTTCTTATGATGTAATTGAGGATCTTGCAAATATTGATGTTGTCTTAACTGAAGAACAGATCAATGGTCCAGAAGTTAAACTTGTTGAAGGCGCTTCCAACAGATTCTATTTCAATGCTCCTGTAACTGATGCAAACATTGAAGGTGATTACGAATTTAGATTTACATTAACTACTACTGCAAAGAGTGGTGATGTTCGTGCACTGTTTAGTCTTCCTACCCTCTCTGACACTGATGAGCATGGTTTACACATGACTGTATCAAAATTTGAGCAGATTCTTGGTGAAGGTGAAACCTCTAAGTATACAGTTAATGAAAATGATTATTCAATCAGTTGGAGTGATTGCACAGAACTTGATCACAAGTATGCTCAGTTCAGAATTGTTATTCATTACGAATATCGTTACAAGAAAGATGTTTCTATCGCTGGTGAGCGCTTTACTCTCAGACTTCAGGTTGTTGATAAGGATGTTTATTCACAGGCTCTTAGAGAGCTGAATCCAACAGCTCTGCCTGGTAACGAGACTGTTCTTCCTGATGTAGCTGTTAAGAGTAAGATTAGTTATCTATATGATAATTTACCTGAAGCGCTTGACCGCCTCGAAGATAAGAATGAATATAGTGTCAAGTATATCACCAGTGGTGGTTATCCAACATTTATTAACATTCAGCAGGAAGATGGTTCTTATGCATATGCTCTTGCTGATGCAATGATTGATTGTGCTGCAAAGCGTGGTGATGCTGTTGCAATCATTGACCATATTGATGATCCTGCAGCTCCTCTTCGTTATAATGATGAGGGTTCATTCTATTATCAGGCAAATGATTATTTCATGGGTGGCGCTAATAACGAATATGGTACAATGTTTTCTCCTTGGGGTCGTTACACTTGCGTAACTGTTACTGATGTTGCACGAATGTCTCAACTGATGCCTGCTTCGTTTGGTTATCTGATGTGTGTTGCGTATGCTATTAAGACAAGCCCTAACTGGCTTGCAATGGCAGGTGTAACTCGTGGTATCGTTCCGAACCTCAAAGAGCTTCATACCAATGAGATTTTAACAAATGTTATTGCAGAAGATTATCAGCCGAAATATGGTAAAAATCTTAATAACATTTCTGTAAATGCTATTACAAATGTTAAGCCTTATGGTTTAACAATTTGGGGTAATAGAACTCTTGAGACAGTTCATGAGCGTGGCACAACAGCTCATAACTTCCTCAATACCCGTAATATGGTAAGTGACATCAAGAAGCTTGCATATAGCACTGCAAAGCAGTTGATGTTTGAACAAGATAGTGATGTTCTCTGGTTAAAATTCAAGTCTGGCATTAGTCCTCTACTTGATCAGCTTGTTGGTGGATTTGGTATCAGTGGTTATAAAATTATCAGAGGTACAACAAAGTACAATGGCCAGGCTCTAACTCGTGGTGAGCTTGCTGCTGTAATTAAGATTTTCCCTCTTTACGCAATCGAGTACTTCGAAATCACAGTTGTTCTTGCTGATGAAGATGTTACAGTTTCTTAAGGTAAAGGAGCATACATATTATGGCATATCAGGAAAAAGATAAATTCATTCATTTACAAAATACTGATAAGAAGTCTACCCTTCACGAGCAGGGTGACAAACTTGGTACATACCACTTATCAGACAATCCGAAGTATTATGAAATTCAGAGAACAAACAACTTCATCTTCTATGTTGAAGGTTTGTCAAATCAGATTGAAACTGCAAACAATTATGCGAAAGCAAATGCAGATGATATCATTAGAATTTCAGTAAGTAAAGCTTCCGTACCAAGCTTCCAGCAGTCTGCTATCGGTGTTGCTCGTGGTAACAATACAATCAAGTTTGCTGGCAAGCCTGAATTTGGATCTGGCTCAATTGAATTGAACGATTACATTGGTGCTGGTACAAAAGATGTGCTTGTTGGTTGGCAGAATAAGTCTTATGATGTTAAGACTGAAAAAGTTGGTCTTGTTACTGATTACAAGAAAGACGCCTACTTGCTCGAATATACTCCAGATTATCAGCTCGTAAGAGCTTGGAAAATGTTTGGTTGCTGGATTTCTTCACTTAATCTTGGTGATTATGATCATGAAGGTAACGGTAAAGTAAGTCTCAGCGCAACCATTGAATATGATAAGGCTTGGATTGATGACTCTGATGTTGAGTAATTAAGCAAAAATCAGTATGGGCGAGACTTTTACAACCTCGCCCATATACTTTTATAAGAGGAACATTCAATGATGTTGATTGAAAAATTTGAAGTACATGATACATTAAATCCGAAGTTGTGGACTGCGGACAATAGATTAAGAGATGATGTTAAACTAAGATTGATTGACATCATTGAACAGTTTGTATCGACTTGTGATATTGAATTGAATATTGTGGATGCTCATCTTGTTGG